GAATATTTTGGATGAGGCGCTGCGTCTCAGCCAAACGGGGTAAGAGTGTCAAGTTGAACCGACCGACAATCGGGGGTAGCCTGCTCAATATGGGAAGCCGCTGGACTCTGGTTTAATGCTGGGGTTTAAGCAAGCCTAGTTCGCAGGAATCTCGTAGCGGAAGCTGCGGGAGTGTCAAATTGGTTGTGTAGAGTATTTTGTGCGCTAATGCGCCAACAAAAAGCGCACTGTGTGCTGGTTGGCGTGGTCGTAAGAACGGAAGGTTGAGTAGGTGGCAGCAACGAAGAGTGCGGGCGGTAGTAAAGGGGCTGGCGGCAAGCGGGGTGGTTTCCGTGAGGAGAAGCTGCAAGTCTTGTCTGATCGTGAGCACTTGTTGAAGCGGTTGTCGTTGGTCTTTGGTGAACAGGAGGACGACGGGGAGACGATGAGTCGTCAGAAGCAGAAGGCCGTCATGGAGACGGTTGAGAACGCTTTTGACCAGGTGCTCAAAGGGTACGCGTCGCGCGTGCGCGTCACGTTCAACAAGGATCGCTCGTTCACTGTCCAAGATAACGGTATTGGTTTGCCGGTGTCGGAACAGACGGACGATCATGGTGTGGTGGGTTCGGGCGTGTATTATGCGATTGGCCGCACGAAAACGTCTAGTAACTACGGTGACAATCATTCGACTGTCGGCACGAATGGCGTGGGTTTCTCGTCTGTCGTGTTGATTGCTGCGCGCGTGGATGCGGTGACGTGGAAGAGTGGCCGCGAGTTCCGTCTTTCGTTTAAGGACGGTCAGCCGGGGTATTTCGACGCGGATAATGGCCCTGGTGACGCATTTACGCCGGTTGACCCGCGCGTGCTGCACGAGACGGCGGACACGCGCCCCAAGGGCGAGCGCGCCGGGTGGGAGGAAGGCACCAGGTTCACCGTGTGGCTTAGCGACGGCGTGTTCCAGTCGGATAACCCGTATTCGGATGTGGACGCTGCGCAGAGGGTGAAGCGCACGTGCGCGCTCACGCCCGGCATGGAAGCGACCGTCGTTAGTTTCCAGGAACTAGCCGGTGGAGCGGGAGAAAGCGCGAACCTGGGCGGTACCATCGACAAGGGGACAGGCGCGTGGACTGTCACCTACAAGTTTGAGGGCGATGAGGGTGTGCAAACCCTGTTGGAGGATGCCGCGCCCCGCAAGCTCGCCACAGACCCGTTCCACGTGAGCGCGTCCAGCGAAGCGAAAGTAAACAGCAAGGTCGTTCCGATTGCTGCGGACTTGTGGTTCACATGGTGTGACGCGCCGTCTGAGCATGTGGAGGCGTTCAATAACACGGTGTTCACCCGTCTGGGTGGCAAGCATTATGTGGCGTTCCAAAAAGCGTTGACGGCGGCTATCAATAAGCGCCTGCGGTCCATGAAAAAGGGTTTGAGCGTCAAAGACCCGGACGTGACGTATGAGGATGTGGCGCACGGCCTTGTTGCAGTGGTGAGCACGCGTATTCCGGGGGCGACGTATTCTAACCAGGCGAAAGACAAGCTAGACGCGCCACAGTCTGTGTCAAACGCCCTGGCGAAAATGATGAGCGGCCCGCTGGAAGAGTGGTCGATGGGCCGCGACAAGAACGTCCCGGCGGTGTGTGAGCGCGTGTTGAAGGCGGCTCGCGCCCGGTTGAGCGCGCAGAAGAAGGTGGACGCGTCGCTCGCGTCCGCGAAGATCGCGAAAGCCGCGTTGCCTGCGAAGCTCGTGGAAGCTGAGGGGGCGGGCACTGGTGCGACGACGTTCCTGATGGTGTGTGAGGGTGATTCGGCTGTGTCTGGCTTGAAGCGCGCCCGCACCCTGGATTGCGCGCTGTTGGGTGTGCGCGGTAAGGGCATTAACGCGTTGAAGGCGTCCACGGAGAAGGTGCTCGCTAATGGTGAGGTGAAAGACCTGATTAGCGCGGTTGGCGCGGGTTTTGGCGCGTCGTTCGACCTGGGCGCTATGCGGTATCCTGGGGGTATTGTGATTGCGACGGACGCTGACCCTGACGGCTCGCATATTGCGACGCTCCTGTACGTGATCGTGGATAAGCTGTTCCCAGGACTTATTGACGCTGGCCTGTTGTTCCAGGTGAAAACGCCGCTCGCTGTCGTGTCTGTGAAGAACGGTGACGGGCAGGGTGGCGTGGTGGAGTTGCCTGCGTTCACACTGTCGGAGGCTCACGACATGATGCGTCAATTGGCTGACGCCGGGCTGTCGTATTCGACCGACTACATGAAGGGTCTAGGTGAGTCCACGAGCGAGCGACTACACCAGTACGCGTTCAGTGGCGAGAAGTGCTGGCAGCGGGTGGAGCGCCGCGACGTGGAGGAAACGGAGCGCGTGCTGGACGTGATCTTTGGCGGCGACACGGAGAAGCGTAAAGAGTGGATTATGGGCTTGGACGCTGGCGTGGAAGTGTCGGACTGACGCGAACGGCAAACAACTAGCATCACCTGGCGGTAAGAGGAAAGAAAGAGCAACAAGAGCATGGCAGCAGGTAAAACAGTTAAGCTGACGAAGAGCCAGCAAAAACTCATCGAAGAGCTACAGGCGAGCGTCGGCCAGAGGACGGGTGTCGTCGCAACCGACAGTGCCGACTGGCTAGAGGATAACTATGGCGAGTACGCGCTTTCAACGGTGGCGTCTCGCGCTATCCCCAGCGTGTATAGTGGCTTCAAGCCGGTCCACGCGCGCATCCTATGGACGGCCCTCACGAGCGGTCTCACCCCATCAGCGAAGCATAAGAAAACCGCGTCGTTCGCGGGTCTCGTGCTCGCTTATCACCCGCACGGCGACGCGAGCGTCCAGGATGCCGTGTACACGGTGGCGCAGCCGTTCCGCATGAGGGTTCCCCTCATTGACGTGAAGGGCAGTGTGGGCTTGCATTTTGGTGACAAGCCTGCGGCAGCGAGGTACACGGAGTCCCGCCTGTCCGACGCGGGTTTGGCGTGCGTCGTGGAAGCGAAGAGCGGTGCGTGTGAGTTCAAGCCGAACTACGATGAGACGACAACAGAGCCGGTGGACCTGCCCGTCAAGTTCAACAATGCTGTGGTGAATGGCACGCCGAACAGTATGGCGGTTGGCTTTGCCGTGAACACGCCAAGCCACAACCCAGACGAAGTGCTGGCCGCGAACCTGTTGCTCCTGCGCCGCCCGGACGCGACCGTGGACGAAGTGCTCTCTGTCATGCCCGGCCCCGACTTTCCGACCGGCGCGCACGTGTACGACAAGGACCAGACGGGGGCGCGCGACTACTACACGACCGGCAAAGGCCGCTTCGTCATGCGCGCCACCGTGAGCGTGGAGCCGCTACCCAGAGGCGCGTCCAAGATCGTCGTCACTGAACTGCCCTACGGCGTGAGTGTCGGCGACGTTCTCGCACAGATCAACGAGAAGAGCGAAGAGCAGCCGCCGAAAACAAAGAAGGGCAAGCCAGTTCCGGCGGTGGAGGCGTTCGAGAAGGGCATTACCAGCGCGTCCAACAAGAGCAACAAGGACCAGCGCCTAGAGATTGTCGTACACCGACAGTGGCAGGCTAGTCGCGTGTTGGACGCGTTGTGGAAGTACACGAGTATGGAGGCCGCGTTCAACGTCAACAACACGTTCCTCGTGGACGGCCGTCCCCGCCAGTTGGGTACCATCGAGTGTATGAGGCTGTTCCTGGATTACCGGCGCGCGTGTGTTGCCAGGCGCACGCGTGAGCGTGTGGGCGCGATTGACGCTCGCCTCTCCCAGCTCGCAGCCCTGTTGACGGTGATTGGTGACGTGGATAGGGCCATCAGCCTTATTAGGGAAGCGAAAACGCCCGGTGACGCGCAAAAAGCGCTCATGGAGCGCTTCCAGATCAGTGAGTTTCAAGCCTCCTACATTCTGTCTATGCAGTTGCGTCGGCTCACGAAAGCGGACGGCGACCAGATCAGGGCAGAAGATAAGGGGCTGCGTGATGAGAAGAAGCGTTTGGAGCGCGTTCTCGCCGACCCGGATGCGATGAATGACCTCATTGAAAGCGAGCTAGTGGACACGCACAAGCTCATCTCTAGTCCGCGCCTCACAGTCCTACACGACGCGGACCCGACTGAAGATGCTATGGCGGGTGCGGATGGTGATGCCGCTGGCGTTGCGGGTGGTGACCTTGCGTCCGGCGACCTACACGTGAGCGTTCTCAGTGGCGGTGCGGTCGTGTGTTCCACAAGCCCGTGGAAGTACCCGGCCAGGACGCGCGCATACAAGCACGGTGTCATCATGTCGTCGTTCACGGTTCCCGCAGATAAGAGGACGGATGGCGGCGGTGAACTGTTGCTCGTCTGTGATAACGGTGAGGGTGTGAAGGTTCCCGTGTCGTTCTTCCATGACGGTGTGCCTGCGACCGTGAAAACCCTGGGTGTCACCCTCCCCGGCGCTCTCGCTGGCGTGAGCGTGGTAGACGGCGGCGGCAATAACGCTTACGGCCTTGTTGTCGCGTCCGAGATGGGTGTGGTGAAGCGTGTGAAGGCGGACTATCCTTTGCGCGCGGACACGGTTCCCGTATGCGTGCTCGCGGACGGTGACCGTCTGGTGTCGGCTGTTCACGTGGGCGAGTCGGAGAGCGCGGGTGTGGACATGGTATTTATCACGCGGGCGGGTAAGGTGTTGCGCGCTGACGCTGGTAAGGTGCGCGCCGCCGGGTGCCGTGCGGGAGGTGTCGCTGGCATCTCTGTGGCTGACGGTGACAGCGTGATCGCGTTCACCGCCATCCCGTCATCTCAGGCGCGTGACGCGCTGGTGGTGTCCTTGTCGGATGCTGGTGGTGGTCTCATCCGTGAGGGCGCGTGGAAGGCAACAGGCCTGGCCGAGTTTAACGTGAAGGGCAGGGGTACGGGCGGTATGGCTGTGCGCGTGAACCGCAAGCGCGAGAGCGACCTACTGTTTGCAGGTGTCGCGGTCGGGGAGCCTGAGAGTGTGGCTGTTGCTGACGGTGACGGCGGCGTGACCGTTGGCCTGCCGGTCGCCGTGTCTACGCGCTCGTCTAGTGGCGGCGAGTTCGCGGCGGTGGCGGCTGTGCCGGTGGCGGTCGGACGCGTGTGACGGTGTGCGCGGGGCGGCGGGGGGGTGGTTTCCTCCGCCGCCCCGCTTTTGTCGCGTCAGCCGCCTTTCGCGTGGTCTCGTTGTTTGCGCGCGTTTCGCGTACGAACAGTGGCCGTGTTGTGGTATGATGTGGGCATGAGCGAAAACAAGAGCACAGCGCATCGTCCCGCCGCCCCGTCGCCGTCGGCTGTTGCGGCCAGCATGAACGCGGGCCGCCGCAAGAACGCGAACGGCCGTGGAAACAACTTGAACGGTGGCGGTCGCCGAAACAGTGGCAAGCGTCGTCCGCTGGCGCTGCGCCCGTTCGATGAGCTGGCCGCGCGTTATTCGCAGGATGCGCTGGCGGCAGGCCGTGACCTGTTCGTCACTTTTCTTCGGGAGGCGTGGGCTGACCGCCGTACCGGCAACCGGGTCTACTACTCTCGCGAGACGACACTTGAAGGTAAGACGTTCGTCCCGTTCATGCACGCGTACCGCCAGTGGTGGGCGGGTGACGGCGAGTTCGCTGATGGCGGCGATCTGGCCGACACGCGGGCAGGCTGGCGTGCTGGCGACAATGCGCGCACGAAGGTGTCTCGCGCCGTCTACCAGAAGTTACGTAACGCGCGCGGACTCACAGGCGAGGAGGACATGTACCGCGTGTCTTACGCGTGGCAGGGGCGGTACCCGGAAAAGCCCAGCAACGGTATTCGTTCGCTCGTGAACGACGGCGACACGGCGTACACGCTGTGCCGCGTCCTGACCGGCCCCAACGCCCGCGAGATTGCGCGAACCATTGTGCGTGACACGACCGGGGAGGACGGCTCCTCCTGGTTCATCGCGGTCATGCAAGACCTGTATGACAATGGTCGTTACTGTGGGATTGCGAAGAGCGGCATATTCCGTTCTCTCGCCCGCTCCTACGGCGTGAACACGGGCGTAAACATCGACTCCTACGAGGCGTTCATGAAGGACGCGCTGGAAAACGACGGCAAGAACATTAAGCGCCTATTTGGCTCTGGCCGTATGACTCCCCGCGTTGCGGCAATGGCGCGCGTGGCGAACCGGGAACTTGGAGTGGGATACTACGGCAAAAGCATGTGGCTGGACATTGAGGCTCGCCGCGATACGTGGTGCGACACGGACGAGAAGCTGGCAGAGTTCGTGTCTGCGCTGTTTGAGTTCGCAACGCCCGAGCAGGTGCTCTCCTGGTGGTGTCACGCCAACAAGTACGACGCGGGCTACCGCCGTCACGGCGCTTACGGCGACCACCAGGGTTACGACCGCATGTACTGGTATGCGGACGCGTTTGACCGGGAAGTGCGCAAGCGTTACCCGTTCAACAGTGAACAGTTCGCGCTCCTCTACAACGCGGGCGACGCGTGCCAGGACAAGCACAAGGCTAAGGGGCTGGAAGCGCTCGGATGCGACCTCACCGACAGTGAGCTGTACGACCTGTTCAAGAGCGTGGGCGGCACCACGTGGCACAACGATAACGCGCCGTTCTCCAACCGGCTCTGGTGGGAACGCATCACCAACAACGGGGAACTGACCGGCCTGCGCGAAATCGCAGAAAACAACGCAATGCGCCCAGGATGGCACGACCACATGCTGAGCGCCCACGACTGGGCATTCCTCGTCCGACACATCGAACGGATGGACGCGTCGGACGCGGACGTGCTCTGGCTCATCAACCACGAAAACATTGACACCGAGGGATGCGTCGGCTGCTGGTGGGGAGACGTGGTGCGCGACGCACTATGGGCGCGCTACGACACTCAGGGGCGCGAAGGCATGAAGCACATGTTCGACATGCTGGATATTCGTTTCAGTGATAAGTTTGGCGGCTTTGAGGGCGTCCCCTACGGCATGTGGCGTGGTTCCGGGAAGCGACCGACGCTCGATCTCGCGTACCGTGACGCGCCGGAAGCCGCGAACCTGTGGGTCGGCATGTTCCCCTACAGTAAGCACGGGTTCGCTAACAGGGGGAGCGTCAGGACGTGGGCGGACACACTCACCGACCATGAGAAGAAGCTCCTGAACCTGCTGCCCGTCGAGCTGCGCGAAGCGTGGGACCACCTCGCGGACGGAAACAATGACGGCGGGTACTCGTTCCGGTGGGAGCGCGACTACGGCGACGACTTCCTGAACGATAGTGCCGCGCTTGCCGTCGCAATGACTACCGGACACGTTGGCGCTGACATGTTGACGTGGCTGGGAGACCATGACGGTGTGCGCGCGTTCATGCTCGCCCACGCGTCCAGTACGTTCGTCCCGGATCGCCCGTGGACGGGCGACTGGGAGAGTGGAGTTCATTCTGTCCCGTGGTGGGTGACGAAAGGGCTGCGCGGTAGGGTGCGCGTCGCGTTCCACCAGGATGTGAAGGATTCCTCGTCCTACTGGGTGGGAGCGTACCGCGACCCGTGGCTTCCTAGCGTTGAGAACGCGTCTGATGCGGAAGCGCGCATGGAAGGTATTCGTAAGCGCGTTGGTGGACACGGCGCAGAGCAGACCGTCAGTTTTGGCGCACGCTCTTTCATCATGAACTGGGATACCGGGCGGTATTCGACGCGCGAGGAGACCATGCTTGACATGCCTGCCGCGTGGCTGGAAGCTGAAATCGCTGGATACTGGGGGCGTATGGATGGGTTGGATGCTCGCACGGTGTTCGCCCGCGACTTCCTGAACACGCTGCGTTATGATTTCGCTCACGACGCGGACGTGACCGTGAGGTTCCCCGTCGGTTTCTTCACGCCGTGCGTGCCGGAAGCCCGCAAGGCCGTGGAAGCGGACATGGCGCGTGGTGCCCTGGGTGAGAGTGAGGGCAAAGTCATGTTGGAAGAACTGGATGAGGTTCTGGAGCTGAACCTGTGAGAAAGTGGCGGGTTCGGCTGCTGTGAGCGGCGGCGGCGTTTTCATGTGCGTGTTACTGTGTTTGTGGTATGATGTGTGTTGTTGGAAAGAAAACGCGCCGAGCGCCCCGAAGCGTGCGCGCAGGCGAAGATGGAAGGTGAGCTATGGCGTCTTTCGCTGAACTGCTGGGCGAGCGTTCTGTGAACGGTTTGGAGGCTGCGGGGTTTGAGGTTCCCGAGCCTGCCGAAGTCGAGGATGACGTTCATGGCGACGTGGACGTGCGCGACGACGCGTCCGATGATTGGGAGCGTGAACTGATGGAGGTTCCCGCGCCTACCGTTCGCCCGCGTGAGGATGCTCGTGTGGCGGGGACTCGCACGCGCGGTGTGCGCCCGCAGGCGTGGATGGTTTCTCACGGCTACTCGTCTCACAGTAAGACGCAGGCTGTGTTCGACAACGCGCGTCGAAACGACCTCGGTTACGCGTGTATAGCCGAGAATAACTGCCGCCGCTACTGTGAGGGCGGCGAAAACTGGTACAGGTTGACGCAGCTCGCGCTCGCTGGCGACCTGTCGCCCCTCGTGGAGCGCGGATACCTGTCGCGTGAGGATGCGGCCTCGTGTGAGCCGTTGGAGGCTGCTGCGCGGGCGTTCGCTAACGCGCACTACACGCCGGACCTGGCGGACGAGTACGTGCTTGATCGGCTTGGCGGGGATGCGCCGACGTGGGAGAAGCTACGCCTCGCCTTTTTGATCGTGTGCGCGCCTGCTGGCGGATGGAAGCTGGCCGCACCGTCCGACGCTGTTGCGTGTATCGCCTACCGGGTGCAGCGCACGTCGTCTTTTAAGACGATTGCTAATAAACGTTTCCGTGATTCCACGGAGGCGAAGGTGTCGTGGATGTGTGAGCGGCTTAACGCGCCTACTGGCGTGGAGGGCGTTGTCGCGCAGCGCCTCCTTTACCGCATGGTTGCATCCGTTGAGTTGGACTGGTGGGCTGGCGGCGGCGTGTCTGGCCGCGTGGAAACGCCTGCTGGCGGCTTCACTGTGAGTACGCGTAGTGACATTCTGGGTGTGTCTCAGGCGGCGTTCTCGTTGTGTCAGATCATGTCAGTGGCGACCGAGCGCGGCGGCTACACGGGAGGGAAGCCCGGCGCTTGGAAAGCGTTGGAGTTCCAGGAGTCCGTGAATCTCTCACAGTATGACGAGGGGGCAGACGGCGAGAAGGCTGACGTGTTCGGCGTTCACTCTGTTGGTGAAGCCACCGACGCGGCCGCTACCCGGTTTAGTGAGCGCACCCTGTCTGTGTTCGCGCCCGAAATCGTGAACGAGGACGGCGATTACGTGATGTTGTATCACAAGCCGTTTGAGCTTGTGGACGGGTGTCTGCCCGTGAATGTGCGCAGGTGAACGCGGGGCGTCACCGGCTGTGGGCCGCGTTGCCGCCATCTGTGTGCGCGTGGTAGAATAAACCCGTTACCAGGCGAAAGTGTCTGAAAGGAAAGACTCACTATGTCTCTGCTGCCCTCCCCAATGACGGTGCTTGATAGCGTGTACGACGGCGCTGTCGAGTCTGTCACGTACACGTCCGATCCGAGGTTGAACCGCGTCGAGGAGATGCGTCTCCTGCGCGAGTTGCGCGAGTCCATCAGCCTGGCTCGCTTTAAGTCGAGGAAGAAAAATCAGTACAGTACGCGCAGGGGCGTGTACGCGACGTGTCTCATTCCGACGGTGCGCACAGAAGAGGGCGGTCAAGTCCGCTACACGTTGCCGAAGCCGCGCAAGTGGGAGATCGAATCAACGCTCGCTCCTGGGTGGAGTTACGAAAACGAGGTGAGTACCCTCATTGTGAACGCCGACGAGGTTATCATGCCTATTAGCCGCGTGGGCATTAAGGTCACAGGTAAGGTGTCGGCCGGTTATGTGGACGATTGGTACTGCGACTGGGAGGGGTTCTCGAAAGGCGGCGGGCGAACCGAAGTATTTAAGCCGGTGTGGCAGAGTGTAGGAGTCGTGGTGAGGCTGTGCCGCAACGATGCGGTGAACGCGGCGCTGGCGGAGTTGGACAAGTACAATAGGGAGATGAGCGAGCGGTACACTGAGTGACCGCCCGCACTCGTGCCCCGCTGTGCTGCGCTGTTGATTGGAGGAATTTGTAGAGTGTTTCGTGTCGGTAGTAGCCCGTACGTGTCGTCGTGGTGGATGGGCGACGCCATGGTGACGATCCGCAGTGGACGGCTGGGCGTTGTCGGCTCGTTGCGAGAGTGGTTTACGGTGCGCTCCGTCGGGAAAGGGCATGTCGAGTGCGAGAGGGCGCTCGGCTTGTTCGAGGCCGGTACTCCCGAAGCCGCTGATTACGCGCGCATGGTGGAGGTTGTAGAGTCGCTTGCGGGTGTGTATCGGCGCGCCGCCAGGCGGCCTTTAGGCGCAGGCGGCGGCGATGGGGTGGCGGTTGAGCTGCTGTGGGTGGCGCGCCTGCAAGCGTTCTCGTGCATGTGGCTTGCTGAAATGGCAGTGAGGTTCCCAGGCGATGACGGTGGTTCTCGCGTGGCGGGCGCGCTGTTGAAGCGGGCGGTCAGGCGTGGCGAGCGTGATGGGCGGCCCGCGTGGATCGTGTTGGCTGGCGAGGCTGAGCGGTGGGCGCTCACTTTCCGTGTCGCGGCGGCCACGTGCGGGCAGTGGGCAGTTCCTCCCATGTCGTGTATTATGGACGCGTGCTCGAAAACGCGTGTCGTTGATGCCGGTGGCGCGCTCGTGTGGGAGCTGACTGACAGAAAAGAGCTGCGCGACGCGTAGAGCGCACATGCGGCGTCGGCGTCGCCGCTGCCAGCGTCGTTTGCTTGTAGGTTAAGAAAAAGTGGAGTGTGAGTTCGGTTGTTTTTCCAGTACCGTTACCAGGGGTACGCCGTGTCGTTTGGTAGCGCTCTTGGCGACGCGTTCGCTGAGAGTGTGCGTCGCACGGCGTGGTTGCCGCGTTTTCGCGGGTGGCGAGTAGAGCGCGCGTCCGTGAGTGTGGAGCCGGTGGATGGTTCCGATCTTGTAGACGTGTATGTGTCCGCTGAGGTGGGTGGAGATTCAGCGGTTGTGGGCGAGCGCGCGTTCGAGGCTCTTGTGCGCGAGTCTGCGGCCTCTGTTGGCGTGCGCGTGTATGGGTTTGACGCGCCGGAGGATTGCGTGCTTGGTGTGCATGATCTGGCGGTGGCTTCGTCAGCGTGTTACGGATAGCGCGATGGCGTGACACTGTGCGCGCCAGTTTGCGATTGCTGTTGCTGGTTGCTATTATTTTGTAGTGTTTGTGGCCGTTTTCTGGCGGTTGGTTTCTTTTCTTGTTTCTTTCTGTGAGAGGTTGACTCATTATGTCGATTCAGACTGGCCGCATGTTTGCGGTTGTTCCCGTGTCTGCCGTTAAGGGGTTCGCGTCTGGCGCGCGTCCCGGCGAGCTGGTGTCGAGTGTGTTCCCGTGGGCGCAGGGGTGCCCGGCGACCGTGTACGAGGATGAGAGTGTTGTGAGTATTGACGTGACGGACCTTGTGTGTCGTCGCGATTATGCGAACATGGATTGGCTGCGTGCCGACATGCTGCCCGCCGTGCGTGACCTGATGGGTCGCGTGTTTGACGAGACGCCGGAGCTGTTTTCTCTCGCGTCGTTCGAGGGCGTGTTCTTTGAGGTTGGGGAGCGCCCTGGCGTGTGGCGCGTGAGTGTTCCCGCGTCGTCGGGTGGTGACCGTGAAATGGTTGCGACGCGCGCGTGGGACGGCGGCGTGATCGCCTTGTCTGGCGGCGTGGTTGCGCCTGCCGCCGAGTGAGAAGCCTGGGCGCGCGTTTGCGTGCCCGGCATCTCGTGTGCTATTGTTGTAGCGACTTGCCCCACCAGGTGTGGGCGGAGTATCTGGGACCGTACCTGTCCGTTTATCGGGGGTGCGGTCCCTGTCTTTTATGTGACGAGTTTTACCGTGTTGTCGGCGTCCGCGAGGTTGTGCGCGAGGCCGCTGGCGTGCTATTGTATGTCTCGTCAGCGTCGCGTGCGCCCCGTACCTCGGGGTGCGCGCGTTTTTCGTGCCTGCGCGCCGCCCGTTGGCGTGGGGTTGTTGAGATAGGAGTGGTACTGTGGTTTACCGTGTTCTGGATGTCGTTCGTGAGTTTTTCCTTGGCGAGGGCGTTCCCGATTGGGCGGCTCGCGGCGTTGCCGATCAGGGTCAGCGTTCTAATGTCGCGTACTTGGAGGCGGCGGCTGTGTCGCTTCACGCGCGCCGCTGAACTGTTCGCTGCTAGTTTGCGCGTTTTGGCACGCCCCAACCAGGGGGTGCGCCTTTTGCGTTCCTGAGCTGTCATTGCATGGGTGCAATGTTTGCGTGGTGCGTGAACTGTGAAGCCCGCCCCGCCTGTTGGTAGCGTGTTTTGCTACGTGGCTTTCTCGCCGTGTTTTGTTGCGCCCACCGTGTCTGCGCTTGCTTCGCGCGCGCTGGTCGTTCTCCCACGTTTCTAACACGTGTTAGTTGACTGGTTTTGCCCTGCGGTTACCGTGCCGCGTGTTCGCCGCTAAACTCTTGCGAATACAAGCGAGCGCGCCACTGCGTTTTCGCGTGTGACGAGCTTTTGCTTGCTCTCGGTCGATACTGGCCGGTTGCGCTAGTTGTTGCCTGCGGGGACGTCCAGGAGCGCCCAGGCGAGGTTGTCGTTAAGTTCCTGCTCGGTGTCGCAGTTGGATGCCGAGTCGAGGATGCGCCAGAGGTATTCGTCCCAGAGGTCGCGGTGTGGTGAGTATTCGTCGATGATCTGGTCGGCGACATCTTTCGGGCGCTTGAACTCTACTTTGTGGAGCCAGTGGGCGAACATGGGTAGCTTAATATCGAGGACGATGTGGTCGCCCCAGCTAGAGAACCACCCGTCAATCGTGTGTTTGTCGCCGTGGTTGGTGGTGAACTCATACGTGGGATGATCGAGCATCCCCGTGTACATGTGGCACTCGCATGTGCCGTCGGTGTCCTCGTACGTATTCGACTTAAAGTCTGTGAGGCGCAGCTTCATGGTTTCTTCTCTATCCCTATCCTGTCTCTTTACCTGCGTGGTTGCGCATACGTCCCAATGGTATCATATTTGCGGTGGCTTTGCCACAATCGCCCGCATTTTGTGTGGGGGATACCTGCTCTGCTCGCATGCCGCTTGCCCGTGTGGTATCATAGTGAACATGAATACTCAGGATATGGGCGCCCGCGTGGCGCATACGAATGTTCCGGCCGCGTCCCGCGTGAGCATGGAGCGCGCCGCGTATGGGGACGTTGCCGCGCACGATGGTGGCGTGTTCCACTGCTATACGATGCGTTGCCCGGATGAGGGTGACGCGTATGACGGTGATCGCGTTCGCGTGGACGTGAGGCGCGGCACCGGATACCACACTGGCATGACCAGGTTTTTGTCTGCGACCGCATACTACGAGGCAGACAAGGATAAGCCGCATGGGCGGCGTTTGAGCGCTACCGCGTGTGAGCTTGGCACGCATTATGGTGTGCGCATGGAGGTTGTTGCGCCCGCGCACGTGGCTTCTCTCCTCGCGTCCACTTACCATGTCACCCCTACGGGTGAGGCGGGTATCGCGCGCGTGCTGGATAGCGGTAACGCTCTCGTCACGGCGTTTGAGGACGCGATGGAACGCACGTACGTGCCGACGCTGGTGAGTGAGGCGGCGTGGCTGAACTCGCGCAACCACGCGGCCGTGAGCGCCTTGTCGATGCTCGGCCAGTTCGATGTGGTGTCGCCGCGTAACGTTCTCGCCCAGTGGCGTGAGCGCGTGGAGGCCGCTGTCGCTTCTGCCGGTGTCGAGGGTGTGCCGCTCGCTCCGGTGGTGGAGGCGGTGTTGGGTGTTCTCGCCCCGTACCGCTGGTTCACGTACACGGTCACCGTGGAGGGCGGCGCAGATAGCGTGTGGGGCGCGGCGCAGAGTGACGAGAACGGATACGGTGAGCTGTGGGCGGTGCATCGTCTGATCGCCGAGGCGTGGAGCGCCCGCCCGTCAGACGAGATTTGATCTGGCGCTTAGCGTCGGGCGGATGATCGCAGTTAATTGATGCTGGTTTGTGCGTGTTCGTGTTGCGTGCGCGTTTTGGCTTGTGGTAGTGTGTAGGGAAAGGTAGCGCCCCACATAATAGGGGGTGTCCCCGCAAAAAGGGGGGCGAGAAAACGTGATGGGGGAACCATTTTGACGAACGATAACAAGACCAACGATGTCGGCGGTCAGGCGGCACGAAAGCCAACTACTACTGGCGGTGGTGGCGTTGCATCCGCCCCAGTGTTGGGGTGGGGTGAGCGCGCGAGCGGTTTTGTGGACGAGACGGGGTACACGCCCGTCCCCGAAGGTGGGGAGGCGACCGCGCTCGTGTCCGCCGGTCTTGGCGTGGACGCGTATGAGCGCTTCAAGGAACTGCTTGGCCGCGACGTGGTACGCTGCGTGAGCACGGAGGCTTTTTCTACCGAGTCTATGAATGGTGCGGCGTTGTGTGCGTATGCTCTGTCGGTGGCGGGCAGTCATGCGACGGGCGGCACCGGGTGGGGTACCCTAGTGGTTCCTGTTACTGGCGCTGGTAGCGCTGAGATGGTGGCGCGTCTCCTCGATTTTGATGAGACTATCGGCGAGGGGCTTGTGGTGCTGGTGCCTGATGTTTCGCCTGGCGGTATCGTGCAGGAGGGGGCGCGAGCTGGTGAGGTTTGGGCGCGCCGCGTGAGCGCGTTGTGTGGTCGCGTGGTGGCTGCTGGTGGCGTGGTTGTGTCGATGCCTGCCGGGTGGCAGGAGTGGCGTATTCACCTGGCGAGTTACGTTGCTGCCGGTCAGGGCGTTGTGGGCTATCATGTTGATGGTGGTGGCGTGTATGATGCGCTGCGTTATTCTGCGCGCGGCCTGGGGGTGCCGGTGTTCGCTGTGAAGTCGTATGCTGACCGTGGGCGCGCGGGGGTTGATGTGTTGTGTCGCTGGTATGAGGGCGCGGTTGTTCGGTCTTTCACGCAGAGCGTGTGCGTGTCGCGCGCGGGCGTGGATGACGTTGTAGAAAAGACGTATTCGGACGCCGACCCGCTCTATCATGAGGCGATTGTGTTCCGTTTGCGGCGTAATGAGTGTCGTCGCGCGGCGAAAAAGTATAAGGGGTTGCCTGTGGAGGAGAGAGCGTCTGCGGGGTTTGGTGTGCCACGTCCCGGTGAGGAGGAGGCGTGGGGTTTGAGTGGTGAGTTTCACGCCATGAAGTAACTGTTTCTATCTTTCTTTCTTTCTTTCTTTCTTTCTTTCTTTCTTTCTTTCTGGTTGGGGTGCGCGGGTTGTCCTGTTGACGGGGCAGCCCGCGCTATTCTTTTGCTTTTCGTTTCTTTCTTTCTCGTCTACGTATCTTTCTTGCTGTTTTTCTCTTGTCTCGGCCTTCTGTGCCTCTCTTGCCCTATCTCTCTTGTTGGTTTACGTTTCTTTCTTGTTTGCGTCTCTTTCTCTTGTTTTCTTTCGACCTACGTCGTGTGGCGTGTCTGTGCTCTTGTTCCCGCTTGTTTGTGCTATTTCGTTCCTGTTACTGTTGATTGTGTCGCGTTCCTTCTTTTTGTGGCGGTGGTTTGCTACTGTGGTTCGCGGGCGTTGTGCGGAAGGGTTGTGGCTGCTGTGGTTGGTAGCTTTCCTGTTGACGGCGTAGGGGCGGACGCGTCTGGCGTTGTTGATGTTGTGTTGTGGGCGGATGTGGAGGCGACGGGCGTTGACGCGGACTGCGAACGCTTGTTGGAGGTCGCGGGCGTTGTGACTGACATGTCGGGGCGCACGCTGGGATTGGAGCCTTTTAGTCGCGTCGTGGACCAGGGGAGCGCGGCCGGGGCTGAGCGCGTGGTGGATGGTTTGCGCGGGCGTGTGGCGGTGATGCACGCGCGTAGTGGCCTATCCGAGAACGTGCGACGCGCGGGCGGGTCTGGCATGGTGGCTGGCCTGGTTGATATGGAGATGTGCGCGTGGTTGGAGGAGTGCGCGGACGCTTTCGTGGGGTTGCATGGCGGGGTGTCGTACCGGGTGTGGCTGGGCGGGAACAGTGTTCACGCTGACCGTGGGTTTGTGAAGCGTTTTCTGCCGTGCGTGTACGCGTCGTTGGACCATCGCGTGTTGGATGCGTCGAGTGTTGCTCGTTTCCTGCGTGCGGGCGGCGTGAGCGTAGAGTGGGTTGCCGACCGTCCGGCTGCGCATCGTGCGTTGCCTGACGTGTTGGGATGCGTGCGCCAGTATAAGGAGATGTTGCGCGCTGTTTCTGAGCTTGGTGTGTGATAGGCGAGTGGCGGGCTGTGGTGTGGGCGTGTTGGTGTTCTTCTGCTGATTGCGTCCTCTATGAGGTGCGGGCGTGACCCAGCGTGCGAGTTTCCCCGTTGAGGTGGCGCGCCCCGGCGTGCGGTGCGGGAGGTGGTTTCGCACACCGTCCACATTGTGGCGTGGTTCACTTGTTTTCGCGTTGACATGGCGTTCGTCTGTGCGCTATGATTATTCATGTCAGCGGGGGAAGCCGATGAAAACGGCCGTAACTTGCGGCGTGAAAAGTGGACGCCCAGCATAGGGCTTCCGACATTGGCTGTGGAAGTCAGCGTCGGGGAGGAACCGCAGGGCAGTATCTTTTGACACGCGCAGCGACAGCTGATACAATAGAGAAACAACAGAAGAAACGGAGTATAGCTCAGCTTGGTGGAGCGCCCGCTTTGGGAGCGGGAGGCCGCAGGTTCAAGTCCTGCTACTCCGACAGGTGCCAACCTTAACCAAGTTGGTATCGCGGGGGTTAGCGTCCTCGCGGCTGGTGGTTTCGGCTAAAAGCTCTGCGGCATACGTCAACGGTAGACCAGCGGGTATTTGCCTGATGCGACCCCGGTTCGACTCCGGGATGCAGAGCTGAACAACATAAAAGAATACAATGTGTGGCGCTTCGCGCGTCACGTATGGACCTCTAGCTTAATCGGAGCGACGCGTAGCTCCTCGGGTAAAGCGACCGGCCGGAGTGCCGGAGAGATAATGGTTCGATCCCATTGAGGCCCACAGGTGCCAGCCTTAACCAAGTTGGCATTGTGGGGAGCGGATGTTCCCCACGGCTGGTGGTTTCGGCTATCAGCGTTAGGTCGCCGGGAGTGCCCCGGAGACGTTAAACGCGCATGGAGGGACCGTAAGACGTGGCAGCCCGTCAGGGCATGTTGTGCTAGTCCCCGTGAAGTGCGAACCAAGCGGGCGCGTAAAAGCGTCGTGAGACTTGGAGCTGGCCTTGGTAACGAGGTCATGTAGCCTAGAGTAAGCTAGGTTGCAACGGAGAGCGCCTGTTTTGCGCGCAAAAAGTCGCAGGTTCAAGTCCTGCGCGGGACCATAACAGAATAATGGTCTTGGGCCGTTAGCTCAATTGGTAGAGCACCTGCCTTGCAAGCAGGAGGTCGCAGGTTCGATTCCTGTACGGTCCACGGAGGTTAGCTTATGGTAAAGCGCCCGAACAATTCAGACTCAACAGTCTATTCTGTTCGGGAGAGTGGGTTCGATTCCCGCAACCTCTGGTAGCGCCCGTCATTTTCGAGCGCACACCGACTAATGGCTGATAACCACGAGTCGGCGGGTGCGCGGCGGGCGCGGGAGGAAAGGTGATGACCGCCTCCAAAGTAGCGCCGCTGGTGCGGTCGCTTGCGCAGACATGCGCATGTGAGCGGGTTCGATTCCCGCCGTTACACAATGCGCCTGAGACCGCCGGTTAAGGCCCACACGATGTGAGTGGGTACTCCCGGCGGTGTAGGGGGCAGAGCGCGGGGTAAACCCGAGGCTCCCGTGGGGGTGTCTGACTCCACGGGGCAATTTCCGGGTCTGCGCGGCTGGTCCCAGACAGGCCAGCTTTTGGACCGTTAGCTCAGTTGGTAGAGTAGCTGGTTTACACCCAGCGGGTCGCAGGTTCGAGTCCTGCACGGTCCACGGGAGCATGGTGTTTTCCACGCTGTTTGGGTGTGGGCGCGTGTTGTCGGCTTGCGCGCGAGCCGGTGGGCGTGCTATTGTGTTCTCATAGTTCCCAGTCGTCCTCCGGGACTGGCTGGGTTTAGTGTCCGTGGCGGAACTGGCAGACGCACTGGATTTAGGTTCCAGTGTCCTTCGTGGCGTGTGGGTTCGAGTCCCACCGGGCGCACTAGCGGCAAGGCGTTTCTTGCATTTCCTCTTGCCGCTCGCGCTCGCCTCATGCTATAGTGTTGGTGAGCGTGGATCGCCGGATTGGCTCAATTGGTAGAGCAACCGCCTTGTAAGCGGTTGGCTGGGGGTTCGAGTCCCCCATCCGGCTCAGGTTTTGACGGTGGCGCGTGAGCGTGCTACAGTTGGAACCAACAAGAGGAAAACTGAACTGAATAGTGGAAAAGAGAAGTTCGTTTCCCCGTTTTCGGCGTGTGGCGCAGTTTGGTAGCGCGCTTCGTTCGGGACGAAGAGGCCGCAGGTTCAAGTCCTGCTACGCCGACCGGGGAGCGGAAACAACACGGGGATGCTCGCGGCTGCGGGTGCTGTCACGCAGGGGTGTGTGGCGGCATTGGTGGTGCGCTGGGTGTGTGCGGGTGGCGCTTGGGTGTTTGCGCCAGGGCGCTCTCGGTGTTGGTGAGTAAGTTGGGCCGGTCTGGGTTGGCCGGTTGAGAGTGTCCGCGCACGCGGGTTGGGCCAGCCGGTGGTGCGGCTGGTGTGCGTGTGTCCCGCTGGTTGGGCGCACTGTGGTTGCGTGGTTGTTGCTCGTGTTTGTTTCCGCTCCCCCTTTTCTCTTGCCAGTGTGGTGGAATTGGTAGACACGACCGCCTCAAAAGCGGTTGCCCGGTTGGGCGTGCGAGTTCGAGTCTCGCGACTGGTACTAGGGGAAGCGAAATAGTTGAATACGAGTGCGTGTGGGCGCGTGTTGTGGCCGACATTGGGGCGTGTAGCCCTGTGGTTGGTGCCGCCCGTGGGGCGTTGGTGTCCTACGTTTGGCGGATGGTGCGCGGGTTCTTGTTGCGCGTCTTGCGTGCGCTTTGTGTTTGCTGTTTTGTTTCCCCTGTTTTGGACAGTAATCCAGCATGGTTGTTGGGTCCGACTGCTAATCGGTTCGCTCACATTGTGTGGGTGGGGTTCGATTCCTCTGCTGTCCGCCGGGGTCCATGCTCCTACCTGTTGGGGCTTCCCCGCCTTTGCTCTGGCGGGCGGGGCGTGGGCTTCTCTCTTTTCCTTGTCTCGGCTACGTCTGGGCGGCTCTCCGCGTCGTCTGGGTGGGCGCACTCCCTTGTTGGGGTGTGTTCGTGGTGATTCCCTTTCGCCTGTGGCTGGGCCGTGATTAGCGCATTGCGCGCGGCTAGGGAACATGCTCCCCTGGCGGGGCGTGGTTGCCGGGTGTGGTGGCGTTGGTTGCGTATGCGGTGTCGGGATGCCCCTGTGGCTGTGCCTGGTTGGTGCGGCTACGGGGGTTTCCTTGTACTCTAGCGCGCGGTGTTGTTCACTTGGGCTGCGTGTGTGCTTGTCTGTGCGCGCCTGGCTTTTCGAATGGCGTGTGGCGGTGTGTGCGTGTTGTGCGCCTTGTTTCGTGTGGGGTGTTTTGCTGCGTGCATTGTGGCGTGTCTGTTCGATTGTTTGTTTGTCGGTTGCGCCCTGCTCTATCGCGTGTTGCTGGTTTGTTACTGTTTGTGTTGCTTGTCGGCTATTGTGGTGGTGTGCGTTTCGTGAGTGCTCCCGCTCCTACTGTGACATGGTTCACGCCGGTTTGTGTGGGTGTGCGTTTGACGGCGACCTTGGTTGTCGTTTATTGTTTACTGTGTAAGGGGCGTTTCTGGCAGTTTGCCGCACGTTTTTGTGCGCTTGGTTGTTCCCGTTGAGTTTTCTCGCCCGATAGGATGGGCGTGGCGGGATGCTGGGCGCGTGCGGTGGTGCTGTTGGAGGCGCAAGAACCGACAATGAAGGAGAAGAATCTCTTGAAGTTCCCTGTTTCTGTTGCTGGCCGCGCGGGTAAGGCTACTCGTGCTCTTATCGCTGGCGCTGCTTTTGTGGTCGCCGCTGGTGGCCTTGGCGTGTCCGCCGTGTACGCTGCTCCCGTTGAGGGTCCGGCTCCCGCGAACGAGGACCCGTCTACGGGTATTAACAGTCTCACCGGCTCTACGCCTGGCGCGTCCACCGCGACTGGCGGCCTGTCTATTAAGAGCGTCAAGGTCACTCGACCTTACGACACCGTTTCCGTGGGCAATAATTTCTCTGTCCGTATTGATTACACGGGTAAGAACGTCCAGCCTGGCGCGACGTTCACCGCTGACCTTGGTCCCGGCCTAAAGGTTCCTGACGGCCTCTCAGGTATTAAACTGAAGGCGACCGCCCTTGACGGCTCCACCAAGGAGATCGGTACCGCGAAGATCGCTGACGGTAAGTTCACGTTCACCATTGACGAGGGCGTGAATACTCTCGGCGGTAACGGTGCGCTCAACAACGCGTTTGTTGAGTACAATTTTGAGGTGTCGAAGGACGCGGTGGGTAAGAAGTCCACCACGATCACCGTTGACGGCACCACCTACGACATCAGCCTGGGTAAGGGCGTTGTTGGTGAGGCGTTCCACCCCGGCGCGGACAAGTACTTGTACGCGGCTGGTAAGGATGATGCGGGCCACTACGTGATGAAGGGGTACGTCCAGGCGACGGTCGCCCCTGGCACCGCGCTAAAGGCGGTCGAGAAGGGCGCTAACGCCACGTTCGGAAGTGCTTTCTACTGCACGAACGACGGTAACTGGGCGAACACTACCAAGGCGACGGCGAACAAGCTGAACGCCGACAAGACCGAGATTACGGCTGTTGCTCCCGCCACTGGCGAGGGCGACTGGACGTGCCGCGTGTCGATTAAGCAGACCGGCGACTCCAAGAAGTTCGTGAACACCGCCGTGATTAACGAGCAGGAAGTCTCTGCGACAGCAACGTGGCGCGCCAAGGGCGACTCTGGTGCGGACACTGAGGCTGACCCGGAGCCGGAGAAGCCGGTCACGCCGACTCCTACTCCTGAGCCTACTCCTACCCCGGAGCCGACTCCCGACAAGCCGGTGACACCGGAGCCGGATGAGCCGAAGCCTACCCCGACTCCCGAGCCGACTCCCGACAAGCCGGTGACACCGGAGCCGGAGAAGCCCGTGACCCCGGATGAGCCGAAGCCTACTCCTACCCCGGAGCCTACCCCGGATAAGCCGGTCGTTCCCACGCCGGATAAGCCGGTTACTCCTGAGCCGAACAAGCCCGAGGAGCCGAAGCCTACTCCCACTCCCGAGCCGACTCCCGAGAAGCCTGTGACCCCGGCACCTGAGCCGGAGAAGCCGGTCACTCCCGTTGACCCGTCCCCGGAAAAGCCCGTCACGCCGACCCCGGACAAGCCGGTCACCCCTGAGACCCCGAAGGGTGAGGAGCCTAAGCCTGCGCCGTCGGCTACGCCGACACCGGAGCAGCCGAAGCCCTCTACCACCGCTCCCGCGCCGTCTGCCCCGGCCGCTGCCGGTCAGCTGCCTAAGACGGGTGCCGACATGGGTGTCCTGGGTGCTGCTGCGACCGCGCTTGCCGGTGGTGTCGCGGCTCTCGTTGCCGCTCGTCGCCGTCGCTGACGCTCGTCGTTAGCTGAGGCGATAGCCCGCTAGGGCGAGTAAGCCCGCCCCGCGAGTAAGCTGTTATGGCTTTCGCGGGGCGGGCTTTCCTGTTGCCGCATGGTTGACTGGTTTTCTGTCGTACTGTTGGTTGGCTCTACTGTCGGCTGACGGTTGGCACGTGTTGGTTGCCGTCTGGTGGCGACTGCGCCCCGCACGTGTAGCGTGGTTCACATGTTTTGGGGTTGACGGGGCCGGTTATGGGGTGTTACGCTATTGGTGTTGGGTAAGCCAATGTAACCGCTCGCGCGTGTTCGACTGGCGGCGCGAAAATGTGTGCTGTTGCGTGCGAGTGGATAACATGATACAATTACTCTCATAAGCGGTCGCGCCGCCAGGAGTGGTGTGGCCAGTTGAGCCGCCTGTAGCTCAACGGACAGAGCATCCGCCTCCTAAGCGGGTGATGTGGGTTCGATTCCCGCCGGGCGGACGCTGCGAGAACTACATAGTGTTTTCATCATTCCGGCATGGCGCAATAGGTAGCGCAAGCGACTGTTAATCGCAAGGTTGTAGGTTCGAGTCCTGCTGCCGGAGCTGACACGAGGGAGACTGGTCCTACACTCATCTCCTAACACTGGTCTTTCTCGTGTCTCATGGGTCGTTGGCCGAGCAGCGAAGGCACCTGACTGTAAATCAGGCACAGGTAACCAGTCCACACCGCAAGTGCAAGTCTTGCACGGCCCACAGTGCGCGCCGTCCTCGGTAACACGTGGCTGCACTAAACTAAAGAGCGTTTTCGTGATAGCGGATGCCTGGCGTGTGAGTCTGGCGCTGGGTTCGCTTCACGATGACGCTTACGGTTTGGTAGTGGAGGTGCGCGGGGCGCTGTATCCCCTCACATACAGCCGCCCGGACTGTTCCACCGCTTGCGCCTTGCGCGTGGGCGCGTGCTAAAGGTCCGGGTGAGGAAGCCTCTATAGCTCAACTGGCAGAGCAACGGACTTTTAATCCGTGGGTTCAGGGTTCGAGTCCCTGTGGGGGTACTCAGTGTCAAGCTGAAAATGGCGGGGTGCGCGAGTGGACGAAGCGAGCGGTCTTGAAAACCGTAACACCCGTGAGGGTGTCCAGGGTTCGAATCCCTGTCCCGCCGCCAATAAGTGAACATAAGCCCCTATCGTATAGTGGTGAGTATGGGCGATTCTCAGTCGTCAGGTCCGGGTTCGATTCCCGGTAGGGGTACTTGAAACAACAGAATAGTGGTATGTTTCAATGACGGTCCCGTGAGGTAAAGGTCAGCCTATTAGATTTTCACTCTAATTGTCCGAGTTCGATTCTCGGCGGGACTACTGACGAAAACAAAAAGCGTTCAGCGGATGAGCGTCGCGGGTTTTGTTTCCTCCTTTCAGTCACTCGTGATGTTCGTTTGCCTCCTGCACCGAAGCGACATGTAGTGCTCGCGCGGCGTGGGGCGCTCCTTCCACAATTTTGTTTTCGTCTTTTCCGGCGTAGTTCAATTGGTGAGAGCGCCACTCTGATACAGTGGATGTTGTAGGTTCGAGTCCTACCGCCGGGACTAAAAATAAATACTGGCGCAGTGCCAAGTGGTGCGCGAGAAAGTGTGCGTGCGCTATTTGCTGCGCGTATCCTGACGTAGCTCAGTCGGTAGAGCGTGAGTTTCATAAGCTCAGGGTCGCGGGTTCGATTCCCGCCGTCAGAACTGCGTGCGCGCCTGCCGCCCGCCCTTATCCTGGTGGGCGCGCACGTCCCTCGCCCTTGTAGCTCAGTTTGGTAAGAGCTTCCGGCTGAAACCCGGAGCGCACAGGTTCGATTCCTGTCGGGGGCACTAGATAATTGCATATTGAATGTTTAGTTTCTGTAGCTCAACGGATAGAGCGCCCGCTTCCGGTGCGGGAGGTTGCGGGTTCGATTCCCGCCGGGAGCGCGCAATAAAGACATGCCCCCGTAGCTCAGTTGGTTAGAGCATCCGACTCTTAATCGGGTGGCCGCAGGTTCGAGTCCTGCTGGGGGCACAAGACCGCTACTGGGTCGGTCTGTTTTCTTGACTGATCTTGTGTTACGATAGATGACATACTGGTAAATAAACGGGAATGGTTTTGGAGGTGATTTCGCCAGATGGGTTCTTACGAGGCTGTGAAAGTTCGGCTTGACCCTACGCCAGGGCAGGAGCGTCTGTTGGCGAGTCATGCCGGGGCCGCTCGTTTTGCTTATAATGCTGGCCTCGCCCACGTGAAAGAAGCGCTAGAAAACGGCGATCCTGCCGACTGGTCCCATTATTCGTTGCGTCGTTGGTGGAACACGAATAAGGATGAGCTTGCTGTTAACCCCGACCACGGGTGTCGTGTGGTGGAACCAAAACAGCAAGGAAGCCTACAGTGGGGCGTTTCGTGATCTGGCTCAGGGTTTCTCGAACTGGTCTAAGTCCCGTAAAGGTCAACGTAAGGGCAAGAGGGTCGGCTTCCCTAAGTTTAAGTCGAGGAACAATGTTGCGAAATTCGCGTATTCAACCGGATTCACCGCGCCCAAGGCCGGTGACCCTTATGGGTTGAAGTTGCCGCGTATTGGACGTGTTCATTGTATGGAGAACATTCATGAGCGGGTGAATGGTGCTCGTCTTATCCGCATAACCGTGTCGCGTCGTGCTGGGTGCTGGTATGCGAGTTTGACCGTAGAGCGCGAGCCTGCTGCGTCCGCCTCGGTTTCGGCACCGAAGGGTGGCGCGGTTGGTGTTGATCTTGGAGTGAAAAACCTCGCCACGCTGTCGGATGGCACTGTTATCGCTAGTCCTCGCGCCCTGGGCACAAGGCTGAAAGCCTTGCGGAAGGCCCAAAAGGCGTTAAGCCGCAAAGTCAAGGGGAGCGACCGGCGTGAAAAAGCTAAAGAGCGGGTTGCCCGGCTGCACGCCCGCGTGGCAGACGTGCGAGCTGACGCGATTAACAAAGCAACAACCATGATCGCTACGACGTATAGCGTCGTGTGCATCGAGGACCTACATGTTGCGGGTATGGTGAAAAACCACAGCCTTGCTCGTAGCGTGAGCGATGCGGCGTTTGGCGAGTTCCGCCGACAGTTGGAATACAAGACGACTCGCAGCGGCGCAACGCTGCATGTCGTGGACCGCTGGTACCGCAGTAGTAAAACCTGCTCGGGGTGTGGGAGTGTGAAAGCCAAACTCTCCCTGTCCGAGCGAACATATAAATGCGACAATTGCGGCCTCACAATGGACCGTGACTTGAACGCAGCGATCAATATTTGTGTCGCCGGGAGTGCCCCGGAGACGTTAAACGCGCGTGGAGAGGACGTAAGACGAAACCAACATACTGTTGGGAACGCTGACCTCGGTGAAGCGCGAACCAAGCAGGCGCAGAAAAGCGCCGTGAGACTTGGAGCTGGCCTTGGTAACGAGGCCATGCAGCCTAGAATAAACTAGGTTGTAACGGCACTTGGTACAATTGGATACTGGTTGTAGCTTGCTCGCGTAGCTTAAAACAGTGAGAGCGGCCACTGGTCTGCGGTGTAGAGTCATGACCTCGCTGCGTTCGCGGACGCGCGTTTGCCGCCACACGGTTGCGTGTGGACGTTTGACTGGTGGTATGGGTCCGGGTGCAAGTCCCGGCGCGAGCCCTTTTCTCCCCGGTGCTTTCTTTGGTGAGGGTTTCGGGGTTTTGTTGCGGAGCGCCGCCCGGCGCGCCTGCGTTTTGCTTTCCTGCCGTGTGTGGCGCGTGTTTCCTGGGTGGCGCGCCTGGTGGGTTGGCTGGCGTTTCGGGCGGTTGCTCCGCATTTTTCTCACGCGGTGTGCTATCTGGTATTGTTGCTCCCTGTGGTTGCTTGCGCCGTCAGGTTCGCTGTGCGGCGTTTTAAGGGGCGTTGAGGCCCTGGTGTGCGTGTTGGGTCGTTTGCGTCGCGCAAGCCCGCGAGGGGCGCGTACAGCGCGTTTCTCGTGGGCTTTTGGGAGCTATGGTGGTCGCGCGGTGTTGCGTGGTTTTTGCGGTGGTGCTATTTTTCTGTTATCGTGGCTGCGCCCTTGGTTGTTTGCTCGGTTGCAGGGGCGCGCGTTTTCTTAACTGACTGGGCGAGAGCTGGTGGTCGTATGCGTTTCCATGTCAACAATCAGGGGCGCGTGTTGCCGTGTAGGGCGAAGCACGCGTGTAGGTTTGGCGCGTCGTTTGAGAACGGGGGGGAGGCGCAAACCGTTCTTGACCGATACCATGAGGTTGTGGGCGTGGAGCCGCGTATCACTGGCGATTTGCAGGCGCTTGGCTTGAACTTATGGAACTTGCAGTTTCGGGTGAAGAGCGCGTCTGGCACGGTGGACAAGGTGCTGAATCGGGGTAAGCGCTTCGACGCGCTCTACGATGTCATCCGGTACACGAGCGTGAGTGGCGTGGGCGACTACTACGAGGACTTTAATCGGACGATACGCACGCTGACGGCGAAGGGGTACCAGGTTGTTGAGGTGACTGATTTTTGGAAGCTCACGGAGGAGAGTCGCGCTAAAGGCGGGTACAAGGGCATCAACGTGAAGATGGACTCGCCTGATGGCGCGCATTTCGAGCTACAGTTTCACACGCCTGAGTCGTTGCGGGCGAAAGAGAGCGTCCACGTGTTGTACGAGCGGTTGCGTCGCCCGGACGTGACACCGGCTGAGCGCGAGGAAGTGTGCCGCGCGATGGACGCGACGTTCAGTGGCTTGGAGGTGCCGGTGGATGTGTTGACGGCGCGCCGGTAGTGCGCGTATGGTGTATATGACGGTTGATAGTTTCGTCGCTATTAGTTATGTAGATGGCGTCGTGTCTTTCTTTTTGGGGGTGCATTGGCTAAAAACCAGACTTACAAGGCTTTTGCCTCGCGCCCATCTCACGTTTTGGACTTGAATGGTGAGCTGCTAGATGGTGCGCCTGTTTTGGCGTCTCTCGCGTCTGAGGTTCGAGATGTCTCGGCTTACGCGACCTATGTGGTTCGTAACGACGAGGTTCTAGGCGATGAGTTAGAGCGTGTTACTGCCTCGCAGCCTACGACGGCTGGCCGTAGGGCTGGTGTGACTATGCCTGATTTTCTAGTGTCGGGTAAGTCTGGTAGGTCGCGTAAAGAGATGCTGGTTCAGCATCGTGTGGTCACCGAGTATCGTTCCTGGCAAGAAAGAAACAAAGCCGCAAATGGTGAGAGTGTTAAGTACGTGAGCCAAGGTTGGAAGCGCACCGTAAACGGGACCGCACCCACATACGGTGAGGACTACATAAACCTCGGTGCAGTGGACAAGCAGTATGCGGTCATCGAGAGTAACCCGTTTACCGACGGTGAAATTGTTTTGAAAATGGTCATCCAGGGGAAACGGTACCGGCTGATCTTTGACTTCGATAACAAGAGGTTCCGCGAGGGGAAAGTTGCCCTACCCGTCATTAAGATTCAAGACGGTGAGCCGGTTTTTATCTTCACCGTCGTCACCGACAACCCCGTCGTCCAGTTCTCGGGTGATTATGTTATCGGCGTGGATGTGGGAATCAACAACTACGCGACCGTCGTGGTGCGCGAGGTTGCGGCGGGGCGGATAGTGCATGAGACGACACTCTCACAGCGGGTTCATTCACTGTGGAACAGCGTGCGTGCGTCGCAGCGACAGGTCCGCGACCTGAGAAACAAAGCCGCGACGCTACTCTGTGACCGGCAAGGTGGGATGTCTACCCTGGATGAGGCGCAGCTCCACCGCGAGGCGGCATCCAGGAAGAAACGCGAGCTAGCTATCCTCGCAGCCCAAGAGATAGCTCATCTCTCCCACCTGTGGGGGAACGCGGTCGTTGCTGTGGAAGATTTAAGCTGGGTCCGTAACACCATGCAGAACGGTAGGTGGAACCGTGGCGCGCTCGTCCAGTGGCTCACCCACTATGTCACTCAGAACGGTGGCTGGGTCGTAGCAGTAAGCCCGGCGAACACGTCACAACAGTGCCATAAATGCGGCGCTCAGGTCACACACCCCACGCACGAGGTGTCCGTATGCCCCACTCACGGCGCTATGGATAGGGACGTTAACGCAGCATCGAACATTGCTGCTAGAGCCGTGCCGCGCGTGACTAAGGCTCGTGTGACGCGGACGAAAAACCGTAAGCTACGGCCACAAGCGACGCTCAAAACGCCTGTAGCCAGGAACTCGTTGAAGTATCCAGGTAGGGATAGGACGAAAAACGGTCCTACGCAGAAAAGGAAGAAACGCCGTCTAGTTTCTAAGGAGGTGATTCTTCCTGTATGCCCCGCTAGGGCACAAGCATACAGCTTGGAGGCCAGGGTACTAGCGGACCAGGGCGCACGTGGCACCCTGGGGACCAGCATGGCGGCGCTCAAACAAGGTTGCATAACCTACAAATGTACGTTATTGTAGCATTATTTGATACTGTCAGTTGGTTCTCCTCCAGCGCACCAAAAAGCGTTTTAGTCGAGAGAACCCGTGGAAGGTGACGTAAATATGACGATTGAAGGAAACGTGAGCGCGGACGCTGGTCTGCGTATTCTGTGGGGTGAGCGAGGTTACGTGCTGACTGACGGAGCGGTGGAGCGTGTGGCGGTCCCGGTTGGTGGCGACGTGGGTGTTGACCATTATGAGGCGATCACCGTGAACATTGAGGAAGGTACTCTTGGCCGAGAGTACGTGTCTTTGGTCCCGTATTTTGGGATTGAGGACGCGGCCGAGTATGGCGAGTATCGGATCGTGGAGCCTGGCGGTCTGTTGGTGGAGGCTGCGCGTCTTGTCGCTGAGGCTGCTCACGCTGGTCAGGTGGATAAGGGTGGTGCCCCGTATATTGAGCATCCTGCTTTTGTCGCTGATCGCGTGCGCTGGCTTGGCGGCGATGAGGCGGCGGTTGCTGCCGGGTGGCTTCATGACGTGGTGGAGGACACGAGGTTTACGCTGGATGCGCTGGCGGTCGTGTTTCCTGAGAGCGTGATGGGGGCTGTGGATGCGCTCACCCGCAGGGATGGGGAGCCGTATTTTGATTACGTTGAGCGCGCTCGCGGTAATGAGGCGGCGTGCTTAGTGAAGATCAGTGATTTGGAGCATAACCTGGATGAGTCTCGTCTGGGTGACGGTGCTGACGTGGAGGCGACCTCCGCTCGTATGGAGCGGTACCGCGAGGCGATGCACCGGCTCATTCCCGGTGATGATGGCGGCATCGCGTAGTGGCGGCGTACACGGTTGGTAGCCTGTTCTCCGGCTACGGCGGTCTTGACCTTGGCGTTACGGGCGCGCTCGGACCGGGCGGAGACACGCTGTTTGTCAGTGACGTGGAGAAGGGGCCGTGCGCTATTCTCGCCCACAGGTTCCCAGATGCGCCCAACATTGGTGACATTACCCGCGTGGATTGGCGGGATGTGCCGCGAGTTGACGTGTTGTGTGGCGGGTCTCCATGCACGGACCTGTCCACTGCTGGCGCGAGAGCCGGCATGACGAAGGACACGCGTTCGGGACTGTGGGAGTCCATGTTCCGGGGCGTTCAGGAACTACGCCCGCGCCTCGTGGTGTGGGAGAATGTGCTAGGTGCAACAAGTGCGAGAGCCTTTAGCTTACTGGAACAGCGGGAGGGACGCGTGGGAGCGGAGGGCGGTGGACCTGTTCTCCGAGCACTCGGACGTGTACTCGGAGACTTGGCCTCAATCGGGTATGATGCGCAGTGGGGTGTCCTACCGGCTTCCGCCGTTGGCGCTCCCCACAAGCGAGCCAGAATCTTCCTTGTTGCTCACCCCCACGGCCAACCTTGGGTCCAACGGCGGGAGTCAGCCGCCGGAGAAGCGGAGGGCGGGAGGTCACGGGCCGACATTGGCGGACCAGATCGAGCACATGTAGCTCGCGGGTTGCTGTCGCCTCGTGGCGTGGACTTGTTGCCGACACCGCAGGCGACAGTATCCACCTATTCGTCGCAGGGTTATGGTCCGAACTTGAATGAGGTGGCGGTGACGCTGATGCCGACACCAAAAGCGAGCGACGGCGAGTATGGTTTGCCGCGCACGAGCGGCCGCCCGCCGGAGAAGAGCACGCATTTGGCGACTAGGTTGGCGTACACGGATTATGGCGCGTACGCGGATGCTATCGCCCGGTGGGAGCGGGTGACGGGCAGGCGCGCGCCGAGTCCGACTGAGCCTGCTGCTCGCGCTGGCGGTAGGCCGCGCTTGTCTGCGGTTTTCGTGGAGTGGATGATGGGGCTTCCCGAGGGGTGGGTGACTGCGCCGGAGATTGGGTTGTCCCGTAGTGCGGAGCTTCGGGCGCTTGGTAACGGCGTGGTTCCTCAGCAGGCTTCGGCGGCTGTCGCGTCTCTGTTGGAGCGCGAGCGTACTGTGGGCGAGTCCGAGGGCTGGCCGGAGTTCGCGTCGTAGCCTCCCGCGTGTCGCTATTTTTATGGCGGCGTACTCGCCTTTTCTCTCTTGTGGAGTAGACGGGCGCGCCGCATTTACTGTATGCGCTTCTGACGGGCTTTCACGCGCCAGACCATCCGAGTATGCGTTTCGGTGCTGCGAGGCTGCGAGGGGCGCGTACAGAGCGTCTGGCGGGGGTGTTTGCGTGTGGCGGCGTGTTGTCGTGTGCTGGTGGAGCTATTGTGGCGGCTATTTCGGTCGCGTAGTGCGCTTACGTGTGTGTTTGTTGTGGGCGTTGACGGTAGTGGTGAGAGGGAGTTGTGTGCCGATGGGTGGAACTGTCAAGTTCGTGTACGGTAGGCGTAGTGATGGTTGTGTGGAGCGTTGTCGCGCGAAGCCTGAGAACCGTGGGCGGGGCCGGTGTCCGCATGGTGAGCATGTGGCGCTCACTGATGCGCAGGCGCAGGAGATAAACCAGGAGCGCCTGTCTGGCGTGGTCCCTGGTTTCCACGGTGGCGCGGGTAACGGGGCGAACGACGGTGCGGCAGGTGGTGATGCCGACGGCGTGGGCGCGGTTCCTGTCCGCGCGTTTGCGCGTCCCGGTGCTGGTCGCGTGGGTGGCGTGCGTGTTCCCCGTCCTGGTGGCGTGCCGAAACCTAGTCCCGGCGTGTTCCATAATTCGCGCGCGTCCCGCCCGCTCACGGCGAAAGAACTGTCCGAGCAGTCGGCGCGTGTGTCTGCCGCGTTGGATGAGGAGACGTGGGGGAGTATTCGAGGACTGTGGGAGCGCGTGAATCTCGCTATCGCTGATGGGGATGAGGAGAAGGTGGCGGACAGTCGCGCCCTGTGGGAGCGCGCGGGCGAGAAGGCGCGCGGCTTGTTCCTCGCAGAGTTGGATGCGGACACGGAGGACGGCCGCAGGTTGCGCGCCTATTTGGGTGAGGATGTGAAAACGAGTGATGTTGCTGACATTCTCGCGTTCAACATTGGGCAAATGACAGCCACGGTCCCCGTGAAAAGCAAGGACACCAAACTGTCACGCCACGCGCTCACCGCGTTCGATAACGACATGAATAAGAGTCGCTATGTGATGAGTGTTCTCGCGTTCGGTGGTAGGTGTTGTTACTGTAACCGTCCGCTGCATCGTGGGGAGCCTGCGGATGGGCAGGCGACGGCGGAGCATATTACGCCGGTAAACCCCAGGGGCGGGAGCACGGTGCGCGGCGCAACCCGGTATGGGAATATGGCGCTCGCGTGTGTGGCGTGTAACCGTGCACGCGGAAACCAGGAGCTAGAGGAGTGGGTGCTCGTCACCGGGCGCATCCCAGACCGGGAGGAGAAAGCCCGTTGTTTGGCGCGTATCCGCGAGTTTCGCGCGTATGCCGGTTACGAGGAGTACACGGCGGAGCAGACGAAGCGACTGAACAGGGAGATTGGCCGCATGAACCGGGCGTATGCGCGCGAATTGGAAAAGCTCGGCGATGATGCTGATAGTGTGAAGGTGAAGGCGGCGGCGCGTCGCGCGTTGCGCCGTGGCGTGATGCGTATGCGTGACGCTGTTCACGGCCCCGTCGGCGGGTGAAACCGCGCGGAAGGCGTGGGCTACCAGTGGGGTGTTGCGCTTTTGGGGGCGGGTAGTGCGGTCGAGCGACTGTGCTGCCCGCCCCGCGTCGCTGTTTTGTGGGGTCTCATGTTGTGGTGTTTGTTTGGTTTCTTCGCTGATATTGTGCTACAGTGGGTGCCATGTTAGTAATGGAGTGGGAGGGCTTGGGGGTGATTTTGCCAGATGGGTTCGTATGAGGCTGTGAAGGTTCGCCTTGACCCGACTCCAAAACAGGAGCGCCTAATGGCGAGTCACGCTGGGGCCGCCCGCTTCGCGTACAATGCTGGTCTCGCTCACGTGAAGGGGGGCGCTAGAAAACAGCGAGCCTGCCGACTGGTCGCATTATGCTCTACGCCGCTGGTGGAACGCGAATAAAGACGCTCTCGCTGTCAACAAAACCACGGGTGAGGTGTGGTGGGATCAGAACAGTAAGGAAGCCTACAGTGGTGGGTTGCGTAGTCTGTCTCAGGGTTTGTCGAACTGGTCGAAGTCCCGTAAAGGTCAGCGGAAAGGCAAGCGGGTTGGTTTCCCTCGGTTCAAGTCGAAAAACACTACCATGCGGTTCGAGTATTCTACGGGGTTTACTGCGCCTACGGCTGGTGACCCGTATGGGTTGAAGTTGCCGCGTATTGGCCGTGTGCATTGCATGGAGAATGTGCATGAGCGCGTTTCTGGCGCTCGACTTATTCGCATAACCGTGTCGCGTCGCGCTGGGAATTGGTATGCGAGTTTGACCGTGGAGCGCGAACGGCCCTCGTCTCCTGCCCACACGCCGAAGCGGGGTGCGGTTGGCGTTGACCTCGGCGTGAAGAACCTCGCTACTCTGTCGGATGGGACTGTTATCCCTAATCCTCGTGCCCTGGGAGCTAGGCTGAAAGCGTTGCGGAAGGCTCAACAAGCATTGAGTCGCAAGGTTAAGGGTAGCGCCCGCCGCGAGAAGGCGCGGGAGCGTGTCGCTAGGCTGCACGCCCGTGTGGCGGACGTGCGAGCTGATGCCATTCATAAGGCAACGACCATGATCGCCAGTAACTATAGCGTCGTGTGTATCGAGGACCTAAACGTTGCGGGTATGGTGAAAACCACAGTCTCGCCCGTAGCGTGTCGGACGCGGCTTTGGGTGAGTTTCGTCGCCAACTAGAGTATAAAACAGCGTGTAACGGAGTTGCGTTGCGTGTGGTTGATCGCTGGTTTGCGAGTAGTAAAACCTGCTCAAACTGTGGGACAGTGAAAGCCAAACTGTCCCTGAGTGAGCGAACGTTTAACTGTGACGCGTGCGGTCTGTCAATGGACCGTGATCTGAACGCGGCCATCAATATTGAGGTCGCCGGGAGTGCCCCGGAGACGTTAAACGCGCGTGGAGAGGACGTAAGACGTACCGGCCTAGTGTCTGGTGACGCCGACCTCGGTGAAGCGCGAACCAAGCAGTCACCCACTGGTGGCGTGAGGCTTGGAGCTGGCCTTGGTAACGAGGTCATGCGGTCTTGAATAAACTAGGATTGCAACGGGATTGTATTGTCCGCGCTGTCGGAGAGTGCGAGCGTCAGAAGCGCGCAGTGTCACTATCGGTGAAGCGCCTGATCGTTAACCCGAACCTGCCTGAGCGCGTGATGCTGTGGCTCGTGGAGGGCAAGCGTCCAGGCTACGAGACGGTGTCGGATAACCCGTCTGCGACGGGCCGCGTGCTGCGAGTTCTTGCCGACGACCCTGATTGGGGTGTGCGCTGTAGCGTCGCCCATCATGTGAATACGCCGAGGGATGTCCTCGTGAAGCTCGCCCGCGATGGTGAGGAGCGCGTGCGTGAGGTGGCGCTCTGCAACGATAACATGCCAGCGCGCGTGTTTGATGAAGTGATCGTGCGCGACGCGAGTAAGGCGGCGACTATCCACAAGCTCGTTGGCTATAGTCAGTCAGTTTATGCGCAAGTGCTGGCATACACTCGCTTTAACTCGCCGTATGCGAACGACGATGGGTGCCGTGCGTTGGGGGGCGTAAGCTGGGATGCCGGGGAGTGGCTGCGAAAGCATGATATGAAGGGTGTGCGGTAATGGTAGGTGAGGGTGGTTCTGCGCTTGCGCGTGCGGGCGGCGTGTTGGCTCTTGACTTGGACGGCGTGCTGTTTGTGTGGCCTGAGCCTGCCGGTGTGGCGGGGGTGCCCACCGTGCCCTCTGGCGTTTCGCGTGGTATCATTGTGGTAGATGCTGTCAGAAAGAGTATGTGCAGAGGTGATAGGAGGGGTGGCGTATGGTTGCTTACCGTGACGGTGGTATGCGCATGTGGCATGCGGAAAGTGTGGCGGTTGCGCGGGAGTACGCGTGCTCTGAGAATGGGAAGAAGCGTGAGGCTGCTGCCGGTAGCCTGTTGACGCCTGCCACGTATTTGGGTCGCCTCATCCATGATCGGGTGTCCTACGTGCGTAAAGCCGCGTTAAGGAACCCGAAAACGCCTGTGTGTGACCTGGTCGCTTACGCGTCCGCTGTGATTGCTGGCGAAGTGGGTGGGGCGTTGTCTGATGTTGCTGCTGGTAATACGGCTCTGCCATCCTGGTTTGTGGGTGACGCAGTGACGTGCGCCGTACAGGAGGCGGAACGCGAGGGGAGGAAGTCGGTCCCGTTTTCGGTGTACCGGCTGATCGAGGAAAGCCCGAATCTCCCCGAAGCTGTTATGGTGTGGCTGGTGGAAGGGAGGCGACCAGGGTATGAGCGTGTCGTTGCCAACCTGTCGGCGAGTGCCCGCGTGTTCCGGCTGCTCGCCACTGTTGAAGATTGTGGTGTGCGTTGTGATGTCGCTAACCGTGTTGGCGTGCCGCCGGACGTGCTGGCCGTGCTCGCCTACGATGAGGAGGGGCGCGTGCGCGAGACGGCGTTCTCGCGTAAGGAAATGCCGGAATACGTGTATGACGACGTGATTGTCCGCGACCTTGACAAGGCTGACAGGGTGTATGAAGCGGTCGATGCGAGCAAGTCGGTGACCGCGCACATGCTGTCGGTGATGCGACTTGCTCCACCCTACGCGAACAAGGGAGAGGCGCACGCGTTTGAGGGTTTGTACATTAAGTCGGGGTTGTGGCTAGAGGAGCGCGGCATTGAATTGGAGTGACACGGTGGCAGGTAACGCGGCGAGTAGTGTCGGCGGGGTGCTCGCTCTCGATCTGGATGGCGTGCTGTTTGTGTCGCCTGAGCCGGTGGGCGAGGCGGGCGAGTACGCTGATAGGCGTAGGGTGCGTGTGAAGGTTCCGCGTTTGCGTGACGTGTGGGAGATGCGGGTGAGTGAGCCTGTGTGGGTGTCCCCGTCGATGATCGCCGACGTGAACGCGGTTATCGGGTTGCCGGGTGTGCGTCTGGTGTTGGTGTCGTCGTGGGGTGCGGCCGCTGTGGAGGCCGCTCGCCAGGTGGGCGTGCGCGTGGACGATAGCGCGGTGAACGTGTTTGAGGGGCGCACGGTCGGCGCTGTCAACCAGGACGCGAAGCTGGCGGAAGCGCTCGCCTATTTGCGTGGCTGCGCTGAGAGTGGTGAGCGTGTGGTGTGGGTTGACGATCTGCATGTGCCTGGTTTCGTGGAGCATGATGGTATCGTGACGGTGGGCACTCACGAGGATGCGGGGCTGACAGCCCCTATGGTGGAGCGGGCGCGCTCGCTGCTGGGAGGGTGAACCTATTTCCATTCTCGCACGTTCGTTGTTTGCGTGTTGTGTTGACGCGTAGATGGTGGTTGTGGTATATTGGGTGTTGTGGGCGCGCTGAGAGTGTGCGCGTCCGCGATGGTGACTGTAGTTTAGTCGGTGGAACGCCCGGTTGTGATCCGGGAGGTCGCGGGTTCGAGTCCCGTCAGTCACCCCGTTTCTGTGCGAGTTGTGGTGGTAGGGTAAGGAAAACCCCGAACTTGGTCCGTTTGGTCAGGTTCGGGGTTTTCTGTTGCTATGGCGGGAAAAAGTGGACGTTAGGTGAGGGTGTCGGGTATCGTCTCACGCCGGGGTTAGACGATACCACTCACCTCCCGGTTGACCGGGCGGTAGGTGACGTGTTGGTTCTCGGGCGCACAAAATGACCTCAATACTGCATGTTGTCGCACGTATCGTCCCCGTGAGGCGTAGTAGAACAGTGCCCGGTGCCACGGCTCCCAGCGTCATAAAACAACCCCGCCACGCGCACCTAACTTTGCACGTGTGGCGGGGCTGTGATGTCGTCGGCGTTTAGAAGCCCGCATCCTCCATCGGATCGTAATCGTCTGCGACCTCACCCGTCACCGGGTCAACGGTGTCGCCCGTGATGCCAAGGGTGGTGAGAATCTTGTTCTCGATCTCGTTAGCCAACTCTGGGTTGTCTGCGAGATACTGGCGCACGTTCTCCTTGCCCTGGCCGAGCTGGTCGTCCCCGTAGGTGAACCAGGAGCCGGACTTTCGGACGATACCGTGCTCCACGCCCATGTCGATGATTGAACCTTCGCGGGAGATGCCCTTACCGTAGATGATGTCGAACTCAGCCTGCTTGAACGGGGGCGCTACCTTGTTCTTCACGATCTTCGCGCGCGTCCGGTTACCAACGGGAGCGCCAGCCTCTTTCAGGGTTTCGATGCGGCGAATGTCGATGCGCACGGACGCGTAGAACTTCAACGCCTTACCGCCCGTCGTGGTTTCCGGGGAGCCGAAGAACACGCCGATCTTTTCACGCAACTGGTTAATGAAAATCGCGGTCGTGCCGGTGCCGTTGAGCGCGCCCGTGATCTTGCGGAGCGCCTGGCTCATGAGCCTGGCCTGCAAGCCCACGTGAGAGTCACCCATCTCACCCTCAATCTCAGCGCGCGGGACGAGGGCTGCAACGGAGTCGATGACGATAATGTCAACGCCGCCCGAACGAATCAGCATGTCCGCAATTTCTAGCGCCTGCTCGCCCGTGTCAGGCTGGGAGATTAGGAGGGATTCTGTGTCCACGCCCAGCGCCTTCGCGTACACGGGGTCCAGGGCGTGCTCAGCGTCAATGAACGCCGCCGTGCCGCCCGCACGCTGGGCGCTCGCAACCGCGTGCAAGGCGACCGTGGTCTTACCGGACGACTCGGGGCCGTAAATCTCAATAACGCGGCCCTTGGGGAGGCCACCCACGCCGAGCGCCACATCCAGGGCGAGACTGCCGGTGGGGATTACCTGGATGGGCGGGCGGTTGTCGTCGCCCAGGCGCATGACGGAACCCTTGCCGAACTGCTTGTCGATCTGCGCGAGTGCGGCGTTGAGCGCCTGCTGCTTCGCTGTCAGTCCTGCGCCGGTCGGTTCCGCTGCCTGTGCTGTTTTCCTTGGTCGAGCCACTTGTTGTGTTCTCCTGTTCTTGTCGCGCACCCATGCCCGCGCGTCGCATCCTGCGACTGTGTGAAACGGGCGTGTTTTCTTTATGGGCGCATATGGTTTTGTGCCTACATGGTATAGTATAAGGGGATGTCGCTACGGTCGCTGTGGTCGTTGCCATTGTGATACTGACGTTGGTCAATGTGTTCATTGCTGTCCGCTAAAAACTGCAACGCGACGAACACGCGTGGTATCATAGGCGGCGACACGTTAAAACGTAACATGAAGAGGAGACAGTCATGGTCCTTGCAATTGTTCCCGCTGTTCTTGCAGCCCCGATGTTTGTCTTGGCAATGTGCGCCCCTGTTAGCGTGAGGCGCGGGGTTGCGTTTGCGATGTTTGCTGTGGGCGCTGCGCTGCTCGCCTCGTGCGCGTTCCTTGGCCTTTATCTGTATATCGCCACGCATGTTGTGGTATGATAGTCGTTGATCGTAGAAAACGAAAACAAGAGAGGGAAACAAACGTGGGTGCAGTAATCGTTCTCACCATTCTCGCGACGCTGGTGTGCGGTGGTGGCGTGTACACGGCTTTCAGCGGGAAGCTAGACGATGGGTTGTCTATGTGACAGCCGAGCGTTTCGTTGCTATTGGTTGCATAATTGTTATTGATTGTTTTTCTTTGGGAGGGTGCGTTGGCTAAAACCCAGACGTACAGGGCGTTTGTCGCGTGCCCCTCTCATGTTCTGGACTTGAACGGTGAGATACTAGATGGCGCGCCCGTTTTGGCGTCTCTCGCGTCTGAGGTTCGAGACATCTCTGGATACGCGACCTACGTTGTCCGCAACGACGAGGTTCTAGGCGGTGAGCTGGCGCGTGTTACTGCGACGGCTCCTGCCGAGGCGGGCCGACAAGCGGGTGTAACACTTCCTGACTTTCTGGTGTCTGGCAAGTCTGGTAGGTCGCGCAAAGAGAAGCTAGTCCAGTACAACGTTGTGACCGCCTACCGTTCCTGGCAGGAGCGCGTTAAGGCCGCGAACGGGGAAAGCTCTAAGTACGTGAGCCAAGGCTGGAAGCGCACCGCAGATAAGTCTGCGCCCACATACGGCGAGGACTGTGTGAACCTGGGTGCTGTGGATAAGGGGTATGCGGACGTTGAGAATAATCCATTTGCTGACGGCGAGATTATCCTGAAAATGGTTATTCAGGGGCAGTGGTACCGTCTGATCTTCGATTTCGATAACAGGCGGTTCACTGAGGGTAAGGTTACTCTGCCCGTCATTAAGGTTCAGGACGGCCAGCCGGTTTTTATTTTCACGGTCGTGACTGATAATCCGGTTGTCCAGTTTTCTGGGGATTATGTTATCGGCGTGGACGTGGGGATAAACGCCTACGCCACCGTGGTAGTACGCGACACTAAGACCGGGCGGATAGTGCATGAGACGACGCTCTCGCAGAGGGCCCACTCGCTGTGGAACAGCGTGCGCGCCTCTGAGCGTCAGGTACGCGCCCTGCGTCGGAAAGCTGCGACGTTGCTTCATGACCGGCAAGCCAGAATGTCCGAGCTGGACGAGGCGCAGCTCCACCGCGAGGCCGCGTCCCGCAAAAAGCGGGAGCTGGCGATTCTCGCTGCGCAAGAGATAGCCTTCCTCTCCCACCTGTGGGGCAACGCGGTTGTCGCCGTGGAGGGCTTGGGCTGGGTGAGTAACACGATGCAGAGTGGTCGCTGGAACCGAGGAGCGCTCGTCCAATGGCTTACTCATTACGTGTCGCAGAATGGCGGGTGGGTCGTAGCGGTGAGTCCTGCGCACACGTCGCAACAGTGCCACTCGTGCGGCGCTAAAGTCGCGCACCCTACGCACAAGCTGTCGGTTTGCGCAGAGCACGGGGTAATGGACCGGGACGTTAATGCCGCTGTGAATATTGCGGCCCGAGCTGTACCACGCGTCGCTAAAGCAAGGGTGACACGCGCGAAAAACCGGAAACTCATGCCACAACAGCCGCTCAAAACCCCTGCGGCTAGGAACTCGCTAAAGTATCCTGGGCGGGACCGAACCAAGAACAAGCCCACCCCAAGAAGGAAGAACCACCGACGAGCCGTAAGGGAGGTGATTCTTCCTTCATGTCCCGCTAGGGCACAAGCGTATCGCTTGGAGGCCAGGGTACTAGCGGACGGCGGCGCTGTGCGTGCCGCCGGGACCAGTGAGGCGGCACTCAAACAAGGTTGCGTAACCTACAGATGTATGTTATTGTAGCCTTATATGATACTCTGCGATCATGCTGTTGTGTAGCGCGATGGTTGGCGCGTGCGCGTTCGGTGGAATCTGGTATATCGCGGTTGGCTGACGAAAAGAGAAAACGATGGACATGCAGGCGATCACTGACAAGTATTACGAGTTGACTAACGCGATCTGCGACGCGGAAGTCACCGTCGTTGGTGAGGACGGCGTTGAGAGGCGAGTCGCATACGGTGATCTTCTCGTCAATGGCACAATCGTCATGTGCGGCGACTCCCTATACGCATACCGTAACAAGTGGGAGTATGGGCCACTGGACGGTTGGTGGGATAACATTGACGACGGCAACCAGGCAAACGTGCACCAGGTGCTCTACTGGTATCATAGGGGCGTTCTCGGAGGAGACGCTTTCCGTATTGTTCGCCAGCCAGAGGTCCGCGACTAAAAGAAGCGTTCCCGTTGAATAACGGTTGAGTAAAGAGACGGAACAGAAAGGCGGCATCGGTGACTATCCTTTTCAGCGACGTGACGGGTATTACGCCCGGTGACGAGGACGCGTATGCGCGCGTTCTTATCGGCTTGTGGCAAGACCCTGGGGCGTGGCAAGATGACGACACGCGGGCTATGCGTCGTTTCCTTGAAGAGCGTCGCGTGCCGGATGCTGCCGCGCAGTGGGTGTACGACAATCTCCCACACACTGACGCCCACAGAGCCGTGTTGTCGCATCCGGGTCTCGGCGAAAAACGCATTACCGAAGCGGCGCGCGTCATCGTATCGGCGATTAAGGTCGGAGGTTCGCAGCGCGACCCTCGCATGGCGCTCTCTAAGGTGTTCGATAACCCGTCGCTCACGCGGGGAGCGATAGATGCCACTATGGACGTGGCGAGCTTCCTACCTGATTTCATCGTGTACAGCATGTTGATGGGAGGCGCGCTCACCGGGGATGACGTGCAAGCGCTGTGGGGGTCGCGCAGTGAGAATTGCTCGTACCTGGGGTTGGGACGTGATTTTGTGGAACCCGCCATGCGCGGTGGCAGCGCGCCCGACAGTCTGGTGGACGAATGGCTCAGCCGTGACCTGTATGCGCCTCACGCGGCCGCATACGCCACAAACGTGAGCGAGGACGACGTTCTCAGGATCGTTCACAGCGTGGATAACCCGTGGCGTGACAGGGCACTCATGAACCCCATCCTGTCAAGTGAGACGCTGTGGAGTGAAATGAGGCAGAGGCGCGGATTGGGGAACGGTCTCACGTATGTGTTCTCTAACGCGAGCGCACACCCCGCTATGCTGGAAGCTGGCGCACGCGACAGCGAGTGCAAGACGTCGTGGGAGAGTATCGCCGGTAATCCCGTGGCGACACGCGCAGCGTTCGAGACACTACTGTTCACTGGCAGTAATGACAAGGCGCATTTGTTGAAGGAGGCGGGGCGTAACCCTGGTTTCCCGCCCGGCCTCGTGTGGGACGTGTATCACGTGTTCGGTGCGGGAACAGCGCTCAATTTTAGGAACGCGCCGTCTGATCTGGTGCGTGACGTGGCTGGCTTTTACGCGGACAGGCGGCTCTCAACCGGCTACTCGACGGGCATGAATGTCATCTTTCACCGTAACTGTCCGCCGGATGTGCGGTCTCATTTGGCGTGGGATGATCGTAGCCTGTGGCCGCTTGTTGCTGACGACGCGTATCGCGGACGACACGAGAAGAAAGCGGCTAAGTCCGGCGGTGATGGCGTTGATGTTTCCTCGCTCTATCCGCTGTGCGGGTGAAGTATCGCAGGCGCGCGATGATGCTCCCGTTGTGCTATAATGGCCAGTATGAGTGTCGATTACAAGGGATTGTTGCGTCGCGTGATCGGGGAGCCGACTGTCAGTAGTGCCCTGTGGGGCGTTGTCACGAGCGTCAGTGAAGGCGATGAGGATGCGTACGCGGCTGCTCTCGTGGCGATTGGGCGAGAGTTCGATTATTACTGCTTAGAACCAGTCATCGAGGATTGGCGTACGCCCGGATTAGTGTTGGGCGCGATTCTTGGCGTCTGGCCGACGGTTCCAGGCATGTGGCAGGGGATCGCCAGGCACCCTAACGTGACGGCGGACATAGAACGTTATTGTCGGCAGAAAAGAAACGTGACGTTGAATGAGAGCCTAGCGGCAAGCCCCGGCGTGAGTGACGAGACGGCGAAGCGGCTGCTGAGGTCAAAGTCTATGCGTGTCATTGAAGCGCTCCTGGGGAACGCGGCGCTCAGTGAAGATGTATTACGGCGTGCGGAACGGCGTGCGCGAGCTATCGGTATGAGCGCGAGAGACATTTCGTGGAAGGGCGGCAGAAATGCGTCCATGCCCGCTGACGTGTTGGAGTCGTGGCTAACCTCCTCGGATGAAGGCGTGCGCCTTAATGCGCTTATCAGCCCCGTCGCGCCGCGCGCCGCGCTGTGGGAGCACATTACACGAAAAACCGTTTTCGATAGCTACTCTTATCCGGGTATTGATATTTTCCCATCATGGTCAAACGCTGACAGCGACATGATTGACTGGTTTCTGTCCCGATGGGAGAAACAAAAGGCCGGTGAGCTGCTGAGTAATTCCCAGTGGATTGAGTGCCTGTGGACAGCGGAAGCTGCTTTGACGCATCCTCGTGCTCGTGCTGGCACGTTAGAGCGCGTGTACTCGCGTTACGGTTCCGTTAATACGCGCGTGTGTCTAGTGGTGGCGCAAGCGCCGTCGTCCCCTGACTGGGTGCGGCGTGACGCGATACGTGGGGTTGTTGATGCGGGGTATTCGGCGAGCGCGAGCGTAGATAGTGTGAGCGCGTCGCCAGAGTGCGCTCGACTGCTCTACGAGTACGGATGTCTGGCTGCTGCTGCCGATTGCGAGAACGCTCCCGAGGACATGTTGGTTGAGATTTTGGGGGCGAAGCTGCGAGCGGCTGCGGAAGAAAAGAACGTCGATTCTGATTACGCCTTCTTTCTCGCGCGTGATGCACTTAAAAATATGTTGTCGCGCCGTAATATGCCGGTGGGTGCGAGGCGCGAGTATGCGCGGTGGTCGCCGGTGTCGCTGTGGCTTGTCGCTAGGGACGGGTTTTTGGGTCGCGCCTAAAGTGGTGGTAGCCGGTGCGCTACCGTTAGGCGTGCGGGTGGTGGGCGCTGACGGCGCGTGACGTGGGCGCTTGACTGATTACTGTGCGCGTTTGGCGTGAATAGTATGCTACAATGTGGTTATGACTGTTTCTTACGATACGCTACTGCGCGACAATCTGGGTGAACCGACTGTTGGCGACCGCCTGTGGCGGGCGGTGACAAGCGTCGAAGCTGGCGACGAGCGCGCGTACGGCGAAGCGCTGCTCACAATAGACCGAATGTCGTGGCGCGACTTCGAGGACAGGTATTATGAAAGTGTTTCGAGCCGTTGGGCTGACAGGATGGTTGGCGACTATCACCTTCCGGGCGGCGCTCTCGAAACACTGTTTTCTGCCAGGCGGGTACACAATAAGTTCCGTGCGGCGCTCGCCGCCCACCAGAACGTAACCGAAGCGCTGGCGCGCGACGCTGCGCGCAGTCGGAGCGCGCTTGTGCGTGAGGCGCTTGCCGGGAACCCGTCGATTGGCAGTGAGGCTGTGAGTGTACTGCGTCAGTCGAAGTCGCAAGAGGTTATCGGTCGCCTGTTGTCGAACGGCGCGATTGACGGCGAGGTTCTGCGCGGCCTTGTGGAGTACGCGAGGCGTATTGGTATGACCGAGTACGTTATTGCATCCGACGGGTGTGAGAACATGTCGATGCCGGTGGACGTGGTGCTAGAGTGGGCCGCTGGCGACGCCGAGCTGCGCCCGTGCGTGCTGAGTAGCCCAGTCCTCCCGAGGGGTAAGCTTGTGCAGCTTCTTTTAGAAGGTGTGGACGGTAGTGTCGATCAGGCAGCCAGGTTCGCTTTCGAGTCGCAGTCGAACGCTGATGGGGCGCTGATCGACTGGTACGTGAACGCGTGGTTTCGGCGTGCGGGCAGTTCGTCTCGCTCTCTCTACAGGACCGGTGTCGCGTGCGCTTTGTCTCACCCGAGGGCGTGGGGTAGCACGTTGGAGCGCGCGTACGTGCTCTGCGGTGACGGGAAATACGGTAATGAGATAGTGGAGAACATTCTGTGTTCACCGTCGTGTCCCGATTGGGTGCGGCGGGACGTGCTGGCGCGCGGTGACGAGCGGCTGATTCGTGTTGCGGCCACCTGGTGCTCCAATGTTCCACCCAGTTTTGTGCGCGCCCTTTCCGACAAGGGATACTGGCGCGTGGCGGCGGCTTGCCTGAGCGCCCCCAGTGATGTGCTGGTGGAGGTGGTGGAGCCGCTCGTCGCGTGGGCGAAGGATAAGCGGCTGCGCAGGATTGTTCTAAGCGACGTGATTACGCACGGTAATTTCCCGCCGGAGGTCAGGCGTGAGGTTGCTCCGTGGTTGAAAGCGTCGTTGTGGGCTGTCGCGCGTGACGGTTTCCTGGGGCGCTCCTAACATCCATTCTAACGGAGGGGTGGCGTAGTCGCCCCGCTCGCGTCGGCGCGCGTCTACGACTATGATGGGGCTATGACTATTTCTTCCTACAGTAGAGCTTTACGGGGTGCGTTGGGTGAGCCTTGGGCTGTCAGCGACCGCCTATGGCGTGAGGTGACAAGTGTCGAGGCGGGCGATGAGTGCGCGTACGGGCGTGCGCTGTGTCATGTGGGCGACATGACGCGCAAGTGCTTTTTGGGGGAGCGCCCGGATCGCGGTAAGCGCACCCAGTACACGCGGTTTCTGCGTGACCCGCGCACGCCGGGGGCCGCGCTCGAACTGTTGTTTGCGGCCGAGTGGCTGGACAATAATATGCGCGCGGATATTGCCGCTCACTGTAACGTCACCGAGCGGTTAGAGGCGGTTGCGCTGCGTAGCGGTAGTCATCTGGCGCGTGAGGCGTTGGCCGGTAATCCGAGCGTGAGCGGCGAGACTATTGACGTTCTTCTCAGGTCGAAGTCGCGTTACGTTGTCGGCAAACTATTGTCGAATAGTGCGCTCGACGGCCAGGTTCTACGCGAGTGTGTGGGCAAGGCGCGCGGCCTTGGGATGCGCGAGGGGGAGATCGCCGGGCACGGGCGCGCGAACGCGTCCATGCCGGAAGATTTCGTGCTCTCGTGGCTGAGTGGTGGGGATGAGCGTGCGCGAGCTGAGGCGATGTCAAGTCCCCTGTGCCCGCGAGGCGACCTGTGGCGTTACCTGACGGGCGAGTGCGCGCACGCTCGTAGCGAGGGGTTGGACTCGCGTGTTTTTAGCGGCTGGTCGAACGCTGACGGAAGCATGGTTGACTACTACGCGAGTGGTGTGGTGGCCGATATTGTTCGCGGCGACGTGGGTCTCGCCGATGGTCGCACTCTGTGGCTGGCGTTGCATCATCCGAGGGCGTGGGGAGTCACGGTTGAGAAGGTTTATACGATGGTTGAGCCTACGCTGCGGACGCTGGTGAACGTTATGAGGTCACCGGCCTGCCCGGAGTGGGTGTGGGCGGACGCGCTCGCTTGTTCATCTCGGCTGCTGGGCAACGACTATGATTTTGTGAAAAATATCCACGCTTTTGACGCCGCGCAGTTGTCTGATCGTCACGCGCGTCGGCTCCTTGACGAGGGGCTGGCGCGTCACGCAGCTTCGGTTGCGTGCGCGTCACCCGATACGATGGTTCGTGTCGCTGACTTCGCGCTGGACGGTTATCGCCTCGCGTTGAGTGGGATGTTGCGCGATGTGTCGGCGCATCAGAATACTCCACCGGAGGTGCGGCGTGATGTTGCCCGCTGGTTCCCTGAGTCGTTGTGGCTTGTCGCGCGGGATGGTTTTCTGGGGCGCGACCGACCACAAAAGTAGTGGGAGGGGGGAGTGCGTGTGTTTGCGCGCTGACGCCTCGTGTTTCTCTGTTTGGTGTCCGGCGGCGTGTTTTCGGGCCTTTGGTCCCTGGACTAGGAGCGCTATTTTGGGGTTGGTGGGCGCGGGCCGTGCAGCCCTTGCGTCCGCCGTGGTGTCAATTGATGTGTGCGGCTCCCACAGTCCATTTTGGTTGCGGGGGCTGCCTTGTTTGTTCGGGAGGGAACAATGGAAAAGATGGTTAACGTCAACGCTGAAACAGCCGGTGGAGATGCCGTAGCGGGTGTTGAGACTGGCAACGCAGCGGTTGAAACGGTGAGCGCGGCGACCGTAAACGCTGGTGATGTGGCGGTTAACGAGAACACGGTCAGCGGCAACGAAAACGGTTTGCCCGCTCCGCTCATTACCCCTACCGGCGATAATGCTGGCGGCAACGCTGGCGGGGAGACGATTGAACAGCGCCTCGGCGGCCTGTTCGGCGGGGACGAAACGAAAACAAAAGAGAACGCGAACAAGGACGCAAGGTTGTTCTCCACGTTCCGCGACCTGGAAGCTGGTGAGGTCAGCCGTTATTACGCGCTGCAACGGTTGCCCGAGCGTGTGAGTGCCGCGCACGTGAGCGGCGACATTCACTTCCACGATCTTGATTACACGGTGCCGGGAGGCATGTTCAACTGTATGCTCGTGGACCTGCCGTTCATTCTCTCGCGCGAGGACTTTCCTATCGGGAACACGCGCGTCAACCGTGTGCGCAGTGTCGAAACGGCGACAGACCTGATTCCGCAGATTGCCGCGCAGGTCAGTGTCGGCCAGTACGGCGGGCAGACCTACAGTAAGCTCGATGAGGTGTTGGAGCCTTACGTCATGTACACGTACCGGCGTGAGTTGGCGCGCGCCCTCGAAAACGCGACGCGCGTCGCTGCTGAGATGGGCGTTGCCGGGGTGGAGCCGTTGGACAAGAGCGTGGCTCTCCTGGTTGCGTCTGGTGAGCGCGACCGCATGGCGGCTGGCGTCAACCAGAAACTGTGGGACATGAGTGTTGCCGAGGCCAAGAAGCGCACGGAAAGCATCGTGTACGACAGCATGGAAGGCGTAGAATACGCGCTCAACACGGTGCAGGGCAACGGGCAGACACCGTTCGTCACCATCAGTTTCGGGTTGTCTACGTCGTGGGCTGGCCGTGTCGTCCAGAAAGCCATCCTGAAAGTTCGCATCAACGGGTACGGCGCGCGCAGTAAGACGCCCGTGTTCCCCAAGATCGTGTACATGCTGAAAGAGGGCGTGAACATGCGTAAGGGTGACCCCAACTATGACGTGAAGCGCCTCGCTTTGTATTGCGCGTCCAAGCGCATCTACCCTGATTTCCAGTCGGTTGATAACACGGTGCGCGACCTGGGTTTCAACCCCACCAGTATGGGGTGTTTCGCTGGCGACCATACCGTGCGCGCGCGTATGGGCGGTGACGGCGGATACGCGACGTGGACAGGTGAGAAGCTATGGGAGTGGGCGGCAAGCCAGTACGGTGCCCAGAAGCAGCCTAACGGCGTGGACGAGTACGTGGATGTCCCCTCTGGTGACCTCGATGTAGCCGATTCGCATACCGGAGTTGAGCAGGGTGCTCGCGTGTTGCGCCTGGTGAAGAACTACAGCAATGTGTGGGTGCGTGTCAAGGTTGTGCCGGAAACCGAGTCGAACATGAGCGAGCGCAAGATTGTTCTCACGCTCACGGACGATCACCCGCTGCCCGTGCAAGGTAAGGGCCGCTTGTATGCGGGGAGTCTCGTGCCGGGCGACCGTCTCACGTCCGCGTCTGGGGAAACGCTGCGTGTCACGTCGGTTACCGGGTGCGCGCCGGGCGGCCCCTCGTACGATCTCACAACCGACACGGACTACTTTGACCTAAACGGTGTCGTGTCCCACAACTGCCGGTCTTTCCTGTCCTACTATGAGAACCCGGAAACCGGAGAGCCGGTAGAGTACGGGCGCTTTAACGTGGGTGTGGTGACGTTGAATCTGCCGCGTATCGCCATGCAGACCGAGAGCACGGAAGAGTTCATGCGTTTGCTGGATGCGCGCGCTGGTATTGTTCGCGAGGCGTTGGATTGGCGTTTCGATCAGGTGCGAGGCGCGACGGCCAGCCAGTCCCCTATCCACTATGTGACGGGCGCGGCGGGTGTCGCCATGTCGCCGTCCGATAAGGTGGGTGATCTCGTGGAGGGCGGTTACGCGACCGCGAGCATGGGCTATATCGGCGTGTATGAGGCGACCGCGAGGTTCTACGGCGGCGACTGGTACAGTAACCGTGAAGCGGTCGAGTTCAGCGTGAACATTGTGCGCCGGTTGGATGAGTTGGCGCGCTCGTGGAAAGCTGAGAGCGGTCGCGGCTATGGCGTGTATGGTACGCCGAGCGAGAGTCTGTGTGACCGTTTCGCCCGATTGGACACCCGTCTGTTTGGCGAGGTGGAGGACATTACGAGCAAGGGCTACTATCAGAACAGTTTTCACGTGGACGTGCGTAAGAACATGAGTCCGTTCGAGAAGTGGCGTGTGGAGGCACAGTATTTGCCGTACACGACGGGCGGCGCGATTGATTACGTGGAGACGGAAACACTGTTGAAGAACCCGGACGCGTTGGAGTCTATCGTGGACGCGGCGGTCGCTGCGGGCGTCAGGTATTTTGGTGTGAACCAGCCGGTGAGCCAGTGCTTCGAGTGTGACTATTCAGGCGAGTTCGCGGCCGACGTGCGCGGCTTCTACTGCCCGGAGTGCGGTGAGCGCGATGAGGAAAAGATCAGCGTCGTGCGCAGGGTGTGCGGCTATTTGGGGTCTTTCGCTGACCGTCCCGTGGTGGAGGGGAAGCGGAAGGAGATTGTTGCCCGCGTGAAGCATTTGCGTGCCGGTGAAGCGGCGGTCGTGGAAGGCGACGACATCCTGTAACCGCGTCTCGCGTGCCCGCGCATTTACCGCACGCGTAATGTGAAGCACCCCCGCTGTGCCTGCCTGTTATGGCGGCCGGCGGGGGCGCTTTCGCGCTTTCCTTATCTCTACTCGTCGATGGCCATGTGCGGACTGAACACGTCAATGACGCCCACAGGGCCGTAAGCGCTCTCATGTCCGTATGGCGCATTTTCGTTGGTGACGGCGAGGTACCTGAACGTGCACTGTTCGCTCATTGTTTCGATGAGTTCCGCAAGGTCCGCTCCGGTGATGCGGTCCCTTGTGGCGAGTTCGCAGCATAGGAGCGCGTGGGCGGTGCGAGCGTCTGACTCGAACGGCGTGTTACCGTCCTCTATGTGGGTGGCGATAGCATTGCGCCACCTCTTCGCTGCTTCCATGAGAGTGTTGGTGTCGGCTGTTTCAATGGCGGGACACAGGCCGGTTCCGATACCGACTTGTGCCCGGAGGCGCACGCGCGCGAGGAGCGCCGGTCGGCTATGTTCCTGGCCGGGTGCGGAGAGAATATACTCCTCGATGTCCGCTTCACCGGCATCGAAGTTCTCGAATAGTTGCAGGTATTCCCATATGCGCGCGTCGTCGCACTTTGTTGTCGCCGCGCTCACAACGTGTCGGGTGATGGTGTCGGCGTTTTGTGCGGCTACGCCGACACCGTTGAGGATGCCCACGATTTTGGGGAGTCCGGGGCTAAATCGGGCTTCCGCGTAGAGTCGCGAGTGCAGGTTCACATACTTGTAAAAGTCGTCGCATGTGAACAGTTTATCGTCGCCGATTGGTTCACGGTCCCATTCGAGAGCGCGCAACAGGGCACGAATGATGGTGTTCGAGTAGTAGCTAATCCAGTCTTGCGGGGATAGTTTTCTCATGTCTAACAGCGCCAGGTAGAGCGCGCTCCACATGCGCGGCTGTTCCCTGCGGCTCTCATCGTAGATGAATGAGACGACGCGGCTAATGAGCACGTCGCGCAGAGAGTCAACGCGCTCGCACTGTTCGCGGTATTCAAGCGTCTTTTTCGGCATGTCGGCGAGTACTATTTGCGCGTCCGTATACTCGTCTCGTGCCGCCAGCGTGGCTTTCGCGTAATCTGCTTTAATGGACCCCATGTGATTGCCTCTCCTTTTCTGTCGTTTGCGCTCGACTGTTAATGGTTGACACTGTCGCACAATGCCCCATCGCGTCGCACACACACGCCCACGCGCTCGTTACACTGTGAGCGGGTGTGTTTGTTTCCTAGTTGACGCTCATGCGGGTGGCGGCGTAGTCGATGAGTTCTTCTACGGTGGTGATCGGTTTTCTCCACACCGACGCGTCCGTAACGATTGTGAGCGTTTCCACGCCCGTTACGGGGGTTTGCATCATGTCAATAAGTGTGGCTAGTTCCATGTGCGGGAGAGCGTGCCTGTTCAGGAGCGTGAGGCAGAGATAAGCGTGTGCGCGCCTCGCTGCCGCTTCCATTTCGTTGTCGCCGTGTTCTTCCGCCCGCGCGATAGTATCACGCCACCGCTGCGCCGCTTCGCACACAAGGTTCGTGTCGGCGTTCACGAAAAAGATTCCGTCGTCGCCGATTTCTTCACATGCGATAGTTTCGTATCGTAGTATCTTGTCTCCCAGTCTGGTGAGGCTGGTTTCCTGCTCGTCTGGTTCTCGCATGATGTGGTCGGCGATACTTTGGTGGCGCAGGAATGGGATGCCTTGCTTGATGCGTTGCATCTCGTACTCTTTGATATACAGCTCTCTATCGAGAATGATGTGCGCCGCGCGTTCCATGATCGTTAGCGAGTTCGTATACTCAGTGTCGTCGCCCTCTCTCCCAAATTTTCGATAACGCGACTGAGCGCCATCCTCATATATCCGGCGGGGGTGAGTACTAGCGAGTCGAGAACCATTCCAGTGAACGCGTCGTTGTTGAACGTGTCCGGGTTTATGGGTTGTGTGTCCCATCGTAGTTCGCTGATGGTTTCTGAAAGGATGTCTCCGGTCAGCTCGTCGTAAGGGTCGTCGCGTTCGTCTAGCGCTTCGGTGAGTGCTTCCCACATGTGCGCGTAGTCGCCGTTACGGTACGCGTCCGCGACGATGCTGGCGCACGCTCCCACGTGCTCGTTGTCGTCTGGCGGGAATGGGAGGTGGGCGGTGTACTCCGGCTCGTCATAAAATGAGAAGCTTGCCGCTATCTCGGCGTTGTACTTGTCGCGTAGACGCTTGATGCGTTCTTTGTACTGGTTCACTGTTGCCTTCTCTTTTTGTCTGCGCTTAGAATGTCATGTGCGCGCTTACCGCGTCGATGAGTGTCGCAGCATCATAGACGTGTTGCTGCCCGTATGGCGTGTTTAACGTGAGGCCGTGGAATGTGTGCTGTCCGCTCATTGTTTCGATGAGTTCCGCGAGGTCGCTCGTGGCGATGTGGTTTCTATTGGCGAGTTCGCAGCATACGAGGGCGTGCGCTATCCGAGCGTCCGATTCCCACAGGCTGTTTCCTTCCGCCGCGCGTGCGGCGATTTCGTTCCGCCACTGTTTTGCGGCTTCACTGAGCTGACTGGTGTCGGCGTCTCCAATGGCGGGGCACAGGCTGGTTGCGATGTCTGTCTCTGATCGTAGGTATATGCGGGCGAGGAGCGCCTGAATATTTGCCTGCTCGCTTGGATCTGAGAAAATGTATTCTTTGATATGTTGACACCATGAGAAAGGCCCGGATAGTTGCAGGTAGCGACACATGTTTGGATCGTCGCCCGTTTGTGCCGCCGCTGTTACTGTATGCCGGATGATAGTATCGGCGTTCCGCGCGGCCATCCCACCTCGCATTTTGAGGTGTTTCACGATTGTGTGCAGCCCTGGCGTGAACGTTCGTCGCGCGTCAAGGTAGGAGGACAGGTTGATGTACTTGTGGAAGTCATTGCAAGTGAATAGGGTATTGTCGGCGTCGATTGGCTTGCGGTCCCACGCGAGCGCGCACCATGTAGCGCATGATGGTGTCGCCGATTGCGTCTCCCCATCTGTTGTACTCGTTTTTGGTGGCGTCCAGCATGGACAGGTGGAAGGCGCTCCACATGAACGGCGGGTCCATACGGCTCGCCTCGCAAATGAACGCGACACTACGGGCAATGAGCGTGTCACGTAGACCGTCAACGCGCGCGGACAACGCACTGTATTCGCTTGCGTTTGGCGACAGAGAACGCAGCTCTAGTTGGGCTGTCGTGTATTCGTCTCGGATGATGCCGACGGTCTGCTCGTAGTCACACTTGATAGAGTTCACGCTAACACCCCTTCCCTCTTGCTCTCTCTTGTTGTAGAAATACGGCAGAGCGCCCCACTGTCGCTAGTGCGCTAAAAGTGTGGCGCGGCGCTCGCGTCACTGTCAGCCCATGTGGCGTGCAGCGTAGTCGATGATTTGTTCCCCGGTGCTCAGTATTTCGCCGAGTGCGCTGTTGGTGTTGTCGCGCACATGCAGGGCAATGGGTAGAGCATCCTCGCCGTCGTACCAAGCGCCCTGTTCGCTTCCGAGCGTCACGGTTTCAATGAGGATACTCAACATATCGGGGGTGAGCGCATCCCGCCCCATGAGGGTGGAGCACGTGATGGCGTGCGCGGTCCTCGCCTGCGCGGCACCATTCTTGTCGCCCTCGTCCTCACGCTGTTCAGCCAAGCGTCCCCAGTGGTGGGCGACGCGGGTGAGTGCTTCTGTGTCGTGTGCGTCCAGCCCGTAGCTGTCGCCGTTTGCGGTTGTGCGCTGGCGGCGCGTGAGGGTGAGCATGTCGCCGCTGAACGCCAACGCCTCGTCTCCATCCTCGCGGTCGGTGTTGGTTGCTTCTGTGATGTAGTGTCCGGCGAGTCGCGTTGCCGTGGCGTGGTTGTCGGCCGCGAACACGGTCATGTCACCCGCGCAGCGTCGGATAGTGTCTGCCGCGTAGTGGAGTACGCCGCGAGCAAGCCGGTCCACGGCGTTATCGTCTGTCGCGTACTGGAAGATGTATTCGAGGGGCGTGCGCGTCATGCCGCCCGCGTTGGATGCGCTCGCTGACACCATTTCGCGGAACCCGTCACAGTCGAACAGCTCCATGTCGGTGAGCTTGCGTGCTGCGCGGCAACCGATAGCGTTGGTGAGTGGTGCGGCGCACGCGCTCTTCCCGTTGTCGGTGCGCGTGGCGAGCATATTGGCAAGTTCACGCCAAAACGCGTTGGCACCGTCGTTGGCAAGCGTGGCTGCTAGGCGCTCGGCGTGTGCTTCTGCGTCAATCTGGTCCATCGTGTTGTTGTTCACGGTATTTCCTCTTCCTTTTTCCGCACGGGTTTTCTTGTTCTGCTGTTTCCCGTTGTAGCGCACGCGCGGCACGTTTGCGAGTCGTTTCGCCGTTTACCGCGCTTCCATGCGGCCAGCGGCATAGTCGATGAGTTCGCCTACGCCGTCGATAAGGAACCACGTCTCACCAGTGGGATGCCAGTCGAGTGTTTCCACGGTGATACACGTCACGCGCCCCTCAGCCTCCTCCCTTGTTTGCAGGGTGTCGATCAGGGCGGCAAGGTCATCGTGTGGGAGCGCCCCGGCGTGCAGGAGCGTGAGCGCCGCGTGCGAGTGCGCTTGGCGCGCCACCATTTCGCGCCTACGGCTACCCGCCTGTTCCGCGCTGTGGATTGTGACGCGCCACCGTGAGGCCACGTCGGCGATTTTCTGTGCCTCTTCTGGCGTTGGCGCGTGTAGTGTCGCCTGTAACTGATGGTGCGCCCAGGCTTTGCTTCGTCGTCCAGTAGTTGCCCGCCCACATCGGTGAGAGCGTTTTCTGCGCTGTGAGGTGCTGCAACGGCGTATTGTTCAATGTAGTGGTGGCACGTGTATGGGAGATTCAGCGTGAGAGCTTCGAGCGCGTGAGAACTGATGGTGCGGTTGATGGCAAGGAGGGCGTTTGCTACCGCGTTGACGATGGCCCGGTGGTTGTCTCGTGTCAACCCTGTTTCGTCACACGCCGATTCAGTGAGGAGCCGCAGGAGTGTGGGCATGGGAGTGGAGCCGATTCCGCACGAGTCGGTGACCATCGCCTCAAACGCGTGGTTGTTGAACGCGTCAGGGTTGATGGGGTTACGGTGCCACCGTAGCCGACTGGTGACAGTTTTGCGCAGGATGGCGCTTGTGAGGGCGCTGTGATAGTCGCCACCGCTATTTCGTGTGGCTTCAGCGAACGCCTCCCACATGTGCGGGTAGTCTCCCGCGCGGTATGCGTCGTAGACCGCCTCTGCGCAGTGGTCAATGTGAAGCCCAGTTATGTGCTTGTATTGCAGGCTTCTCTTCAAGCCGCGTCCGCTCTGCTGATTGAAGGCGGAGCATAGCCCGTTGTAGTTTTCACGCATCCGCTTGATGCGCTCCATGTATTCGTTGACCACTTGATTTCCTCTTTCCTCTTTTACGCCCGCTTACTCGCGTGCGCGACGACACCCAATTGTACCATGTGCGGTATTGTTGCGCCGCGTTATTGCGGGCGTTCTGTCCCGCTCATGCGCTGAGCAACATAGTCGATAAGGGTTTCCGCACTGTTGACGTAGGGTTCGTGAGGTGAGAGCGGGTCATGGAAGCTGAGCGTGAGGGTATGGGCGTCCTTCCCTTCCTCGCGCGCCTGGTCTTGCTCGTCGAACATGTCCATGAGTGCCGACAGGTCGCCCGTCGTGATCTTGCCACGGTAGGCGAAGAGTGTTGCGGCGATGGCTGTGTGGGCGTACCGAGCTTCGCGGTGCTCGGGCGCGTCTACGCTCGTGTTGTCGATGATGTTGCGCCAACGCTCGGCTGCTATGGTGAGCGCGTCGGTGCTGCATGTGTCGAGCTGGTAGGCCCCTGCCGTGATCGAGCGCAGCAAGAGTCCGCTGGTGTCTTTCCAGATGATGAGGCGACCCAGCGTCGCCGCGCTACTGTCTGCGAACATGAAGTGTTCGCGGGCGCACGTGTTGGTGAATATGCTGTGTTCCGTGGGGATAAGCGAGTGCTGTTTGCTTGCTTTGCTCATGTTTTCGAGGATGACGCGCGCCGCGTTCTCGATGACGCTACGCGTGATGGTTTTTATCGTCTCGCGCCTGGCGATGGCGTTCTCTGTGAGCTTTTCGCTTTCTTCGCTGAGTTGCTTGATGAGGCCGTGGAGTGTTGTGCTCGGGTCGTAGATCGCGCCGTCTGCTAGTGCGGATGCTGCTCTGCGGAACGCGTTACAGTCGTAGAGGCTGTCCCCCATGAGCGCCATAGCTTCCCAGTCGGCGCGGTCGATGATTCTTCCGATGTTAGTGTCCCCGTCAGGGGTCATGAAACTGTATGAAAGGGAGTGCATGATGGCGCGCCAGAGTGTCTGCGCGTCACCTTGCTGGATGGCGTTGTTGACCGTGTTCACGCACGCCTGGTGGTGGCGGCGCTTCGCATCGTTGAGTCGCTTGGTCGCTTGCTCGTGCTCTTGGTATGTGGGGTGGGTCTGGTCGTAACGTCCGTACTGGTCTGTTGGGCAGTCGCGTTCGACCGTGAGTGATGTCTGCGTCCACGCGTCGTATGCTTTGCGCGCCTCCTGGTATGTGTCGTTAATGGAGAAAAAGGTGTCGCGCATTAGCTTCTCTGGCGTGGACGTAAAGGCGCTTGCGTATTGCGTGGTCATTGGCGGCCGTCCTATCTTCTTATGGCTTCAATGGTCTTATTGTAGCACAGCTATGGCCTGTTAGCTGATGCTCATGCGTGAGGCGGCAAAGTCGATGAGCTTGTCCACGTTGATTGTGGGGAACGGTAGCGTGTTGTCGAATACTTGGTTGTCGTTGACGTGCATGGTGCGACAGTAGTTGCCCTTCTTGGTGTGAACCTCCATGAGGCTTGTCTCTTGGAACGTGTCAATGAGGGCGGCGAGGTCGCTGGGGGTGAGTTCGCTGCGCTCTAGGAGTGCGCTTGCGAGCATCATGTGGGCGCACCTGGCCGCTACCTCGCTGCCGGTGTCGCCTTGTTCTTCCGCGTATTGAATGGCTTGCCGCCACCATGCGGCCGCGCTAGTAACGCTACCACATAGCGCGTGGACGATACCGTAGTGCGCCGGGTACACGCTGTAGCGTGTCTCTACGTTTCCTTGGAAGATGACGCGCCCCACGTGCGCGAGGGTGAGGAAACTGTGGGCGCGGTATTGTCCTGCGAGGTACGCGCTCACGGCGAGGCTGGAAAAGTCGTCCGAGTAGCTTTTGGGGCGCTCTACGAGCGCGGGGAGGCTCCTGCTGGCGGTCAGTTCTTTGACAGCGTGTTTGCCGATTGCGGCAGCGTTAAGGCCCGCCACACTGTTGCCCCTGTTGGCGTTGCCTGTCAGGTGGTCGAGGAGAACCCACACGCCCGCTGGCATTTCCGGTGTCTGGGTGCTGGCCGCGTCGTCGTGAACCACGCGAGCAAACGCTTCGCAGTCGAACGTAGCCTCGTCAATATGCTGCTCGTTCCACCCGGCCATGTTGATGGTGTGGCGTACAATGCCGTTGGTGATGAGTGAGGGGGCGCACATGTCGTAGCGAGTGGACGTGGAGAGTGCCCGCCACATGGCCTGGTAGTCGCCCGCCCGGTATGCTTGCGCGATGATGCGGGCACACTTTCTCGCGTGCGCATCCATTAGACTTTCTTGCTGGTGGGTGCTGTGGCCGCCGCGCAGGTATTCGCTCTGGTATCTGGCGCGCTCGGCGGTGATCGCGTTCACGTAGTCGCCGCTCATAGTGTCGTTCGTCATCTGGTTATCTCGCTTCCTGTCCCTCTGTCGTTTTCTTTCTTCTACCCGTGTATTGTAACACGTGTGTTCGCCGTGCGCGCAGTGAACGCATGTGCTATACTGTGCTTTGTTGCAAGAACGAAACCGTGAGAAACAACGAAAGTGAAGGACACCCGCGATGACTGTTAAGAGCAACCCTAACACCGCTGACGCGAACACGCGCGACAACGCTGACGCTAAGAGTGGTGTTATCCCGTTCCTGCCCAAGGGTATGGAAAAGAGCGTGTCCTACCGGATGGTCCGCGACCAGTTTAACAATCCGACTGGCACGCCGGTTGTCCTGGTGTCGCAGCCTGGCCAGGGTAAGACGGCGGTCGTGTACGCGCTCGCCGCCGAGCGCGGGTACGACGTGATTACCATCGTCGGCTCGCAGAAGGACCGCACGGACATTACGGGTATGCCCACATTGGTTGACTTCACGGTGACGCGCCCGGACGGCACTGTGGACACGGTGCGTCAGGTGGAGTACGCGGTCGAAAAGTGGCAGCGCACCGTCATGGAGCACAAGCGGGTTGTCGTGTTCCTGGACGAGCTGAACACGGCTCCCCCGGACGTGGTGTCCTCGCTCCTGACAATTCTGGCCGACCGGCGCTTCCCTAACGGGGAGACCATGCCGGAGGAAACCGTCATCCTTGGCGCTATGAATGACCGGGACACCGGCTCGGAGTATCACGACATGTCGCCCGCTTTGGCAAACCGCCTGTGCTTGGCTGCTTACCATATGCCGCTTGGCGCGTGGCTGGACGGCGTGCGCCGCGCATGGGGCAAGACCGTCGGCGAGCGCGAACAGTGGATGCGCCGCGCTATCGCGGACTTCGTGGACGAAAACCCCGGATACGCGAACATGCCCAACGACCCGATGGGCGAAACAGTCTCCCCCACGCAGTACGGGTTTAAGAGCGACCCGGCAAACGACATGATCGCCGCGTACGCGTTCCCCTCCTACAGGTCGTGGGACCGCCTCGCTTCTAAGCTCGCCCACGCGTCTCTCCTGGAAGATGGCAGCCCCGACACGGAGCTAGAGCATTTCTACGCGGGCGGCATGATCGGCTTTAAGGCCGCGAGCGCTTTCCGCGAGTTCTTGAAGCGCCGCCGCGAAGCGGAAAAGAACTTTGATGCGCGAGCGTTCATTAACGACGCGTTCACGCTCGACGATAACGGCGAGCCTGTGGCTAACCCTGACACGCTGGGCGAGTGGCAGCGCATCGTCGGCGAGAACGGTGCAGACAATCGTCTCGCTGTCGCCCGTGAAGCCGGTCGCCTCGCGGTCGATGACGTGGAAGAAACACACGTGACCGCCGAGGAACTGCTGAATATCATGCTCCTGTTGCCTGTCCTGTCGGGCGACGAGGAGGTTCCCGGACTGGGCGTGAGGCTGGACAGTAGCGCCCTCGCGTCGCTCGGCAAGAGCGTCAGCAAGGTGTTTACGGAGACTCAGAAGCACGCCTACGCGGTGACGGCTGGTGACGCTGAGGGCAGGGTGAAGCGCCGCCTGGTGGTGAACGCGCTCGCTCGCGCGCTCGCGTGCCCGCATATTTCGGACGCAAAGAACATGAAGGGCGCACGCCAAGCCGCGTAACGGTGCGGTGGGACGTGGGCGGCGTTGGGTGGTACATAATCGCGCCGCCCCGCTCGCTCTCGCGTGGCACGCTTGCGCACCCGCGCGGTGCCGGGAACGCCGCGTGTTGTGCAGTGTTCCAAGTTAAGCGCTGTGCGCGTTTGCGCGTACTGTTCTGTGCGCGTTTGCTGTGGCTCTCGCGTCTCGGAATGTGCTATAGCGGGTTCGAGTCATGCTGGGGGCACTTTGTTGGGGGTCGCCGCGTCGCCTTTGTATTGTTCACGTCAGCGTGTTCAAGTGGAGGCGCGGTTGGCCTCCATTTTTCTTGCGCGGTGTGTTATCTGGGATTGTTGCGCCCTGTGGTTGCTTGCGCCGTCAGGTTCGCTGTGCGGCGTTCTAAGGGGCGTTGAGAGTCCGGTGTGCGTGTTGGGTTGTTTGCGGCGCGCAAGCCCGCGAGAGGCGCGTACAGCGCGTTTCTCGTGGGCGTTTGGGAGCTATGGTGGTCGCGTGGTGTTGCGTGGTTTTTGCGGCGGTGCTATTGTGGTGTGTGGCGGCTGGTGGTAATCAGTCATGTTTCCATGCTCAACTGGTGAAGGGGGTGTATAATGGTGGTTCGTAAGGTGGCGCAGCGTATCCCGTTTAAGCCGTCTAAGACTCAGGCCGAACTGTTGGAGCAGTGTTTTGGAGCTAGGCGTTTCGCATACAACCAGCAGGTTGAGGCTTTCAACTCGTATGACAAGGAAAGTAACCCTCGCCCCAAGTATCCGAACGTGACTGATATGAAGGTCGAGAATGAATGGCTGCGGGATAACCCTATTCCGTCGAACGCGTTGAGTAACGCCATTATGGACTTCCGTAAGGCGCAGGCATCGTACTTCCGTAAAGCCGAGTGTGGGAAGAATCGTCCCCGTTTTGCGTCTAAGAGCGACGCTGTTCAGTCGTTTCGCAACGGATTGCCGATGCGTCGTATGGAGGGCAACAGGTATCCGCTCTCCAAGAAGCTAGGGTCGGTGCGCATACGTAGGAGAGACCGCCTCCGCTACCCGCTAGAGTCGTTGTCGAGTTGGACGGTGAAGCGCGAGAATGGTGTGTATTATCTGGTGCTCCTGTTCAATGTGGATGTTCAACCCAAGCCGCCGGTGAGCGGCGAGGTTGGTATCGACCTGGGTGTCAAAGACTTCCTTACACTGTCCACAGGCGAGAAAATTAACTATCCTGACCGGCTGCGCCAGTTGGAGGAGAAGGTTAGGTGGGAGCAGCGTAAGCTGTCCCGTAGGGTGAAGGGGTCGAGTAACTACCGCAAGCAGAAATCTACAGTAGCCAAAGCGTATGCGAAACTGCGCCACTACCGCGAAAACTTCCAGCACCAACTGTCTCATAGGCTGATCGAAGATAACCAATTCATCGGCATGGAGACGCTGGCGGTGCAGAATATGACGCGGCGGGCGAAGAAGAAGCTGGACGAGAACGGGAAGCCAACGCGTAACGGCCAGTCGGCCAAGCGTGTGATGAATCGCAGTATCCTCCAAAACGGGTGGAGTGGCCTTGTGGATAAGCTCGCTTATAAGGCGCAGTGGTACGGTCGCACGTTCGTCCAGGTGGATAGGTTCTATCCGAGTTCGAGACTCTGCCACAACTGCGGTCACAAGTACGATGAGTTGCGACTGTCGGAGCGCGAGTGGGTGTGTGAGAGTTGTGGTGTGTTGCATGATCGTGATGTGAACGCTGCATTGAATATTTTGGATGAGGCGCTGCGTCTCAGCCAAACGGGGTAAGAGTGTCAAGTTGAACCGACCGACAATCGGGGGTAGACTGCTTAATATGGGAAGCCGCTGGACTCTGGTTTTGTGCTGGGGTTTAAGCAAGCCTAGTTCGCAGGAATCTCGTAGCGGAAGCTATGGGAGTGTCGAAATGGTGCCCTGAGTATGACGGATGATGTGAACAAGGGAGACTCGCTGTGGCGACTACGAAGGAAGTGCTGGCGCGTGAAGCGCGCGAAGCTGAGGAGTGGGCGAAGCAGAACGCTCGCAGCATGGCCGAGAGCGGCGCTCGTTATCGTCGCATGTCCTCGTGGGAGGGCAGCACGTGGAGCAAGACCGTTGAGTCGCTTCTCCTGCCCGTGAAGGACGGCGGCTACGGGCTGTACCCGCTCTCGCCTATTTTTGCGCTCCTCGCGCCGTTCGTGGATATTACTGCCGAGACGGCGTACACGGATGTGCGCGCACGCGTCGGCGTGGGTCTCGCGTTCTTCTACGAATGGGATGATCGCTTGCGCGCGTTTGCGCTCGCTCACGAGGCTCTGCATGTGGCGAATCGTCACTTTCAACGTGCGGACGAAATGGGCGGGACGTTCGAGGGCGCTCACCGCATGTTGAATCTTGCGGGCGACATGGAGATTAACGATCTCCTCCGCAACATGGGGGTCGCCCGCTCGGGGGATGAGGATAGGTTCGTGTTCCCCGAGGGTATGGGGTATGAGCGTTCTCGCACGATGGAAGAATACCTTGTCGCCTTGTCCGGTGATATGGAAAAGCTGCGTGAGCTGGCGCGCCAGTTGGCGGCTGCGGCGGGCGAGAGTGGTTCTTCTGGGGACGGCTGTGGCGGTTCTTCTGGCGAGTCTGGCTCGCAGGGTTCCGAGTCCGGTTCCGCTCCTGGTTCTTCCGACGAGCCTGGTTCCGACGGTTCGCAGGGCGGGCAGTCCGGCTCTGCCGGTTCGCAGGGTGGTTCTGGTTCTTCTTCTGGTAACGGAGGCGGTTCACAGGGCGGTCAGTCGGGTTCCGGCTCTGATGGTTCCGAGTCTAGTTCCGGTTCCGGTGGTTCCTCGTCCGAGGGTGGCGAGGTCGGTTCTTCCTCTGGTTCTTCTTCCGTATCTTCCGGCGACAACGAGGGCGGCGAAGATGGTGACGGTCAGGGTGGTTGGACGCGCCAGTATGTGCGTCAGCACGTGGCGCACGCGTGCGGGTCACGCAGCACCAGCGAGGATGACCGCGACGGTGAACGCATCGAAGGTGAGACGGGCGTGCGTGGCCGTGAACTAGCGGACGTGGAAGGCGCGCGCCAAGACGCGGAAGCTCTGGTGCGTGAAGCCGCCGAAGGCAACGCGAACATTGGTGACGGTGAGGGTAACGTGTGGGTGCGCTTGTTGACTGGCATGGCTCCCCCGCGCGTCCACTGGCAGAGCGTGCTTGCTGGCGTTGTGGGGCGTTCAATGTCGTCTCGCGTGCGCGGAAACAGGTACGCGACCTACCGTCGTCCGAATCGTCGCCGTCAGGGCGGTGAGTTCTTGTGGCCGTCCCGTGAGGACAACAAGCCGACCGTGCATGTGGCGGTGGACACGTCGGGTAGCATGGGCCGCAGCGACTACGCTCGCGCCGTGAGTGAGATTGAGGGCATTTTGCGCACGTCCGCGTCTGGCGCTGCTATCGGCTTCTACGGGGTGGACACGCGCATGACGGAAAAGCCTCGCATGGTGTCGCATGTGCGCGATATGAAGGCGCTGGGTGGCGGCGGCACTGACATGGCTGTCCCATACGAATGGATGCGTGGCGAGTGGGAGGCTGGCGGTAAGCGCCGCCGAGAGTTGCCGGACGTTCATGTTCTCATTACTGACGGTTACGTGTATTGGGGTGAGACGTTTGCGGCGGCAGCGAAGTGCCGACAGTTCACGCGCATGGTGATCGTCGTAACAAACGCGAGCGAGGATAAGCGTGTTATTGAGGATGGGCGGGCCGCTGGTGTGAGCGTGGTGTTCGTGAACGAATAAGCGACTGTCCGCCGCGCTCACACTGTGACGGTGTTGTTGCTGAATGTGTGGGGTGTGTTCTGTCCCTTGTTGGGGCGGGGCGCACCCCGCGCGCTTTTATGTCCCCGTTTTCTTTCCGGTGGCGTGTTTCCGTTCGGCGGTTGTCGCTCTTCTTTTCGTGCGCCCTGTGCCCCGTCACGTGCGGCGGTCGCACGCATAAGCTGCTATTTGTGTGGTGTTTGAGCGTTCCTAACATGTGAAGGGGTTGTGTGGTGGCTGGTTTGTCCCGTGGTGAGAGGGAAGCAAAAATGCGGGGTATTGCTGTCCGCGCAGAATACGCGGCGTTCATGGGTGAGTGTGAGCGTTTGGGTGTGAGTGTGGGAGGTAACGCCGAAAACAAGTACATGGTGTTCAGGCGCACCCTGGTTCGCGACGACGCAGCACTGCGCGGCGGTGAAGGTCTCGGCGGCGAGGGCGACGTGGTGGACTTGCGGTATGGCGCGGACGTGGCGTTCGTGTGCGCGCGGATGGTTCGGGCGTGCTTCCGCGAGAGTGTAGCGCCGTCGGTGTTCGCTGGCATGTCGCCGCTGGGTGTTCTCATGTTTTTGGGTTTGGATGGGGCTTGCAAGGATGAGCCTGGCGCGGATGCGCTTGCCGCTGGCGCGTGTGGCGACCTGGTACTTAACGGCGTAAAGTGAGCGCCACTCGTTTCCTATCGCGTGTATGCGCGGTCGCGCCGTCCGTTTTATCGCTTCGCTGCCCCTGGCTTATCACGTTGCTGTTGTTGCGGGAGCGCCCGTCGTCCCACACTCTACGCGCCGGTTGTCCGTATCGCCGTCGATACGGCACCCATGCGGCCCTGTGACGGGCGAACGCGCTGTCAACCCACTCCGGTAGGGTACACGCATTTTGAGGCCGTTAAAACGTGCTCCAGCGTTCCGCTTGTGTCGCGGCAACCCTGTATCCCGAACGACTGCCTGAATCAACCGCGAGCGTCGTGCTCGAAAAAGAAAGTGGGGCACCCCCAAGCCGGGGTGCCCCACAATATGTGCGAGATAACAGTCAGGAGATCACTGCTGCTCCCACTCGGGATAAGCCACGCTAATCTCCCACATGTACTGGTCGTAAGCGGCCTTCATGACGCCCGTTGACCACTCGTTCAACTCCGCGTCATCCTCGGCGAGCGCAAGCTCACCCAGGTTCTCCGGCACGCTCGCCATACCGTAGTTGAGCGCGTCAATGACACTGTGGCGGATACGCGTGTGGGAGGCAACGTTCGCGTCCGGGCCGGTCACATTCAGCTTACCGACCTTGCGCTGGACAAACACCTGCATGTTTCCGATCTTACGGTACAGGTGCTCGGCAACAAGTCGAGCCGACTCCGCCGTCAGAATACCGTCGCTCGCGTCCATGAGCTTATTGAACAGGGACGCAACCGCCGTGATGGAGCTGCTACCGGGGTTCGGGTCGCCACTCTGAGTGTATGGGAACCACGGCTTAGGCTCCGGGCTGGTGCCCTGCGCCTCATATGCGGGGCGATGTGCCGGCGCCTGCTCCTGCGCGGGAACGTTCGCGCCCCACGCGCTGCCCGTCGAGAACTCGCGCTTAGCGAGGGCGCGCGCCGCCTCCGGGTTCAACTCTGGGTTGCGGCGAACAATCATGTCCTCGAACATGTTGCTCTTAGGCATATTGCGCTTGAAACCCTTATCGTTCTCGGAATCGTCCACGACCCACGTCTTACCGCCGTCTAGGGACACGGCTGCGATAGCGGTCTCAAAGATACGGTACTTCTTAACAGCGTCGCCCTCAGACATGCTGCCCTTGGCTTCGGCGTATTCGCGCATAAAGTTCGCCCACGGCATGTCAAGTGGCGTGCTGTCCGTGTGTCCATTGAAGCCGGGCGCGATATGACCGTCCTCGGTGTATGGCTTTGTGCCGGGCTTGGACTTGTATTTGCGGTACTTTTCGATGCGGTAAATGACCGGGGTGTCGTTGTCGTATGCTTCACGGAGGGCGGCTGCAATCTTGTTGTTTCCGTCGTCGAACACGCTGCCGTACACGTCGTAATCGTCGCCCTCGTGGGTGAAAATGGCGCGGTATCGGGTGTTTGCGTTGCTGCCCGGCTTTGGCTTCGTGATGTCCAGCTTGCTAATGTGCTCGTAGCCTGTGCGAACCTCTAGTTGTTCGCGCTTGTCTACGGGTGCGGATGGGTCGCCCGCGAGGGTGACAAAGGGGAAAACCTTGTCTCCCATTCGCATGTTCTCGTACAGTGGCGGAACCGTGTTGTTTGTTGCGTTTGTGTTCGTTTCGTTCGTGCTCAGCGTCATCTTTGCTCCTTACGTGACACTTTGGTTTATCTATCTCTTGGCGGGGCGTGCTGTGTGCCCCTTGCTTGTGCCGCGTGTCTCTTGTTACTGCGTGCGGCTCACGTTAGCGTCTCTACACGTGTAGAAACAGGTGAGGAGAGGGGCGCATACAAGCCACGCCACGCAAAACGGGCCAACTTGCACGCCCCTCCCCTCTAGCATCCTCTCTCTTGCAGGCTCACGCCCCGCCCGTCAGCGAGGCGCGTGCCTGTCAGAACGGAGGCTCGTCACCAAACTGGGTAGCCGCGCCGCCAGCGAAAGCGTCAGCCTGCGCGGCGGGAGCCTGCTGCTGGAAACCGCCCTGCTGCGCGCCACCACCGTTATATGCGGCCTGGCGCATCTGCGCGCCCTGCGCCGGACGCTGACCGCCCGACTGGTAGCTGCCCTGCTGTCCGTTGTTGGTGCGCGTCACCTGAGCGCGCGCACTACGCAGTGACGGGCCGATCTCGTCAACCTGCAACTCAACGACGGTGCGTCGCTCGCCTTCCTTCGTCTCGTAGGAGCGCTGAACCAGGCGACCCTGGGCGATAACGCGCATACCCTTACGCAGCGACTCAGCAACATTCTCAGCCGCGTTACGCCACACGGAGCAGCGGAGGAACAACGACTCGCCGTCCTTCCACTCCCCCGAATTACGGTCGTACGTGCGCGGCGTGGACGCAATCGTAAAGTCGGCAACGGCTGCGCCGTTGCCCGTCCAGCGTAGTTCGGGGTCGGCGGTGAGGTTGCCGATCACTGTAATAACTGTCTCTCCTGCCAAGGTACCTTCTCCTTCTCGTGTATGTAGGTTTTTCCTTGCAATAATCAATATATATGCCCGTATTGGGGTTGTCAAAAGCTCACGAGCGGCCCTATGGGGCACTCCATTTCGCCCAATGTTTCCCGCTCTTTCTGCGCCTCGAAACGCCGTGCGTTTGTGTTTTCGCCGCACTAAAAACTACCCCGGCGCGCGAGCGGGCGGGTGTAGGAGGGCGGGTTGCCTCGGTTTTAACGGGGTTGTCCGCCCGTTTGGCGGTTGAGCGCGTGCGCCAGTTCGCTCTCCCACGTGCCACCCAGCTTGCTTGCCTTCTCGTTGGCGCTCTCCGCTTGTTCTGCCCACCAGGAGGGGGACTCGTCGCCATAGTTGCCATATTTGCGGCTGCGCATGTAGTAGTAGAGGGCAACAGCGGCCATTACAACCGGAAGCAACCGGAACACCCAGTTCACCGACACGTAGGCGCTCAGCCACGACGATGCTTCATCGCCGCCGAAACCCATGTAAAGCGGAACCCACCAAGCGTTTGCGAGAACCAGCGCCCCCACCGCGTAGCGACCCCATACGGCGGAAACACGACGATACAGAACGCCATAACGCGAGAGTAGCGTCAGCGGCGTTTGCTTCCTCAACTCGTCCCGCTCGTACACCGCTCTTACGCTGCCATGCAGCGACACGGTGAGAGCCACCATTGACGCAACTTCAAGCGTGGCCAAAATAGTGAACGTCATTACTTTTGCTTCCTTTCAAGTGCGCCAGCCAGTTCACGCTCCCACACGCCGCCGCACCCAACAGCCCGATTCTCCCACTGTACCACATTGTCGGCCTCGTTGCCCACCGTCGAGTCGCAGGTTTTTCCTGATCTAAACGGGCATTGGGCGCTTGGCCGTGTCGAAGAAAACAAGGTGTTCATGAACATAACACCATGCACAAGCGCAATCGCGAACAACGAAACGGTGAGAATGAACAGAACGAATAGGCGCGCATCCGTCGGCCCGTTCTCGCCGATCACGGTCCTCGACATTTCAACGAAAGACCCGGAGAACTTACCAGAGTCACAAAAGTGAGCGGACGCGACGGTGTTAAGCGACCAACCAAGAAACGACCAAAACAGGTTGAGACCCCGGCACGTGTTGCGCCCGCAATCGTTGCAATGAGCGTAAAATAATAGGCAGTTGGCGAATATGCAGAGGAGGGCGACAATAATCAATCCGCCGACCGCAAGCGCCTGCGCGGCGTTATGGAAAATCTCACTTGCGTTCTCGTCCGTAACGCCGCCAGACTGCGTGGAATAAGGCAACCATAGTATCCCGGTCATTCTTTACCTACCTTTCAGGAGGGCGGATGACAGTTCAACCTCCCACGCGCTACCGCATCTAGCCGCCTGACTCTCCCACCGTGCCGTACCGCCATCCTCAGCGCTTGTCGCCGAGTCGCCCACATCGCCCTGTGCTAGTGGGCACTGAGCGCCGATGTGCGGAGCGTCTGTTAGGGTGTTAATACCGGCTACGCCGAAAGCTAGGGCGGCGAGCGACGACAAAAGGGTGATACAAACTAGGAAGAAACTTACCGCGCCGCTAACCGGGTGACCTTGTGGTCCGATGGTATCAATGTGCCGCCACGCGGACAAGCAGAACGCAACCATATTCAACGAGACACCGAGCAGCACTTGGCGCATACTGCGGCCACGACACTCACTACACCCACAACTGTTACATGACGACGCGTAAACGCGGAACCCCAGCAGACTATTAACGCACACAAGGGCAACCAAGATAAGTGACAGTCCGACCGCCTCCAAGACGGACGTAAAGTCCGCGAGCGCCCTCTCAGCCGTATCGACGGATGTTTGACCCGCAACACAGCCGGACTGCGCGGCTTGCGCGAGTAACAACATTCCGGTCATTCCTCATCCTCCCAGTCGTCTAGCTCTTGTTCGATCTCGCGCATGATCTCTTCTCCACGGAACGCGACCGTGCAAATAAAGTCAAAGGCAAATGACACGACAATCGCGATGATGTTCCACGCAAATACGGTTATTCCCATAAATTGCGCGCCTGTGTGCCCCATCCCGTAGGTGATGCCGGGTGCTGCGGGGACGATGAACGCGAGCAACAGTACCACGTTCATGAGGTAAAACCGCGCGCCACGCATGTGCCCCTGAGAACGCTGCACCAGTTCGTACATGATGCGCAGAGCAAGCGCCAACACTACGCCCGCGAAAAATGACGCGACTGCCAGTCCCGGTGTCATCGTCATTAACTTGTTTCCTCTTCCCGTATTGTCCTCAAAAGTCTACCACTCATGATACCACCCGTGCGGCGCTTCACGCCACGCGACACGCCCGCCACGCGGCCATCACGCCCTTTTGTTAGTGTGTCAGCGCTTGCGTCCCAGTGCCGCGTCAATGGGTGCAACATGGCGCGCCAGCTCGTCAACGTTCGCGCTGGCGTTCGACCGCCGCACGTAAAGCCCTTGGCTACGCGCAGCCTGTCGTATGAGACCCGCTGCGGCTCTGACAAGTCGCTCCTGCGCCGCCCGCGCATCGCGCTTACGCGCAAGCGTGGACAGTAAGCGAGAACCAAGCGCCGTCACGCGTCGCCGCATTCGCTTTCACTGATGGTGTTCTCGCGGCTATCGACAGCGCTCACGTAGTCGCCGTTCGCGATACCGGAGTAGCCTCGTGAACAAGATGGCACACTCTTTGTGCCCGCATCACAAGCGTTCGGCTTCACGTCTCCCGCGCGGATAGCGTCATCCATGTCCAAGCGTCGCACGTATGCTGCGCACAGCGCTCGAAACATGCGACGCGTGAGCATAGCTGCGACAATGAACGCGCACGCGCCGACCTCGAACCAGTAACGGTGCGTGTAGCCGTCAATAAACGTGCCGTTATCGACGGTGGCATGAACCATGTAATGCGCGAACGCGCTACCCACGAGGGAAGCCACAAACGCAACCGTTACGACAAATACGATGCGCAGCGGGCTAAACCACCTGCGCGGACCATACACGTAATCACGCAATGCGTCGTTCAGCCACGCGACAATCTTTCCTGACATGTTCTTCATGACGTTTCTCCTGTTCTCGTTGTTTCTCGCGGTGGTAACCGTCATCCCCGCAAAAGCGTTATTACTTGTGGAGGGCCGCGTCAAGCTCACGCTCCCACGCGTCCCCAGCCTCACCGGCTGTGGCTTCACTGGCGGTCGCCGCCTCGTGAGCGCGTGCGACCTCCGCGTCTCGCTCCATGCGCTCTCGTTCCGCCTTCTGCTCGGCACGATTTTCGAGCCACCGTTCACGGGGAGATTTGGATGGGGCTTGACCAGCGACGAGTCGGTTCAAGAGGATAGAGCATACGATGGCCGTCACAATCGTCGTCACCATTTTCGGTAGCCCCGTCGCATACACGATGGTCGACGTCACACACGTCACTGTCGTGCTAGTGAACATCATGCTCACGAAGCGCCACCCAAACCAGTGTGAAACAAACGACAATGCGGCGAACGCGACCACAAGCCCAACACCAAACAGTACCACGGTATCCAACTTCGCCGCCCTCTCCCTATTTTCTCTCTTACCGCTTTCGCCCGCACGCAAGCACCACGGGCAGATGCGCGCCCACAAACCACACAAAAAGCGGACTGTGGGCGCGCCGCCACTATTACAGAACGTTCACGCTGCCGCCGTCAATCTCACGGCGCGCTTCCAACTTGTCCACCAGAGGAGCCACATACTCAGTGAGTTCACGGCTGTTAGCGCGGCGCTCCTCACCAAGAGTAGACAGTTGCGCGCGAGCGTCAACAATAAACCCGGTGAGAGCGTCAAGGTTACGCTTAATGTCCTCCACCCTAGCGATGGTGCTCTTCTCGCGGGCAACCATTCCAGTGATGTTCTTGCCGATAAGCTGAGTGTTCTCGTCCGTCAGCTTAGCGACCGCCGCGTTAACAGCATCCAGGGTGTCGCCCACCATCTCCTGAGTACCCAGGGCGGTGCGAACAAGCGTCTGCGCCTTCAACACGGGGATAGTATTGTTGAGCGTTTGGACGGCCTGATTAGCCAACATGCGCGCAGACTGTGAGGCGATAGCGAGTTCCTGGCACACGTAGAGCGCGGTGCCGACCTGTCCCAGCAGTTCGTTCTCGCGGCGGTCGGCGGCGTCAACGACGCTAGAGTGGAGCGCGTCAGCGAGAACAGCGTCGCCCTCGTCGCCGGTTGCGCGCAGCTCTTCCACGCGGGCTTCCGCGTCATCGCGAATAATGCGCACCGCGTGAATGTCCGCCGCAATATCCTGGATACGGTCACGCTGGTATGCGGCCTCGGTGTCCAGCAGGTCAGCGTCACGCGTCATCGTCAGCGCCGCGTTGTGAACAGAGTCGGACGTGTCCTGCAAAGACTCTTCTGCGCTTTGGAAGCGCGCCTGAAACTCGCGGAGGCGCTTCTCAGGGGATGCGAGGAACGGCAGCCAGCGCGCGATGGCGCTCTGCTTACCGAGGCCATTCACTGTGACAGCCAGTGCTGCGAGTTCGCGTCGCATTGCTTCCGCGCCGTCCGTCTTAATCTTTGCGCCATCGGCGGTGCGGCTCAAAATGTCGGTCTTGCCGCTGACGGCGGCTTGTACGTGTTCCTGTCCGATAGCGGAGACTTCGGCGGCCATCTGCGTGTACTTGGTCTGGTCGCGGCTTTCGAGCGTGCCGCTGATCTTCGCGCGAATCATGGGCGCGAGTTCGCGCTCGCGCTCTTCCACGTCGTAGTTGCCTGCGAGCTTGCGGGCAACGTCACTCATGTACGTGCCCTCGTTAATGACCTCTACCTCAACGATGTCGGTACTCTTCTTCCGCGTCGCCTTCTTGGCGGCGGACTTCTTCGCCGTCGTCGCCTTCTTAGCCTTCGCGGTGATCTTTCCGGCGGTGCTCTTCTTGCTAGATGAGGCGGTGGTGGTCTTGCTGGTAGCCATGATGGGTATTCTCGCTTTCTTTAACGGTGCTCACGTTACTCATGTGGATAATCGTTCTTGTACCACGGTTGTTAGGTTATGTCGCGCGCAAATGCTCGCGCCACTCACGCTGGTTTACGGTCGCGTGTTAGATGACGGTTGGTTCGTCGCCTGCCGCCGTGCGGACAAGCTGACGTGCGCACATGTTCAGCCACGATGTTTCCGTCACGTGCTCGGGCCGCTCCTCTATGGGGAACGTGGCCGTTAGGTCGATGACGGTGAGCGTCACGCTCACGTTGCCGCCCGCCCCTGTTGTGACAGCGTAGTTGTGGACGGTGCCGGGTTCCACGTTTTCCGTGTGAACGACACGCATGGTGCCGTCCGCGCCCGCAGCGATGAGGGAGATGGGGCGAGGCGACCATGCGAGCGCCGACACGATCTCACTGTCATTTTCGCTGTTTTTGAGGTCGTACATGAACGTGTCGGCACTCTCAACGAGGGCTACGCGTTCGCTCGTAGCGACAAGGACGACGGGGTTAACGTCCGTGTTGCCGGTTGTTTTTACCCACACGCCGGGCGCGTTCCCCATGCTGATGGTGGTGGTTTGTGCGACGCGTGGCCGCTGCACGGCCTCGTCGTTTGCGTGTCCGCTCGCCTGCGTGTTTTTCTTCCGATTCCAGAACACGAAAGTTACTCCTCTCCTGCCTCGTTGTCGCTGTTGGTGTATTCGTCGCTGCCAGGCGCGCCACCGCTGTTGCCGTTGGCGTTGGCTCGTGCTCGTTCTTTGATGGCCGCGAGCGCTGGGAATCGTTCACGCTCCACCGTGCGAGCCTCCGCAGACGCATCCTTATAGTAGCGTTTAATGCTGGCAAGTTCGTCGCCGATCTTCTGTAGCTCATGCAACGCAGACTCAACGAACGTCTCATTCACCGCGAGAGCTTGTTCTTCCACGCTGTCGAGAACGCGCACAAGCGCTTCACGGGCTTGCGGACGTGACTCAGGCTCCGCTTTTTCCGCCAGGGTGAAAGCGTCCGCCACCTGGCCGCGTAGCGTGTTTGTGAGGCCGCTCATCAGCGCCTCATCACACCAATACTTGTCGTTGGCGCGCTGCGCGACCAGTTGCACGGCGGTCGCCGCGCGTGTGGCGGCATCCAGCACACGCTGACCATACGCACTATATCCGCATACGGCTTGACGCATCACGTACTCGGCGAGCACGCACAGTTTCCGACCGTACCCGGACACGGTAATGGTGGTTTCAGACTGTTGTTCACTCATGCTTCATATCATACCACATTGCGCGCGTTGTCCGCTACACGTGCGCGAGCGCGTCTTGCGGTTGCGTGCAACGCGCGCGTCGTGTAACATGTGGTCGAGACAGAATCGTAACACAAAACGCGAAAGAAAAGAGGAAGCATATGCGTAAGCTCGCACGCGTCACCACGGTAGATGAGTTTACCCCGATTGAGGGTGCGGACCGCATCGTCGCAGCTCACGTCGGCGGGTGGACAGTCATCACCCCCAAGGCAGCACAGACGGATGACAAGGCCGCGCTGTTCGTGTATTTGGAGGTGGACGCGGTTGTGCCCGAAAAGACCGCCGTGAAGCGTCCGGCGTTCCAGCCGCTCATGGACATTAAGTGCCAGGACTTCACGCTCATGGACGAGGACACGGAGACGGTGTTCCGTGTGCGCGGCCACCGCCTGCGCACGAAGCGCATCCGTGGCGTGTACTCGCAGGGCTTTTTGCTCCCCATCGCGGACGTGTTCACGACGGAGGAAATGAACGCACTCGCTTTCGCGGACGGCATGGACGTGACCAACTACCTAGAGGTTGTTAAGTACGCGCCCGCCCCCAAGGCACAGCCCGACACGAATGGCAACAATGGGGCGCGCGGCAAGTGGGATGACTCGCTCGCGCCCAAGACGGATGCGGAAAGGTTGCAGAACCTCACCCGCTACTGGGATGAGATTCAGCAGATGCAGTGGATGCCCACGCTAAAGGTTGATGGTACGTCCATGACGGTTGCCAACGACGCTGGTCAGATGCGCGTGTTTAGCCGCAACCTAGAGGTTGGGGAAGATAACGAGCGCGCGGTCGCGGCCAAGCGGAATGGCCTGTGGGCGTGGCTGGAAGCTAACCCAGGATACACTGTTCAGGGGGAGCTGGTCGGTGAGGGTATCCAGAGTAACCGCCTGAACATTAAGGGCCGTCTTGTCCTCGTGTTCTCTGTCTGGCTGAATGGCGTGAAGCTACAGCGCAGCCAGTGGCCTGCGTTCCTCGAAGCGATGGGCGTGCCCGTTCTGGGCGACGAGTGGCAGCCGTCTCGTTTCGAGTCCCCGGAAGCGCTCATCGAAGCGGTGAACGGCCTGCGCGGCTACATTGGTGACAGCTTGAATGAGGGTATCGTGTACCACATGGTGCGCGACGAGGGCGATAACACGCCGCTGCCGCGCTGGATGTCCTCGCGGGAGAACTTTAAGGTCGTTTCCAACAAGTACCTCGCTAAGTTCGAGTGAGGCGCTTGTTGGGAAACGCGGTGACGTGAACAGATTGCCCCACCCCCATTTGACGAGGGGTGGGGCTTTCTTGTGGCGTGTCGCCGTTGCGCCTGTGCTCTCTCCTGTGGTATGGTGGGTGTTATGAGCGACAATGACATGAACGAAAACGGTCGTATGGTTCACGAGTCTCTTGCTGGCGTGAGCGAAAACGTATTGAAGCTCATTATGAGTCCAGAAACGCCGATCAGTGAGTGGACTGATGAGTCGCTTATTGCGCTACGTGCGATGGAGCTGGCGAATACCAGTACCAGTATGTGCAGCGTTTTGGCGGGTGTTTCGCCGGACCAGGTTACGCCGATCCTCTCCATTTGCGACTGGGATTTCGACGACACAAACTATGCTGGATACCCCGGCGACGCGAGGGAGGTCTCCGCCCTCATGAAGTTCGCGGGCGGCATTATTGAAGAGGGGATTAGTCACTCGCGCATGTTCGCGCCCATCGGTGCGTGCCTCCGATTCCCCGACAACGAGCTGGTGCGTAAGATGGCGCGCAAGAAGGGGAGCGTCGCGCAGGCAGAGTTGGACCGACGACATGAGGAGAATCACTCGTGAAAGAAACAGAAAACACGACGGCGCGCGAGATTGAGCGCGACGAGTGGGATGGTCTGATCGCAAACGCGTGCTACGGGTGGTTCGGGGAACGGTCATGCGAGGAGGCCGGGGTCCGTGATCGCGCCTACATTGTCAGCCACAGGTGTACATGGTACTCTTACAGTCTCGCACATGTGATTCCCGGCGCTGACATCGTTGAGCATGGCGACCTCTCTGTGACGGTTAACGGCGTGCGCGTACCTCCGGGCGGAGCGGTCACGTGGACGGAACGCAGGGATGTTAACGCCGCCTTTTGGGAGCACGCTCGCGAGGCGTGGAATGTGCAGACGTGGACTCCCGATCAAGTCCTGGAAGCGGTATCCAACCATGCGGACGGCGAACGCGCGGAGTGTCATGTGTTCGCTCCCGGCGTTTACTCGGTGGAAAGTGTGGGCATAAAAAAGACGGCGAGGTCGCTCGCGACGGTCGGTGTCCTAGCTGTCGCGACACTCATTCCAGACTCTACGTGGCAGGAGCCGCTGAACGTGTTTGCCCTGTTCGCTGGCGGAGAGTTTTGTGGGTTCATAGAGGATGATAGATACGACATGGCTGTCGTACACGTGGAAAGCAACGGAAGCGTGATTGCGAGCGTCGTTGATGAAGAAGAATTGAACGACATCGCGTGCTCCGTTGAAATGGCGGGCACCGCAGACGAGAACGAGGTGGCCGCGTGCGTTATCGGCGAACGCGACCAGTGGGAAAATAACGCCCGGCGCGTGAGGGCGGCGCTCGCTGTGGAGGGCGCGAACGGCGACGTGCGAGTCACGCAGGAGGGTGTGTCTCTGAATGGTGTCTCGGCGAAGCCTGGCGAGGCGCTTGTGTGGGAAACGTGGGGCGACCAAGTGTCGCACGTCCACGTAGCCGATAATGACGTTGTGCGCCTCAGCATGGAGGAGTACGAGCCTACCGACTATCCGGGCGTGAGCCTTGTGCGACTGTATGGCAATACCAAGAAGTGAACGATAAGGAAACATACAATGAATGATAACGAGCGTGAAAGCGCCGTGTTGAAGTCGGCTATGCGTCTCGTCGCCCCGTCAAGCCGCACGGTCCCACTCGCAAAGTGGAGCGCCCCGTCGCTTGCCGTGTTGCGCAGCCTAGAACTGTCAGGAGTTAACGCGGATAAGCATGTAGTTGGAGCGTTCTACCCGCTGTCGCACAACCAGGCTGCGCCCGTCCTGTCTGTCCGATCACATGCGATTAAGACGGAGCCTACCGCAACGCTCGTGGAAGAACAGGTGGCGGCTCTCGTCGCGTGCGGCGTGTTCGTGGACGCTGGCATTGCTCACCTCGGCGACAGTAGCCGTGCCCATTGGTCGTGCCTACGATTCCCTGTCGGTGGACATGACGAAGAGATCGTTGCTGGTCTCGCCCGGAGCGTGGGTAGCGCTGCTCAATCTGAGTTGGACTGGCGAGAGTGCGAGAGCGAGCACGGGTCGCGCCGCTCAGAGGCCCCGCACCCGTCGGAGCTGTCATGAGCAGCGTTACGCAAATGAGCGCTGGCGACGTGCTGGACGCGTTACAGCACGCGTGGAAAGAGTCGGCTATCATCCCGGAGTTGACGATTACGGACACGCGTGAACTGTACCGTGAGCTAGAGAAGGGTGAGAAGCATGGGCCGCTGAAAAGGCGCATTGACGCGCTCATGTTCTCGCCGGACGGTATGCGCACCGCTATCGAAGTGAAGGTGGATGTGGCGGACGCTGGGCGCGAGTCGTGGGCGAAAATCAGACCGTGGATGATGGTTGCGCACCGTTTCGTGTACGCGGTTCCCGCTGACCTTATTGATCGGCCACCTGTGGGCGCTGACCAGCGTTCCGGCCTCGTATGGGTGTACCCGGACGGGCGCGTGGAGTGGAAGCGGAAATGCAAGATTAACCATTCGCCGGAGGCGTTGCCTCAGTTGACGGTGTTCAATCTGGCGTGGCGTGCGGCGAAGGGCGAGGTGCGGTCGTTCTAGAGGCGGCGGCGCGCTAAGCGGGGGGGGGGGGGGGGGGGGGGGGGGGGGGGGGGGGGGGGGGCGCGCCCCCCCCGCGCCGCCCGCCGCCTTGTTTCCGCTGCTATTGCGTGGGTTTGATGGTCTCGCGGCGCTCTATTTTGGTGGCGGCTGACTCCCACGGCTGCTTCCCGCGTGCCCGTTTCGTGGCGTGCGGCGAGGCGGCCCCTGGCGTCCGGTTGGCTTGTTTTATTGTAGGAAAATGCGATGCGCGCACGCAGCCGCTCCGCGCCCAGCGCCTCTCGCGGGCGGTTAGCGCTGTTGGCTGCGAACGCGCGATTGGAGGAGACCCAGTTGACAGTATTTCACAAGTTACAGAAAACGGTGGGTGGTGCGAGCGCTTCCGCGCTCGCGGCTCTCGCCCTCGCACTTGCCGCGCCCCTCACGGTTGGCGCAGCCCACGCCGAAACAGCGGGCGACAATCCATCCACAGGGCAAAACAGTAACCCCGCCTCCGTGACGTTCGGGAAAGCTGACGGGACGGTCGGCAACGACAAGGTCCACATCATGGCTCTGCCGGACAGTGACGCCATTATCCTAGAGTCCAACGGCCATTTCGGCATCGTGGACAGTGGCGAGGACGACGATTACGCGGACGGGTCAGATCCGCGATACCCGTGGCGTGCGGGCATTGCCACGTGGGGCGGGTACACGCGCGACGTTGACTCGTATCTGCAAAAAATCGGCGTCAACAGCTCTAACCTGGACTTCTACATTGGCACGCACGCCCACTCCGACCATATTGGTAACGCGGACACGATCATTTACAAGTACCGTCCGAAGCGTATTTACACGCCACAATATTCCGATAGTTATATTACGGACAAGTCGCGCCTGTGGGATAACCAGAAAGTCTACGACGACATGATTCGGGCCGCCGCCTGGGCTGGTTCCGCGTACGGGGCTGTCCTTGACCAGCACGTCACCCCCGGATACGATGACACTATCCAGATGGGTGACATGCGCATCCAGATCATCCCCACGGACCCGAACGAGAACTACAAGCGGACAGGCGTGTACGACGCTAATTTGATCGCGTACACGGCGAAAGTAACCGCGCACGGTCGCAGCGCCTACCTGTCTGCCGACCTGGAAACAACGAACGGGCAGGAGGATTACGTTGCTCCGATTGTCGGGCGTGTGGATTGGTTGAAGTCTCCGCACCACGGTCTCCCGTCGTCTAGCAACAACGGGTTCGTGGAGCGATTGTCTCCGAAGCTGGTCATGCAGACCGGGTACGAGTTCCAGTCACACGACGGCGCTGTTGCCGGGGTGACGCGCGGCAGCTACGAGTGGTTCGAGGCTGCCAGCATGAGGAAAGCCGGATACGACGCGCTTGTTGGAACGTTCACGCCGCAGGGTATTACGCGCCCCTACTACAACGTGAGTATGGGTCACGTGTTCGGTGGAGCGGCACCGGAGCGCACGTGGTGGATTCATGACGGTAGGCCGTGGGCGACACGCGGCTGGTGGGAAGGCCACTACGGCGGCTGGCATTATTTTGACGGCAAGCCGTACGCGGCTCAAAACCAGTGGGTGTACTCTGGTGGCTCCTGGTATTGGATGGGCGGCGACTCCTACATGACAGCGAACACGTGGGTCAACGACGGGAAAGGCTGGTACTGGGTGAGCGGCGACGGAACCATGCTCGGCGCGGGCTGGCACCGCATTAACGGCGACTGGTACCTCATGGCTGGCAGCGGCCGCGCCTACACTGGGTGGGTGCAAACCCCCGCAGGCTCCTGGTACTACCTGGACCCGGTGAGCGCAAAAATGCGCACAGGGTGGGTTAATGACGGTTCCGGCTGGTTTCTTCTCGCCCCGTCCGGCGCGATGCGCACAGGGTGGGTGAACGATTCTGGATCATGGTACTTGCTATCTGGGACTGGCCGCGCCGCGTCCGGGTGGGCGCTTGACGTCGGCTCATGGTACTACATGGACACCGCCACGAACGCGATGCGCACCGGCTGGGTGAACGACGGGACCGGCTGGTTCTATCTGGGCGAGTCCGGGGTGATGCGCACTGGATGGCTCAATGACGGGGGCGCTTGGTATTACTTGTCGCCTAGCGGCGGGCGCATGGTAACCGGCTGGCAGCAGGTGGGCGGCTCCTGGTATTACATGAACGAGCATGGCGTGATGGTGACGGGTAGCGCGCTCGTTGATGATGTGACCCACTTGTTTGACGGATCTGGTCGTTGGCTTGGCCGCTCCTAACAATCTGGTATCCGCTTGTTGACGCGTTGGGGCGCATCCTGCTTGTCGTGGCCGTTGGCTGCTGGTTGGTAGGGTGCGCCCCTCGCACTTTTTTGTGTTATACTGGTTCCAGTGGCGCGTATGCTAAACATTGTGTGCGCCACAGCAATCAAGTCAAGTATGGGAAAGTAGCAAAGCGCAAGTGTGGGCGAGGGTGTGGGGAACCGCTGTGAGTGGGTGGAAGTATATGTGGGACGATGACGAGTGGATGCGACGCATCGAACAGGCGGAAGATGGAGACGCGACCGCATCCGCTGTCCTGGCACTCTATGATTCTCTCATGTCGCGCGATGACGCGCCTTCGCGTGGGAGTGGGTGGCTGAAAGGTCGCCAGTATCGTTTGGCGCGCCTCGCGTCTTTACCGTCTGCCCCGGCGCGCATGTTGATGGATATGGCCGCTGTCCTGGTGGACGGCGCGGGCAGCGAAGGGTTTGACGACTTGGCCTTCCCGGTCGTGTACGCTTTGGGCGATAACCCGGCTCTCCCGCGCGTCGCCTACGAGAGCCTTGAACGAGCGTACGGCGGCGACAACGGCGTGTGCCCTGAGTTGGGGGTGCGTAACCCCGTGTACGCTAATCGTGTGGCTCGGCGCACGATCTTGGGTGATTCTGCTGGGTGTGTGGCTTACGTCCCGGAGAGGACTTTGCAGGCTGTGCGCGATGGTATCGTTGATGATGAGGATGTTCTCGCTTACTTGGGTGAGGGCGAGCGAGAGTGGACGTTGAGAAGAGATTACGGCGGCAAGTGGGCATGGACAGAGGACGACGCGTTGAGCGTGGAAATGCGCCTGTGCGGCTTGAATGTGTGGTCGGACAACTGAAAGGGGTATATGAGGGTGACCGTGGGTGAACGCGAAAAGCTCCGCGACATGTTACAGTCAATGGCGCTTGATGTTGACAACGTTGACAGGGAGATTGCGGAGTTCCTGTGGGCTGTGGCTACCGAGGTTGGGCAGGGTGGCACGATGGCGAGGTTGACGCAGTTTGCCTATTGGCATGTGCGCGCTCGCGTGTCTCTCGGTTGGTGGGACCGTTTTGAGCACGTGTGGGTAGGATTCGCTGCAATGGACTGCGTTCCCGCAGAGGTGCTACGAGACATTGCCGTCTGCTGCTTGGCGAACAACTGGCGGAGTCGTCAGAGTGTGAATACAGTTGTGGCCTCTCTGTGTGACAACACCGCGATTCCGCATGACTTATTCTGTGAACTTGATAGTCGTTTCGGCGGCGAGTGTAGTGATTTGCCGGAGTTGGGCGCGTGTAACCCGCGCTACGCGAATGAGATTGCGCGGAAGCTCATCCTTGACCGCCCGGAGGGGTTTTCTGACGCGCATGACGTTCCCCGCCGCATCCTGGATGGGGTGAGTTGTGGTGCTGTGACCGACGAGGATGTTCTCGCGTTCCTGTGTGAGCCGCGCGAGTGGTCCACGGAATACGCGGGCGAGCCTGAGTACGCGGAGGGCGCGTCGTCGGAGTGGACTACTGACGATGCGCGCAAGCTGAGAGAGCGACTAGGATGCTGAAAGACTGCGACTCTCGTAACCTGTCGCGCTTTCCTCACGCGTGCTCACCCCCTACTGTACCCGTCAGAGTGCCTGTACGCGCCCCTGGCGGGATTTCGCACAATGGATGCGCATTGATGCCGCCGAGTACGTTTGAGGCTGTTAAAGCGCGTTCCAGCGTTTGACTTGTATGCGTCCGTGGTTGCTGGCGACTGTGAGCGTTTGTCACACGCTGCACATCCGTCATATATTGGTTCTTGCCTGCCGCGACAGTCGCGGACACTCAGGCAAGATACGCGGCCACAAGGGAGCCTTGGGCTGCTTAGATATGAGAGGGTGGGTGCGCTATGCGTAATCTGCACATTATTTGTACTCCGTCGCCGAAGATGGCGAAATACGCGGTCAAGGAAACACCAATTGGGGGTGGTTTCCTTGGTGTTGATGCTGTTGTTGATCGGATGCGTGGGGCGTTCTACGATTCGGTTGGGTGGTCTGGTGTCGGGTATGTTATCCACGACTATGACGAGGGCGAGATTGGTGCGGCTCTCGATTACATGATCTCGGCGGTGCGGGTGCGCGCCGCGAATGGCGGTGACATTGCCGTTGAGTATCCGGCCATTGGCGCGCATGTTCCCGACGAAGTGGACGAGAAATGCCACGAGGCCATTGATGCGATTGTGCGCGTGGCGGTCGCGTGCGGGTACATGGTGACCTTGCATGACCTGGTAGGGTATGGCGACATTGCTTTTGGCTCTCACCGGAAAGCTCCGCAAGACAGGTATGGTGCATACGTTTTTGAGGTGAAGCGACGCGCCGCGCAGGTGCGTAAGGGTGTAGATGCGCTCCTCGCCAAGTACCGTAGTGGCGGACGCGTCGTTCACCGCTACTACGATTACGACTATGCGCTAGACGCCGAGACGGCGGAGGTCATCGCGAGCGTGTCGGACGCAATCAAGACTAGCCTTTTCAGCTCGCGGTGCGTGGACAAGGCCATCCACAACAAGGATGGCAAAGTCACGTACATGACCGTCGGCAACGACTACGAGAAATTCAGCCGCAACGCTAATAAGGCGTGCGAGTTGATGCTGCGTGCGGGACGTGCCCGGCAACTGGTCGTGTTGGGTGACTATTTTAAGCACGCGAAAACCGCCAGCGACGTGAACGCTGTGTTGCAGGCGCTCCACGCGTATGATCTCGTTGACCTCAGTGTCGTGACGCGGCTGACACTGCTAGAGGGCAGGTCTGATTACCTGCTACGCCGTGCTCTCATTCTTGGTGAAGAAAACCCCATGTCGCATGTGGCCGCGCTCGTAGATGGCGATAATGAGTTGCGCGAGTCGATCCTCGCGTTCTTGTCGCGCCTCAAAGTCGCGTCCACCGTATCCATTAAGGACGGTGACGCGCCTGACGGATGGCGCTACATTGTCGCTTCCAACCGCGCTGCGTCCGTCCATGACGCGCTGTGCCTGATTGGCTGCGAGGGTGTGAAAGTGCAGGCGCGTGCCCTCATGGACACGGCTCGTTTCGTCCAGTCCGGCGCTTTCACGATGGAGGAGACAGACGAAGGCGTGAGGCAGCTGCTCGCCGTGTCGATTGCCGAGGAGTGCAAGGGTAGGGGCGATATGCGCATGGTGAACGCAGCTAGTAGGAGTGACAGGGCGGGGGAGAGGCGCGGCGCCATGTGGTGCGGTTCCGTTGACGGCCCGTCCGCCACGTGCGTTGAGTCTTTCGGAGGTTCAGCGGGATAACAGGGGTAGGCGAGTGTAGACTAGCCCCGCAATACACGTAAGCCCGCCCGCCGTGTTATTCGCGTTCACGGCGGGCGGGCTTACAGCGTGTTTCGCGTCAGAGAATGGTCACGTTCTTTCGCGCGGCATCGTAGGTTGCGAGAGCTTCGGCGATGCGGCGCGCCGTGGCAATCGAGTTCACCTTACCGTAGCCGTCCTCAACGCCCCTGAACGCTCCGTTGAGTGCGTCCGCCGCGTCCATCTCTTCGATGGTGGGCACGTACACGCCGGTGTCAACGCCCCACTGTGCGCCCTCCGCGTTCGCTGCGAGCGCCGCTTCCACGGCCTCGTCGTTGAACGGAATGTTGGCTGTTTCGTCGCCTGCCAGGTCGCCATCAACGCCGTAGTTGTTCATGCGCTGGCGGTATGCGTCGCGGAGCTTGGCCGCGTGGATAAGGGGGACGCGCCACGAGCCGATCTGCTGACTGGTCACGCGCACGTACTCGCTGCCGCTGTAGTCGCCGACGGTATCAAGGTCGTCAACGACATACATGCGGCCGTCGCCCATGAGGTGAGCGTACAGGGCCTTGTTGACGAGGCGGGCGACGCGACCGTTGACGATGACGGAGTTGCTGTACGTGTTGTCGTAGGTTTCGCTGACCGCATCAGCCTTATCCTTGGCTCCCATGTAGAACGTTTCGTGCAGCTCGCCGGGCTGGCGGCCCCAGTGCGACTCGTTAAGATTGTGGGTCTGCGCACGGTAGATCGCGTTGTTGGCGATCATGTAGGTGTCGCGGCCCGCCTGGAACGTCGGGTGTCCGTCGCCGAGGTCGGGCATGGTGGCCTTGACGGTCTCACGGCGCGCCGCTGAGCCGTAGCGGGATGTCTCGTAGCGGATGGTGAGAGTGCGGGCGGCGGCTCCGTTGTCGATGAGAGCCTGCTGGGTGGCGGTGGGCTGCTTCTTCATCATGGTTGGTTTCCTCTTTCCGCGTTGATGTTGTTCTCTTGTTGACGTGTTTTATTACAGCACAAACACCGCAACCCTGTCCACACGTGTAGATAAGATTGCGGTGGTGTGTCACGCTTCCCCGATTCCTCCACATTGCTGGGGCGACTGTTGCGGTGGCACCAGCGCAGAAAGAATGACAGCTATCCGTGTGCAGTGTTGTCGCTCGCAACTAAAAGCAATACCGTTTTTAAGGCCATTGATTGTGTGGCGGTTGATCGTCAGCGCCCGTAGTCGCGGTTTTCTGGGTCGTTGATGTCCATGTAACCGTCGTACATGCCGACGCTTCCCATGTCCGTGATGTCGGGCGTGTTTGGCTCGTTGGCGGCCATGCCGTTGAAGTAGCCGACAATGTAGTCTATATGACAGTTGAGGGTTTCGCTGCTATTGGCTATACGGCTGGTATTGAGTGTATTTTGGGAGGGTGCGTTGGCTAAAAACCAGACGTACAAGGCGTTTGTCGCGCGCCCGACCAACGTCCTAGACTTGAACGGTGAACTACTAGATGGTGCGCCCATTTTGGCTGGACTTGCATCTGAGGTTCGGGACATCTCGGCTTATGCGACCTATCTGGTTCGCAACGACGATTCTCTAGGCGGCGAGCTGGTGCGGGCTACCGCGACGGCTCCCGCTGTGGCGGGTCGCCAAGCGGGCGTTACTATGCCTGATTTTCTGGCGGTAGGCAAGTCCGGCAGGTCACGTAAAGAGTGGCTTGTACAGTACAATGCTGTGACCGCTTACCGCTCCTACCAGGAGCGGGTTAACGCCGCGAACGGGGAAAGCTCCAAATACGTGAGCCGGGGCTGGAAGCGCACCGTAGATGCTTCCCCGCCCTCGTATGGCGGTGATTACGTGAACCTTGGCGCAGTTGATAAGCAATATGCCGCCATCGAGAACGACCCGTTTGCCGATGGCGAGATTATCCTGAAAATGGTTATTCAAGGCGTATGGTACCGTCTGATTTTCAACTTCGACAACAAGAGGTTCAATGAGGGGAAAGTTACCCTACCCGTCATTAAAGTTCAGGGCGGCCAGCCTGTCTTTATTTTCACGGTCGTGACTGATAACCCTGTCATGCAGTTTTCGGGCGACTATACCATTGGCGTAGACGTGGGAATAAACGCTTACGCCACCGTCGTAGTGCGTGATACCAGGACGGGGCGGATAGTCCACCAAACGACACTTTCCCAGAGAGTCCACTCACTGTGGAACAGTGTCCGCATGTCTGAGCGGCAAGTCCGATTCCTCAAAAAGAAGTCTGACCGGCTCCTCTCGCAGCGCCAAAAGCGCATGTCCGTGTTGGACGAGGCGCAGCTTCACCGGGAGGCGGCATCTCGGAAGAAGCGCGAACTAGCTATCCTTGCGGCGCAAGAAATCGCCAACCTATCCCACACGTTCGATAACGCTGTGGTTGCCGTGGAGGACTTGGGCTGGATCGCGAACACGATGCAAAATGGCCGCTGGAACAGGGGCGCGCTGGTGAAGTGGCTCACCCACTACGTGTCGCAGAACGGCGGCTGGGTCGTGGCCGTAAACCCGGCGCACACATCGCAACACTGCTATAAATGCGGTTCCAAGGTGACGCATCCCACGCACGAGCTGTCCGTCTGCACTGAGCACGGGGTGATAGACCGGGACGTGAACGCTGCCGCCAACATTGCCGCACGTGCTGTTCCGAGGGTTGAGAAAGCTAGGAAAACACGGGCGAAAAACCGGAAACTCCGGCCACAACAGCCGCTCAAAACGCCCGTGGCTAGAAACTCGCTAAAGTATCCGGGCAGGGACAGGACAAAACACAAGCCTACCCCCAAAAGGAAGAACCACCGCCGATCTGCGAGGGAGGTGATTTTTCCTGTATGCCCCGCTAGGGCACAAGCTGTTTGCTTGGGGCCAGCGTAATAGCGGACGGCGGCACGCATGTTGTTGCCGGGACCAGCAAGGCGGCACTCAAACAAGGAAACGTGGCCTACAAAAGTAGGTTATGTAGCCTTATTTGATACGGTGAGATAGTTTTCCTCGTCGTACTCCATAACGGAGAGGAGGCCGAGCTTGTGAGCGAGGTTGCTGACGCCGACATACTGCGCGTGTCGGTCCCTGTTGCCTAGGTCTCCGATGTGGTAACAGGTTGCTGACGGCTGCTCGTAAGTGACGTGGTAGTGTTCTCGGAGTAGCCGGTTAGCTGCGTCGAGGTGGCCCTTGCGGACGTATGTCGCAATGTCGTCGTGTACTGTTGGGAACAACATTCCCGCCTTTCGCGCTTCGGGGCCGTTTGGCTTTATCAACACTAAGTGTAGCATGCCGTCTGGTGAGGCGACAACCGTTAGCAACGATGACCAGCTTTTCGTATCGGCCGAGTTCACGTCAGTGCTGCTAGGCGCGCGTGGTGTTGACAGTAGCGTTTCCCCATGCTATTGTTGCGTGTGTTGGCGTGAAACGCGTGGCGTTTCGTGTCAGCGTTTCGCCTGTCGTCTAATTGGTAGGATGGCGGACTCTGAATCCGCAGGTCCAGGTTCGAGTCCTGGCGGGCGAGCTGAGAAACATACGCGCTCACGTGTGGGTGCGACGTTGTTTCTCTCGTTGGCGCTGTGCCCGAGTGGCTTAGGGAGCGGACTGCAAATCCGCGCACGTCGGTTCGATTCCGACCAGCGTCTCTAAAGCGGCGTAATCGCCCGCGTGTTGGCCGTAATAGGCGGCGAGCGTGGCGTTTTGGGTTGCTTTTATCCCTGTCGTCTAATTTTGGTAGGACAGCAGATTTTGGCTCTGCGAATCCAGGTTCGAGTCCTGGCAGGGATGCGAAAAGCGGGTGCGCGAACACGCCACCCGCATCTACTATAGACGCCCCACGAGGCGGGAGGGAGGCGCATCACCTGTGGGTGATTTCCATGAGCTTGTGGGTGATTTAACGCGCGAGCAACTGAACAGCGACCCGTACCAGTGCGGCGCGCGTGTCGGAAAAGCGGCTCGCGAACGTGACCCGCGTTCCTGGCCTCGCAAGTTGGCGAGTAGTGTCGGTATTCGTTCGATTTCGTGTACTCGAAGGTCGATGAGTGCGGCACGTTTTGGGGGTAGCGGTCTCACGCGAGACGGTGTACTCGTCTATGGTCGCGATTCTCACTCTTTCGACATTTTGATTTATGCTGACCTTGACTGTTACGCGAAAGAGCGCGCGGTTGCTCTCCTGCTTGGCCTTGCGCTCGTGTCGCCCCATTGCGGTGATCGCGCGGGGAAGACGGTTCGCTCCGATTGCGTGAGCGAGTTGTTTGCTGAGGGTTTCGCTGACGTGTTTCTTCGTGGCGACTCGTGCGATGTGGCTGAGTTGGAGCTCGCGATGCGCCTGTCGGCGGACGTGCGCTCTCGCGTGAAGGCTGTTCTTGCGGGTGGTGACGCTTCCCACGCGCGACGTGGAGCGGTTAACCGTGGTGGTGCGCCGGTTCTCGTTGCCGGTGGCGCTGGTTCCGGTAAGTCTGTGGCGTTGGTCGATGATATGCCTACGGGGAGTCAGTTTGCTCGCCCTGACATGGTGTTGTCGCTGAATGGGCGCACTGTGGAGGTGTATAACCCTGATGGTGCGGCGTTGTCTGTTGACGTTGGCGACGGTGGTGTTACTCTTGTGAATGAGGACACGGGCGAGCAGGTGCGTGTTCCCGAGAGTGCGTCTCACGTGTTTTTTGTTCGTGATAACTTTGTGATTCTGCCGCCCGCTGGGTGGTGAACCTGACCTTGTGCTCGATAATGGGTGGACTGCGCGTATGTTGTCATCTGCTGTCTGTTACGACTGTGGCGCTCCTGTTGACGTTGACGGCGAGAGGTGCGACGCGTGCAAGGATAAAGGTTATCAAGAATGGGCGTCTTTTGGCTGCGACTGGTAGAATGTCTGGTGAGAAGATCGAAAGTGAGTGATGTGTGATGATTATTTCCTCTACTGTGTTGAGTATGGTTCCTGATTGGGCGTTGTTTGGTGCCTTGTGGGCGGCTGTGGGCGTGTTTGTGATGTCTGCGTTGACGTGTTACGCGTGGCGTAGGGTGATGGGTGTTCCGGGTGTGGTGGAGGGGCGCGCTGATTCGGTGCGCGCGTCTGTTGCGTGTGGTGGCGTGTGCGCGTTGGTGTCGGCTGTCCTGGCTGTTGGGTGCGGTTTACTCATGTAGCGCACGAGCTGCCGTGTAGTCCGGTTTTTGATTATTGTCCGCGCTGCCCCTGTGATCACTTGTGTGTTGGGGTGGCGCGGCTTTGCTGTTGTTTGCGTGGTGTGGCTATTGGTGTGGTGGTTGGGTTTCTTGCGCGTTCGGTGCGTGTCCTTGTGGGCCGCGTGTGGCGCTTGTGGTTGCGTTCGTTGAGGGGTGTGGTGTTCGGTGGCTGGTTTTCATGTCGGCGTGAGGGGTAAAGCGGCGGGCCGGGTTGTGCGATGTGGTGCGAAGCCTGGCGGGTGCAGGTTGATGGGTGTGGATGGTGCGCCAACACCTCATTTCGCGTCTCTTGCGGAAGGTGAGGCGTTTCTCGCTGAGCAGGAGGCTGCGTCGCGTGGTGGGTTTACTGTCCGCGCTGGCGGCGGTGCCGAGCGCACGCGAGAGTATCCTACCGCCCGCGAGTTGTCCGCCCGTCAGATGCGCGCCCTCACGGACTCTATGAGGGACGCGTTGGAGGCGTATTCGTCGAGCGCTGCCCTGGATGTGAACAAGTATCTGAAACAGCCTGACGGTGGCGTCTTGTTTGACGAAAACGATGGGGCGTTTGGTGACATGATGGCTGACTTGGCTGGTGACCCTGATTTCGGAGGTTTCGATGACGATGATGTTTTCGGCGACCCTGATTTCGGAGACTTCGCTGGCGGTGATATTTTTGGCGACTACGATAGCGGTGAGCCGGTGAGTTTGCGTGAGGAGATTGACGCGGGCGGGTTGACCGCGCAGAAGGCGGACAGGGTGATTGCTCTCATGGATGAGGCTTTCAGTAGTGCGCCGGAGCGCGCGGACGCTGAGCGTCCCTTGTATCGTGGCGTGCAGGCGCGCGTCAACTACAGTGGCGCTCATTCCACGGGGGGGAAGGTTGCTGCCGCCCGCGTGGGTGACGTGGTGGAGTTCCCCGAGTATTTGTCTACGTCCACGAGCCTTGCTGTTGCTGACGATTTCAGTGATAGTGATGGTGGTGAGTTGACGGTGATGGAGATTCGCACTCCACGAGGGTTGCATATGAGCGCGGTGTCTACTCACGCTGATGAGGATGAGTGTTTGTTGCCGCGTAACATGCGGCTGCGTATGGTGGGTGAGCGTCGCGAGCGCACGGCGGACGGGAATGTGCGTGTCGTGAAAACGTTTGAGGACGCGCAGTGAAACCGTAGCGCGCCCTCCGTGGGGTCTGTGCGCCCGTTTGACGGGCTTTCAGCCGCTCCGGCACCAGCTGGGCGTACCGAGCGTTTTCGTCGCGCCAGACGGCGTTTTAGAGTGTACGCGACCGACTGCGCATAGAGGGCGGCGCAGACAATAACAGCAACTCGTCCCGGCGTTCGCGTTGCGGCCAAACGCGATCCTGTGATATACTCTCTTCCATGAGGAATTTGTTTATTATGCGAGGTGCCCCTGGTACGGGCAAGAGTCGCTTTCTGCGCACGGTTGGCGCAGACCAGGAGAACCTGATCGTTTCGTCTGACGCTGTTCGTCAGATGCTCGCTGCTACCGTCATGGCGGGTGACGGTTCGGGCGCGTGCTCGCGCGGCTTCGGTGGCCGCGACGGTAAGATCGTGTGGGACTTCCTGCACGAGTGTGTGCGTCAGCGCGCCCGCCAGGGAAGCGACATCTTCCTTGACACGTGCGGTATCACGTGGGACAAGGTTGCCCGAGAAGCTTCATACTGCGTGAAGCTCGGCTACGAGCTGACGGTTATCGACATGCAGGGCGACGCTCCCCTGGACGCGGTGCTGGACATGCAGGAGCTTCGCCGCTTCCACCCCTCCTATGTGGACCGTGCGACTGTCGCCGCCATGTGGGAGGCGGTGCGTGAAGGCACCGGCAAGATCAAGGAGATCGTGGAACGCAAGGGCGGCACCTACCTGGCCGCCGAGTGGCGTTACAACAACGCGGGCGCTGCCCCTGTCGTATTGAACATCAGCGAGATGGCGCGTATCGTCAACGACAAGCGCGCGAACAACGGTATCGTGCGCCTGACCGCCACCGACGAGCACCCGGTCGTGTTCGTCGGTGACGTTCACAGCGACGCGGACAGGCTGAACACCGTGTTTCAGCAGATTCTTAACCGCTACGGCGAAGGCAACGCGACGGTTGTCCTGTTGGGTGACTTGTTTGATCGCGGCCCCGACCCGGTTGGGACGAAAGACCTCCTCCGCTCATTTGACAAGCACGAGTTCTTCCGAGACCTCATCCTTGTCGAGGGCAATCACGATTTCAACCTGCGTCGCCTGTACGCGGATGAGAAGGAGCTTGCTAACTCGTTCCCGCAGACCAGGGAGACCATTGACGCGTTCAAGGCCGTGGGGTGGGACGAGAAGATGTTGCGCTCCCGCACGGTGGACCGTATGGTGCTGGGTGTCGTTGTGGAGCGTGAGGGGCGCGCCCCCGTGTTCGCGTGCCACGGCGGCGTGAACCGCACTATCGGCGACATGTTCGCAGAGGGTGGTATCGTTCAGAACGTTCACGCACACCAGCTCATTTACGGCACCGGGGACCGTGACACGACGTATTACGGTCGCAGCATGTATTTCGACGCTGACCCGATGCTCAGCGATAATGGCGCGTGTGTGATCGTTCACGGTCACCGTAACCGTGACACGGACCTGGGTGGTGAGGAGCGCCCCGTCCTGGCTACGCCTGGTATCGTGAACCTGGAACAGGGCGCGGGCACTGGCGGCCCCATCGTCGCGTGGAGCACCGACAAAACGGTGTTCTCGTCCGACGACTAACCTTACGTCATGTCTGTGCGCCGCCCGCCCCGAGTGAAGAATGGGGCGGGCGGCGCAGCTATTTTCTTCTCTGTTGTCAACAGGGGACGCGCGTAGCGTTGGCCCTGTTGACTGTTGGAGAAAAGAGAACGCGAGGGGTGTGTTGTGGCAAAATATTTGAGTGTGATGTTGGGTGACACATCGGATGGTCCGGGCGTGCGCGCCGCCATCTACTACAGTGGGTGTGAGCTGCGGTGTGAGGGGTGTTGGTCGCCGCAAACATGGAACCCGCGAATCGGCCACGATATGACGGCCACCAAGCGGCGTGAGATCGTCGCATATTTGGAGCGCCCCGAGGTTGCCGGTTTGAGCTTGTTGGGTGGTGACCCGTTTCACCCGTTGAACGCGGCGGACGCGACCGCGTTGTGCGCGCTCGTCAGAGACCGTTTCGGGTGGGGTGGTGAGCGCACTATTTGGGCGTGGACTGGGTACACGTTCGACGAGCTGTTAGAGCGTGAGCACGCGCGCATGTTGCTGCCCATGTTGGACGTGTTGGTGGACGGCCCGTTCATTCTGGGTGAGCGTGACCTTAATCTTCCGTTCATGGGGTCGCGTAATCAGCGTGTCGTGGACGTGCAGGCGACGCTCGCGGGCAGGCGCGACGGCTCCCTGGGCGTGGGTGAGGTTGTCGTGTTGGACGAGTGGATGCGCGCACCCGCGCCGCCAACGGTGGACGCGTAGGCGCGGCTGTGGCGCTCGCGGCGCTGTTTGATGGCGTGAAGCGAACACGCCACTGTACCGGGTATGAGAAAGCGCCCCACGGCTTTTGCTCTTGTGTGAGCTTGCCGTGGGGCGTTTCTTGTTCGCGCGCCCCTGTTGGGGCGCTTACTACCGCCCAGCGTTTAGCGGGTGGTGATGGTCAGTCCGAGGCGCTGTGCTTCCGCCTGGGTGAGTCGGCCGTTCTCGAACTTCTGTGCGGCGCGTGCGAGCGTCTTGTCGTCTGCGGTGACTCCGAGACCTCGCGCCGCACGCTCAAAGTGCGTTGCCTGCTTGTAGTCGCCGATGAAAGCGATGTTGTTGTTTTCGTTCTTGATGATCGTCATTCTTCTTCTCTCCTCGTCATCTTCTTCTTTTACGTTTCTTTTCAACCTGGATAGTCTACCACATTGAGTGCGCAATGGTCAACGCTGCGTTCGCATGTTGTGGCACACGCCACGAGACACGTGGTGGCGCTGTTGCGCCCTGCGATGCGTGCGGCGGCTGTTTATCGCTGTTTCCAGGTGACGCCGATACTCTCTGCGAGGCTACGCGCCACCCGCTCGGCTACTAGCCCGTAGGATGCGTCGCCGGGCTTCACTGGTACGCCCAGCGTGGCGACGCCGCCCGCCTGGTCAACGACGATCATTGCTTGCCATATGCCCGTCACGGGGTCGTTTTTGCCGCCGCGCCACACGGGCACGCCGCCCATCGTCCACGCTCCCGCGTTTTCATCCCACACCGGGGTTGCGGTGACTCGCCACACGCCAGGCTGCAACATGTTAGCGTGTGCGCCAGGTGACGTGTCGCCTCTCCACGCGAGGCCGTCACGCAACTGAATACGGGCCGCTACCTTGCCGCGCACGCGCTGGAACACGCGGGGTGCGCAAACGGCTAACAGTGTGATAACGGCCGCGACGACTACGAGGAGAACAATAGGCATGTGAACTCGCCCCCTCCTCTTGTCGCTCGTCTGTTTTCTTGTGCTGCTACGGGACTCGAACCTGTATCGGCCACTCTTCCATTTGATAGTAGAAACAACCAAATGGTCGAGCAGCCGCTCTCCCAATTGAGCTAAGCAGCTCATCCAACTGACCAGGTTGGCATCCATCTGTTCGGTGAGGGTGTCTTGGTCGAGACACTTTACACTATCTTTCGACACTCACCGACAGCGCTCCCAGGCTAGGACTCGAACCTAGACTAGCGGAGTCAGAACCCGCCGTGCTGCCACTACACCACCTGGGAATATTTTTAACCTTGTATCCCGGAGTCGAACCGGGGTCGCATCAGACAATGTCCGCTGGTCTACCGTTGACGTATGCACAAGGTCTTTGCCCGAACTACCAGGCGCGAGGAAGCGTGTCCCCGCGATGCCGACTTAGTTACTGTCGCTATCTGTCCCCTCGGTGAGACTCGAACTCACATGCCCGTTCGGGCGGCGCATTTTGAGTGCGCTGCGTCTGCCTGTTCCGCCACAAGGGGGTATTCTCTAGTGGTGAGAGTCGGCTTGTTGTCCGCGTCGCCCCTAGAGGGTTTTTGTCCAGTGCTTCCAGTATAGGGTGTTCTCGCGCGCCTGTCAACCCTAACGACACGTGCCGCGTACCACACTCTAATAGCCGCTGCGGCAACAGCGTTTACTAGCACCCGCCGCGAGCACCGCTGGTTTAGTTCTCGGTATCGAGCTGTTCGATCTGGTCGAGGAGGCCGGGGCGCATACGGTCGGCCTGGTAGATGAGCCACATGGCGACCACACGGTCAAGCATCACCGCGTCACCAATGGTGCAAATCGTGTACCTTTGCGGGTTGCTGAAACGCCTGACAATATCCAGCGGCGACTCACCCGCGCGCACGCTCAGGAGGTCTTGTTCCCTCGCGTCGGGCTTCACGCTGATGCTGATTCCCGCGTCGTCGCCCTCACAAATGGTGCCGTCCTCCTGCAACGTGTCTACGTCGATGCAGTGTCCGTATGGCGAGTAGGAGACGCTGTATCCGTACCATTCCACGAGGTTGAGGAATGTTTCTGCGCTACCGGCAATATCTTCCACGTATTCCCATTGGCGGCTTGTTGCGTGGGACTGCTCAAATGCGCCGATAAGGTGGGAGGGGTCGCGGTCCATGCGTCGCCCTGTTTCGCGGCACTCGGTTACGAACGCGCGCAGGTCGTCGCGCGTGATGGGGGTTGTTTCTCGTGTCCTTGCCATGTTTCTCGTGTTTCTTTCTGCTTGTTTGTTTTTGTTTGCTGCGTGGATTATATGTGTTGCGCCCCACCCCGCGCCCGCTCGTTAAATGCGCGGACGCGGGGGAGCGCGCGTTGTTAGTTGTTGTTGTCGTCCGCGAAGTAGCCGGACGAGTCCAAAACATCACGGTTGACGCGTAGCCACTCCGGGTAGTCGAGCGTGATCGCGTCCCCGGTCACGTCCTCCACGAGCATCCCCATGCGCTCCGCGTAGTCGCGGGAGAGCACGCCAGCGTCCATGAGAAGTGCCCTCATGCGCGTGATCTCGGCGCTTTCGCGCTTGCCCGGCTCGTAGTTGTCGCGCAAAATGGCGTTCTGCACCATCGGGCGCAGCCACTTAGCGCGCGTGTACCACTCGGTCTTGATCTTCGCCATACGCCCGTCACCGTAAGAAATGACGTAACCCTCGGCGTGTTCGCGCGACGCCTTCTCTGCCATGCGGGTAATGATGTTCGCAAGGTCGGCGGCGTTCTCCCACATCCACCAGTATGCGAGAATCTTGCTCTCGGCAACCGGCATGGACGGGTCCACGGCGCGGATGGTCGTGAACGCCGCGTCCAGCGGAACCGGGTCGTAGTCGGGCACATTGTGGATGAAGTCAAGGAAAATCATCTCATCCTTGGTGTAGTACACCATGTGCGGGTCTCGCTTGCTGATGCACTCAAAAGTGGCCGACAGGTTGTTGTCGGCGAGGACGCGGCGCAGACGCTCACAGCCCGCGTCGCCGATCTGCTCACGCAGGATGCGCTCGGCCTCACGAGAGTACGCGGTGATGCCGCTCTTGGACAGGACCACCAGGTTGCCGCCACTAGTGCTCACGATAGCGAGGAACCCGTTGTGCTTCTTACGCAGGGTCACATTGTAGTGCTCGTTGTCCCGTGCTTCACGCGCGGCCTCCGTTGCGAGGTCGCGGATGGTGGCGGGAGCACCGCTCTGGCCGACGTTGAAGAACTTATCGTACCCTCGCGCCACGACAGCGCCCGTGTTCTTGTCGAGGAACAGGCCGCGAGCGCGCACAGTCTGCGCATCCCACGCGCCCTTGTAGAACGCCTTGCGCGTGAAATTACACGCGACAACGCCGGGGATGCCAGACTCTTTGACGCGCACGAGGTCGTTGTTCGCCATCTCGTCCAGGAGGTTAGTGTCATTGTCTGCTGCCGCTTCGCGCTTTGCCTGGCGGCGCTCTGCGGCAATCCACTCGTCGTTGTTGGCGATTGCGTTGTTCAGCATGTCGTTCCACATGTCAAGCATGTCGGTTCCTCTCGGTGTTTCTTGACGCGCTACGTGCGCGCTTTGTTGGTGTTTGTCTTTCTGCTCTCCATTGTAGCATACGGTGGTGTGTGGCGCAACGGTCAACTACCGCGACGACTGAGTGTCGCGGCTTGTCCCTGCCCGGCGGTAAACGAGGGACCGACCAACGTCGGCCTCTCTCCCGCTTTTGTCACCCATTGCTGGGGTGGCGGAACATCTGGGGGTGGTTGACTGCACCCCGCCCATGTCAGAGCTTGTCTGACTGGGATTCAACTAGGCTCTGATACCCGAGCCGTTGAATATTCATCGCGGCCACACGGTCATCGTTGGACCTGTAGCCACAGTTCGAGCACTGATATTCATGTGTTTTCTTGCGCCTGTTCGCCTTACGCACTAGGCCGCATGTCGGGCAGGTTTGGCTCGTGTAGCGCGGGTCCACCACGACAACGGAATGACCGGCCTTATTGGCTTTGTATTCGATCATCTGGCGTAGCTGGTAGAACGCCCAACTGACCTGCACGTACCTGTCTTGTACGCGGACTTTTTCTGTCGCACGTCGAACACCGCTGAGGTTTTCCAGCGCAAAGAGGGTGGGCTTGGACTGTCGGTTGACGAGTGCCTTAGAGACCTGATGATTCACGTCCCGCATCCAACGGTTTTCTCGCTTGCCGATTTTCCTGAGCCTGCGCCTTGCGCTGCGCGTCCCCTTCTTTTGGAGGGAGGCGCGTAGCTTCTTGTAATGCTCGCGTTTCCGTTTCACCTCCTTCCCGTCGTAGAAAATGGTACGCCCGTCACTGTCGTATGTGGTGGCGAGGAAACGGACCCCCATGTCCACGCCCACCACCTGCTGCGGCCTGTCTGGGTCGGGTAGTTCCACGGTGCTGGGGATGAGTAGGAGCCACTTCCCGTTCCTGTTCAGTAGTCGGGTGGTTCCGAACTTGCCGTGACGGTACTCCTCGGGCATATGAGTCCAGTCAACAGGCGCTTTGATTCGCCCGTCAAGGGTGTTGATGCTCAACCGCCCGTCTTTGAGGATACTGTAGTCCCGGTTCCACACGAGATCGTAACCAGACGAGCTGTATTCCGGTTGACTGGTCGCCCACGGGCTACCGTGCATCTCTTTAATGGTTCGATAGTTTCCGATAACTCGGTTCATGGAAGAACACGCCATCTGCGCGCCCACATGATATTCGTCGCGTAGCCTGCGATACACAAGGTGGTGGAGCGTTTTCTGGCTGATCGTTTTGTGCTCCCACGCCGTCCTGCTGACCATATTGCAACAGCCAAGATAGGCGGCGCACGTGTCAGAAAGCGCCTGAGATTGGCCGGGGGAGACCTCAATACGCACAGCGTAAGTAAGCGTGCTCAGCATACCGCTTCTCCCTCTCATTGACATAAGTTTCAGTAACTACTGCAATAATGGCAAGCCATTGAAAGAAAGTAAAGGCGACCCTTCTCCGTTCCTTGTGGTCGCGGTATCCTCGGCGAACCACGGTGAAACAATATCACGATCAGCGCTCGCCCGTCAAGGGGGAAGCGAAAATGTGTGAGCGGCGCAGCTATTCAGGTTGCATAAGAAGGGGGTGGCGCTGGGCGTTTGCTCGCCACCGCCACCGTAACAAGAAAAACCTTGACGGGAAATAGGAGAGGTGACGGCGTATGACGAACCCGACGGGTCCGCTGTTGGCGGCGTGGGTGAATGGTGAGAAGATCGCGTGGTGTGACGGCGTGTTCCAGGGTGACAAGGATGTGTGCGCGTATGTGCGTCGTATGGTGAAGCGTGGCGCTGTCGTGGAGGCTCCGTGTGGTTTCGTGGAGTGTGACGGCACGATGCTGGGTGCGCTCGCCGCCGTCTGGTCTTATTCCCCTGGTCGGTTGCAGGTTGTTGCTTGCCCCGAGCGGGTCTACTTGTTCTTCCATACGCCGCCAACGGCGGAAAGCAGCGAGGGAGAGAATGTCGCGACTGTGGGTACGGGCGAGGGGCTGGGTATCCCGGATGGTTGGGAGCCTAGCGGAGGCATGTTCGTGGGCGGTGTTTTCGAGGACGGCGCAATCGTTGATGACAGTGACGAAGAGGGGCGGTGACAGCTCATGTGCAGGAGTAAGGCGGACGGCGGTAGGATATGCCCGTGCCAGTCGAGCGCGCGTAGGAGCGCAAAATACAAGGCCAAGAAAGCGGCCGTGGCGTTGGGAGATACACCCGCCATTGGTGCGCGCAACGCGAGTGATACGCCCGCAGGTGTGTTCCCCGAGGGTATGCCTGCCCGCGAGTCGTTCGAGAAGCTGCGCGCAGGGTGGGACGCTGACGCCGCCAAGAACGTTATCGCTACAGTGAACTCTCTGACTGACGAGGAGCTAGAGGGCGCGGCTGGTGACGCGCTCGTAGCCGCGTACCCGGACATGATGAGTGCCATGCTGTCGGGTGAGAGTATGCGTGGTTTGGATGGTGTGACGCGCCGGGACGCGGTGCGCGCCGCCGTAGCTGTCGAGGTCGGGTGCGCTTTGGCCGCTGAGGCGGACAAGGATGAAGCTATCCCGAGTGCGCGAGAACGGTTCAATGCGGTGTCTGACGTGGAAGAAAAGCTCTCTAGCGAGTTGAAGGAAGTGAGAGCCGAAGGGGACCAAATAAACCAGTCGTATGAGGAGGCGCGAGACCGTAAAGACTGGGACGCTGTGCGCGCACTGCGTGATGAGCTGGATGGTGTACGTAGCCGTTGGATGGATGTTCGTGATCGTTGGCTCACGTCGCTCCGCGAGAAGTCGGAAGCGTTGAAGGCGGTCGGGAAGGCTCGCCAGGAGTCATACACGCGCCTGCTCGCTCAGGTGCGTGACATGGGCGGTGGCCTGGATGCGAAAACGGCGTTTGCGCCAAGGAGTAGTGTCGCCGGTAAAAAGATCGTGCAAAGCGCATCCCGCTTGTACCCGACCAGTTGGAATAGGGCGTTTAGTGACCCTGAGAATAATCAGGTGAAAGTGGTACTGGCGAAGAAGAGCGTTGCCATTGGTGCGGCCTTGTCCGAGTACGGGTTCTACCAGCATAAGAGCATGATGTACAGTGGCGGGTCGATTGGCGCTCGCCTGCGGGTCGTTGAGGACGCAGATAGGGACGTGATCGAGGAGCGGATGTGTCATGAGATGATGCACCGGATGGAGCGCACAGTCCCCGGCTTGCTGGGCGCGGAGCAGGCGTTCCTGCGCTACCGGGCAGACGGCAGCAACTATGGTGGCCTGTATGGTGGCGCTGCCGGTAAGAAGATGCCTGTAGGGTACGTTGATTCTTTCCCGAGGGCTTACGCTGGCCGCGTGTACAACACGGATACCCCGTTTGCGTTCGAGGTGATGAGCGTTGGCGTGGAACACGTGTTTTATGGCAACACGGGTGACCTGTCTGGTGAGGATGACCGTGAGGGCGCGTCACCGTCTGCTGACCGCGAGTATCGTGGTTTCGTTTTGGGTGCGCTCGCGTCCCTGTGAGAGGAAACGGGACAATATGGGGCGGGTGACGACTCGTGTGTCACCCGCCCCTCTCTTTGTTGATTGGGTTGTCTGGTTGTGTGAGGTTTTGCGCTCCACGCGAGGAGAGTGTTACTGTTTGTCGCGTCAAGAGACATGAGTAGCGATGATCGGTACCCGAAGGTGTGCCGGTCTCGCAAGAGAAGCAAGAGAGGGTGTGCTGATTGTGGCTACCGTGAAGAATGAGAAGAAGGAAGCGCTGCCCGGCGACGCTCAGACCGGCGGCGAAAACGTTGATTCCGCTGAGGTGAAGGGCAGGCTGGCGGCTACTATGATCGCTGAGCGTTTGCCCGAAGCGTTGGAGCCTACCGTCGTAGAAGAGTCGGGAGTGTTCGCGGTGCGGTCGAAGGCGGGGCGCACGCTCGCCCTGGTGGAGTGCCATCCGATGATGCTGCACGCGGACCTTGGCGGCGAGTACGCGCACGCTGAGGCCGTTCGACTGGTAGCGTATGAGTTGGGTGTGTCGTTTGCGTGCATGGACCGACTGTGAGCAAGGGTAACAGTGTGCGCGGGCGTGTGCCGCCGTCGTGGGACGAAACGTTCATGCAGTTGGCGCGCGTGTACGCGCAGCGCAGTAAAGACCCTGGCACGCAGGTTGGCGCGGTGATCGCCGGGGCTGACCATCGTCAGTTGTCGGCTGGCTATAACGGCGAGCCGCGCGGCTATACAGGGTACGATGATATGCCGTGGGCGCGCGAGAGCGAGCGCGGCGAGTTGGACACGAAGTACCCGTATGTTGTTCACGCTGAGGAGAACGCGGTGCTGAACTATCGCGGCGTGATGCGCGATATGGAGGGCGCGACCGTGTATGTGACGCACTACCCGTGTAATAAGTGTGCGCGTATCCTCGCGCAGGTGGGAATCAAGCGCGTCGTGTACGAGCACGTGTGGGATGATGGGTTGAGGGCTGCGGCTGAGAAGATTATGCGGATGGCAGGTATCAGCGTTGAACAGTATCACGAGTGAGCGGGTGTAGTTTCGGTTTGCTTTTGTCTGATATTGCGTGTTATGGTTTACTGACGCGCGAGACGTGAAAGGGGTGGGGCGAGATGTTTGAGGCAGTCAAGGTTGCGCTTGACCCTACCCCGTCACAGGAGCGGCGGCTACTGTCTCATGCTGGTGCGGCTCGCTTCGCGTACAACGTGGGTCTTGCCCATGTCAAGGAGGGAATTGAGGCGGGCAATAGGCCGGAGTGGTCTTTCTTTTCGTTGGTGTACTGGTGGAACGCCAACAAAGACGCTCTGGCTGTCAATGCAGATGGTGAGCCGTGGTGGCAGGAAAACTCGAAAGAGGCTTACAGCCGCGCCCTAGAGTCGCTGGCAAAGGCTTTGTCCAACTGGTCGAAAAGCCGCAAAGGGGACCGGAAAGGCCGAAAGGTTGGTTTCCCGAAGTTCAAGGCGAAGGGCAGCGCAACCCCCAAGTTTACATACGGGACCGGCAGTTTCGGTCTTATTAAGGATGACCCGAAGGCCCTGAAACTGCCTCGTATCGGACGCGTTCATTGTATGGAGAATGTCGCTAAGCGTGTGGGTGAGGCGAAAGTGAAGCGCATGACCATCTCGCAGCGTGCGGGTCGTTGGTACGCGTCGCTGACCGTGGAGCGCGAGGATAAGCCAGTGAAGCGCGCCCCGAAGGGTGGGGCGGTCGGCGTTGACCTCGGGGTTAAGACGTTGGCTACGCTGTCGGATGGTACGGTTATCAAGAATCCGCGTTACCTGCGGAAGTCGGAGCGGAAGCTAAAGAAAGCCCAGCAAGCGTTGAGCGGGAAAACCAAAGGCTCAAACAGGCGCGCCAAAGCCAAGGCCAAGGTTGCTCGTATTCACGCCCATGTGGCGAACCGGCGTAGTGATGCGATGCATAAGCTCACCACCCGGCTCACCCGCAAGTACTCAGACATCAGCATCGAGGACCTACACGTGGCTGGGATGGTCAAAAACCATCACCTCGCCAAGTCTATTATGGACGCGGCGTTTGGCGAGTTCCGCAGGCAGTTGGAATACAAGACGGCTCGCAGCGGCGCGCGACTGCATGTCGTGGACCGCTGGTATCGTAGTAGCAAAACGTGCTCAGGTTGTGGGAGTGTGAAAGCCAAGCTCTCCCTATCCGAGCGAACATACCGTTGTGACAGTTGCGGTCTAGCAATAGACCGTGACCTAAACGCGGCAATCAACATTTGTGTCGCCGGGAGTGCCCCGGAGACCCTAAACGCGCATGGAGAGACAGTAAGACGGGGCGGCCAGATCGGCCGTGCAACGCGAGTCTCTGTGAAGTGCGAACCAAGCGTGCGCGAAAGTGCTGTGAGACTTGGAGCGGGTGGCCGTAAGGGCACCCTGCAAGCTACTGTCAGGTAGTTTGTAACGGCTTTTATTGTTGGTAAGAATTATGATATGGGTGAGATGGTGCGCGAGTTTTACCGTTGTTTTGAGCGGGACAAGTTTATTGTTGACAAGAATTATGACATGCAAGGAATGGTGCGCGAGTTCTACCACCGTTTCGAGCAGGATGAGTTTGTTGCGCCTGCCGGTGAGGTGGCGAGCGTTGAGCGCATGGGCGCTGACCGTACCGCGTTGCGCGTTGACCTGATCGGTGAGGAGTTCATCGAGTTGGTGGACGCGACTTACGGCGTGGAGGCCGGTAACGTGTTGCGTGGCGCGTTGGAGCGGGTTCGCAGTGAGAACGGTTATGAGGCGCGTCAGGTGGATACCGTTGAGGTCGCGGACGCATTGGCGGACATCATGTACCTGGTGTGGGGCTTCGCCCTAGAGGCCGGTATCCCGCTGATGGACGTATTCAGGGAGGTCCACGCCTCTAACATGAGTAAGCTCGGAGAGGACGGCAAGCCTATTGTTTCGGATGGGACGATGCTCAGGTCTGACGGGTCTCTCGCTCCGGTCGGAAAGCTCATGAAGGGGCCAGGGTTTTTCCCGCCGGACATTAGGGGTGTTCTGGGCGTGTGAGCGTTGGTGTTCGCGACCGTGGGCGCGTCTACGGTCGGGTGGAGTGGTTTCTTTCGCGCTATTGGGTGGCGTTAGGGTTTTCCTAGCGCCGCTCCTCTTTTTGTGGGCGGTGTGGCTTTCTTGAAGGGGTTGGTGTTATGGCTGGCGTGCATAAGACACATTTTAACGTGTTGTACGGTAAGTTGTTGAGGTGTGTGGCGAAAACGGCGTCGTCGTGTCCGATTAACGTGGTGGCGTTGCGGCAGGGTTTGCCGAGCGTTCACTTTGTGGACCAGGATGCGGCGAAAAAGTACATGGAGAAGTATCACGATAGTACGCGCCGGTATATGACGAAGGAAGCGTACCGGAGGAACCGTCGTCACCGTCCTGACTTGAAAACAACGAACGACGCGTTGGCCGCTTACGGGTTGTCGGCCGCTGACACGGGCTTCACTGACCGTGACGTGCAGTTCGCTACCGCGCGTTGCGATGAGCCGTTGACGCTGGACGTGGAGAGCATTGATGGTGCGCCGTTGTCTACGTTTGACCCGGAGAGGGCTGCGAAGCAGCATATCGCCGCGATGGCGTCTGCCGCGAACCGTGACAACAAGTACCAGCTACAGAAGTTGAAGCACGCGGAAATGCTGCCTGGCACCACTGTCGTCAATAAGCGGACGGGTGAGGTCGTGGATGCTGGTGAGGTTGTGGACGCTGCCATGTTGCGTATTCACGAGGAGAAGAACCGTGAGCACGCTCAGAACGTGTTGAACACGCTCGCCGCCTACAAGGAGTTTCCGAACGATTGGAGCGACAAGTTCACGAGCCTTGACGGCACTGTGACGGTGAGCGCTAAGGTTGTTCCCGACCAGTTCCATGAGGACGCTTATGCGAGTATGAGTGAGGAGATGCGCGCCGCCTGTGAGGTGGAGGAGGCGACCATTGACTACGAGAAGCTCGACAAGCTGATTGAGGAGCGCCCGGAGCTGCGTGATCTCGTGTACACGGGTGACACGTATGTGGTGGAGAGTGTTGTTGGTCAGCCTACGGAGGTTGGTCAGAGTGATACTCTGATTTCGAGTTCGTTTGCGGGTAATAAGGCGAAGCTCACTGAGAACGCGAGTAATGTTCTTGTGGGTGTCGCTGGTTTCCGTCAGCGGTCGCAGGCTCAGTTGTTTGGTGAGGCGATTGTGGATGAGGAGACCGGCGAGGTGAAGGGTCACCTGCTGGGTAGTAAGAAGCGTGCGAAGGACCGTGAGGACGTGTTGAAGGATAAGGTGAAGAACCTTGCTGACGCGTTGGATGTTCGCGGTCACACGGGCGCGCTGTTTATGCCGGGTAAGACTAACGGTAGTGGCGTGTTGGTGTCGAACCGTCGTAACCGTAAGCGCGCGGATACGCTGCGTCGTGAGCTTCCTGGTGACGTGTTGCGTGAGGTGTTGACGGCGACGAAGCGTGTTCCGAACGAGGAGCGTGCGCGCAAGGCTGGCTGGCCGGAGTCTGACATTCAGCGCGTGTTCCATGCTCGTAAGGTGCGGTTGGCTGTGCGCGATAACGAGACTGCGATTCGTCGCAAGAATGAGGAGACGTTGGAGCGTTTGGGGATGGCCGCGTAAGGCGCGGTCCCGCGTAGTCTCTCTCGCTTTGGGGTGGCGGTGTTCCCTGCGTGCGCGAGTGGGGCACCGCCACCCCGCTTGTCTTTCCTGCGCGCCTTGTCGAGGGGTCTGTTTTCGTTGATTTTCCGGGGTTTTCGCAGGTTTGCGGGTGGGGCCGTTAATATGTGTGAGTGAAGCCCCTCCTAGCATGGAGGGGATGCGACATGTTTTCTACAAGAGTTGAAGGGGTTTTACTGTGGCCGACGTGACGAATGATGAAGTTTTCGAGTACCAGCCGCCGCGCATTGTGTTCGAGGAGCCTGCGGTCGATGTGACCGCTGACGTGCCGGATGAGTGTATTCGCGTCATGACAGAAGTTTCTTTGGGTTTCCGTGAGCCGGGCAACCCGAACCCAGTGTTTGGTCGCAACGAGCGTGGCGCACTGTTCCGATTGGCCGACGGCGACGACGCTGACGAGTACATGCTGACTGGCGAGTACAAGGATAACGGCGACGGTCATGTTATCGCGAGCAGGTACATCGTTACCGTGAATGGCAAGGTTGTGTATGAGACTGGCTACGAAGTGAACAAGGAGAACCTTGGGCAGGCTCATGTTGAGTCCATTGACGCGTTCATGGCTGCGCTTGGTATCCCCAAGGTGAAGTGACTCAACTGGGGTCGTTTGGCTTTCTGGCGGCGGAGCGCCCGCTCTCACAGTTACGTGGGGCGGGCGCTCCGCTTTTTGCCTTGTCAGGTTAGCAAGCTGTGAGGGCACGAGGGTGTGCGGCATAGCGAGTGAGCGTGTGGTCTTGGTCTCTTTCGCAGCGTTTTGGGTTCCGCTGTTGCGTTGTTTGCGCTTACCGTGCTATTGTCGTTCTCGAGTGGTTTTCTTATTCAAGAAGGAAAAATAACCTGAAAGCGGTTCTCACGCCACCCGGTTTTCCGGTGGAGAATCGTTTTCCAGGGCACCCCGCCACGTGGACGCTTTGGAGCGAGGATGGCTGCCGCCAGATGGGACTGCGCGCCTACCTCCTGCCACGTTGGCGGGGTGTTTCTGTATTCAATTGTGGTGTTTTGACATCGTTGTCACCTGCGACTACTATGTTGTGTATGAAGCTGATTACTGCGTCCTTGAAGTATTTTCGAGGCATTACAGACAAGACGTTCACGCCCGCAATCGACGGCATTACCGCTATCGTGGGCGAGAACGGGACCGGCAAGACGAGTATCCTTGCCGGTATTTCGTGGTGCCTGTATGGTGAGAAGCCGGAGGGTGTGAAGCGCGCGGATGCGCTCATTAACGAGAAGGCTGACTACAAGGCTGGCGACCGCACGCAGGTCACGTGTGTTGTGTCCGTTGATGATGGTCGTTTGCTGCGCGTCAATAGGCGCATCACGACACGCAAGGGCGCAACCGAGGTGGACCTGTGGCAGCGCCCAGCCGCCGACTACGACGGCACCAATGGTGGCACGCTGCTCGCTGACGCGGACGGGTGGGAGCACGTGGCTGGCCCTGCCGTGTCTCACGCTAACCCGGTGATCGTTCGCGCGCTCGACATGGATAGCCGACAGTATTTCGCGGCCGTCCACGTCCAGCAGAAGCAGGTGGACGATCTTGTTCACGATAAGAAGCGCGGCGAAGTCATTGAGCAGCAGACGGGCATTACCGCTTTGACTGTTGCTCGCGATAAGGCGCGTGAGGAAGTGAACGCGCTGAAACGTTCGAGCCGCGACCTGCATGTGGATAAGCGCGCCGTGAAGGATGCGGAGAAGGCCGCGAAGGACGCGAAGGCGGACGTGGAGAAGTTGCGCTCACGTGTTGCTAAGGGGGAAGCGAAAACGGGTGATGCCCGCGACAAATACGAGAAAGCGCGCGCCACGTTCGAGGAGAAGAGCGCGGCGTACACTGCCGGTCAGGAGAGGCGCGCCCGCAAAGCCGCTCTCACTGAGCGCATCGACAGCGCGAAAGCCCGTATCAGCGTGTTGGAGGCGGAGAAGCGGGAGCTGATGGGCCGCGTCGGCGCTCACACCGGAGATGTGACTGTGGAGGATGCGAAAAACAGTCTCGCGAGCGCCCGCGACGCGTTGGATGCTGCGCGAGACCGTGAGCGCGCCGCATCCGCTCTCGTGGAGGAAGCCAGGGCGGCGGGTGAGCGACTACAGGTGGCTCTCACCGACAGTAACGGCGAGACGTTGACCGAGGCGACGTTGACGGAAACCGTGTCGTCCCTGTCGGAGGATGTGGGAAAGCTACAGCGTGAGTTCGACGCTCTGCGTGACCAGTGTGTTGCTGCGCGCGCCGACCGAGATAGGCTGATGCGGGCGGCGGACACGCTGCGCGGAAACAGCGGGGACGCTCACGTGTGCCCGACATGTCAGCAGGACGTGGAGGACGCGAAGGCTCTCGCTGACTCTCTCTCGTTGCAGGCGCAGGAGGCCAACGAGAAGTCAGAACAGCTAGAGGCTGAGGGTGCGCGTGTGCGTGACGCTCTCAACGCGGCTGTTACACGCCTTGAAGCTGTACGCGCCCGTCTGGCTACTGTTGGTGAGTGCGCACCCGTTGCGGCCCTGTTGGGGGAGTGTGAGAAGGCTCTCGCCGACGCGACTGAGACTGTTCGCGAGCGGAGCGTGGCTGTGGAGGCTGCGGACATGGTGTTGTCGTCTGCCGTGGAGTTCCAGGGTGTGCGCGGCCAGTTGGACCGTGTTGCTGGCGAGATTCGCGCCCTGTTGTCCTCCATTAGTGACGCGGACGCTGAACTGGCCGCGTTGCCGAAGGGCGAGCGCCTGGTGAGCGGCGAGACTGTGGACAACGCTCGTGAGCGCATGTTGTCGCATCAGGCGACGCTGAGCGAGTACGAGGGGCTGCTGGCGCAGTTGCGTGTGGATGAGGCGAACGCGTCCGGCGCGCTGAGTGTCCGCGAGAGTGAGCTTGCGGGGGTGCGTGAGCGTATGGCGCGTTATGGTGAGGCGTTGGAGGCTATCGAGGTCGCGTCGGCTGCGCTCGCCGTGGTGGAAGAGTACCGTGCTGAGCGCATTAGGACTGGCGTTCCGCTTGTGGCTGAGGCCGCGTCTCGTTTCTTGGCGGCGTGTACGGATGGCGCGTTTACTGGCTTGTCGCTGGACGAGAAGTACAACGTGACCGTGACGACCGCCGAGGGCGTGGCGCGTGAGTGTGGCGTGTTGTCGGGCGGCGAGTTGAGTGCGGCGGCTATGGCGTTGCGTATGGGGTTGGCTGAGGTCGCTGGCGGCGGCGGCATGATGGTGCTGGATGAGGTGCTGGTGTCTCAGGATGCGGCGCGCGCTGAGTTGATGTTGCAGGCTGTGAAGTCCCTGTCGGCTGGTCAGGTCGTCATGGTCGCTCATTCCCCTGTCGTGCTGGATGTTGCCGACGCGATTGTGGAGATGTGAACCACGGCGTTTCGTGATCTGTTCTGCCGTGAGTGGTGGCGTGCTTGTGTTCGGTTGTTTGCCGGGCGAGCGCGCCACCTCTCTCTTTTTGCGTTTCCTTGTTGCGCCGTTTCGTGCGCGTTTGGTCGCCGTCTATGTTTCTTTTTGTTCGCCCGCGTGTTTCCCGCTATTTGCGTCTGTTTTGTATTGTTTACGCTATTTTGTTGTGGTTAATGGCGGTTTGTGTCCGTTTATTTTCCAAGGTTTTCTGTTCCATTTAAGTTGATCTTTTGGGAGTGTTTTTGTGCGTAAGCAGGATGTGGTGAACGCTGTTGCGGCTCAGGTGACGATGACCCCTCGTGATGTGCGGGCTGTGTTGGCTGGTATTGACATGGTTGTTGGTGAGGCTGTGATGCGTGGCGAGGATGTGACGTTGGGGTTTGTGAAGTTTGAGCCGGTGACGCTCCCTCCGCGCGTTCAGCGGTTGCCTAGTGGGGAGTTGAAAGAGTTGGGGGAGCGTCGTCGCGTGAAGGCGAGGCCGTGTAAGAGTCTGCGTGATCGTGTGGCTGGCGAGAGTGTGGACGACTGACCGTCTGATCGCTGTTTGGCGTGGTGGGGTGGCTGTGTTTGCGGTCGCCCCGCCGCTGTTTTTGCGTGCCCGTCCCGTTTCTGTTGGCCGTGTTGGTGAGGTTTTGGTGTTTGCTCTTCGCACGGGTTATAGTTGCGGTTAAGTGAAGGAAAAGGTTGATGACGGGCTGAGCGGCGCGCGTTGTTTTCCCTGGTTGGTTCCGGGGGTGCGCGTGGTGGCGTGTCCGTCTACTCTGTGTGAAGGGAGAGTATGGCTGTGGCGGTGAAGAGGGTGTCTGCGGTGGTTCGCGTCCCGTGGGGCGGGAACATCCTAGAGGCAGTCGAGGACGGCTTCAAGTCTGGTTTGGCGGACGCTCAGGCGAAGCTGGGCGCGTTGAGCACCAAAGACAGGGAACTGGTTGAGCGCTGGCATGATTCTATCGTGTGGTCTCGCCTGCGTGAGATTTTTGTCGGCGCTGATGAAGATGGTGCGGGCTTGCTGGTGGATGCGGGCGCGAACGCTGACGAGGATGCGTGCAGCCTGGTTGCCGGGTTGCCGTCCCGGTGGGAAGATTTGAGCGGCGATCAGGGGAATATTCATGTGATGCACGGTCGCGGCAACAGGTGGGGGTTGTGTAGTGATCGTGAGGGCAGGGGCGTTCGTTTGGGTGATGCGCCGACTGCGTTGCTTGCTTATGTGCGTCGCGTGAGTTCTACTGCCGTGTTTTATCAGGTGAAGTCGTTTCACAGCTCGGTTATGTGATGTGGCGGGCGCGGACGCGAGATGTGGGTAGCGCCATTTTTGTCGTTAAGATTGTGTTGGGGGTTTTGTGCCGTCGAAGAGGGTGAAGCGGGAGAGTATTCCCGCGCACGTGGAGTTGCCGCAGCAGAACGGTAGCGATGCGGAATTGTATGCGCGTAAGCCTGCTCGTAATGAGGAAGAGATTATTGCTGCGATTACGAGGCGTTCCGGCATTGATAAGGGTATTGTGCGCGCTGTTGTTCGCTTGTATGGTGAGGAGATCGGCGCGGACTTGGTGAATCATGGGCGCGCCCGCTTGTTTGGCGGCATGTTTAACGTATCTGCGAAGCCGATGGCTATGAAGCAGGAGGGGCGCAAGTATTTCAACGGCGCTCGGGTGCCAGAGGGCGCGGACCCGGATGAGGTGTTTCCGCCTGACTCGTACACGCTGTCCCATTCGTACCGGCTGCGGGTTGACCCTGGGTTACAGTGTTTGCGCAACGCGAGGGTGTGGGGGGACGCGTCGTGGGATGTTCCTGTGACGGCTCGCACTTTGGGCCGGTTGCGTGATTTGGCTTATGCTGAGGGGTTGCGGCCGTCTCATTTGCGGTGGCCTGAGCGGCCTGCGGGCATGTCTGTGGGCGAGTATTTCGCGGCTTTGGGTGTCAACATTGACGAGTGGGAGTCGGCTCCTGGCGAGAATGGTGAGGAGTATTACGTGCGGTAGCCGCCTCGCTGGTTGCGTCGGTCACCTCTTAGGGTGCGTTTTTGTGCGTGTGGCGGCGCGTTTTTGCTGCCGCTATTGTTTGGTAAGGGTGTGTCGCCGCTATGGTGGCTTGGTGTCCCCGCCCACTCGAAAAGACGGGGCGCATGGGTGTGAATTTTGTAGTGGAGAGTGTGAGCGTGTTTGTGTCAAATGTTGGGGGCGGTCGCGCGGTTCGTCGCGCGCTCGCCGCATTGTGGTCCCTTGTGGCCGTCTTTGCTGTCACAGTGCCATTCCTCCTACCGCACGCGGCGCTTCCAGCGTGGGCTGACAACGAGGCGCAGTCCGGCAGCGAAGAACGCAGTGCGTTGCAGAAGCAGTGGGACGATTACGCGGTGCAGTCCGGCGGCGAAGTGGATAAGCGCGCGACGCTACAGAAGATGCGCGCCGACACTGACAGTAACAGCATTGGTTACGCGTTGTCGCGCCTCATGACGCCCCGATACATGAACGCCACCCCGTTGTCTGCGAAAAACGCGAAAGATACAAACTGTGACGCGCAGGATAAGCGGAACGGGACACTCACCTACCATAACTGCGACGTGCCAAATATTGCTGGTGAGGTGTTGCAGGACGCGTTCTCGTTTTTCGCGCCTTCCGGCATTATCGGCGGTGAAACGTCGTCGAACACGTTGAGTTTCCCGTCCCTGGGGTTGCCGAGCGACCTGCCGGGCGGCGGCGCTCCCGCGACCCCCGGTGAACGTCAAGCGAAATATACGGCCCTGGAACTGTACGGCTATAATCTTCGGTACACGAGCTACGTGGGCGAATGGGATCACATTAAGGTGTTGACGGCTGCGCGTAGTCTCAGTAACTACGGGTGGATGGAAAAAATCAACCTGGGTGTGACCGCTGTCATTAACGGCGTGACGGGCGCGGTATCCACCGCCGCCAGTAACGCCGCCCAGTCGTTCAGTAAGGGCGACCTGATTGGCGGTATCGCGTCCTTTTACACCGGCCTGTTTTCTGGCGGTGCGGGTGCGACCGCGAACACGCTCCTGGATACGAGCGACCAGAATACGCTTGACTTGTACGCCTGGTATCGCGTCGGATACGGCGCTACCCTGTACGGTGGGCGCGAGCTAACAACCGAGGAGATTGGTGCGCGCGGTCAGCAAATGCTGATCGAAGCTATCAACGGCGGACGCCCGGACGCGGCGAAAACGCCGGATGATCTTATGGCTATCCGAGACCTTCCCGCCATGCCGAAAGACGACATCGCGCTGTGTATGGTGACGAAAACTGACGGCACCGTGGAAGAGCGCCTGCACTCGGACGTGGCTCCCGGCCCGACCGAGGCGGCATGTAAGGCTGAGCAGAAGAGCGTTGACCGCAACAAGAAAGCTGCTTGGACGGTGGACGGCAACGGGAAGAAAGAGACCCTCGCCGACTGGCGCACACGCAACGACAGCCTGTTCAAAACGGCAGAAAAGTACGGCATCGCTATCCCTTACGACGCTGACGAGTCGAAGCGCGCCGACACTATCGAAAACATGCAGGCCGGTTGGGCTGACAAGTGGCAGAAAGCGAACAACACGTACTTGGAGGGCGCTCAGGGGGCGAACAATAACAAGTTCGTGAAAGGCGTGCTCGCGTCAGCCGTGAAAAAGAGCGTTGAGGAGGACCCGGAGAAAAACTACAACGCCCCGTGGAACCGTTTTGTGTGTGTCGGCGAGGACGGCCGTGACGTGCTGGATGAGGATGGTCGCACCGTGAACGTTTATTTGAGTGACGGCACGGTGAACCCTGCGTGTGGTCACGGCGTGCGCTCCCCCATCCAGAATGGCTTGTTCGGTAACGGGTATCTACCAAGCCAGGGCCAGCCTGCCGCTGATTCGCGTGTCATGTCGTCGGATGAGGTGGTTGGTGTCCTGTTTGGTTTGCCGACGGCTTCTAACACGCTTGCTAACATGGGGCTTGCTGTGAGCGGTTTGGCGACGCGCGTGTCCAACGCCGCTATCGGCCTCGCCTACTCGCCTATCCTGGACTCGTTGAACGTGAGCGGCGTGATCGTGAAAACGGTGGAGATCATTAGGGATGGCTTGTATTTCCCGCTCCTCGTCCTGGTTGCCCTCGTGGCACTGTGTTACGCGTTGTTCCGTGGCTTGGTGACGGGCACTGTCAGTATGGTGAAGATGGCGTTGACGACGCTGCTTGCCGCCGTGTTTGGCGCTACCCTCCTGGTGGCTCCTGCCGCCCTGGTGCGCGCGGTGGACTACTATCCGGCGAAAGCGGACGCGGCTATCACGAGCGTTATCTTGTCTACTGGCAACAGCGTGGACAATAACTTGTGTACCGCGTCGAACGGCAACCAGGCGCACGAGGCTGACAGTAGCGAGAATAGTGTGGGCGGGGACTGGCAGGCTTCTACGGCTGTGCGTACTCTCATGTGTGAGAATTGGCGGGCGTTCTATTTCGGCCCGTACGTGCAGTCCCAGTGGGGCGCGTCCTACGATGACTTGTACGCTGCCGGTTACGCGCCCGAGGGTGGTGAGAGCCTGTCGAACACGAACACTCCGCTGGTGGGTGACGCGTCTGTGAACATGGGTGGCGGCGTCGTTGAGCACAACTGGGTGTTGTACCAGGTGGACGCTATGGGGTCTGGCACCGCGTCCCATGAGGCCGTGTCCAGTACGGGGCGCGCCGTGAACCCTAGCCTGTATAGGGTTGTGGACGCGCAGGCTGGCTTGCTGGGGTCCGGCTACGATTCGCGTCATTTCGCGGCGTGGAAGAGCGGCGGTAGCCTGTCGTGGGGCGGCATGTTCGCTCCCGTGGTCGCTATCGCTGGCAGTGTGACGGTCGTCGCCTACAGTATTGCGAAGATCACGGTGACGTTCACGGCCGCGCTCATGCTCCTGTTGTTGCCGTTCATGCTCCTGGTTGCGTTGCATCCGACCGTGGGGTGGCGCAAGTTCACCATGTACGCTGGTAACGTCGTCGGGTTGATGATTCAGCGCGTCATCCTGGGTATGATGCTCGCCGTGATGCTGCGTATTCTCGTGACTGCCGGTAACAGTGGCACGGGTGGCGGCGCTGGCATGTTGTTCGCGTTGATCGTGTGCGTCTTGTTCATGATGGAGCGTCGCACGATCTTGAATGTGACGGGTGAGCTGGCCGAAGGTTTGGGCGGCGTCGGCGGTGTTGGTGCCGGGTTTGTGCGCGACCCGTTCCAGGTGCGCTCCACGGGCGCTGGGTTTATCGCTAACAAGGTGCAGCAGGCGCGTGTCGCTGCTGTGTCTGCGACGGGCGGTTTCATTGCTGGTACTGTGAGTGCGCGCGGCGACGTGCGTGAGGGGCTGCGTGAAGCTGGGGACGCGATGAAACGTGAAGGCAAGCAGTTGTTCTTCCGTCAGCGTCGCCGTGGTTTCGCGGCTTTGCAGACCGCCGAGCAGGTGTCATCGAGCGTGGGCAACAAGTATCGTGAGGACGCCATGCAGGATAAGCATGTTCAGCATATTGTGGGCGACCAGTACAAGAAAACCAGCGAATATCAGGAGTATGAGCGCCTGTTGTCCGCGTGGAATGAGCTGTCGGGTCGCGTGTTGGCTGATGGCGACGGACAGTACAAGCTGGTTGATGGCGAGCGCCGGTACAAGCCGCTGCCGCCGAAGCGCTCGGACGTGCTGGGTGACCGGAAGATGCGTCGCATGGTGACGCGCGCCGCGAAAGACCGCCGCGATTACGTGGAGTCGCAGAACGCGGGCGTGGACGCGGTGCGCTCTAAGCAGGACATAAACCGTGGCACGATTGACGTGGACGCTGAGTCTGTCGCGTCCAGCGCGGCCGCTATGCGCGTTCATAATGAGGCGTTGGATGAGGGCAGGCGAGTGTCGAAAGCGCGCGTGCGTCGTATCCTCGCCCAGTCGCGTGCGGATATTGCGCGGCTGGACGCTGAGCAGGATCGCTTGTTGGCGCGTGACGCCGACCGTGAGGCTCGCGCCAAGGAGCGCGCAAAGAAGGGGCACAGGGCTTCCGGTAAGTACCGTGACGGCGACTTGTTTGGGGATGATGTTGGCGGCGTGTGGGAGCAGGAGCGTAAGCTCAACGAGGAGGGTCCGTCTCATCGTAAAGATTCCCGCGACGAACGCGAGCAGGACGACAGTGGCGACGATAGTGACAAAACCAATAAGGGGGAGAGCTAATGGCTAGGGTTAACAGCGCTGGCGTGGGCGCGTGGGCTGTTTCTGCGCGCCCGCGCCGCGCGGCCGTGACTGTCGGCGCAGTCGTGTCCGCCGTGTTGACTGTGATGGTGTTGTGCTTGTCCGTGTTTGGTTCTCACGCAGTGCCGCGCGCGTTGGCTGACGACGATAAGCAGGACAGTTTGGGTGTGGTCGGTTGGGCGATGTGTAACCTGGTTCCCGGCGGCGACATTATTTACAACATGGTGAGCACGGACGTGGTTCCGTACGAGTTGTTGTCAAAGAGCGCGGCAGCGTCCTTGGACCGCGTGGATGCGGGCATTAACGGCATGATCTCATACGCTGGCCGCGATTTCGCTGAAACAAACAGTCGCATCGTCGGCTATAACGTGTCTGCGACACCGAGGGCGGCGGACGCGGAAGAACTGTCGTTTAATGGCGGGGACCGCGTGACGCCCTATGATCGTTTCGGCGTGTCCGGGTTGAAGCTGAGCGCCTACTACGGGGAGTGGAAGTACTACAAGTTTGACGCGTGTAAGGGCGAGGACCCGCAGGACTTGAAGGGCAGCGTGTTCTACCCTGGCAGGTTGGAGCCGAAAACCACGTACAGTGCGTTGTCTGCGTCACATGACGTGCGTTCTCAGGCGTACGATTCGTCCACCATGTATAAGTGGGGCGTGGGTTTCGCGAACGGTGCTGCCAATTTCGTGTTCCTGTTGACGAAGATCGTTGTGGGCGCGACCATTGCGCTTATCGGGTTGGCGTTCGCTGACCCGGCCGCGTCGTTTGGGTTGTCGAGCGTCGTGGACGGCGATAGCGGCTTGTTTGTGCGCCTCTTGGAGGGCGTGTTCACGCCGCTGTCGGTGTTGGCCGTGTTGTTGAGCCTGATGGTGGCGTTGTGGGCGTTCGTGAAGTCCGGTAGTGTGCGCGCCGCGTTGAAGCTCGCCGTGCGCCCGTTTGTGATCTTGTTTGTGGCGGGCATGTTGTCGGCTGCTCCTGCCCTGGTGGTGTCGGCTCCTGCGCGCGCCGCGTCGCTCGTGCATGGCGTGGTGTTGTCTGGCGTATCTCAGCAGTTCGAGTCTCAATCTACAATATGTGGCAAGACCGGCGGTAACGCGGGCGGTGTGAACGATGGCGAAAGCGTGGAGGCGGCGCTCACGCGCGCCGGTTTGGACGCTCAGAGCGCGGTCGGGTGCCAACTGTGGGAGCAGCTTCTCCTTCGCCCGTGGAGCATCGCCCAATACGGGGTGGACTACAACCACCTGTGGGCGAACGGCTACGCGCCCGAAAACATGGTGGACGCTGAGGGCGAGCCGGTTAGTGAGCTAGGCAACGTGAATGATTCGATGGTGGGGGATGCGCCCGTGCCGTTGGGTGGCGGAGAGTTCATGCACAACTGGGCTGTGTTCCAGGTGAGTACTCAGACGCGTGCGCACGCTCTTGTCGGCAAGGATGGGGTGGACCCGTTGCCGTCTCTTGCGGTGCAGACTGACTGGTATCGCGTGGTGGACGCTTTGTCGAATTATGAGGAGGAGCAGCGGAGCGAAACGCCGTCGGGCGCGACGGCGGCCGTGACGTACACTGCGCCTAAAGATAATCAGCCGTCCCCGTACTGGCAGATGTGGATTGGCCGTGACATGCTTGCTCGCCTTGGTGCCGTGTTCTCGTCTCTGCTTGTAGCTGGCGTGGCGTTGGTTGCTCCCATGTTGTTGGCCTTGTCGAGTGTCGTGTTTGGTCTCGGCTTGGTCATGGTGATGTGCTTGTTGCCTTTGTTTTTGCTGTTTGGCTTGTGGAGTGGACCTGGCTGGAGGGCGCTCGGCCAGTGGTGGCGGCTCCTGGTGAAGGTGTTCGCTTTCAAGCTGGGCGCTGGCCTCCTGTTGATCGTTGACTTGTTGTTCACGGGCGCGCTGTTGAACATGTTGGGCGAGTTGGGCTGGTGGACGACGATGATGTTCCTCGTTGTTGTCGGGCTGGTCGTGTGGCTTGGCCGTAAGCGTTTGTATAACGTGCTATTGTCGGCTCTCGCGTGGGGTGGCGCGACTGAGAGTGTGGCGTTGTCTGGGTTGGCCGGGTCGATGCGCCGCGTGGGTTCTCGCACGCTGGGTGTGGGTCGTAGTGTCGGTAACGTTGCTGCCGCTGGCGTGGCTGGCGCTGCGACCGCGCGCTCGTACGGGCGTAGCGCGAAGAGTGGCTTTTGGGATGGTGTGCGTGAGCAGGGTAAGCTGTTTGTGTACACGCGGCCAGGTTTGGAAACGGCGGTTGGCGTGTATGAGGATAGGGCGGCTGGTCGTGAGGGGTTGGCGAAGTTTGCGGGCCGGTCGTGCGCGTCGTGTGGTGGCCCGTTGGTGGATAGCGAAGCTGAGGATGGTGTGGGCGTGTTTAACGGCGGCCGTCTCGCGTCTGGCGCATACATTTGCCACACATGTTACGAGAGTAGCTTGTTTGATGATTCTGACCCGGCTATGGCTGTCACTGTCCGGTTTAATCAGGCTGCGGATGAGAAGTACGAGCAGGCTCGCCAGGACGAGGCGCAGAGCCTCGTGTATGAGGAGGATAAGCGACTGATGGGCGATGGCGCGTCCGTGATGCACTCTGACGCGGTGGCTGACGTTATCCGCACGGTTGAGGCTGTGGGTGACCACCGCTTGTCGATGTCTGATGCCGATTTGCGTAGTGCGCTCACGTTGTTGATGACAGCGTTTGAGTGCGAGGAGCGTGCTCATATGGAGCGCGCGGTGCATTGGGGTGGCGACTTTAAGAGGGCTGGCGTGTTCCGTCTGCCGCCGGAGGTTGAGGCTCATGTGGACCGTGCAGCGTTGGACTTGTTGGCTTCTCAGGGCGAGTACGAGGCCGCCCGTGAGCTTGTCGCCGACGCTGTGATCGCGTATTATTATGAACGCACGGGACGCGACTACAGGGCGGGTTTGCCGGTGACCGGCTCGTCGAGTAGTGAGATGTTGTTGGAGGATGCTGCTGCGTTGCGTCGTAGCGGTCATGGTTTGGGCGATTTTGCTCGGTCGAATCAGTATGCGGACAAGTTGCGTGACAGCGAGGGTCGCGTGAATGGCGACAAATACGACGCAGACAATGGGGAGACGGACACCGAGAAGAGCGAGAGCGGCGACGGGAAGCGGGAGCGTGACGGTAATGATGATAGTGAGGTGGACAAGTGAGTAGTGAAAGTGCGCTGACGTGGGAGGATGTTCCTCCCCGGTCGTTTGCGGATTGGTTTGTTGTAGATTTCGCTCGACGCATTTCGCCCGCGCTGGGGTTGCGTCGCAGGTTGCGGGATGAGAATCAGAGGCGCGCCCGCGAGGGCGAAGCTTTGTTGCCGTCCCCGTTGTTGTTGCCGATTGAGGTGCGGAGTGAGCCGTTGGATGTGGAGGCGTTGGAGGAGCGTTTCGGTGCTGGCGATTTTTTGGGCGCGTGCGAGCTTCTTGTGGGCGCGTATGTTCCTGTCGCTGAGCGTATCGGCGGCGACGAGGTGAGCGATGATTTGGTGTTGTCGTGGTGTGTGCTGGCAACCGGCGGAGACGTAACCGCATAACACCGTTCCCCTGTTTGCGCCCGGTGCGCGAGATGCCCCAGCAGCGGCCTCTGTATGGATCGCTGCGGGGGTTTCGTGTTTTCGCTGCGCCCTGGTAGGGTTTAGGGTGTGGGAGGCCGTTAAAACGGCTTCCAGCGTTTCCCTTGTAGTCGTTGCGCGAGATGCGCTGTTAGAGAGCGTATTCTTGCGCGTTTTCTTGTTGTCATTCTCTTCGCACCGTGGTATGCTTTATGCTGTAAGACCAACGTTGGTTTGGCGCGGACGCGCCTATGGTGAAAGGCTTGTTGTTATGCGTATTTTCGATACGGTTGAGGATGCCGAGTCGGCGCTCGGGCATAGCTTGCTGATGGCGCTGTCGGTTGGGTTTCTTGCAGACGCTCGCGGCGTTGTGATTGCCCTGTTGGGCGAGGAATACAAGGGCAAGTATCTTGTGGGTGAGACGGTGAGCCGCGTGTTTGTGGCTGTGCGTCGCCCGCGTGGCGGATACACGTTCTACCTGGTGGAGGACGGGCCTCGCTTTTGGGAGAACGCCGTAAAAATCGCCCACTAGGGAAAGGCGCTGCGCGCGCCTGCTCGCGCCCACATCACGCCGCCCACACCGGCTGTGCCCTCTTACTTTCGCACCTGTTTTGGCGAAGATTGGACACGCGGTGTGGGCGGCGTTTATCATGTGAGCATTGAAGAAAAGTTTTCTAGCTACACGTTGGTGTCACGCGGGTTTTCGCGGGTGACACGACTGTAGGAGGGGTTGGTTACATGGCGTCGGCTGATGGGCGGCGAGGCAGCGGGTCGCTTGCTGCGAAAAGTGTTGCCGCGCTGTTGGGCGTGTGCCTGGTCGGGCTGCTTGCGTGGCAGACTGGTTCGACCGTCCATACCCTTAACCATTTCGGTGAGGATACTGAGAGTGGGGCGCAGTCCGAGTCGCCGTATGAGAACATTGTGGGCGCGTCTGCTGCGTGGTCGTGGCTGTCCGCGTTTGTCGCGTCTCCTGATGGTGGTGAGGGGTGGCAGGCTGGTGAGATTGGCGGCTACCCGGCGCTGTTGGATGGCGTGTCGTGTTCTCCTGGCGTGTCTCGTCTGGGTGTGCGCCCCCTGTTGTATGGGTCGTCTCGTAGTGGCTCGTCTTATGTGAGCGCGTTTGTGTTCCCTCCCGGTTATGCTGCGTCGGGGTTTGCGGCGCTCGCTGACGGCGTTGATTCGTGTTTGGGTGAGGGCGTGGATGGCGCATCTGGGTCTCGCGAGTGGGCGGGTGGACAGTATGCGTTGTTCCAGTCTGGTAGCGTGGTTATTGGCGTGTCTGGCGCTGATTGGCGTGGCGTGCGTGGCCGCGCGGAGTCGCTTCTCCTTGCTGGCGGCTGTGTCTCTCTGTCGGAGAGCGTGTCGGATACGGTGAGGTCGCCGTACTATGACGGTGATGGGTTTACGGGGTTGGTGGAGTCTCAGACTGTTGGCCCGTCCATTGTGGACCCTGGTGAGAGCCGCGTGTCGTTGTCTGCTCCCGCGTTGGATTCGCCGTCTGTGCCGGAGCCGGAGGGGCCGTTGCCTGACGGGTTCCCGCAACTCCCGCAGCGCCCGCAGGTTGCTTTTTCTGACGAGGCTGCGTTGGTTGATTTCGCGTCAGCGTGGCGTACCGTGTCGTATCGTGTGGCTGACGATGATGGTCCTGGCTGTGGGTGGTCGTGGTTTGGTCAGGCCGCTCCCGTGGCTGACACTGCCGGGTTGGCGACTGCGCGCGCGCATGTGGTGGAGTCGGCTCAGGGTGAGGCGGACGCTGCTGCCGCCGCCCTGTATCGTGATCGCAGTGCCGCGAGGTGGCGCGGAGTATCTGGCGCGGCTGTGGCGGCTGACGCGGGCGACTACAACCGGCGCGTGAGTGAAGTGGACGCAGCGCGCAAGGCGCTCGCTGATGGACGCGCCGCGTTTTACCCCGAGTGGCTGTCGTATGTATCCGCGCATGACGCGTGGCGTGACCGGGTTGATGCCCGCGATGCCGCGTCGGCGCTGTGGGAGTCGGCTGTGGCGGCGTGCGTGTCTGGTTCTTCCCCCGCGCCATCGCCCTCGCCGTCTCCGTCTGCCCGCCCCTCCCCGTCTCCGTCTGCCCGCCCCACCCCGTCTCCCTCGCCCTCCGCTTCGGCCGGTGTGGTGAAAACTCGCGCGCAGTGTGAGCGCGAGACGGCGAAGCCGGTGGAGATGACTGTGGACGTTGGCGTGGAGCCGTCTGCGCCCGCTGTGCCGGAAAGTGCGACTGTCCCGTTGTCGTGGCCGCAGCCCCGCCGATAGGTGTTGTCTGTCCATGTTGTTGTCTGTTTTTGTTGTTTGGTGGTGTTGAATTGTGTCTGATGGTGGTTCTCGCGTGAAGTGGAAGCCCGTCAAGAGTGGTAGCGCGGGTGGGCGTTCGCCTCGTCCCGTTCCCCCCGTCTCTAGCGGGCGGCGTGGCGTGCCCGCGTGGCTGTTCCTCGTTGCTCCGGCGTTGATTGTCGCTGTCGTGTTCGTGGTTGTGTACACGCTATCTGGCGGCTCCGGTGAGCGGTCTGGCGAACAGTCGTCGGGTCAGTCTATTACCGCCAGTGGCGGCAATAGTTCGGCGGTAAACGATGGCGGCTTGTTGGGGTTTTATGAGCTGGTGCGTGACCGTCACCCGCAGCCTGGCGACGCGCCGTCCGGGAACAACAGTGTGGACTATGAGAGTCAGGGCGTGTGGGAGCGTGACACGCGCATGGATGGTCGCAGTGTGCGCGCGTGGCTGGACGCTGACGGTCGGCGCGTGGACGTGGATGGGTGGCCGCGTTGGTTGGTGTTGCCGGGGTCTGGGTGGCGTGGCGTGCAGGAGTGCTCGCTTGCGGATGGCGCGAGCACCTTGTGTCCTGTCGCCGTGAGTAGTGACGGCGCGGTGACGGTGAGCGTGGTGCGTGGCGGCTTGGAGGGCGACTTGTTTGTTGCCGCTCAGAGTGTGCGCGTGGTGGCCGTGTCGTCCTCGTTTGCTGATTCGCGCGTGTTGGACGTGTTTATGGTGGATGTTCCTGGCGGCGCTGATGGCGGTGGCGTGTTGCGTGTGGGTGTGGGACTATTGTCTGATGGGATGATGGTTGCCGTGTCCGGCGCGGATGGGCGGGCTGTGGAGTCCGTGTTGTCTGGGTTATCGTGGCAGTAGTAGTTGCGCTGTTTCTTGTGGGCGCGAGCGAAGGGGTTTTCTTGTGGTGACGAGAATTGTTGTAGGCGTGTTGTGCGCTCTCTTGTGTGGGTTTGCGGTGTCGTGGGTGCCTGGCTTGTGGTCGGCTGCCCATTATCGGCTGTTTGTGAAGCGTAAGCTCGAAAAAAACAAGCCGAAGAAGGGTGATGTGCCGCCGCCGAAAAAGAGTGACGTGTGGAAGCCGTACATTCGGTTCGCGCGCAGCGAGGATACGCGTCAGGTTGTTGTTCGTAAGGCGCGGGCGGCGGATGAGAAGAAGGGCCGTGAGGCTCGCGACCCGGTAACGCTGGATATTGAGTACCGGCGTTTTTGGCCGCTCGTTCAGGCTGTCATGGCGGTGTTGGGCGCGGTTTTTGGCGCGCTGTACGTGTGGATACCCGTCGCGCTCATTATCCTGCTGGGTGGCCCGTTGTTGCATCGTTTGATGGTGTCGAGCGTGAAAGCTATCGTGGATGGGCGTGAGCGCCTGTTGGTGCGCATGTTTGAGGTGTCAGCGCCACGCTTGGGGTTGAAGAGTGGAGGCTTCAAGGAATACGGCGAGTGTATTGAAGTGTTGGCGTGGCGTGACCCGTTGAAGCCGAAAGAGATTAAGTTTTCGCTGCCGCCCGCGTACTCGTTTGACGTGTATGAGGAGGAGAATTTTCTACGCACGTTCAACGGGGCTTTTGGGCGCGAGCTTGCGTGGGTGGAGAAAGGCGGCGTGGATGAGGACACGAAGCGTCCGTTGGGGTGGAACCCTGACGAGGGCACGGTGACGATTACGAGCCTGCCGCCGCTTCCGATGATGGCACCGTTGCGTGTGGACCATATTCTCGGTGACGATATTCCGTGGACGTTTATCCCCCTGGGATTGGGTGTTGAGGGCGGCGTGACCACTCATAACCCTGAGACGGGTGAAGAGGAGCATGTGATCGGATACTCGTGGCATGATTCGGGGGCGAAAGAGAAGATGAAGCAGGGCGTGCAGATTGACGAGCACGCTGCGAACGCCGCTCCGATGTGCTTGATTGCCGGGTCTACGGGTTCGGGTAAGGCTATCCCCGTGGATGAGGATGTTCTGGTTCTTGTGGATGGACCAGAGTTGAGGGGCGGTCACGTGGACGATTTGGGTTTGTATTCGCCTGCGCTTGGCGACGCTCGTTTGTCCGCGCGCGGTGTTGGGCACCCTGCCATGTCGGTGCCGGTGTATCGAGCGAAGAAGAGGAACCGCCGGTAAAAGCGGCTGGGTTTGCCGGTTTTGCCGCCACATGCGCGCTTGTGTTGCGCGGGTGCGCGACCGCAACATGTAGTTTAATATTTTAACAACAACTGTGGGTGAGCGACAGATAGCGCCCACTGCGAGAGATGAAGGGGAAGAAAAGTTGACAGAAAATACCGTTACGAGCAGGTACGACATTACCGTCTACTCTAAGCCGAGGTGCCCGCAATGCGACGCGACAGCGCGCCTCCTGAACAGGATGGGCGCACCGTACACGAAAGTGGACGTGACGGAAGATGATGCGGCATACGCGTTTGTGAAGCAGTTGGGCTACCAGCAGGTGCCCGTCGTCGTCGTTCGCGACCTGCACGCGACAATCGACAGCGGCGACGGCAACATTGTCGAACACTGGTCCGGTTTCAGGCCAGACCGCGTGAAGCGGGCCACGATGGCAGCACTAGAAGCCGCACTGTAAAGCATGCGAGCGAAGCGACAAAGGGAGGGCGTTTACTGGCGTTTTGACAACCCAGTAAACGCCCTCCTATTATCGTGAGAGAGTACGTCACGCGGCAAGCTCGCCCCACGAAACAAGGGGCACAGTGGGCGCAAGCCGGGCGAGCGTGGCGAGTGATACGAGATAAGGGAAAACTAAAGGGGAAACGACGTGGAACAGAGCACAGCCCAGAAAATTAAACTCGCGTTGCCGCTAGTTGATTACGTGCGCGCGCACGCGGCTGACTTGAAGCCGGGCACGCGCATTGAGGAAACCAGTCGCGGCCTGCGTATCAACTGCCAAAACCCCGCACACAACGACCGTAACCCGTCGATGGACGTGTCCGAGCTAGAGAACAGGTTTCATTGTTGGTCGTGCGGGTTTTCCGGCGACCTCCTCACCCTCGTGCAAGTGCAGCGCGACGTGGACTTTTCAGAGGCGCTACGTGACCTCGCCCGCGAAGCTGGCATTGACTATTCCGCAACGCGCGACGATTCGCCACAGGCTCGCTTGCGTGCCCTTATGCGCACGGCGGCAAGGTTCTACGCGCAGCGATACCACGAGCTGCCAGAAGATCACCCGGCGCGCCTCGCCGTCACCGAGCGTGGCCTGTCGGACGTGTGCCCTGGCGAAAACAGCGACGGTGGCTCCTGGTATCCCGACTTTTCGTCGTCCGCTGACGGCGTTGTGTACGGGTATGCACCGGGCGGCAACCGTCTCATGTCGTATCTATTGAAGGCTCGCCCGTGGAAGGACGCACCAACGTTCACGCTTGACGAGTTGCGCGCGGCGGGCGTTGTCTCTCACCGTAAGGACGCTGACCCGGACGAAAGGAGCGCGCATTTTGACACGTTCCGTGACCGGCTCGTGTTCACTATTACGGACGTTCACGGTCACCCGCTGGCGTTCAGCGCCCGCAAACTGTCCGACAAGGACAACATGGGTAAGTACGTGAACACGCGTGAAACCGAGTTGTTTTCTAAGCGCCATGAGTTGTATTGGTCGGCTCGCGGCCTACGCGACGCATCCAAGGTGGGGCACGTGTTCGTGTGCGAGGGGCAGTTTGACGTGTCCGCTGCCGTGGAGGCGGGCGTCACTAACGTTGTCGCGTCGTTGGGTACGTCGTTTACTGGCGACCACGCGATGCTGGTGCGTCGCGCCGCCGGTGATGAGTGTCAGGTGGTGTTCGTGTTTGACGGAGACGACGCGGGGCGTGGCGCGGCTGTGAAGGCGTTTGAGCGTGTGGAGCAGGTGCGCGCGGATGGTCGCGTTATTTTGTGTCCTGACGGCGTGGACCCGTGTGACGTGCTCGCCAGTGGCGGCGTTGATGGGGTGCGTCGCTTGTTTGATGTGGGCGCGAGTGTGCCGTTGGCGGTGTTTGTCGCGTCAGAGAAGATCAAAGAGTTTGACTTGTCGGATGCGGGGCAGCGTATGCGTGCGGCGCGCGTGGCCGCGTCGGTGTTGGCGCAGTGTCCGGGTGTGGCGCGTGACGTTCTCGCGGCCGACGTGGCGGCTCTGGTGGGTGTTGGTGCGGAGTCGATGCGTGAGCTTGCCGACGAGAGGACCGCGTTTGTTGATACCCTGGTGTCGGGTTCTACGGTTGAGAGTGTTCCGGTGCCGCAGGTGTCTGCACGTATTGACGCGGGGAATGGTGCGGATTGTGAGTGGGTGCGGCGTTGGCATGGTGAGAGTGTGGGCGTGCAGTTGCTTGTTCAGGCGTTCGCTGGCTTGTTTTATGCGCCTCCGTCGAAGGGCGATTACGGAGACGAGGGGGACGCTACTGTTGGGGCGCTTGTGTGGGAGCGTGTGGAGTTGTTGCGTCGCCTCGCTGGCGAGTCGTCTACGCCCGCCCCGTTTGTGCGGCTGCTTGGCGGCTTTCGCGCGTTGTGGGGGCGTGAGCGTGTCCTGTTGGATGATTTCGGGGAGTGCGCAGATGTGATGGGTGTCGTGTTGGGATTGTGTGAGTTCCCGGCTCCTGGCGTGGGCGAGTTGACGGACGCCGATTATGTGCGCGTGAGTGCGGTGGCGTTGCGTGAGTATTTCCGCTTGTTGGATGCTGGCGTGGGGCGCGACTGATTAGGCGAGTCGGCGTACAGCCCGTGTTTTTGTGGGGATATTTCCTTGTTGGTTAAGTTGCTGTTTGTTGCGCCCGCGTGTGGCGCTCGTGTGATGGTGTGGAGGTTACGTGAGCGATAGCGAGAGCGATGTTCGCGCGCATGACGGTATTGAGAATGAGAATGAGGCGGTTGAGCGCGCGTTCTTGTCTCGTGCAGGTCAGATCGCGGTCGCGTGTCTGCTGTTTTTCCCGGCGACTATTGCGGCGGTTGGTTTTCATTTCGTTGTGATGCGGTGGCTGCGTCAGAAATGGACGGTCGCCGTCATGATCGCCACGCTCCTGTCCGTGTGCTTGCTGTTTGGGTTGCGCGGTGTCGTTGTTGGTTTGCAGGGTGCGGGGTTCGCTTACGATAGCGGCGAGTTCTGGTGGGGCTTGCTGTGGCTGTACGTGCTGGTGGGTGCTCTGGTGGGCGTGTGGGCTGGCATGGTGCCCTACCCGATGCTGCATTACCAGTTGCGTGTGAGTCCTCACATCCGTGAGTTGAAAGGCGCGGGGGACTGGAAGAGCCGTTTTTCGTACAGGCGCGCCCCGTGGGAGGCGATGAACCGTCGCGCACGGTTGAAGGCGCTGAAAGCTGGCGTGGCCGCTGAGAACGGTAGCGTGCCGCTGGGTGTTGAGGAGCCTTTGAGCGATAACCCGTTGTCGCAGACGGATGAGATTGTGGCGCGTACCCCCACCGAGGCGAACCTTGGCATGGTGATGACGGGCGGCGCTGGTGCGGGTAAAACCACGACGATGAAAAGCATGTTGTACGCGGAAGTGTCTACGGGCAGCGTGAAGCATATCGCCTACATGGACTTGAAGGGCGACAAGGTTTTGGCCGCTGACATTGCCGCCATGTGTAAGGAAAACGGCTACCAGTTCTACCACGTGAGCCAGGGCAGGTTGAACGAGTACGACATTCCGTTGTCGGATGGCATGTGTTCGTATGACCCGTTGGCGACGGGCGGCGTGCAGCGCGCGGGCACCGTGCTGAACTTGCGCGTGTGGACTGAGGAGTCCGACAAGTACCGTAGTGACATGCAGGAGTTCTTGAACGCGCTGTTTACACTGTTTGACGCGGTGGACCCGAAGGATGTTCCGCTTATCCGGTGGGAGCGCGGTATGGTGCAGGCTGTGGAGGATGCGTGCAACATTGACGCGTTCCGTCAGCTCGTGGATGCGGCGAAGGGTACGGACGCGTATGAGGCTGGCGCTGGCGTGTATCGTAAGCTGTCGAGGGGCGCTGATTTGGCGGCTCAGGCGAGCGCTGTTGCCGGTAAGATGCGCGCCTTGTCGATGAGTGCGTTCGGTCCACATTTGAGTGCCAACCCGTATGACTATCACATGATTGACATTGCGCGCGATACTGCGGATGATGCGCCGCCGTGCGTGATTTTGTTTACTGTGCCGTCTGGTGCGGATAAGGAGACGGCGCGCACGCTTGGCGCACTGTTTTTCAGTGACATGGCGCGCGTGATGGACCACAGGCAGCGTCATGGTGAGAAGTCGCCGTTGAGCTTGTATTGTGACGAGTTCCAGGAGATTCCTATTACGTTCGTGACGCCCCTACTGGAGAAGGGGCGTAGCGCTGGGTTGCGTACCACGTTGGCCGCTCAGTCGTTTTCGCATATTGTGACGGCTGCGCCCGGTAACGGTGAGGCGTATTTGACGACGGTGTGTGACACGATTAGTTCGTTCCTCGTGTGCTCGGGTGCTGGCGGTGACAGCGCGGAACGCGTGGCGGGCATTGCCGGTAAGGGCAAGCGCGCGGCGTGGAGGCGGACGAATGACAATCAGACGCACATGTTCTCGCTGAATTTCTTGAACCGGAAGAATCAGAATGTGACGGAGGACGCGTCCGAGGATTGGTTTACGCCGCCCGAGTTGTTTACGCGCTTGGTGTCTCCGAAGCCCGACAACGGGTTTAGGAGCGAGGCCGTGTACCTGGTGAAGGGCGGCGCGCCGGAGGGCGTGGGGTGGCGTGAGCGCCGCCGTCGCCGCCGTGAGGCTGGTTCTACTGGCGGCGTGTGGGTGCGTAAGGTTCGACTTATTCCGCCCGATCAAGTGCTGAGCGATTCGTACAATAAGGCGGCGGCTGACAGGGCGTTGGCCGTGAACGTTGCTCGTTTTGAGGAGATTCGCGCCGACGTCGGCGGGCCTGTTGCTTCCCCGGCCGCCCAGGGCGGGCTTGATGCTCCTGTTAATGGAGGTGTGCGCGGCGGTTCGTCTGGTCGTAAGCGTCGCGGTAAGCGTGGTGGGCGCGCGCATGGCGGCGGACAGTCCTCCAACAATGCGACGGGCGGTGCTCCCGTGTCGTCTGCCGGTGGCGGCGGTGTCGCTCCTACGGGTGGCGTGTCTGCTGCTCCCGCGCCGGGTGGTGGGCTTCCTGGTACGCGTCCGGCAGGTTCTCGCAGTGGTGCTTCTGTTTCTGTGTTGCCGGGTGTGACGGTTGGTGGTTTTCCGGGTGTTCCGTCGGCTTCGCCTGTCGTGGGTGGTTCTGATGGCGGTTCTTCCGCGTCTCCCGATGGCGGTGCGGGGTCTGTTTCGTCGGTGTCGCCGGATGGCGGTGGTGCTGGCGGTTCTAACGGCGGCTCGCCTGTTCGTCGCGGTTTGCGCCGGTAACGCCCGGTTGTTGGCTATTGTTTGTTGTTGATTACGTTTTTGCTCGCTCTTTTGTGCGGGTGGCGTTGGTGAAGGGGTTTGTTGATGGGTTTGGGTCGCGGTTTGGGCGCGTCTGGCGACGTGGAGCGCGTGGGTGATGGTGATATTGTCGCCGATAGCGCGCCCGTGGAGGCTTCTGACGGGCTTTCGGGCGCTGGGAGTGCCGGTGTTGGGTCTGACGGTTTTGAGGCCGCTGAGGGTGCTTCTGACGCGCCTGTTGGTGTGTTGTCGCCGGGTGAGCGTCGTCGCCTGAGTAGGGTGGCGCGTAAGAGTGCGAAGGCTGGCGGCGACTTGTCGGACATTGGCGGGTTCGTTGATGGCAAGGGGCGCGTGCGCCCACTGGATAAGCGGAAGGACCGTCAGCGCGGGTCGCGCATGTTCGCGTGGGCGACTGTTTCCCTGTTGGTTGCTGGTCTCGTTGGTGGTGGCGCTTACTTGGTGTTGAATAAGCCGTTGACGGAGAGTGACGTGCAGGGGCAGATTGATGCGTCGATTCATGAGACTGGGTTCCCGATGGAGCGCGGTGAGGCGTTTGCGCGTCGGTTCGCTGAGGCGTATGTGACGGCTGACGGGTCTGAGACGAGCGAGAAAGCGTTGTCGTATTTCTACACGGGATCGTTGGGTAAGTCTGCGAGCGTGACGGGCGCGTCGTTGTCGAGGCCGAAGGGCGGGTCGTATCGTCTTGTTGGTGACGTGAACGTTTTTGAGGTGCTGCCGCGCACTGCTGAGGTGAGCGTGTATAAGGTTCAGATGCTTGTGGTTGACCAGCAGTCGGATGGTGACGGGGCGGTTACTGTTAATCCGTCGCCGCATTGGTTGGCGTTGGAGGTGAGCGTCTACTATGACAAGGCGAAAGACATGTTGATGATTCCGTCTAACTCGCCGTCTCTGATTCCAGCTCCGGCGGTTGGTGCGTCTGCTGACGCTCCAGCGTACACTGACCCCGGCACTGGGCAGACGTATTCGGGCGACGAGGAGTCGGCGCTGCGTGGCGCGGCGTTTGGGTTCTTGGACGCTTACGGGAAGGCGTCTCCGGGTAATCACACGCTGCTCGATCAGTATGTGTCGCCTGGCGCGGACGTGAGTATTTTCAATGGGTTTAATGGCGAGTTTGAGGTTGCTGGTGGCGCTGAGTCGAGCGTGAATGTTCGTCTGATTCAGGGTGAGGATGCGTCGCATGTTCGTGCGTTGGTGACTGTGAAGTGGTCGCAGGTTCAGGGTGGCTCTTCTGGTTCTGCTTCTGGGTCTGGCGCGTCTGCTAAGTCGGGTGCGTCCGCTTCTGGTGCTGCCGGGTCGTCGTCTGGTTCGTCCGCGTCTGGTGATTCTGGTTACGCGTTTGAGTCGCAGTATGTGGTGGCTCTCGTGAAGGACGGGTCGCGTTGGGCTGTGGAGCGTTTTGAGCCGTTCCGGTTGAATCCGGTGGCTTCGTGAGCTTTTTGTTCGCGGTTTTTGGTGCTACCCGCTATTGGGTGGTTGTCTGACAATCCTTTTCTTGTGGAGGTTTTTATGTTTTCCGGTATTGTTGCTGGCGCGGTTTACAGGGCTGGCCCGCTTGAGACGGCTGCTTCTGCTGCCACGTCTACTGTTGCGACGGTTTTCTATTCGACCCTTGTGATTGTGTTCTTCCTGTGGGCTATCAAGGCTTTGTGGGGTGGCATTAAGGACGGTTCGGCTAAGGCTGTTGCCGTTAAGGTGATTACGGGCGCTCTCGTGATTCTCCTGGTTGGTGGTCTCGGACTGTGGCTGCGCAGTATGGGCGGAGAGGGTGCCGCTGAAAAGGGTCATGAGGTTGTGAAGGGTATCACCGGCCAGTAGGTCGCGTGCGACTGGGGGCGTGGGGTTCCTTGTGGTGTTGAGGTTCCCCGCGCCCCCGCTTGCGGTTCACTGTTTCAGAGTTTTCTTGTTGTGGCGCGCTCCTGCTGTTGGGATGCGCGCGTGTTGAAGGGATTGTTGTTGTGAAGTTCGAGATTCCGGCCACTGGCTTGTCTGGGAACCTTATTTTTACGGGGTCTAGCGTGTGGGCGCTGTATAGCCTGTCGTTGCATCCGTACGATTTCATGTCGTGGGGTGCTCGCGCGTCTATTGGCGCGCAGTTGTCGAACGCGTTTGCGGCTATGGGGTCAGAATCGTCGGAGAGTCGCGAGTTTTTCGTGTCATCGGTTGTGTTGCCGATGAATTTGGACTTGTGGGCGAAACAGGTGATCGCGCACAACAGTGAGTACAACGACGATAACAGTGATTTCCTTGACTTGGTGTCCGACCAGTATGCGACGCTCGAATATAACGGTGCTCGCGCTCGCCGTTCGTACTTGTGTGTGAAGCTGGGTAGCAGGCGTTCGTTTGGCGCGGCTTTCGCGGGCGTGCGTGGCGTGCGTGAGGCGTGGCATCGTTTCGCTGGCCTGTTTGGCCCAGTGGAGGAGGTGACGAGCGAGGAGGAGCGCGTGTGGCGCGCGAAAGAGGACGCTCTGCACGCGATTGTGTCTACGGGCGCGTTGGGCGCGGAGCGCGTGAAGGGCGCGTTTGAGGCTGTTGCGTACATGAACGCGGTGTTGTCGCCCAAGTTGCCGTTGCCTCCGCTGGAGGACGAGGGCGCTCAGCGTGTGGGGCGTGGCGAGATTGTGGAGCTTGTTGACGAGTTCATGGTGGTGAATCGTCCGCGTAGCGTGGAGGTTCGCCGCTGGTATGATGGCGTGGAGCGTTCGGGTTTCATGTCGTCGCTTGTTGTGAGCGGGTTGCCGCGCCATAGCGTGTACCCAGACCAGCCTCCGGTGTTGTATGTCCCGTCGTTGGCTGGCGAGGACTATTCGACGTTTGGGTTTTTCCGTCTTGTTCCGTCCGCCGAGGTGAAGCGTAAGGTTCGTAGGAAGAAAGCGGACCAGGTGGATGAGGCTAAGGAGCTGAGTAAGGTGAGCGCGGCTGGCATGGAGGCGCGCGCGTCTGATGCTGGTCTGGAGGATTCGTTGGCTGACTTGTCGATGGCGGAGAGTGTGATCGCTGAGGATGAGTCGCGTCCGTGGCTTGTCGGCTCATTTGTTGTGGCCGTGACAGCGGAGAGTGAGGATGAGTTGGTGCGTCGCGTGAATGAGTTGCGCCAGGTGTATGATAATAATGGTGTTCGCGTGGTGGTTCCGATGGGTTCTCAGGCTTCCTTGTTGCGTGAGATGTTGCCGGGTGCGGGGCATAAGTTGACGGATTATGATCAGACGATGACGGTTGAGGGCGTTGGCGTGTGTGGCGTGAACTTTGGTAGTTCTGCTGGCGACCCGGTGAGGGGCGCGTTGCCGTGATCGTGTAGCTTCCCTTTCGTTTCGGCTAGGTGGTTTCCGGTTGCGCGTCGTCTGCCGCGGGTTTTCGCGTGGTGGACGGCGTTTTGCTTCGCATGGTGGGCGTATGTTACGCTTTATATTACTGTAGTAGTTTTGCCCTATTGTGGAGGTTGTTGTGGCGGCGAAGGGGAAGAAGGGTCGCTCGTCTGGTGGCGGCTTGTTTGCTGGCGTGTCGTCTGCTGTCCGGCTTGGCGTGGCGTTGATCCTGTTGGCGGCGCTCGTCTTGTCATTGGCGCGGAGTGTTCAGGATCATGGCGGATTTGGCGGGTATTTCCGGTACTTGTCGGAGACGGGTAAGAGTTGGTCTGCGTCCGCGCTGTGTACGATGCAGGGCGGTAGTGTGAATGAGTGTTGGGATGCACCGCACGTGTCTCCTCCTGGTTCTGTTGCGTCCCCGTCCGATGGTGGCTCTGGGTCGTCTGCGTCGCCCGGTTCTGGCTCCTCTAGCGCTAGTGACAGTAATTCTGGCTCGCCGTCCGCGCCCGCTGCTCCCGGTTCTGGTTCTCGTGAGGATTGGCTGCGCCGCCTTGACGCGCTGCCGTCCGGTGAGGCTGACACGTCTGTCCCGTACAACCGCAAGGACTACAAGCACTGGATTTCGATTCAGGGGGCGTGCGATACGCGTGAGACGGCGCTTGTGCGCGACGGCTCTGACGTTGTTACTGACCCGTCCACGTGCAAGGCCACGTCTGGTTCGTGGGTTGACCCGTATAGCGGTGAGACGTTCACGGACGCGAAGAAGATGGACATTGACCACATTATCCCACTGCAGTACGCGCATCAGCATGGTGGTGCGTCGTGGGACGCTGCGAAGAAGCAGGCGTATGCGAATGATTTGGATACGGTGTTGTTGACTGTTTCGGCGCGTGAGAATAGGTCGAAGGGTGCGGCTGGTCCTGGCGAGTATATGCCGCCGTTAAAGTCGTATCGTTGTGAGTATTCTCAGCGTTGGGTGACCATTAGCGAGAAGTACGGTTTGACGGTTGGTAAGGCTGATCGTCAGGCTCTTAACAGTGGTTTGTCGTCGTGCCAGTAGTGGTTGTTGAAGTGCGTTAACCCGCCTCCACGTTTGCGCTTGTTTCCGTTTGGTTACAGGTGTTTTCGTGGAGGCGGGGCACGCCGCTTTCCTTTGGTTTTTGTGTCGGTTTTATGGACAGCTATTGAGTGGTTAGACTGTAATCTTGCGTGTTTTGGGTCGATTCTTCACCCTGTTTGCGCGCGCGGTGTTGTTTCTTGTGGGTGGAGGTTCTTTCGTGTTTGTAAACGTTTCGCGCGGCTTTGTTGGCCGCTCGTGGGCGCCGAGGTTGGCGGCCGCGCTTGCTGTCTTGTCGGTGGCGCTCACGGGGTTTCTTGGCGCAATGTTGGGCGCTTCACACGGCGCTGCCTCCCATAGTGCCGCTGGCGGCTTGTGGTCTGACAGTGGCGTTGTTGCGTCCGCTGACGGCGGCGGCTTGTGCTCTGGTATGGGCTATAACATGCAACGCGCGGCGGCGTGGGATAGTCCCGGCGGTTTCGAGAACGACACCGCGAAGCAGCGCGTGCTCAGCGTGGAAGATTTGGCAGCTAACGGCACTAAGTTCATGCTGTTCTACGGGACGGGTAAGGTCGATAACAGTTCTGGCTTGAACTTTGTCGCCGATAACGAGGCAGAGTTCCCGGAGTCAGACCACGTAGACAAGGCGAAAGCCGACGAAGTGCGCAAGGCATTGGGTACTGGCGGCTGTGTGACTACGGGCGTGGGAATGGCCGCAGCGAACACTGTCCTGAACCTCAACACAATGGTCCTCGGCCTTGGCAAGTACGTGACCGTGAGCGCTTTCAACAGTCAGCTCATCTGCAAGGATGGGAACAGTAAAAACTGTATTGACCTCGTGTCCGTGATTGGCGGCAAGTCCGACACCGCACGCGACAAGGGTATCATCGGCGTGTTGACGCAGGGCGTGTACATGCCGCTGTTGGTGATGGCTGTCATTATTGCGCTCATGTTGGCGGCGTGGAAGATCATCCACGGTCAGATCATGGCTGCGCTCCGTGAGGCGGTCGTGGCTGTCGTGGCTGCGATTTTGGGCGCGGGTATTTTGGCGTTCCCGCACACGTTCGCGTCCGCCCCACTGTGGGTGATGGGTGAGGTTGGCGGTATTGTCGCTAACGCCGTGAACGGTGGCGGACCTAACGCTACCACTAGTGAGAGCGCGTGCGTCGCGTCCGCTGACGGTGAGACGGGCGGCTCGTTGGCGATTAGTGGCGTGACTTGCACGATGTGGAAGGCGTTTGTTGCCAACCCTGTTGCGATTCAGACGTTCGGTTTGCCGTTCGATGAGCTGGACACGAAGGAAGGCGATTTTGCTGCGCGCCTGAAAGAGAAGGGGTTTACTGGGGATGAGTTCTGTGTGCCGAAGAACACGATTGGTGCGTTGAAAGATTCCTACGGTAAGGCGCTCGCTATGAATGGCGGCGGCAGTGATAAGGTGTGTAACTTGTACGCGTATGCGGCTATGTTGCGCACGAACATTGATGACGGTTCGGGCGAGTATGACGCGTCTAAAACCTACTCTGACCCGAGGTGGGGGCGCGTTGTTGGCGCGGCCCAGGCGAGCGACGTGACGTGGTTGTCGTTCACGTCTCAGGCTGGCGCGTTGTCTGCGCCGATGACGGCGGGCGGCATGTTGGTGACCAGCATCCTCGCCAACATCGTGTTCTTTGTGACCGGCGTGTGGGCGCTCGTCTACTATTTCCAGGCTATCGTCATGGTGGCGTTCGCCCCGTTCTTCCTCCTGCTGGCGATTTCTGAGCGGACACGTAAGTTTTTCTTCGGATGGTTGCAGCAGATTCTGGGTAGCGTGTTGAAGTTCCTCGTCAGTGAGGTGTTCCTCATTATTGCCGTCCTCGTGTATGGCGGCGCGTTGCAGACGCTTTCTAACCCGGCGACGGCGACTCTCGTCGTCATCGTGCTGACCGTGTTGCTCGTCCTGTACCGTAAAGAGGTGATCGGCATGTTTGGTCGCGTCGAGATGGGCGGTCAAGAGATGAGTAGCCGCGCTGTACAGGCGGCGTCGAAGTTCCTGGGTGATAACAGGAGGCGCGCTGTCGCTTACGGTACTGCGGCCGTGGGTGGAGCTGTTGGTGGCGCTATCGCTGCCGGTAAGGGCGAGCGCGGCGCAGCCATGTGGGAGGGCTTGAAGGAAGGCTCTCTGCGGCAGGCGTCCAGGAGTACTGGCCTTATTGGTCACTCTGCGCGTCAGGTTAACGCGATTGATGGCCGTAATAAGCGTGACTTGCAGCTCGCCGAGCGTGACGTGAAGAACCAGTTGAACGCGATGCGTAACCAGGAGGCTGCGGCCATCGGCGTGGAGCAGACCGCGAAGCAGAACCTTGATCGCGTGTCCGAGCGCGTCACTGACGCTAAGCGCATCTATAACGAGTTCGAGCCTGACAGCACGAAACGTTCTAGTCTGCTTAGTGAGGGCGAGAATAGTACTCGTAGGCGCGTAGAGAAGCAGTTGCAAGATATTGCCGAGCGGAAGAAGAACGCCGCAAACGAAGCAGACATGGACGCGTTGAATCGTGCGGAAGCAAGGGCGAACATGCACCTGTCTATCACTGAGGCTGTGTTTAAGGAGGCTAAGGCTGACGGGTTGGAAGCTGACGCAGTGTACGCTCGTAGTATCGGCAGCGAAAAGGCCGCTACCGTGTTTGAGGAGCAGGCTAAGGCGCTGCGTGACGAAGCCAGTCAGCTACGAGAGAAGGCGCAAGCTTACTCCGACGGCGACAATAGGGCGTTCCAGGAGTCAATGACTGTGGCGAAGAGTCGCGTGGAGTCCATTAACGAGGCTGTCGGTAACGCGGCTGTCACCAACGCTGGAAATGCGACGGAGACCGTGGAGACCGTGCGTGACGGTGACCAGTTGATCGCCGACGCTCAGGCTGAGTATGACTCCGCGTCGGCTGAGAGGGCTGCGATGGAGACTCACGTTGCAGAGTTGAACCGACAGGTCAAGATGATCGACGCGGCGCAGCAGCAGTCTGGTTCGCGACTGCTCACGTCTGAGCTGCGAGCTGTTGAGCGTGAGCGCGACAAGTCGGACATGATTATCGAGGAGGCTCACGAAGCCGCCAAGAGCGGGCGAGACCCGCGTTGACCGCTACGAGGCGGGGAAACGCGCAAGAATTGAACAATAGCGCCGCACGTAGTACGTATGGTGGCGACGTGAGGTGACGAGTATGGAAGAAGAGTTGGAAGCAGGTAAGATCGCCGACGGTGCGCCCGACGTTGAGGCGCAGGGCGGGGGAGCTGCGACAGAAAAGGGCAGCTCCCCCGCTGGGGATGTTGACGCGTCCATTTCTGGCATGTTGAAGGGCGCGGTCACCTCCCGGTCGCCGCAGTGGGCGCAGAAGGCGGCGCAGACCGCTCAGCGTGTCCGTAACGCTGCGCACGCCGTGCAGGCGGTGGTCAGTAATTTCTTTGCTGCGGTCACTAACCCGGCAACGTGGATTGGTGTCGCCGCTGTTGTGGTTACTCTCGCGCTGTTGAATCATGCGGGCGTGTTCAGTAGCCTCATCGGTAAGGATAACCTTGATGAGTGCGTGGGCGGCACGGGCGGCGCGTCCTCGGCTATCAACATTCCAGCCGGGGGAGCGAACGACCCCGAGTCGTACAAGGCTGCGACCGATAGCATCATGGCGTGGCTGATGACCACCGGGTTTACCCCGAACGGCGGTAAGCCCATGAGTAAAGAGCAGGCAGCAGGTTTCGTCTCCAACTTGCAGATGGAGACCAGCAACTATGACCCGACGCTCGTTCAGGGCGGCGCGGACCTGTCCCAGTACAGTAACGATCAGATCATCGCCTACGCGAACAGTCAGGGCAGCGGCGGCGGAGCTGTCGGCATCTTCCAGTTGCGTGGTTCTAGCCTGGCTGGTTTGGGCGAGTACGCGAACAGTGCGGGCAAGAAGTGGGGTGACGCTGACGCCCAGTTCGAGTACGTGAAAACCGTGCTGGACACGGGCAAGGGTTTCGCCGGGGATATGACCCGGTTCTGGCAGGCGGGACACGACGTGCGCTACTACGCGTCCACGTCGAACCGTAGTTTTGAGGGTTCATGCCGCCTCGTGTCTGACGATGACACGACGGGCTGCGCTGAGGGTGGCGGCAACTGGCGTGCGAAGGGCGAGGAGCAGTACCAGAAGGCGCAGGCCGCGTTTGACGGGTTCACGGGCGCTGGCCGCACCGTGGGCGGCTCGTGCGTGAGCAAGGGCGGTTCCGCTGACCTGTCGAGCACGGTCGCGTTGGCCGTGTCGGCCGTGTGGCCTCCCGCCCAGCACCAGCAGGCGGTGTGCGGTAATGACCCGTCGGGCGCGTGCGCGAAGCCCGAGTACAAGGATATTCGTGCCAAGCTCGCCGAGAAAGGGTACACGTGGCCGAACTATGCGGACTGTGGCATGTTTGTGGCGACAATGGTTATCCCCACGTTGGATAAAGAGTTCCCGCAGGCTGGCACTGCCGTCCAGTACCCGTACATGATGGAGCACTCGGATAAGTGGAAGCCGTACTACTCGAAGAGCGAGGCTCAGCCGGGCGACGTGTGGATTACGAAACCGGGCGAGATGGGGCACGTCGTGTTGTGGGTTGGTCAGCAGGAGGACGGCGCGTCGTACACGGCGGAGGCGTCGTGGGATAGCCACTCTGGTAAGTTGCAGCCTGACCGTTTCAATGATAGTCTCGTTGACGAAATGGGTAGGCAGTACGTGGGGTTCCATTTCGTTGGAATCCCCGACCCGGCCCTGTGAGTCGATAGTGCGAAAGTAGGCTGCGCCCGCCCCCTCGTTCCCGAAAGAATTGGGTGGGATGGGTGCGGCTGGTTAAGGTGGAAAGAATGAGCAATCCTGAGAAGAAGCCCATGAGCGTTGGCGGGCGGGGCGTGTCTCCCGCACGCGCGGGTGTGACGGTCGCTATCGTTATCGCCGTGGCGGCTGCGACCGTGTTCGCCGTGTCGCATTTCTTGTCTGGTAGCGGAGGCGACCCGCTTGCGTCGCAGTCGCGTCCGTTGACGGCGGCTGAGAAGGGCGAGGCAGAGGCCGCTGTCACACAGCTAGTCCAGGGCGGCGGAACGTTCGGCTACGATACGCCTAGCGGCGGAGAGACGCTTGACGGTTGGCGTGAACTGTCCCTGTTGGAAGCGCCGACCGCCGAAGCGTTCCGTTCCCGGTCTGACGCGTATTTGGGTGTGCGTGACCGCATTAGCGCGTCTAGCACCTACTACTACGACGCGTCGAGCGTGAACAAGTGGAGCGATAAGGCTGAGGTTCTGTCGCTCGCGTCGTGGAGCGTGAACGGTGTGAGCGCGTCCGCCGGAGACGAGGGCGCGTTCCGTCAGGTGAACGGCGCGCAAACCCTGTCGGTAACAGTGAAAGCGCGATGGGAGAGCGTGCAGCGCGTGCGTACCCTCCCGAGTGAGGACGGGTGGGGTCTGCTAGTGCGCGAAGCGTCTTACCCGGTTGACGCGACGTTCACGATGGTCAACGAGAACGGGGCGTGGCGCATGTTGACGGTGGAGGGCGTGTCTCCAACGATTGTGGAGGCGTTCACGTATCCTAACCCGGATGCGCGCGCTATCCAGTCTCAGTATGGCGAGTTCAGGGAGGTCCAACCGTGAGCGGCACGTTGTGGAATGGCGGTCACCGTGAAACAGGTGATGGCGACGAGAGCGTTGCTGACGGACTCGTGGATACGTATGAGGCTTTGTCGTCTGGCGGCGTTGATTCTGTGGACGACGGGCGCGTCGAGTGGCTTGTGGAGGGCTTGTACGATGAGAGCGGGGAGCTTGTGTCTCGCCGCGTCTTGCTGGTGGATAAGCCTGTTCTCGTTTTGCGTGCGGATGATGGTTCCGAGGCGCGGTTTACTGTGACTCGCCAGTTGGCGGACCAGTTGGGGCTTGTGTTTGCTGATTGTTCGCGGGCGTTCCGTGGCGCGCCCACTGCGCGCGGTGGTTTGCTGCGCTTGCGTGAGGTGGATGACCGTCCACTCACGGTGCGGGTTCGCGAGTTTTTCCGGGTGCGGCCGTTGCGCACCTATGGTGGCGTGGTGTGTGGCGTGCTTCTCCTGGCGTTGTTTGTGCGTATTCTTGTGTCGGCCATGTGACAGTGCTCCACCGGGGAGCGAGTGCCATGTTCTGTTGGCGGGGTGAGTGGCGTGTGCTGCTCGCCCCGCCGTTTTTCTCTCCCTACAACACGGCACCCAGGTTTGGTGAGCTTTTGTCTCCCCGCGTCGGCGCATTGTATAGTTTCCCCATGAGAGATTTTATGTTGTGCGCCACCTGCGCGCGTCTGAGTGTTGGCGCGCCTGGCTTGGTTGACGGTTCTGTTTCTGCGCGCCCAATACTTGGTGGCGCTACTATCGGTGGGAGTTTTGTCCGTGGAGAATACGCGCAAGAGCGCCAGTAAGACGCTGAGCGATGTGGAGGCTCGCGGCCTGCGTGACATCATTGTGGCGGGGGATGCTGCCACTGAGCGTTTGCGCGCCGTGGACGCGCTACCCGCTGCCACTGTTCAGGCGGAGCGTTTGGAGCGCCGCCGAGAGCGTGAGACGCTGGTGTTGGCTGTTCAGGCGGGCGAGGACGCGACGGCGCGCATGATGGAGAGCGTGCGGTCGTTTGCTTTTAAGACGGCGCGTCGGTTAACTATCCCCGTGTTTTGTCGTCACCTGTTGGATGTTGATTCTCTCGCTGGGCGCGGCTTGATGGCGGCGCTTGATGCGGCGCGCAAGTGGGAGCCTGAGCTTGGCTCGTGGTCGCAGTACGCGTGTGGCCGCGTCCACGCGTATATGCTGGTGGAGTTGAAGGCGGCGATTGCTTCCGCGTTGAATGTTCCTGTCATGCGTGCGTTTGATTACGCTCGCGCCGTGTCTGCTGTGAATGGTGGCGCTGATGTGAGCGCTGTTGCTGATGGTCTTGATGTGCCGGTGGGCGTGTTGGTGGGCGTGTTGGGGCGTTCTATTCCGGCGGTGGACGTTGACTGTGAACCTGCTGTGTTGGCCGCTGGCGGCAGTGTTGCCTGCGATGGCGGCGTGGGCGCTGTGGACGAGCGTTCTTCCCCTGACGTGTTGGGGTTTTCTGCCGTGGAGTGGGAGGCGGTGTGTTCGTTGGCGGCTGGTGAGCCTGCGTCGATGAGTGCGGTTGGCCGGTCGCGGTCGGCTGTTCTTCGTGGTTTGCGTGATCGCGGCATGATCGCGTAACATACGTGTAACTGTAGTATTTGCAGCTACCATGTTGCCCGCGTGCGTGGGCTGGTTTGGTGGACTGTGGAAGATGGAGAGGTGTTTCCGTTTTGTTGTTTAGTGATGTTGAGCGCGGCTCGTCTGCCGCGAGCGCCCCGGCTGGCGTGTTGCGGGTGGGTTTTGCTCGCGGCGCGAGTGAGCGTGAGGTGCGCGACGCGTGTGCTGAGGCGTTTAATCGTGAGGGTGTGGCGTTTTCTGTGGAAGAGGAGAACGGCCAGCTATGCGTGTATGTTCCAGCGCCCGCGTATGGCGTGTTGGCGGATGATGGCGTGTTGGGTGCGGTTGATTGGCTGGTGTGTGAGCGCGCGGACTTGCAGCCGTCGGCGCGCATTTATGGGGGTGTGCAGCTATGACTGGTGGAGGTTTTGACCCGGCGAAGGCCAGGTACACGCGCTCGTCGATGATGAGCATGTCTCCTGACGCTCGTCTGGACGCGTTGTATAGTGATGGCATGTGGTATGACGAGAAGAAGGCTCGTCAACTGGTGAACGTGTCCGAGGAAGAGTACGCGCGGTGGCTTGCCGGTAAGCTCAAGTCTCATAGTATTGTCGCCTCGCATACGGGGGCGGTCACGTACAGGTTTAACATGGAGCAGGTACGCGAGTGGCACGACCGCCACAACATGCCTTTGGACGCTGGATTGTTTGAGGGTATTTACCCGGCTCGCGTGTGGGATGACATGACGGAGACTGAGGGGTTTATTGCCGCCCCGTTGCGCGAGGTGTGCGTAGTGACGTTCACGTGCAACGAGGGTAAGGCTAAAGAGATTGCGGAAACGTGTCGCGGCGTGGGAGTGGTGAAGCCCGGTGAGCGCGCAGACCAGTGGCGGCTCTTGTGCGGGTCTGAGTCTTATGGCGCGCAGATTGTGGCCGCCGTTTTGGGCGAGTCCCTGGATAGCGAGGGCGAGTCTGCGCGCGTGCGCCGCTCGTCCATGTGGCGCAGGGATATGCGCGATTTTTCTCCCGAGTTCACGCTCGGCATGTTTGACGTGTACGAGAAGTTCGCGCGGTCGCGTCTCGCCCCTCACATGGATAGTCTGCGTATTTTCCTCACCGACAAGGGGGATGTGGACGCGAAGGTCATTGAGTGGATTATTGGCGCGATTGAGCGTTTCAATGAGATGGCTTCCGTGCCGTTTAGCGGCTATTTGGACAACATTTTGCACCGTTGGCCTTACGACGTTGCTGAGAAGTATTTGGGGAAGCGCCTCGCCGATTTCCAGAAGGACCGCGCTGTCGCGTTGAAGAAGATCAAGAAGCGCGAGGGCGACAACACGTATATCGCGCCCGTGAGCGAGATTGCGGACGAAATGGGCATCCAGTTGGACGAGTATTTGACGTTGGAAGGCGAGCACAGGTCATGGCTCGCGGATAAGAACGCGCGCACACTCACGTGGGGTGAGAGTGGCGAAGAGAAGGAAAGCGTCGGCCTTGTTGGCGTGCATCCCGGTTCTGCGACGTTGGACTCTGAGCATGAGGGTGACGCTCGCTTGACGGCTAACCTGTTCCAGGCGTGGCGTGAGAGCGGCGACTCGGATAGCCTGATTCGCGCTCTCGCGTTCGCCGGGTCTGATGGCGTTTCTGGCGGGTTTGACGCTTCTGATTTGGGCGCTGATTTTGTTGCCGCGTTGGCGCGCGCGTGTGGCATGGAGGAGTAAGAATCACGGTGTCACGCAAGAGGAAGAAGCGTGCCGCGCGGGGCAACAACACTGGTGTCGCGTCTGACATTGTGGGGAAGCGCAGCGCCGCAACTGTCGTGCGTCGTATCCAGGAGCGTGCGCCACACCGTCTCCTGACGCGCGTATTGACAGTGTTGGGGTGGCTCGTGAGCGCCCTCGCCGTGGTGTCGTGCGCCGCCGTGTGGTGGGTGTGTGCGCGTTTGGAGTTGTTGTTTACGGCTGCTGGCGTGCGTGAACTCGCTGGCCTTGGCGTTGATGGTGCGCGTGAGCGCCTTGCGTCCGTGCAGTTGGAGGCGTTGACGCCGTTTGTTGCCTTGTATGGGTGGCGTTATGTGGCGGTCGCTGTTATCTTGTCGGCGGGGTTTGGCGTGGGGTTCGCTCTTTTGTGGTTGGGTCGCGCGCGGTGAGGTTTTGGCGCTCGTCGTCTGCTCGTGTTATTGTGTGACCTGTTGGGCGCGCGTGAGCGGCGCTGGTATTGATTGAGTTGCTAGAGTGTTGAGGAGCTGACGTTGGGTAAGCGCGGTTTGACTATTTTCGGGTTCGTTGCGGCCGTCGCCGTGGTTGCGGCCATTGTTGTGGCTTTGTTGAATGGTGTTCCTGGTTCTTCCCGTGGCGGCGATTCTGTTGCCGGTCAGAGTGGCGCGCCTGTGGTGGAGGCGACGGATAGTGAGGCGGCTGTGAACGCCGCGACTGCGCTGGCGGAGGCGTTGTCTGCTGCTAACAGTGGGAGTGATAAGGGTGATGCGGCTTCTCGCATGTATCGCGTGAGCGAGGGCGACCTTACCGTGTTGGATGCGGCGGGGTTGGATGCTCACACTCGGCTTTCTGGTGGGTTCACCCAGTCGGCGGGTCTTGCTGGCGCGTACCAGTATGCGATGATTGCTCTCGCCGCCCAGGTGCAGCCTGACGGCGGACCTATTGCGGCACCGTCTGCTACTGGCGTTGGCGGCGTGTATGTTGACCGTGAGGCTGGGCTTGCTTACGTTCCGTTGTCTACTTTCAGTGGGAGCGCACCGGCTATGAGCGTGTTGATGGTGCGCGTTGACGGCCAGTGGCTTGTGGAGCCGTATGGGGTGTTGGATGACATTCGTTTGTCGAACACTGTTCAGGAGGCGGCGCGCGGCCAGGCGGGCGCAGCCCAGTCCGGCCAGTGACGCGCCACGCTTCCGTTCTGTTTGCTGTGGTGTTGTTGAGTTTCTTGTTGGTTGTGTGAGTGTTAAGGGGTTTGTGTGAGTTTCGGTGTTGACCAGTCGAACGTTGACGTGTGGGGGCGCGGACTCTTGTCGTGTATTCTGCGTGACCCATCGGCGTTTGGTAGTATCGTGGACTATCCGGTGTCTGCGTCTGATTTCCGCGACCCCGCGCTCGGTTACGTGTGGGGGCTGTATGTGGACGCTCACGCGCACGGTCAGCCGACAGGCGTGAATGACCTGTTGGCCGCGTCCCTGGGTGACCCCGACGCCGCCAAGTATAACCTACAGCCGCTTGTGAATGGCTTGTACGATGATGTGATGGCGACGGTGAAGGGCACGGCGCGGTCGTATGCGCGCGGGCTTCGTCAAACTGCTGACGTGCGTGCCGCCGTTGACGCGATGCAGGACGCGACGCGTAGGCTCACGTCCGGTGAGGATACGGGCCGCGTGTTGGAGTCTGCGCGTGAGACGTTGGAGAACGTGTCTGCCAGGTCGTCTACGACCGCCACCATGAAGTCGTTTGACGATTTGGGCAACGTGATGTTGGGTAAGACGTTGGATGAGAACTGGGAGGCGTGGCAGAGTGGCGGCGCTCGCGGCATCCCCTACCCTTACAAGACTTTCACGGATGCGACGGGCGGCATCATGCCCGGCATGTTGATTATTGTTGGCGCGGAGACGGGTGTTGGCAAGACCGTGTACGCGGTGGACTCTATCGTGGCGGCTGTGCGCGGCGGCCTGACGGTTTACATGAAGGCGTATGAGATGAGCGCCGAGGAACTGTGGGTCCGTATCTTCTCGTGCTGGACAGGTATTCCGATGCGCGAGATTGAGGGCGATTGTTCCGCCGAGCGCCTGACGGAGATTAAGGCCGCGCAGGAGCGCATGCTGCGGGAGCGCGCCGAGTGCGGCGGCCAACTGTTCATTAACGCTGACCCTAACGGCGGCGTGGATACGATTGCGCGCGATTGCCGCCGCCTGTTGCAGGGTGAGAGTGGTCTCGATTTGGCGATTGTGGACTACCTGGGTATCGTCCCGTCATTTGAGACGAAGAAGGACGTGGATAAGTACGGTGCCATTACGACGAACTTGAAGCGCCTGGGTCAGACGATCAAGGTTCCGTTTATTCTGCTCGCACAGTTGAAGCGAGGCTCGTCTGACGCGGATAGTGACGGCGACGGTGGTACGGGTAAGCGACAGCCAACCCACCATGATTTGTACGGTTCTGCGAAGCCCGCCAACGATTCGGACATTGTGATTACGATGATGCGTGAGGAGAGTGTGGATAACACGATTGGTGACACGATCATGGTGATTACGAAGAGTCGCCGCGCGGGGGCTGGTGCTCGCGCGAGGTGTATTAGTGCGTTGCATTGTTCGCATTTGATTGATCGTGCGTCTGAGATTGCTCCCGTGATGAGTAGCGCCCCGTCTGACGAGGACATTGAGTACATCAACAGCCTGTCTGAGGAGGAAGGCAGGCGTTTGGAAAACGTGTACGGCGTGGATAGTGACGAGCCGACGGGCGCGTCGTTTGACGAGCGTCTGCATGGATTGTCGGATGGCGATTCTGGGGATTTCGGTTACGCGGCGGGCGATTACGGCGACTATGTGCCTGTTGGTGACGTGGATGATTTCGACCCGTGGGATGACGTGTATTCGTCTGCTGTGTAGCTGGTTTGGTTTCTTCGCTGATATTGTGTTACGATAAGCGCTATGATGGTAAGTGATCGGGAAGGTTGGGGGTGATTCGCTAGATGTGCGCATTTGAGGCTGTGAAGGTGCGTCTTGATCCTACGCCTAGGCAGTTGCGTCTGATGGCGAGTCATGCCGGTGCCGCCCGTTTCGCTTACAACGCCGGTCTCGCCCACGTGAAAGAGGCGTTAGACAACGGCGAATCTCCCAAGTGGTCGCATTACGATTTGCGCCGCTGGTGGAACGCGAATAAGGATGAGCTTGCTGTCAACCGGGATACGGGCGTTGTGTGGTGGAACCAGAACAGCAAGGAAGCCTATAGTATGGCATTTCGTGACCTAGCTCGCGGTTTCTCGAACTGGTCTAAGTCTCGCAAAGGTCAGCGCAAGGGCCGTCGCGTCGGGTTCCCGAAATTCAAGTCGAAGAACGCCACTATGCGGTTCGCATATTCTACGGCGTTTACTGCGCCCACGGCCAGTGACCCTTACGGGTTGAAGCTCTCCCGTATCGGCCGGGTACATTGCATGGAGAATATGCATCGGCGGGTTGCCGGTGCGCGCGTTGTGCGAGTGAGTGTATCACAACGTGCGGGCCGCTGGTATGCAAGTTTGACCGTGGAGCGTGAGCCAACCGCTAAACCAGCGCCGCGAGGCGGCGCGGTTGGCGTTGACCTTGGGGTGAAAAACCTAGCCACTCTCTCAGACGGTGCGGTTATCCCTAATCCTCAAGCTCTGGGAACAAGGCTGAGGGCGTTGCGGAAGGCTCAGCAAGCATTGAGCCGCAAAGTTAAGGGTAGCGCCCGTCGTGAGAAGGCTAAAGAGCGTGTCGCTCGGCTGCACGCTCGCGTGGCGGACGTGCGGGCTGACGCGATCAACAAGGCTACGACCCTGATTGCCAGAAACTATAGCACCGTGTGTATTGAGGACCTACATGTTGCGGGCATGGTGAAGAATCGTCATCTTGCCCGTAACGTTTCGGATGCGGCTTTGGGTGAGTTTCGCCGACAGTTGGAATACAAGACGACTCGCAGCGGCGCAACGCTGCATGTCGTGGACCGCTGGTACCGCAGTAGTAAAACCTGCTCGGGGTGTGGGAGTGTGAAAGCCAAACTCTCCCTATCTGAGCGAACCTACCGTTGCGACGGTTGCGGCCTCGTTTTGGACCGTGACTTGAACGCGGCTATTAACATTTGTGTCGCCGGGAGTGCCCCGGAGACGTTAAATGCGCGTGGAGAGGACGTAAGACGTGCCGACCTAGTGTCTGGTAACGCTGGCCTCTGTGAAGCGCGAACCAAGCGGGCGCAGAAAAGCGCCGTGAGGCTTGGAGCTGGCCTTGGCAACGAGGCCATACAGCCTAGAGTAAGCTAGGTTGTAACGGATGATGGTGGCGTGTTCTAGCGTCAGCGCGTCGTGAGGCGCGTTGCTTGTTTTGTGGCTTGGCGGGTCGGATGCTGTGAGGTTTTGGCGTCCGGCCCGCCGCTATGTTATCGTGTAGGTTGTTGGATGAAAATGTGTCCGCGCTCATCTCTTGTGTGCGGCATATTTTCCCGCTTTTGTGGCTCTATTGTTGGAGGCTTTGTTGAAACGAACACCCCTAAAAAAGAAGGCGCGCCGCCGAGCTGGGCGCGTGAACTGGTCCGATGAGCTGCTGACGTTCGGCCTACTGGACGACGTGTCGGCGCTGTCTGGCTTGCCTGCGGGTAGCGACGCGTGGATGCGTGAGCGTTTCCGTGGCGACGAGGAAAGGTGGGTGGATTGTTTCGCTAGCGCTTACATGCGCGGCGTGAACCCTGTCGAAACGTATCGTGAGTATTTCTACGTGTACGACGTGGCGATTGCCATGAGTATCGTTAAGCGCCTTTTCCGTTTGCTTGTCGTGGATGGTGGGGAGTGTTCAACGGCCGAGTTTGTGGACGCTGTTGGCCGCGTATTTCAGAAGGGCGCTACTATGAGTGAGCGTCTTATCCGTATCGAGTTGCGCGAGGGTGGTTTGCTGTGAGTCGTGAGTATGATCGCGAGGACGCAAGTTTCGAGGACTTGCTAGACCCGTATGTTCCAGCGAAGCGGAACCGCGTGAACCTAGATGGTATCGTTCAAGGCGAGCGGGGGAGCGCAGAGTCGTATCGTCAATCGACGAAGGGGCTGATGCTTTCAACCATCCGTAAAAACTTGAAGGATTGGGACAGTGAGGCGCGCGGCGTGTGGAAGGGCGCGAACCTTGATGATTTGATCGCGCGCGCCGAAAAAGCGGAGGAAGGCGACCCCGCCTCTAATTTGGATGCGGAGAGTTTGCGAGCATTGCGTGGCGCTGTGCGTTCTCACGTCCGTGAAGGGAAGCCACTGCACGTGTGGCTGAGCGGCCCGGAGGGGTGCGGGAAAACGTATGTGGCGCGCGCCGTGTTGCGTGAGTTCATCATGATGGGTGCCTCTAGTTTGCAGGGCACGTTGGCGCTGCGCGCGAACGAGTTTCTTTCTCTTCCGTCCGAGGGGTTTGACGGTAAGAAGCGCATGGGCGCCGCTATGCGTCGTCTAATGCGCGGCCAGTACAAGACTGTTTTGCTGGACGGTGTTCCTTTCACTGCGCGCAACACTCTCTCATCGCACATGGGGGACGCTCTCTACGCGTTCTTGGACGCGTTGGAGTCCGGCGCTGACTACTCGGTTATCACGTCCGTGAGCCGCGTTGACCGTGTGACGTTGATCGGTGGTAAGATGGATGCGCGTCTGGTGCGTCTCCATTCCGCGCCGCATGGCGTGTCTGTTGATTTTGGCTCCCGGAAGTCTGCGACATCCGACGATTCACCGACTGTTGGCGGGTCGCAGCGTGATTCTGACGCGTTTGCGCGCGGCTTGCTCGGCTGAAAGAGAAAGAACGTATTGTGAGTGTTTTCGGTAAAAAGCGTGATGATTCTGCGTCGAAGTGGCGCGAGTTCACCGCCAACATGCACACGCCCGCACCGGATGCGGAGCGTAAGCGCCGTGGCGGTCGCGCTCGTCTCGTTGCGCGCCTGGGCGTGTTGACGTGCGCGTTTGGTGTCTTGTTGGCGGTTCCCGGCCTTGTTGCGGTGAACGCGGCCGTTGGCGTGGGTGATGCGGGGTTGAAGGTGTGGAACGCTATCCCCGCGACCGTTGACGGCTCTCAGGTCGCGTCGAAGAGTCGCGTGCTGGACCGTGACGGCAACGTGATCGCTGAGCTGTGGGATGAGAACCGTGAGGAGCTTGCGTCTCTTGACCAGGTGAGCGAGTGGGCGCAGACGGCTCTCGTAGATACCGAGGATCAGCGTTTTTGGGAGCACGAGGGGTACGACCCGCAGGGTGTGGCTCGCAGCGCCGTGAGCGGCGAGGGCGGCGGTAGTGGTATCACTCAGCAGCTCGTGAAAAACCTGCGTTACTATTCCGCTCAGTCGGATGAGGGGAAGAGTGAGGCGACGGCTGCGACGCTTGCCCGTAAGGTGGTGGAGTTGAAGGCGGCTGTCGAGTACGAGAAGCGGCACAGTAAGAGTGAGATTCTTCTCGCCTATTTCAACACGGTCGCTTTCGGTGGCCCGTCTACGTATTCTATCCAGTCGGCGGCGCGCGCATTTTTTGGCGTGGACGCATCCGACTTGTCTGCCGGTCAGGCTGCCCTGTTGGCGGGGTCCGTACAAAACCCGTCACTTTACAACATGTCTACCGAGGATGGCGCGGAGAGGGCGCGTGAGCGCGCTCGCCTCGTCATTGGCCGCATGAAGCAGCTCGGGCACTTGTCTGACTCGCAGGAGTCGGACGCGTTGGCGGACGTTGACGCGTTTACGCCGGTTGAGAGCGGAGGTGCGGCGGGCGGCTGCGCATCTAGCAAGTACCCGTTTTACTGCGATTACGTGGTGAAGTATATCCTGGGTAGCCCGCGTTATGGCGAGACGGCGGATGATCGTGAGCGCTTGCTGTCGGTGGGCGGGTTGACGATTAAGACGTTCCTTGATAGTGCGGCCACTGACGCTGTGGAGGCGCAGTTGCGCGCCGATTTTGGGACGACCAATAGGGTGGCGGTTCCCACCGTTGGCGTGGACCCTGGCACTGGCGGCGTGAGCGTGTACGCTGTAAACCGTGACTACGGTTCGGGCGCGGGTGAGACGATGATTAACCTCCCGCTTAACCCCGCTGGTACTGGTTCGACGTTTAAGATGCTCGTGTTGGCTGCCGCGCTGAATAACGGCTACGACACTGGTAGCTTGTCGTTTTCGTCTGCGTGCCCACTGTATCCTGGGCCGGATTACGATAGTCCCGAGGGTGGCATTAACAACAGTGATTCGTGCGCGTTGCAGGGTGGGTTCCTGTCGTATCGTCAAGCTGCCGCATACTCGTCGAACACTTGGTTTGCGACGTTGGAAATGCGTATCGGCGTGGATAAGGTGAAGGACTTTGCTGCGTCGGTGGGTATTCCTGCACCTGAGTCGATTTCGTCCCGTTCCCTGTCGTATGGTTTGGGTTCGACTGAGCACTCTCCGGTTGATATGGCTGCGGTGTTCGCGTCGTTTGCTTCCGGTGGCGTGTTTTGCCCGGCTACGCCGGTTCAGTCGGTGACTGGCGTGGATGGCGTGGAGGTCGCGCCGCCGGATGGGTATGACCCGTCGGCTGACGCGTGTCGCCGCGTGTTGTCGCCTCATGCTGCGGCGGTTGTTGCTGACGCGATGCATGCGAACATGGATGGGAGTGTCCCTAGCGCGTTTGGTTTGCGTTATCGTGTGCCTGGGTATGATGTGGCCGCTAAGTCTGGTTCCAATAACGTGCTGAATAGTACGTGGGCGGTTGTGACTGGCGGGTTGGCCCTGTTTTCTAACGTGTATGACCCGGTGAACACCGCTGAGGGCATGGACTTTCACGAGTTTCGTGGTCGCGTGGCGAGGTGGAACGATCACGCTGTCGCTCAGAGCGCAGCCTCGTATTTGCCTGGCGTGTTTGCGGCTCATGGGTATTCACCTGCCGTGTATCAGAGTAGCGATATGACGGCGGCTGATGCTGCTCCGGTGTCGTCTGGCGGCGTGGAAGTTCCGTCGCTGGTGGGTTTGTCTGCTGAGGCGGCGGTTGCTGTTGGCGAGTCGTCGGGGTTGCGTGTGGTTGTTGATCGTGAGCGCTCGTCGTCCGGCGGCGGGGTGCCGTCTGGGTTTGTTGCGTGGCAGAGCGTGGAGGCGGGGTCGCGTCTGCTGGTGGGGTCTCGCAGGGAGGTCGTGGTGCGCTTGTCTGAGTAGCGTGCCGCGAAACACCGTCGTCTCGTTCGCTGTACGCGCCTCTCGCGGCTTTTCAGCTCACGCACGACCGTTTAGGTGTCTGCGGACGTTTGGGGCCGCGAGAGGCGCTTCTGGCGTTTCGCGCCGGTTCCGGCGACCTCGCTCTGGTGAAGTTTTGACTAGACGCGGCTATTGACTCTACAGTTGTAGATAGCGCGCTTGTGTGCTCTGTACCCTGACCGGCCTGTCACGAAGAAAGACGAGAGAATCAACCGGACTCAGCGGAAAGTTCAACACCACTGCGCTCCCATAAGAGGAAACACGAGAGAGGGTGCAACCGTGCGCCCGGAGAAGAGGAAGAATGAAGCTCGTCATTGCAAGCTCTGACCTCGTGAGTGGCATTAAGCACGCCGCGCACGAGGTGGGCCGCTCCAAGGATGGGACACTCTACATGACTGTGGAGAACGGCGCGAAGCCGACCATCACATTCTACGGCAACGGCACCAAAAGCGAGGCCGAGGCTACGCTCCCACTGTTCAGCCTGGACCACAAGGGGATGACTGACGGCGTGATGCGCGTCGCTTTGAATGCGGAAAAGACGCTGGCGCTCGCTGGCCTACTTAGCCGCGCCGACTACACGACGATCACGTACACGGGCGCGGCGTCGGCTGTTCCTCGTTTGGAGCAGGACAGTGGCTTGAAGGTCCGCATGGCTGTTCACGCGGCCGCAATGGGCGATAGCCCTATCAGTGCTCGCGCTAAGACGAGGCTAAAAGCCGACAAGCTGACGGCTCCCGCGCCTGCCGCTGTCGTGTCGTCTCTCCTTGCTGCCACTGACGCGGTTGCCTACGCTGATGGCTCTGGCAAGCAGAAGGCGGCGCTGCTCGTTGGCGGCGGTAAGCTCCTGTGCGTCGGCTGGGGCGGTAATGGTCTCGCCATGTATTCCAGTAGCGTTGACGTTGAGACCGCCGACACGGATAGCCTATCGTTTACGTGGGCTGAGCGTCCCGCGCTCGCGTGCCCGTCTGAGGGTGAGGTCGTTCTCCTGGGCCGCAAGAATCACTTGTCTGATAACTCATTGGAGGCTTTCGGTTACACCGATGGCCGCTATTCGGCGATTTTTAACGCGGGCGACGATTTTAACGCTCTCTCTAACGGTGCCGTCGCTAAGCTGATGTCCACGTGGCGCGACAGCCAGGTGGACGTGTGCGACATGCCTCGTTCGCGTGCGCTGACTGGCGCTCTGGTGACTATTCGCCGCGCTGACGAGCTGTCCGCTGGCACTGACTCGGCGAACGATATGCGTGTCACTTTTGATGGGCCGTCTGGTTCGATGACTGTGACGGGCAGGTCTGGCGACGATTCGTCTTATTCGGCCGGTGCCGTTGATGAGAAGGGGACGCGAGTCCTGTCGGGCGACGTTGTGGCGCGTTTCGCCGTTCGCTCCAACCCATCGTCGTTTGACCGTATTGCTGCCGTGGCGGATGGTGCGGGCGACGCGGGCGTGCGCGTGCGCGCCTACAATGGCGGTAACACCGCTGTTCTTCTCCTGTATCCGCTGTCTACCGTGGCTGACGGCGAGGAAAAGCGCATTGTCGAGGGCGACCCGGTTGTTCACATGGTCCAAGACCTTGTGATCGAGTGAGACCCGCTGAGAGAGGGTGGGGCGGGTGTTCGCCTTGTGGTAGTCGCCCGCCCCGCCGCTCTCGCTGTCTTGTTTGCGTCTTTCGTTTTCTACTCTGTTTGGTACTCTTCTTGTAGGTGTGATTATTCGTGTCTCACGTGGTGCGTGTTCTTCCTTTCGCCATGTCTTTTGTGGCGTGCGTGTGGGTGTGTATTGTGGGCGTTCGCGGTTCCGGCTGGGAAGGTAAGCGGCAGCGCGTGACGGGCGTTGTTGCCCTGTTGGCGGGGTTGACTGTTAATCTTCTCTTGTATGGTGCGGGCGATTCGTGGCTTTCCTTGTCGTTTGCGCCTTTCGTGGCGTGGGGCGTGTTGTGTGGCGTGGAGGATTACTGTAGTCTGCGCGTGCCATACGATTCGCGCGCCATGAACGTGTTGTGTGGCCTGTCGCTGTTGGGTGCCGCGTTGTCGCCGTCCGTTGGCGTATTCGCCTTGTTGCTGGGCGTGGCTGGTTGGATTGTTGGCGTATTTTTGGGTGGCTTGCGTGTTCCGTGGCTTGGTGGCGCTGACGCGCTGATGGTGCGGTATTGCCTGGTTGTGTGCGCCCCTCTGTTGGGCGGGGCTGGCGTGGGGGTTCTCGTGTTGGCATTGCTGTTCACGGTGACGGTGGGCGCATTGGAGTCGTCGTTGAATGATCGCGGCGGTGTTTTCCCTGCTGGTCCTGCTCTGGTGGTTGCTGGGTTTGTGGCGTGTTTGACGCATTTCATGGTGGCCGCGTCTGCTGCTGGCCGTTAATATTTGCTTTTGTTGGGGTGCGTCTGTAACGGGCGCTCATGTTTTCGCTTTTCTCTTTTCTGTTTTTCTAGGTTGGTGACTTTTCATGTTTGATGATGACCTTGTTGTTGAGCCTGCGGTTGACGATTTCGGCGACACCGTTGACGCTCCCGTGCCCGCATCCGGTGGTGACGAGTGCGCTTTGTCTGATAGTGAGGCGAAGGAGCTGACGGATGAGATTACGGCGTACATGCGGCGCGCGAGTGAGAAGATTCATGAGCTTGTTGCCCGCGCTCACGCCGGTAAGGCTCATATTGCGCTCGGTTACGCGACGTGGGGTGACTATGTGACGGGCGAGCTGGATATGAGCGTGTCGCGTTCGTACCAGTTGATTAACCTGAACCGTGTCATTACGGTGTTTGATGAGGCTCTTCCCGATGGCGCGTCTGTGGAGTTGACGGAGGCTGTTGCCCGCGACGTTCACCGCGATTTGGATGCTATCGCCGGTCGCATCCGCGAGGAGACGGCGGGGCTAGACGCTGACGATGCTGCCGCTCGCGCTGGTGAGATTGTGGAGGAGGAGCGTTCGCGTATCCGCGATTCTCGCGCGAGTGAGAAGGCGGAGCCTGTGGGCGACTATCCGACCCCCGTTGTCCCCGCTGACGACGTGGTTGATGGCGACGGCTACGTGGGCGTGTCGTCTACCGTGCCGGTTGAGGTTGGCTCCGAGGATGACTGGGAGAACGTGTCGCTTCTTGATGACGCGGCCGATAAGTTGTTGGAGCGTGCGGGCGTTGACCCTGAGACGGGTGAGTACAAGGGTGGTCGCGCCCCGTCGTCTGTCGATAGTTCCCACGAGTCTCAGGGTGGTGACCCGCGCGCCCAGGTGTTGTCGAGTTTCCTTGCTGCCGCTGACATTGTTGAGGGGTTGCCGGAGCCAGATGTGTTTGCTGTGGCCGCTGATTTCCTTGGCGAGGGTGAGTTCCGGGAGTTGCGTGACCGTGTGCTGGCGTGCGCGTCGTGGATGAACCGTGCGGCTGACGCGTTGGGCTAGTAAAACGGCCCGGTTGCACACTGTTGCCCCGCTCATGGTGAAGTTTTGACTGGTTCACCGTGGGCGGGGTACGATTGATTTTAGAGAGTATCTTTGTTCGTTGTCGTCGCGCTTGTAAGGGGAGTTTTGGATGCCTGGTTTTAGGTTGTGGGAGGGCACGAAATACGAGTGGGTGTATTCGCGTCCTGTAAGTGCTTTCGGCGGTGTCGCGCCTGTTCAGCCTGTGAATACTGGTGCTCCCCTGCCTGCCGCTCCCGCCCATCGTCTCGCCGACACTGGGACACTGTTTGACGGAGGCGCTTCACCTGTGGATGATGACCCGACTTCCGTGCCGCCGCCTGTCGCGTCGATCAGCCAGACGGGTAAGTTCCTTGTTTTTGATGGCGTGTCGTCTCCACGTTATGAGCGTGCCATTGGTGAGATTGGTGGCGTGAGGCGCAGGGGGTTGTGGCAGACGAGTTTCGCTCGCGTGTTTGATGTTGACGCGGCGAACGAGAAGCTGGCGGCTGACGGCTATCAGCCTATCCAGTTGGGTGAGGATGTGGTGCGCGCTGTGACGCGCCCTATCGCCGGGTATGATGGTGATTTGGATAGCTTGAAGCTGGTGCCTACGTCTGAACTGTTTTTGGCGACTCACGAGTATTTGTCGAAGAGTCAGGCGAAGGCTGCGGCTGGCCGTAGTCTGCCGGAGCGCCTGTCGGCTATGGGCATTGACAGCTTGTATGACCTGTTGATGCACGTCCCTATTCGTCATGTTGACCGCGCACACCCCATCCCGATTTCTCACATGTTGGATGGGGACCAGGTGACGCTTGTCGGCGTCGTCGAGTCGGCGGAACAGAACATTGTGCCGTCGAAGAACGCGGGGCGTAGGCCGCGCCAGGACGCGGTTTTCAAGGTGCGCGACGATTTGTGCAGTAGGGTTCGGGTTACGTTCTTTAACCAGCCGTGGCTGGTCAAGCAGTTTTTCCCTGGCGATAGCGTCATTATTACGGGTAAGGTTGGTTTTTACCGGCGCGACAGGGCGATTAGTGGCTCAACGATTGACATGAGCGATAACACGGTGGGCGCGGCTCTTGTGCCGGTGTATCCTCAGTCCCAGAAGAACGCGGTGGACTCTTCCACGCTGACGGGTCTCGTCCTTGAATTGTTGGGCCGTATTCGCGGGGTGCGCTCGCCCGGCTACATGCGTTTGTTGTCGCCTGATCGTGCTCCGTTGTCGTTTTATGACGCGATTCGTTTCGTGCATTTCCCCGCGTCGAAACAGGTGTTTGAGGACGCCATGTTGACGCTCGCCTACAATGAGCTTGTTCTCTTGGAGGTGCTGCTGCATAGGTTCCGTCGTTTTGACGAGCGCGTGGGTGTGCAGATGAGTGGGGGTGAGCGTGAGGTTGCTCGTTTGCGTGAGTCGTTGCCGTTTACGATGACGCGCGGCCAGGTGGATGCGACGCGCCGCCTGTTGGAGTCTGCCGCCGATATGCGCTCTCACGTGTCGTTGTTGATTGGTGACGTGGGTTCCGGTAAGACGTTGACGGCTTCGTTCCCGATTGTTGCCGCTGTCGCGTCTGGAAGGCAGGTCGCGGTTCTTGCGCCGACGGCTATCCTGGCGGAGCAGTTGTATGAGTCTATCCGCGTCTCGTGCGAGCGCGCGGGCGTGTCTGGTCGCGTGGCGTTGCTTGATTCCCGGTGGTCGGCGACGAGCGCTGAGCGCAAGCGCTTTAACCGTGACGTGGCTGACGGTGTTATTAGCGTGGCTGTGGGGACGACTGGCCTGTTGCAGAAGTCGGTGCGTTTCCGTGACCTGGGTCTCGTTGTGGTGGATGAGCAGCAGAAGTTTGGCGTGAAGGACAGGTCGCGTCTCGTTGAAGTGTGCGCCACTGATGGTGTTGCGCGCCCTGACGTATTGATGATGACGGCGACGCCGATTCCTCGCGCTACCGCTCAGGTGTTGTACGGTGACGTTGAGGTGATTTCTCTGCCGGATAAGCCCGAAGGCCGTTTGCCGATTGTGACAAGTTGGGTTCGGCGCAACACGGCCAACGCTATCGAACCTGATAGCGAGTTTGTGACGCGAGCGTTGTCTGAGATTCGGCTGGGGCGGCGCGTCTTTGTTGTTGCCCCTCACGTGGAGGGCGACGACAAGGGTACGGTCGCGTCTGTGAAGCCCTTGTTTGACGCCTTGTCTAAGGGCGCGTTTAAGGGCGTGCGGTGCGCTATGCTGCATGGGAAGATGCGTAAGGACGACCAGGATAAGGTGATGGCCGCGTTCCGTGACGGCGCGTACGATGTCCTGGTTGCCTCCCCTGTGGTGGAGGTTGGTATTGACGTTCCTGACGCTACGGCAATTGGCGTTTTTAGCGCTGATCGTATTGGTGTGGCAAGTTTGCATCAGATGCGCGGCCGCGTGGGCCGTAACAGTTACCAGTCGTATTGTTTCCTTGTCGCTGACCCGGATGTGATGTCTGAGCGCGGCGTGAAGCGTTTGGAGGCTTTGGTTGCTTCCGACGATGGGGCGGCGTTGGCGTATGAGGATATGGCGATGCGTGGCGGCGGTGACGTGTTTGGTGAGAGTCAGAAGGGTAAGGGTAGGACTCGTTTCTCGAACATTCTCACTCAGGCACCCCTGTTGGGTGACGCATCTGATGATGCTTCGCGTATTCTTGCTGACGAGACTGTGGGCGAGTTGGCTGTGGCGGCGGCTGTGGAATTGTATGGCGAGTACAATGGGGATATGCTGTGACGGCGGTTGTTCCCGGTTGCGGGGCGGCTATTGTTCTGGCAGTATTTTGGTAATGGAGGGTGACGTTTACTATGGTAACCGATAACGGTAAGGGCGGCGACGGCCAGGTGTCGTTGATGGTGCAGGCGCGGCGGTTTGTGCGCAGGCGGTACCACACGAAGGGCGCGCGCGGCCTTGTTGCGCCGCTTGTGGGCGCTGTCGTGTTCGTTACCGTGGGCGTGTTGTTGGACGTGTTTGCTCCCGAGGGGCGCTGGTGGATGTACGCGCGTAGTGTCCCGGCGTTGGGTGGAGGCGTTTGCTTGGCGGTCGCCATTGGCGTGTTGGGCTTGTTTTGGACTGATGTGCGTCGCCGCACGAAGCCTGACGGGTGGGAGCCGTGGAAGAATCGTTTGAGTGTGCGTCAGCGCGTGGCGGCGTGTGTCCTGGGGTTTTCTGTGGCCGCGTTGTTGTCGATGGCGTCTGCTGGGACGTGGGCGTACACGCTTGGCGCGTGCGTGATGGTGTGTTACGTGCTGTCGTGCGTTCAGTGGGCGTGGCCGACGCGTGCGGAGTCTGACCGTATGGAGTTGGGTATTCGTGATGAGCGGGATGGTCGCGCTCGCGTGGGGGTTGCTCGCACGTTTGATAACGCGGTGAGCGCTGCGAGGAAGCGTCGCCGACGTGGCCGCTGGTGAGATTTTGACGGGCGGGACAGCGTTGTGACATGATGGTTGTGTGCATGTGGCGACGCTTGTCCGCCCGTTTTGTTTCCTTGTTGTGGAAGGTTTGGTGTAGGGGTTGCTTGATCGTGATGCTCAGTTGATGGCTGAGATTAGGGCGATGGCGGAAGAGCTGGATGCGGCTGTTGACGCAGGGTCATTTGAGCAGGTGAATCGTTTGATGCTCAAAGCTGCTCATCTGAATCTGATGTTGGCTGACAGGTCGAACGCGGCTCAGGACGCGTTGCGGAAGGTGACGAGTGAGCATAAGCGCGCGGTCGCTGAGGTGACGTTGCAGGTGCGTGATTTGCCGTCCGCTGACGTGAGGCGCGCAGCTGTGGATAGTGACGCTCGCGTGTGCGAGTTGGATGTTCAGGTGTCGGCGTATAAGGCTGCGATTGAGATGTTTAAGACGAGTTCTATGGCTGTTCGCGCTGCGTTGGATGCGTTGCAGACGGTTGCGAATAATCACCGCGCTGTTATGAAGATTGCGTGACCCGCACCGCCCTTTCGGCTTGCCGTTGACTGTTGTTGTGTTGTTTCTTGTTTTTGTGGGGTTTGTTGCCTGATGGTTGATTCTCGCGGCGCTGGTTCCGGTGGCGTGTTGCCTGCGCGTGGTTCGCGTCGCATTGCTGGTGGTTCTCGCGCGGGCGATGGCAATGTGTTTTTGCGCGTCTTGTTGGCGTGTGGCGTGGTTGTCGCCATTTTGCTGTTCGCGTGGACGCTTGGTGGCGACGAGTCGGAGGGCCGGTATGTTGTTGCTGGCGATTCAATGTCTCCTACTCTTGTGTCTGGGCAGGAGCTTGATGTTGACCCTGACGCGCCGGTTCAGGTAGGTTCCGTGGTGGTGTTTGAGGAGCCGGAGGGTTGGCGGCATCCTGGCCGAACGGCTGTGAAGCGCGTGGCGGCTGTGGCTGGCGACGTGGTGTCGTTGCGTGGTGGTGGCTTGCGGGTGAATGGGCGCATGGTGGCGGCGTTGCCTGGGTCGTGCGTGTCTGGCGGCGAGGCGACCGTTCCTGACGGTGGCGTGTTTGTTGTGGGCGATAATAGGGCTGTGTCTCGCGATTCGATGACTGTTGCGTGCGAGTCTGGCAGCGTGTCGGATGGTGTTGTTTCGTTGTCGTTTGTTCGCGGAGTTGTGCGCTGACGGTGGCGCGTGGTGCGAGAAGGGGTTTCTGGCGTGTTTTTGAGGCTTGTTGTTGATAAGGATGCGTCGTTTGGCGTGTTCCAGGAGGCGCTGGCGCGCGTTGAGCTGGGCGGCGTCCCGGCGCATTACGTGCGCGATTGTGAGCCGTTGGCTGCGTGCCGCGAGGGCACGCTATTTGATGGCGGCGACTCGTCGTCTTTGATTGTTCGGCGTGTGCCCGCTGATGATGTGAAGCGTTTTTCGCAGTTTTTTGGTGGGCTGGTTGAGGGCGGAGACGTGGCGAGGGCCGCTGATCCTGGTCTGTTGATTGTGTGCGAGTGCCCCCGAACGTCTACGCGTAAGTTGGAGAAGCTGGTGCGCGACGCGGGCGGTGATGTTGTTGTCATGCCGAAGCCCGCTCGCGGTCGCACTGTTGCTGACGAGTTGCTGGATTGTACGGGATTGTCGGCGGAGGCGAAGCGTTTTCTGCGCGGCTACGCGGGCGAGGACTTTCAGGTTATTGTTCCCGTTCTGTCGCAGATCATGTTGGGTGTTGAGCGCGGCGACCAGCATCGCATTAGTGTCGATAATTTGACTGGCCGTTTGTTGCGTGAGGGGTCGTTGAAGCCGTGGCTGGTGGAGGAGCCTATTTTTCGTGGCGATGGCGCTGAGGCGTTGCGCGTGTGTCGCCGCGTGTTGTCGGGTGGAGTTCACCCGTTGGCGGTTGCGAAGATTTTGGAGAAGATGGGGCCGTTGTCGCGTGCTGCGAGCCTGTTGCAGGTGGGCTGTGAGAGGCGCGAGGTCGCTCAGGTGTTGGGGTTGGATGTGTCGTCGTATCAGTTCCGCGTGTTGTTTGGTCGTGCGCGCGCGTTGGGTGTGGCGAAGTGTAGGATGTTGTCTGACGTGTCGTCTCAGTTGTCGCGGGGGTTGAAGTCGTCTACGGTTTTTGGCGGCGAAGAGTTGCTGTTGCTGTTGGTGCCGTTGATGGCTGACGTGGTTGCTGGAAGGGTGCGTCGCGTGCCTCGTTTTGTTCGCGACTTGCCGGGTAACTAATTGTTGTGTTAGTGTCGTAATCGAGTAGGTTGGCTGTTGCTCCCGGTTTGGTGGGCGGCGGTTATTGAGTGTGAGAAGTGTGCGCCTTTTCTGGTGTACGCGTTTTCCTAGAGGAGAGAGTATTTCTATGTCTGACATCGTGCGTAATGATGATGTGGAGCTTGACGGCGTGGATGAGGTGACGCAGAGCGTGGCCGACTTTGACGGCGTTGAGTCCGCCGACGGTGGTTCGGCCGTGTCGTGGGATGAGATCGTGTCTGGCGGCGACGATTCGGGTTCGAGCCTGGAATATGAGGGCGTGGACGATGGTGACGCTACTGTGGCTCGCGCGAAGCGTAAGCGCGCTGTTGCCATTTTCGCGGTCGCTGGCGTTGCGTTGGCTGGCGTTTTGGCGGCTGGCGGCTTGTACTGGTGGGACCATCATGATGATGTTGCTGTCCCGTCTGCGCCTGCCGCGTTGTCTCAGGGTGTGGACCCGTGTGCGGCTTTCACGTCGGTTCAGCTTTCTTGCAACGTGGAGCAGGTGACCTCGGGTGAGGTTGCGCGTGACATGCTGGTGTCTCAGTCTACCCCGGCTGGTTCTACGGCTGACATGGGTGACGCGGTCGTGTTGTCGTATTCGTCTGGTCCCGCGTCTGCGTTTATGCCTGACGTGTCGGGTATGACCGTGGAGGAGGCGACGAAGGCTCTGTATGTGATTGGCGTGTCTGTGAGTGAGGTGCGCCAGGTTGAGGCTGGGACGGTCCCGGTGGGTACTGTGACGGGCGCGTCGGTTGCCGCCGGTTTGGAAGTGTCGAACGGCGACAGTGTGACGTTGGATGTTGCGTCTGGCCGAGTGAATCTGCCCGACTGGAAGGGTAAGACCCGCGAGTATGTGGAGTCTGACGCTAAGAAGCTCGGCGTTACCGTGTCGTTTAGCGAGCAGGAGAGTGACGGCGCGGCGGGTGTCGTTCTGTCTCAGTCTGTTGCCGCTGGCGAGGTTGACTCTGGGACCGAGGTCGGCGTTGTTCTGTCGAAGGCGAAGGCTGATCCTGAGTTGGCTATTCCTCATGTGGTGGGATTGTCGGGCAATGACGCGCAGGCTGCGCTCGTGAAGGCGGGTTTTTCGGCGGTGACGGTTGTGACTGTGAAGAACAGTGAGGTGGCCTCTGAGCAGGTGACGCATGTTGTTCCCGCTGAGGGGGCGAAGGCTAAGGCTTCTACGCCTGTGACGGTTGTTGTGTCGCAGCCTTACGCGTCTACGTCGGGTGATCGACCTCAATCGAAGTGAGTTAGTGAGCGTCATCAAAGGTGTGTTTCGCACGTCTTTGGCGGCGCTCCCCTCATGTTTCTTGTTATCTACTGTTAGGAATGTGTGTGAGTACGAAGAAGAGTAAGAGTGTGCCTCGCCATAGGGGCGAGCGTAAGCGTGGCGCGTCGTCTGGTAATCCGAAGCATCGTGCGCGCGGTTTTTCTGTGTCGCGTGCGGGTGGTGTGGCGGCTGTTGCGGCGGCTGCGGTGGCGTTGTGTGCGATGCCGAGCGCTGGCGCTGTTGCGGCGGCGGGTGCGCCGGTTGATACGGCTGACGCGAGGGTGAGTGTTGCGACGAGCGCGGGCGTGAAGTCTTACGATTTTAAGGCTGGCGTGTCTCCTGAGTCGTTGGGCGCATTTTTGGAGTCGAAGGGTGTGGACCCGGCTTTGGTGCGCACGTCTGACTCTAAGGCAATTGACGAGGGCCAAGTCATTCACGCGGGCGATTCTGTGCGCTTGTATGCTGTGGAGGAGTCGCGCACGGAGAGCGTGGAGGAGGTTCCGTTTGAGACGGAGGTTCTTCCCTCTGATGAGCTGTTCGTGGGTGAGACGCGTGTCCAGCAGGCGGGCGAGCCGGGTAGTGTCACTCGGGTTTCGACCGTTCGTACTGACTTGTCGAAAGACAAGGGCGTAAACGCGTCGGCTACCGATGGTGCTGACGCGGATAAGGTGGAGTCTACTGTTTCGTCTACTGTGACGAAGGCTCCGGTTCGCGAGGTTATTCTCGAAGGAACAAAGACGCGCGAGATCACTGATGACGCGTCCACTGGCGCTGGCGAGTCCAGTGTCGTTGCAGCCCCCGATTATTTGTTGTCTGATGAGGCGGCGGGTAATCGCGCCGTTCAGTTGGCGATGAGTAAGCTGGGTTCCCCTTACGTGTGGGGCGAGGAAGGCCCGAACGCTTTTGATTGCTCGGGTCTCGTGTGGTGGGTGTATCACGACCAGTTGGGGTACACTGACTTGCCTCGTACTGCGGCTCAGCAGCTTGCGTATGGTAAGCGCGTGAGCGTGAATGACTTGAAGCCGGGAATGTTGCTTGCGTCTCGCACGCACATTGTCATTTACATTGGTGACGGTAAGGTTGTTCACGCGTCGCATCCTGGGGTTGGCGTGACTGTTGATTCGTTGCAGTGGGCGTTGGATTATGGGCTTGTTCCTATCGCGTTCTAACGCCGTTTGACGTGCGCCGAGGGCGTGCCCCGTGTTTTCACTTTGTGTGGAGCGCGGGGCGCTCCTATTTTTGCTTGATTTTTCGGGGTTTTATCGCTGTTGCCGAGTGGTTTGCGCGCATATTTCTTTATGTGGGGTCGTTTGTGTGCGGCTTCTTTGTTCATGCTTGTTGTTGAGGAGTTGGTGTGACGGTGACTGTTAAGTTTTCGAGTCGCGCGGCTGTTGCGGGTTCGTTGGCGGCTGCGACGTTGGCGACGGCTGGCGCTTCTGGCGTTGTTAGTGGCGCGCTCGCGGATGGTGCGGGCGATGACGCGATGTCGGGTGACCCTGGTCGCGTTGGTGGGGTTGACCCGACGGATGAGGACGCGTTGGCTGAGGCGACTGGCGAGGATGCGTCGGTTCTTGATTCTACGCGTAGTGTTGTTGTTCCTGCGCCGTCGTTTGGTTCTTTTATGACGAGTGGCGGTGATCGTGTTCCTGTCCCTGTCGAGTCGCCTAGTGATGTGGCGGCTGATGGAGTGGTAGCGGTTGAGCTTGATTCGTCTGGCGCTGATTCTAGCCAGTTGGGCGCGGCGGAAGATCATGCGACCGGCAGTAGCGTTGATGATGGTTCTCATGGTGGCGTGGCCGCGCCTGACGACGCTCACGCTGGCGGTGCTCCCGCTGAGGTTCCAGCGCCTCCCACGGATGCCGCCCCGTCTGAGGTTCCCGCAGCCCCATCTGAGGGCGCTAACGACAAGGTTCCAGCGCCGCCATCTGACGCCGCCGCTACAGCGCCGTCCGAGGTTGCCCCAGCGGCTCCGTCTACCGAGGTTCCCACCGCCCCGTCTGAGGGCGCTCCCACTGAGGCTCCCGCCGCTCCCTCTGACACTACCTCGCCTGAGATTCCAGCACCTCCCTCTGCTGACACTCACGCGGCACCGTCTGAGGGTTCTCAGGCTGACGCTCCATCCGCGCCTGCTGGTTCCGATCACGCCGCCCCAGGCGACGTGACGCCTCCCGCCCCTGCTGATGTTGCGACTAACGGCCACGGTGAGGCACCTGTAGCGCCCTCTGGCGGCGTTTCAGGCTCCCAGGCTACCGAGACAGGGGAGGGAGGCTCCGAGGCGCGCACAGGCGCTTCTGGCGCATCCGCTGGCGACGCTGCGAAGGACGGTCACGGTGCTCCCGGTAACGCGTCGGACGCGACCGGCAGTAACAGTGCCGGTACCTCTGGCGCAAGTGGTGGGGGTGCTACCGGCAATAGTGAGGCTGGCGCTCCGTCTTTGTCTGCTTCTGATGCGGCCGCGAGGCTCGCCGACGCTCAGCGCGACTACGATGCTGCGAAGGCGGCATATGATGCGGCGGTTGCTGGCCGCGCCGACACGGCATCTGCGCGCGCGGCGTTGGCTGACGCTGAACAAGCTGTTTCTGACGCTGAGGCACGCGTGAGTGCGGCTGAACGCGCTGTGGCTGACGCTGAGGCTGACGCGTCTCGGGCTGGCACTGTGGATTGGCGTTTGGCGGACGAGGGTAGTCAGGCTCGCGTGGTGGCGCGTCTGCTCGTGCAGAAGGTGAACGCGTATCGCGCTGACGCTGGGTTGCCTGCTTTGGTGGCGAGCCGCACGCTGGATGGTGAGGCTCAGTCGTGGAGCGCTCACATGGCGGGCGAGCGGGACTTTAATCATGACCCGTCAATGTCGGCACGCTTGCGTGCTGGCGTGGATGGCGCGCAGTTGAGTGGCGTGGGCGAGAACATCGCTTACGCGATTCGCGGCGACGCGGCGACAGGTAAGACCCCTGAGCAGATCGCCGATTCACTGTTTGCTCAGTGGAAGGATTCTCCGGCGCATAACCGTAACATGTTGGGCGCGTACACGGTGACGGGTGTTGGCGTGTCGTATGAGGGTGGCCGCGTGTATGCGACTCAGAAGTTCGCGGCCGTCAACAGCAGCCACAAGAATATGTCTGAGACTAACGTGTCGCGTTTTTATACGGTGGGTGACGCTGCTAGTGTTCTGCACGTGGATGCGTTGGCGTTTGGTCGCACGCCCGCGTCTGGTGGTTCCGGTGACGCGGCGGGAGCGGCTGCGTTTGGTTGGGCTAATCGCGTTGGTGCGACCGTTGCTGACGGCACGTTGGATGGCGTGTCTGTCCCCGCCTCTCCTGGCGCGGGTGCGCGCGTCGAGTCCGCGCGTGACGCTCTGTCGGCGGCTCGGTCTGACGTGGAGTCGGCTCGCGGCGTTGCGTCTGATGCGAGGGCGCGTGTTGCTGCCGCTGAGGGCGCGGATGTTGACGGCGCTTTGCAGGAGTTGGGCGAGGCCGAGGCGGCGTTGGGTGCGGCGAGGGCTGACGCGCAAGCCGCAGATGTGGCGGGTGTCACTTCCGTGTCGGCTGGCGTTCCGTCGCCCGCGTGATATTATTGTTGCGTCTGGTGATCTCGTAGAGAGTGATCTGGGTGGCGCTTCCGCTTATGCGGGGCTAATGTAACTTGCTGACGCTATGTGAGCGTTGGCCGTCCTTTTGGATGCGACCAAGACAAGAGAAGATCAGCCGTCGAAAGACAGGTTGGCACTAACCCCCATTGTGGGCGAATGTGAAGAGCTTGATCGCGTAACCGTTAGGGGTTGCGTTAGTCTCCGCGTTTGCGGGGTGTCTGGTTGCGCGGCCTTTGGCTGCTGCACCGCCCTCAACTGTTTTCGTGCGTTTGCGCTCGGGATACAGGCATTAACAGCCTTTGGCGGGTTCTCTCGTCTTGTTGGTTGTTTTTGCTTGTTTCCTTTGAGTGCCCATGTTGAACAGTTGAGGGTTTCTTTTTTCTGTTCTCCCGTGTTATTGTTGGTTGTAGAGTATTTGTTTGTTGCTCCTCTTGCCGGTGCCGCGCGTGGCGGCGGGGTGGGGCTTGTTTGTGAAGGGGTTGGTCTGGTTTTGGCTGGTTTGCACGTGGAAGGTGAGGGCGCTCACCGTCAAGGTAGGCGTAGTTTCGTGAGCGTTGTCCTCATGTTGGTGTCGGCTGCACTGTTTGCGACTGGCGGTGGTATTTTGGTGAATCAAATGTGGTGGAGTGACCATCGCGCGAGCGGTGTCATGAGCCACAATTTGAGCGTATGGGATGAGGCGCACGCCGACCAGCCGAAGGTCACGACGGTCGCGAGCGTGAAGCATTACGACGACCCGACCGGCTCCGCTTCTATCCCGCCGGAAGGTAACGCCTACGGTGTGCTGCACGTCCCGTCGTGGGACCATATGCGTATTCCCGCTTCTAGTGGGTACGATCAGGAGACGATTCTTGACAACGGGTGGCTGGGTTTCGACCCGCAGGCAGCGTACCCCGGCACGACTGGTGTCGCTGTCGGTTTTGGTCACCGTCGCACGAACGGGAGCAACCTGTTTGGTATTGACCGTTTCCAGGCAGGCGACCACGTTATCATGGAAACCGAGAGCGCGTGGATTGTTTTCGACTACGCGGACAGTAGCATCATTGAGCCAACGGATGTTGAGGCCGCGTACAGCGCCCCGTCAGGCTACCCGTCGGATGGCCGCTACCTGAACCTTGTCACGTGTACGAGCACCGCTTTCGGCGCATACGGTAACGACCACCGTCACGTGGCACGTTTCGTCATGTCGTACTGGGTGGACAAGAGCGAGGGCGTTCCCGCCGAGCTTGGAGGCGACAGGTGAGCGAGGCAAGCGTGAACGTTTTGGGTCCGGTTGCGGCTTCTGCCGTGTCGCACGCGCGAGGCCGCGCGTATCGCAGCCATTTGCGTCGCCAATGGATGCGCGTGAGTCGCGTGGGCGTTTTCGCGTTCATGTTGGCGCTGGCTGGCACCCTGGTTTGCTACGGGTCAATTGTGTGGAACCAGTCTCACGGGTACAGTGTGCGCGAGGTCGTGTCAGAGAGCATGGTTCCCACCCTGGTGAAGGGTGACGTGGTGCGCGTGGACTCGTCAAAAACGCCTGCCGTGGGCGAGATTGGCACGTATGTGAAGGCGGACGGTCGGACGGTGATTCACCGCGTGGTGGACACGCCGGGTAACTCGTTTATTTTCCGTGGCGACGCGAACAGCGTTGATGACGCTCCGGTTGACGCGTCGGCGGTGACTGGCGCGTATGCTGGTCGTATGGGGCCGCAGTGGTTGTTCCGCGCCTACCAGTCTCGCACGTTGGCTGGCGTGGCTGTTGGCGGGCTTTTGCTCGCGGGCGTGGGTCATGTTATGGTTGGTCGTGTCATGAGGCCGCGCAAGAGCGCCCTCACCGTATAGAAGTATTCAATTTCGCGCCAGCGCCTCCGGGGACTGGTCGCGGAGCTTAGGAGGCGCTAACAATGGGCGGTTTTAGGGTTGCTCACCTGTCAGATATTCACTTGGGATACAAGTCTGGTAGGCGCGAAACACCCGATCACGTGAATGTTCGCGTCCAGGATGGCTACACGCTCTTGCGCGCCATCGTCAGTGACGTGATCGCTGAGGGCGTGGACGCGGTTGTTATCGCTGGCGACATGTTTCACTCTCCGCGCCCGGACATGCGCACCATTTGCGTGGCTCAGGATGAGCTTCGCAGGTTCGCCGACGCGAACATTCCCGTCTACCTGTTGGCCGGTAACCACGAGGCGGTGGATAGTGCGAGCGAGATTGCGTCGTCTCGCGTGCTCCACGACCCCGATAGGCGCATTTACAGTATTATTGACCCTTACGCGTCGTTTGAGATGGCGGACGGGCTGATGTTGCACATGGTGTCTCATCACATGTATATGGGGCAGGCGGACACGATGGGGCGCGTCGCCGCCACGCCCGGCGCAGTGAACGTTTTTACGACGCATGGCGGTGTGATTGACCCGATCATGAAGATGCGCTTGCGGGCGCAGCAGTCGCCGCGCGAGATCGTCATTCCCGATCATTTGTTGTCGCAGAACGCGTGGAGCGCCGTCATGTTGGGGCACATTCACGAGCGCAGCACCGTTCAGGATAGCGCCGGGAACAGCGTGTACTACAATGGGTCTGTGTTGCGTCGCGGGTTCTCTGACCAGGATAACGGTGAGGGCAGGGGGTGGACGTTGTGGACTATTCACCCGGATGGGGCGGCGTCGTATGAGGCGCGTTCTCTGCCTCAGCGCCCGCAGTATGATTTTGCGCCGATTGACGCGTCTGGTTTGTCTGCCGCGCAGGTTACGGACTTGGTGGTGGAGAATCTTCGCTCTACGCAGGTGCGCGAGAGTGGCTTGTTTGTGTGGGAGGATGCGCCTATTCTCAGGCAGCGTGTTACTGGTATCACGTCGGCGCAGTATTCGGGGTTGGATACGCGCCTGATTGGTGATGAGGCGGCTCACGCGTTGTCGTGGAAGCTGGAACCGTTGTTTGTGTCCGCGTCCACGCCAACGGGGTTGCCTGCCGATGGGGAGTGTGGCGAGTCTGCGCGTGTGGCTGTTCCGTTTGAGCAGTGGTGTGCGACGAGTGAGGCGCTGGATGCTGTACCGGAGGGTCAGCGTAGTCTCGTGTTGGGGCGCGCTGAGGAGTTCATTAGGTTTGGCCGCGACGCTTCTTACGTGGTGTCCGAGTAGCGGCGCACCCTGTTTGTCGTTTCTTGTTTCTTTACTGGTGAAGGGTATCTTTTAATGTCTGTGTTCTTGCGTGAAATCGCTGGTACGGTACGTCGTCACGCGCTGGCGCTGGCGCTTGTCGTGTCCGCTGGTGTCCTGTTGTCGGGCGGGGCCGCGCTGTCGGGGAACGCATTGTGGTGGGTCCCGGCGCTTCTTTCCGCTGGCTTGGCCCTGGGGTTCGTGTTGCAGGCGAACGTTCCTGTCGTGTTTAAGAGTGCCGCTGTCCTCGTGTTGCTGTTGGTGTTGTCGGCTTCCGCGTCGATGACAGCCGTGTACGGTGCCGGTTTGGGCGGCGTCGTGTGGTCGTGCTCGCTCCTACTGTTGGCGTCCTCGTGTTTAACGTACTCGTATTTGGTGTTCGCGTCGCGTAGCCGTTGGGGCGCGTTGGCTGTTGCTCTCGTGGTTGATTACGCGGCGACGTTGCTTGTGGCTGGTTTTTCTGGGTGGTCGTTGACTGGCAGTTCCCTTGTGGGTCTTGTAGCCGGTTTCAGCGTGTTTGCTACCCTGTTTCGTCCGCGTTCCGCGAAGCGCGCCTATGAGGGTATGGATGTGAATTATATGGGTGAGCGTGAGCTTGCCGCAATTGTGGGGAACGTGGAGACTGTGGGCGGTAGCGCGGTCGCTCACGTGACGAACAAGGCGCGCAATAAGGGTGGCGTGGTCGCGTATCGCGATTACGGGTTCTACGTGTACCCGGTAAGCATCAATGACAGGTTCGCTATCGGTGGCCGCCGTATGGGGTCGAAGGGTGAGCGCGTGTCGTATCAGGGACGCGACATTTCGGGGTTTGTTGAGCGCGTGCTGGTTGATAACGTGCGCCGCGTGGACAAGAGCGCCCCTATCGTGTTGACGTTGCTGGACTTTAATCGTCGCGGGTCTCGTAAGCCGATGCTGTTTTCTGTGAATAGGCCGGACTCTCGGCGCGTGTTGCCGGTTTTCTCTGTTCCGGTGTCTGCGTCTGATTTGCGTAGCGGCAAGGTTAATTTGCTTCAACTGTTGGAGGATGCGGCGAAGCGTGAGGGGCTTCCCGCTTTGTCTGATCGTGACCGTAAGATTCTTGACGGTTTGGGTTCCGTGGACGATGACGTTAAGGTGGAGGCATGATCGAATTTTCTTCTCTCCACAACCATTCTGAGGATGGTAGTCAGCTTGACGGGTTTTCTCCCGTTGAGGAGTATGTGGCTGCGGCGTCCAGGTTGGGGCATCGTGCGGTTGGGTTGACTGACCACGGCGGCATGAACGGCCTGAATCGTCTCATTACCGCCGCGAATAAGTCTGGTATTACGCCGGTTCCCGGCTGTGAACTGTATATGGCTCCCGATAACCCGTTGGGTGCGCGCGTGCAGGAGCGCGTGTTCTATGCTGGCGGCGGGGAGGGGGATGTGTCGTCTCGTGGCGCGTACACGCATTTGACTGTGTGGGCGTACAATGATGAGGGCGTGCGCAACTTGTACAAGTTGAGCGAGTGGGGGTCTCGTGAAGAGCATCGCGTGACGAAGCATCCTCGTCTTGACGTGGACATTTTGGAGCAGCACAACAGTGGTCTCATTGTGTCTACGGGGTGCCCGTCGTCCGAGTTGAATACGCGCCTGGCTTTGGGGCAGGTGGATGCGGCAGTCAAGTATCTGGACCGTATGGTTGAGATTTTTGGTGACCGTATTTTCTTTGAGGTCATGTTTCATGACATGGCGTTGGAGAAGCAGCTCATCCGCGCGCAGATGCGTTTGCGCTCCCAATTGGAGGGCCGCTACGGTCAGGGTGTTCTGCGCTTGTTGGCGACGAACGACGCTCACTACACGCGTCCCGAGCAGGCTGTGGGTCACGAGCAGATGCTGTGCATGAACACCGGGTCGTCCATGTACGACAAGACCGTTGACGAGGGAGGCACGAGGTTCGCGTTCAACGGCAACGGATACTACATGAAAACCGCCGACGAAATGTACGCCGCCCTACGCAGTGGCGGGTTCAGTGACGATGACGCGAAAGCGGCCCTCACTGGCACGAGCGTTATCGCTGAAATGTGCGAGGGTGGGTTCAGCGTGGTCGAGTACGACCAGCACCGACGCCCGAGCATCGACCTGGGCGGCGAGGACGAGGCAGCGTATTTGGAGCGTATTGCCCGCGAGGGCATTAAAGTCCGATACCCTCGCGCAACCGACGAGGAGCTGCGTGTCATTGATGAGCGTATCCGCGAGGAAATGGCGGTCATTTCTGATGGCGGTTTCGAGCAATACTTCCTCATCATTCAGCACGTGGTCGAGTACGCTAACCGGAACTTTAGTGTCCGCGACAAGCACGGGAATACTCTCATGTATGCGGTTGGGTGGGGGCGCGGTAGTGCTCCCGGTAGTCTCGTCCTCTACCTGATTGGAGGCACCAACGTGGACCCCATCAAGTACGGTCTCCTGTTTGAGCGTTTCTTGTCCGACGGGCGAGGTAACGTGTCGGAGGTTGTCGTGGGTGAGCGCGCGTGGCTTGTCCCGTCGGCGGCTATGATTTTGCTGGAGGATGGGACGCGTAAGCGGTGTATGGACCTCGTGTTTAAGGGTGACGAGTTGGGGCGTGAGCCGGACGTGTTGGACGACCATGCTCTTGACGCGTATCCGCTTGTTGGCGAGGATATTGCCGCCTAACCTTTGAGAGACGCACGCCGAGCGCGTGGTGCAACCACGAGCAACCGACCACAAAACGCACCCAGTGGTGCAGAAAGACGTTAACGAGCAAATGACAGCAAAGAAAACAACCATCAACCCAGCCAGCGGCGCGCCCGTGGATGGCAGCAAGGTCACCGATCTGACGACGGCGTATAGGCCGCGCACGTTCGACGAGGTTGTGGGCCAAGACGCGACCGTAAAGGGCGTGCGAGCGTATGTTGCGAAAGCGCGCGCCGCCCACGCGGCCGGTAGTGTGGACTACCCGCACGCTCTCTTGTTTAGTGGCGAGTCTGGGTGTGGTAAGACGACGCTCGCCTATATCGTGGCGCGCGCCCTCGTGTGTGAGAACATTCAGCCCGGCTACAACCCGTGTGGCGAGTGTGACTCGTGTCTGGCTGTGTTCGATTACGAGACGGAGGAGAGTAACCCACTGTGTGCGAAGCGCGTGATCGCGTCTAAGGGCATGGCGAACATGGCTGCGGTCGGCGATTTGATTAGTTACACGTCGGTGAGGTCTCCTCTTCCGTCCGGGTTGAAGATTGTCATTATTGACGAGTGTCACAGAATGAGTGCGTCTGCTCAGGACGCGTTGTTGGGCGAGTTGGAGGATAAGACTCAGGCTCGCGCTAAGGGCACTATTTGGATGTTCTGCACGACCGATGTGAAGAAGGTTCAGCCAGCGGTACTGAACAGGACGGCCCCTTACGTGATTAAGAGCGTGCCGGATGAGAAGATGGCCCCGCTGTTGCATCGTGTTGCCGCCCAGGCGGGCGTGATGGTGGACGATCAGATGGTGGATACTGCCGTGTTTTATGGTGGCGGTAGTATTCGTGGAGCGTTGCAGTATTTGGGGCAGCTGTCGGATGGTTTGCCTCTCGCGTTGCCGAAGTCGCTTGATTTGTTTGAGGCGATTTTGCGCGGCGACATGCGCACTGCCGTCAACGTGTACGCCGAGGACGAGGGCGGCGGTTTTGAGTTGTCGAAGCGTTTGCATAGTCATTTCGTTCAGGCGCGCAACTATTACCTAGAGCTGAATGATCGTGTTCCTGCCCAGGAGCGTCAGCATAAGCCGCCGATTTACGACAAGGATCTCTTGCGTCATGGCCTGGTTGGCATTGAGCCGTTGTTGGATTGCATGTGCGTGTTGTCGTCCGCGCTACTGGATTACATGAAAACTGGGTGCGGCGAGGCGCTAGAGGTGACCGTGACGGTTCGTCTTATCCGCTTGTTGGGCGAGGCGCGTAAGGCTGCTGCCGCTGCTGCCCGTCGCGCGAAGGCCGCCGAGTCTGGGTCCCGCCCCGTTTCGGGCAAGTAGTTAGCGGTCTCCTGTAGCTTGCTTTCCGTCAACGTTCCCGTGTTTTCTGCGGGGCGTTGGCGGCGGTTTGATTTCTAGTACGACGCGTGTTATTTTTCTGTTAGACTTGTATGTGACAGTTGAGGGTTTCGTTGATATTGGCTATATAGCTGGTGTTGAGTGTATTTTTGGGAGGGCGCGTTGGCTAAAAACCAGACGTACAAGGCTTTCGTCGCGCGCCCAACCCACATCCTAGACTTGAACGGTGAGCTACTAGATGGCGCTCATGTTTTGGCGTCTCTTGCGTCTGAGGTTCTAGACATCTCATCCTACGCAACCTACGTGGTCCGTAACGATGAGGCGCTAGGTGACGAGTTAGAGCGTGTTGCTGTCGCTCAACCTACGACGGCGGGCCGCAGGGCAGGCGTTACTATGCCCGATTTTCTAGTGTCTGGCAAGTCTGGTAGATCGCGTAAGGAGATGCTGGTTCAGCATCGTGTGGTCACTGAGTGCCGCTCCTATCAGGAGCGTGTTAAAGCCGCGAACGGCGAGAGTTCCAAGTACGTGAGCCAAGGTTGGAAGCGTACTGTAGATGCGTCCGCGCCGGGCTATGGCGAGGACTACGTGAACCTCGGGGCGGTAGATGACCATTACGCCCGTATTGAGAATAACCCGTTTGCTGACGGCGAGATTATCCTACGCCTGGTCATTCAAGGATCATGGTACCGGCTGATCTTCGACTTCAACAACGCGCGGTTCACTGAGGGGAAAGTCGCTCTACCCGTCATTAAGGTCGAGGATGGTCAGCCGGTTTTCATCTTCACGGTCGTAACAGATAACCCGGTCGTCCAGTTTTCGGGAGACCGTACCATCGGCGTGGACGTGGGGATAAACGACTATGCCACCGTGGTAGTGCGTGACGTAAAAACTGGGCGGATAGTGCATCAAACGACGCTCTCCCAGAGGGTCCACTCTCTGTGGAACAGTGTCCGCGCATCCGAGGCTCAGGTCTGTGACCTCAAAAAGAAAGCAGCGACGCTACTCCATGATCGGCAGGCCAGGATGTCTGCGTTGGATGAGGCGCAGTTTCACCGCGAGGCGGCTTCCAGGAAGAAGCGCGAGTTGGCGATTCTCGCGGCGCAAGAGATAGCCGCCTTGTCCCACGCGTGGGGTAACGCGGTCGTGGCCGTGGAAGATTTGAGCTGGGTCGCTAACACGATGCAGCATGGCAGGTGGAACCGTGGTGCGCTCGTCCAGTGGATCACTCACTATGTGTCGCAGAATGGCGGCTGGGTTGTGGCCGTGAACCCTGCGAACACGTCGCAACTGTGCTATAAATGCGGCGCTAAAGTCTCACATCCCACGCATGAGGTGTCTGTCTGCGCTGAGCACGGCACGATGGACAGGGACGTTAACGCTGCGGCAAATATTGCCGCACGTGCTGCTCCGAGGGTTGAGAAAGCTAGGAAAACACGGGCGAAAAACCGGAAACTCCGGCCACAGGCCGCCCTTAAAACGCCTGTCGCTAGACGTTCGTTGAAGTATCCTGGGCGCGACAGGACAAAGAGCGCGCCTACGCCAAAAAGGAAGAACCGACCCCGAGTTGTTAGGGAGGTGATTCTTCCTTTCAGCCCCGCTAGGGTCACTGTGACCAGGGTACTAGCGGACTGTGACGCGCAGGGCGCCACGGGGACTTGCCAAGCGGCTATCAAACAAGGTAACATGACTGACGAATGGAGGTTATGTAGCCTTATTTGATACTGTGAGGGGTTTCCTGTATGGGTATGATCATCGATAACGTCAGCTATCATAAGATTGGTTCGCCGCCGGATGTGGATACGGACTTCCCGGAGGCAGTTCGCGATGCCATTTACTACGATTACCTTGTGGGCGAGTGGGGGCGCGAGAACGTCGCTCACGTAACTACGCTGGGTACCATTCAGGCGAAGAAGGCCATTGACGCGGCTGCGAAAAACTATCGTATTAGTGTGGCTGAGGCGACTGCCGCGAAGAAGCTGCTGCCCGATAAGATGGAGGGCACACTTGCCGATTTGCTTGCGTCTAACAGTGAGGTGAGCGCACAGTTCGACAGGCTGAAAGAGCGCAACCCGCGCTGGGAGGATGCACTGAAAGCTGCCGTCCAGTTGGAGGGGCATGTCAACCAGTATGGTGTTCACGCGGGCGCTGTCATCATCTCGAACGACTCGCTTGTGAATCACTCTCCCGTGCGGTGGAATCGCCAGGGTGAGCGCATGGACATGGTGTTGCAGTACACGTACCAGGAGTGTGAGGCTCTGGGTCTCATTAAGTATGACTTCCTGGGGTTGGATACTCTCGGCATTTTGCAGGACGCTGTGCGTTACGTGCTGGACAGTAACGACGGTGAGGGTCCGAATCTTGTTGCGCTCGCTGAGGGTGACATGGATGATGAGCGCGTGTATCGTGAGATTTTCCAGCCCGCTCACACGATTGGTGTGTTCCAGTTTGGCACGTCGGATAACATGCGTGAATTGTTGCGCGCTATGAAGCCAACGTGTTTTGCTGACTTGACTGCCGCTACCGCGTTGTGCCGTCCTGGTCCGATGGAGAAGAACACGCATTTCATGTATGCGGACAGGAAGAATGGGCGCGCACCTATTGAGCCTATTCACAAGGATTTTGTGGGTTCGCCGTTGGATGAGATTTTGGGTCCGACGTTTGGTTTGCCTGTGTACCAGGAGCAGGCGATGCGCGCGTCTCGTGCTTTGTCTGGGTTCAGCGCGCGTGACGCTGACGTGCTGCGTAAGGCGATGGGGAAGAAGAAGGCCGATGTGATGGAGTCGCTGCGCGTCAAGTTCATTGACGGCGGCATTAGCAACGGTTACAGCCGTGAGGCAATGAGCGCGTTGTGGGAGTATTTGGCTGCGTTCTCTGGTTACAGTTTCAACTATTCTCATTCTGTCGCCTACACGATTAACAGCTATCAGTGCGCGTGGATGAAATGTCATTACCCTGTTGAGTTCATGAGCGCGCTGCTTCATTCCGCGTTGAAAACGGGGAGTAAGAAGAGCGCCGATAAGGATAAGCTGCGCATTTACTTGGCCGAGTGTAAGCGTATGGGTATTCGTGTGCTCGCCCCTGACGTGAACAAGGCGAGCGTGGCTGTTACGCCTGACGCGGCTAACCGCACGATCTACTATGGTCTCGCTGACGTGGGTAACGTCGGCGTTGATGAGGCTGAGGCGATTATCCGCGAGCGCGATAATGGGGCGTTTACTGGCGACGATTTGGAACAGACGATGTTGCGCGTGCGGGCGTGTGGCGTGAGGTCGCGCGCGGCTGTGGCGTTGGCGAGTGTTGGCGGTTTCGCTAGTGTGCGCGCTAATCGTGGTGCTGTGTTGGCTGCGGTTGAGTCTGCGTGGTCTGCGTCTCGTCGGACGGTTGATAATGCTGCCGCGTTTGGTGGTGGCGGCGACCTGTTTAGCGCGTTTATGCCGGGTGAGGTGCCGGACCCCTACGCTGACATTGCTGACGTGTCGTTTATTGATCGTTTGCGCGGCGAGTACGAGTTCATGAATACGTTTGTGTCGGGTTTTCCGACTGATCGCGTGGGGGATGGGTTTGCTACGCCCGGCGCGTTGGAGAGGCGTTCTGGCCGGTGGTTTGACGCGTTGTTTACTGTAACGAACATGGTGGAGAAGGGTTCTAAAGACTCTAAGTACATGCTGTACACGATCAGTGACGGTGTGAGTACGCTGGCGGTTCGTGAGAGTGACGCTATGAAGCGGCAGGCTCGCAAGTTGGAGATGATGCTGGGGTTCCGTGAGTCTTTTAAGGCTGGTGGTCCGCAGGGGTTTGTGAGGTCTCTCGATCATACTGACCGTCTGATTTTGGCTGACATGCTGTTGGTTCCGATGCCGCGTTTGGAGATTGGGCGCGTGTATTGGGGCAGGTTCAATGTTGTGCGCGGTTGGGGCGATAACGCTGAGCCGCGCGTGGTGTTGTCGTCGTATGATGAAGTGCCATTGAGTGCAGACGGTTCGTATGCGCATCGTTTGGTGACGGTGCGGGGCGAGTCTGGTGTGCCATCCCCGTTGCCGTCTGGTGGCGGGCATGATTTGTGGACTGCGAGTGTTGTTCGTGGACCTCGTGCGGTGAATACTGTGGCTGGCGTGTCGTTCCGCGATTTGTCTGGCGGTGACGTGATGTTTGAGCTGTTGTATTCGGCACTGTTTGCGTGCGGGTTTGAGGCTGCGCGCGTGTTGAGTGAGTGTGGTCAGTTGGAGGCAGCTCCGGCGAAGCGTCCTGTGAGTGTTCGCGTTCCGCGCGATATGGGGGTTCCGTCGGTTGCTGAGTCGTTTTCGTCCTCGTCTGCGCGCGTGTTGCGTGAGGGGTTGGGTGTTGTGCCGGTGTCGTCGTTGATGGTTCCGGTTGGTGCGTCTATTCCTGATTTGCCGTCGGATGATTTCTTGGCTGGTTTTGAGCGGTCTGCGTTTGATCGTGGTAAGTATTCGCGTAAGCAGTGAGAGTGGGAGAAGGGGGTTAGCTGTGGGTCTTGTTCGCGGCCGTGTTGGTGTTGATGGTCGGAGTTTGGGTGATGCGCCTATTCCGGGTGTGCGCTCGCGGTCTGGTATTTCTAGTTCTCCTGCGACAGACGGCGACGCTTCTACACGTGTAGACAGTCCTGTGGAGGATTGGGCGACTGGCGACGACGCGTTCAACGATTGGGCGGACGAGTCTTACGTTGACGACACCGACACGTGGGGCGAGAGCGACCCCGTAGATGACACCTTGGGTGAGCCTCCCGCCGACGACAACTCTTTCCATGTTGATGGAGAGCCGAGCGAGACCACGCCTGACCTTGGCGATGCAAACGGTGACACCGCCGCTGGCGCGGCTTTGCCTACAGGCGATGAGGCCGTGAGTGCGCCCGAAAACGCCTCAGATGAGCCTGTGGCGGGCGAACGCGCCCCGTTTGGCACATGGGTTCGTTCTGTTGCTTCTCGGGCCGCTATGGGCCGTTTGGGAGTGTTTTTTAATCCGGTTGCACGTTTCCGTGAACTGTCGGAGAAGGATGCGGGCGCGCGTTCCACTGTGTCTGGCGAGCGTGGCGGCGACGCTAGTCGAGCGACCCCGCCCGTTGACGAGCAGCCGCTCGTGGACGATAACAGCGTTGACGATGACGACCGCGATGTTGACGAGCTGAACGGCGAAGGCGACGGGTTGGACATTGGCGACGACGGCTTGGACGCTGACGGCGACGATTCGGACGCGCTGGACGATGGCGAGGGTGCGCTGAGCGACGACGGTGACGCGCCTGACGATGAGGGCGCATCATCGCGGCCCGCCGCCTCGCGCAACAAGGGCGGTTCTGGTCGCCGTTCTGGGAGCTTGCCTCGCGCGGTGGGTGCGGTTGTCGCGTTGTGTCGCCGCATCCTGGGTATCTTGTTGTGGCCGCTACGGTTTGTGTCGCGTTTTGTTTCACGTCTGGTTGCGCGCCCGTTGTCGTTTGTGGTGCGCTTGTTGTCTCGCGCCCCTGTTGTTGGGCGAGTGGTACGCTTGGTTTCTTCTGTGCCGAGGCGTGTTCGTCGCCTGTTGCGCGCTCTTGTGTGGGCGGCTTTGCTGTGTAGTGTTCTGTTTGTGTTCGGGTGGCGTCCTCCGTTTGTGCCTGTTTCTTCTGGCGTGGCGGGTGTTGATTTGCCGGATAGTGGGCATTTGAGCGTGTCGGTGTGGCGCGTTGATGACGAGACGGTGAACGTTCATGTGGTGAATGACGGCGAGACTGTGGTTGAGGGCGAGAGCGTGGAGGTTCGCGCGTCTGCGTGGGTTCCGTTGTCCCGCTTGCCGTGGAGTCTCGTCACCCGTACCGATGGAGGGTCTTGCCTGGTGGATATTGATGTTGTAGATGTTGAGGATGCGGCTGATTTCGTCGCTTCTTGCCCGGCTGTGGGCGGTTTTGGCGAGTCGGTTGTTCCCGTTGGTTCGAGTTTCGGCGAGTAATGTTGTTGGGCGCGTTGGCGCTGGATTGGACGTGTTGAGTTGAGCGTGTTTGTGACGAACAGTGCGAAGGGGCATCGTGCGGCTGACGCTGTGGAGCGTTTGTTGCGTGAGTCTGACGGCGGTAACGCTGGTCGCCGCGTGTTTGGTGCTGCCGGTGCTGCCGCGTCACATTACCAGGATGGCGCGTTGAAGGGCGGCGCGGACCAGGCGTATGTGTCTGCGTGGCGTAACGCGTGCGAGGCGACCGGCGAGGCGTTGAGTAGGTGGGCGCGTTCGCGTGAGGACGCGTGCCTGGTGGAGAGCGTGCGGTTGAAGCCTGGCAAGGATGTGTCTTTCGTTGGCGACCCTGATTTTCATGGTGTGGACCCGCATTGGGGTGTGGACCATGTGTTGATTGTTGGTTCTGCCGTGTTTTACATTGATTCGCGCCCGTGGTCGAAGAGGGCGGCGTATAAGTGGGTGGACGGCGTGCTCACGTCTGGTAAGGATGAGGCTGATGAGCCGATGCCGTTTGTGGTGGCGAACGCTGAGGCTTTCGGTGGCGTGATGCCGGACAATTATGTGCGCACACAGATCGTTCACTGTCCGAGCGAGAAGTTTAGTGTGGTGGCGCATGAGCGCGCGTGGTTTGAGGCTCCCGTTCAGGTGTGCGATAGCGAGCGGTTCATTAAGCGCGTGACGATGCTGGTTGACGAGCAGTTGTCAGAGTATCAGAAGGGCTTTTTGGACGCGGCTGTGGTCGCTAAGTACGCGGTTCGCGCGACGAAGCCTTACGATAAGTTCGCAAAGCTAAGGATGAAACTGTGAGCGCTGCGCCCGTCGTGGTTGTTCCGCCGTCCGATACTGGTAGCGCGTTGGGACGTAAGATATACGCTTTGTTGGTGGGTGGTCGCCGGTATTTTGGGAGCGCGGGCGCGTCGTTGACGCAGGTTCTTGACAACCCTGAGCAGGATAACGAGTTTGGCCGTAGCGTGGTTCAGGTGGGGTTGGATGCCGAACGCTCCACATCGCAGTTGATTCGCCGATGGATGGCGGACAAACCTGACGTGGTGTTGTGCGATAGCGTGCATGTTCGCGGATACGGCGGCAACGAGGATGGGGACACGGACCACGTGCTGTTGTGTGGTCGTAGCGTGTTGTTGGTGGATACGAAGCGGTGGAAGTCTCGCCGTAAGTATTCGTTCAGCGAGTCTGGCGCGGTGTTGAGGTCTGGGCGCGCGTTTGCTGGCGGACGGCTGGGGATGCGTGGTGCGCTTGGTATTTGGCGCAAGCACATGCCGGGGTGCAGGGTTGATGGCGTAGTGTGCGTAAATAGTGAGCGCGTTTTTGTCGTGTATGATCGCGCGTGGAAGCGTCAGCCGTTTCGCCTGGTAACGGTGGAGCGCCTGGTTGAGCAGTTGGATTACTGGTATGGTCGCGCTGATCGTGGCCGCGTGGAGTGTGACGTGGTGGCGCGCGTGGCGGCCATGTGTGTGAAGCCTTATGACGCGGTGCGCGTGCTGTTCGGTGGGTCGCCTCGGGAGATTGGCCTCGTGTGAGCATGGCTGTTCGTGTCGATGTTTTCACGTTTTGTCGGCGTCGTGCGCTTGTTTTTTGGTGGCGTGCGCTATTGGTGTGATGTTATTAGATTTGTTTCGGTGACGTGAAGGAGTCATTGTGAGTTTCATTGTGCAGGACCGCGAGAAGGCTGAATTGATCGCGGAGCGTTTGCAGGCGGTTCAGCTTTTCGGCAGCTCGTTCCAGTTGACGGTCGAGCAGTACGTTGAGGGTGTGAACGCCGAGCAGATTGGTGGGGGTATTCTCCCTGATTTGCCGGAGCTGATCGACGCCGCTTACCGTGATGTGAAGTTTAATGCGCGCACGGGCAAGTTCGAGTTTGTTCCCGAAGGCGTTATTCTCGCGGAAGAGGCCGAGCGTGGCGTGAAGGCTCTCATTGAGGAGCTGAACGTGCGTGCTGACATCATCATGCTACAGGGTATGGTTCGCGTCGCCGAAAGCGAGGGACGCATTGAGCGCGATAGCCTGTTGGCTATCAATGACGCGTTGGAGCTGGTGGACATTTACCAGGAGGACGGTTCTGACCAGATTAGCTTGGGTGAGAAGGTTGTTCGTGGCGGTCGCCGTTTGAGCAAGTCTCAGTCGAGCAAGGGTCGCCCTGTTGCTGAGGCCGCGCTTATCGGGCTGTCGTCTGCGCCTGACCTGTTTGGTGACGGCACGATTACGTTGCGTGCTGGCGACCTTATGGACTACGACACCTCGTTCGTTGAGTTGGTTCGTGAGGCGTTGTCTGAGTGACAGTTGCCGCTTGCGTCCGCGCGTGAGTGATCGCGGGTTCGCTTGTGGGGCGCGTCCTGTTCTGGCCGTGATGCCGGGGTGGGGCGCGCCTCGCGTTTTGTTTCCGGCGTTTCGGCTAGACGACAGTTGAGCGTTTCGCCGCTATTGACTGCATAACTGGTGTTGAGTGTATTCTTTTGGGAGGGCGCGTTGGCTAAAAACCAGACGTACAAGGCGTTTACCGCGCACCCCTCTCACGTTCTGGACTTGAATGGCGAGGTGCTAGATGGCTCCATTTTGGCGTCTCTCGCGTCCGAGGTTCGAGACATCTCATCTTATGCCACTTACGTGGTTCGTAACGATGAGGCTCTAGGGAGTGAGTTAGAGCGTGTTGCCGCCGTTCAGCCCGCTGTGGCTGGTCGTCTGGCTGGCGTGACTATGCCTGACTTTCTAGTGTCGGGTAAGTCTGGTAAGTCACGTAAAGAGATGCTGGTTCAGCATCGCGTGGTCACCGAGTACCGTTCCTACCAGGAGCGCGTTCAGGCAGCGAACGGAAAAAGTTCCAAGTACGTGAGCCAGGGCTGGAAGCGTGCTGTGGATAGCTCCGCCCCCTCATACGGTGAGGATTATGTGAACCTCGGCGCTGTGGACCGAGCTTATGCTCGTATCGAGAATGACCCGTTTTCCGACGGCGAAATTGTCTTGAAGATGGTTATTCAGGGCGCATGGTATTGTCTGATCTTCGACTTCGACAACAAGCGGTTCACCGAAGGTAGGGTCACTCTCCCCCGTCATTAAAGTTGAGGACGGTGAGCCTGTCTTTATCTTCACCGTGGTTACCAACAACCCGGTCGTCCAGTTCTCGGGGGACTATACTATCGGCGTGGATGTGGGAATCAACAACTATGCCACCGTTGTGGTGCGTGACACTAAGGCCGGGCGGATAGTGCATGAGACGACGCTCTCCCAGCGTGTTCACTCACTATGGAACAGCGTGCGCGCGTCTGAGCAACAAGTCCGAGACCTCAAAGCTAAGGCTGCGACGTTGCTGCATGACCGGCAAGCACGCATGGCCGCTTTGGATGAGGCTCAGCTCCACCGTGAGGCGGCATCCCGAAAGAAGCGCGAGCTGTCGATTATCGCCGCGCAAGAGATAGCCTGTCTGTCGCACGTGTGGGGTAATGCCGTCGTCGCGGTTGAAGATTTGGGCTGGATCGTGAAAACGATGCAAAACGGTCGTTGGAATCGCGGCGCTTTTGTGCGGTGGTTGGCTCACTACGTGTCACAGAACGGTGGTTGGGTCGTGGCGGTGAACTCGTTTAACACGTCGCAACTGTGCCATAAATGTGGCGCTAAAGTCTCGCACCCCACGCATGAGGTGTCCGTCTGCACCGAGCACGGGATGATGGACAGGGACGTTAATGCCGCTGCGAATATTGCAGCTAGAGCAGTCCCGCGTGTAGTTAAAGCTCGGGCGACACGCGCGAAAAACAAGAAACTCAGGCCACCAGCAGCGCTCAAAACGCCCGTTACTAGAAATTCGTTGAAGCAACCCAGGCGTGATAGGACCAAGAGCGCGCCTACTCCAAAAAGGAAGAAACGCCACTCCATTTCTAAGGGGGTGATTCTTCCTTCATGTCCCGCTAGGGCACAAGCAGCTCGCTTGGAGGCCAGCATACTATCGGATCAGGGCACACGCAGCACCCTGGGGACCAGTGAGGCGACACTCAAACAAGGAAACATAACTTGCGAATGTAGGTTGTGTAACACTATTTGATACTGTTATGGTAAGGATGTTGCCTATATTTACATGGTAACATGTTTTCTACAGTAAAGGATAGTTCCTTGGGCTTTGTGAAGTTGTTGTCTGCGCGGCGCGTGGAGCCGGTTCCGTCGCGGTGTATTGAGGTCGATTCCCCCCGGCGCTTGTTTACGGCTGGGCGCGGCGGTAACGCGTTTGTGTCTCATAATTCGGTGACTCAGCGTACTATCGTGTTTGCGACGATTCTGCGTTCTGACAAGTATCGTTTCCTTGGTGTGGATATGAAGCGCGTGGAGTTGAGTGCCTATCGTAAGTATTCGCACGCCGTTCTTGGCGTTGCGACCGACCTGCCGGACGCGACGACGACTATCCAGTTTGGTGTGCGTACCATGATGGAGCGTTACGAGGAGATGGAGCATATCGGCGCGACGGACTATTTCGGCACCGAAGATCATGGTCCGGCGCTGTTGATTATGGTGGACGAGTGGGCGCAGTTGACGGGTAAAGAGGCTGGCAGCGGCGACGACGCGAAGGACCGTCAGCAGTTGAAGGATGAGATTGTTGGTAACGTTCAGCAGATCACGCAGCTTGGCCGCGCCGCTGGCGTCATCATGATTGTGGCGACGCAGGAACCTCGCGGCGACATTCTGCCGAAAGTCATTACCGGCAACCTGGCGGCGCGCGTTCAGCAGGGGCGCGTTCGCCAGACGGTGACTCAGATGATTTTGGATGACCAGGCGGTCGAGGGTGCGCGCGTTTCCGCGTCTCCGAAGGGGCGAGCGTTTGTGGCGGCGCACGGTAACCGTATTGGTCACATGCAGTCTTTTTTTGCGGACCCGTCGTGGCTGGATGAGGTGTTGGCTTCTATGGGTAAAAACCCTGATGGTACGCCGTTGGATGGTTCCGCGTCGGTTGAGGGAGGCGCGGCTGAACCGCAGCCTATTCTTGGCGGCGGTGAGCGTGAGGAAAAGTATGACCCGCTGAGCGATTTTGACGCGGACATGGACGCGCTGATCGGCCTGGGAGAGGATGAGGACTTTTAGCGTCTGATCTCGCTTACGCGGTGGGCGCGTTCGCGTGAGGATGCGCGCCTGGTTCGGTTCATGGATGCCCCGCCACAATGCGTAGCGTATGCCCGCATGTTCGTCGCTCGTGGCGCGGGAGCGGGGCTTCTGCGCGTGTTGGTGGCAGTTTGACTGTCCGCTTGCGTGGCTGCTATCGTTATGTTATAGGGAAGTGTTTGTATCCCCGCCTTGTTGGGCGCGCAGCCGGGCGACGTGCGGGGTTTGTTGAAAGGGTTGATGGGGTTGTATTCTGGTGAACCGCTCATTGAGGTGAGCCGTGACGGCGTTGGCATTTTGTCTGATAGCGCGTTGCGGAAAATTGACTGCAAGGGGGAGCGTGGCGAGAAAACGATTAGCGCGACGTTGATGACGGCACTAGAGGGGTGCCGCGCTAGTTGGGTGGTGGGTAACCTCGTGTTCCCGGAGGCTATCGAGGAGCCTGCCGACAACGCGAAAAGGCGCGGCTCGCTGTTCCATAAGGTGATGGAGGACTTTTATCGCCTCGCGCCGGAAGAGCGTAACGGGCGAACACTACGTAAGACGGCTACGGACGTTTTGGAGAGCGACGAGTTCAAGGACTTTCAGGAGAACAACGATGCTCTCAGGTGGCTTGACGAGGCTGTGCGCGGATACCTGAGCGTTGACCGCGACCCTCGCCGCGTCAACATTGCCGAGTGGACGACGGACTGGGGGCGCACCGTCCCCGGTTTGGAAGTGGCGGTGTCATGGAAGCCGGAGGGCGTAAGGCGTAAGTGTTTCGGGTTCATTGACCGCTTGCAGGAATGGCAGGGCAAACTGTTCATCGAGGATTACAAGACGAGCCGGAAAGCGAAGCAGTACAAGTTCAACCCGGCGCGTCCTGACGCGGACCCTGAGCATGGGTTGGGTGGTGCGCGTCAGCAGGCGTTTTACACGCTGATGGTCGAGCAGGCTGAGCGCGAGCGTGGTTCTGGTCGCCCGGTTGCGGCTGCGCGCCTAATTTTCCCTCTCGCTGACGGTGGCGTGAGCGTGAAGGTGGAGGATATTCACGCGCCGGGTTTCCGCGAGAAGGTTGTGCAGGATGTTCGTGCGACTGATGAGCGGATGGATGACCTGCATAGGAGCGAGTTCGCGGAGTTCAAGCCTAGCGCGTTGTGTGCGTGGTGTCCGCTGGTGAAGTTGTGTCCGGCGGCGGCTGGTTTGGAGTCGCGTTTTACGGCTGAGAAGTTCGTGAAGGCGCGTGAGAGTCAGCCTGAGTTCGCGGATTATGGGTCTGCGATTGTTCGCGGACGCTGAGTGAGAGCAACGCCCTCCATTGGTGCCGGTTGACGCTTGTTTGTGTCGCCCTGAGTGCCGGTGGAGGGCGTGTTTGCTATTGTCGTGTTGTTTCCTCACCCTTTGCGTTATGGCGTGGGTGTGTCGGAAGTGTGAGGATGGTTTGTTGTGTATCTGTTGACTGTCGGTGATGCGCGGGAGCGTTTCGGCGCGAGCCGCTTGGGGTTCATGGGTGTGACGCACGCGTTGAGTGCGGTCACGGTTGCCGGGGTTGCGATTGGGTTGTTTCCTCGCGTGGTGACTGACTTGTGGGATGCGCCGACGTTGGTGTTGGTGTTGGGGTTTGTTGCGTCGGTGGCCGGGTGGAGCATGGTGCCCGACTTGGATAACACGAGCGCGCGTGCGATTAGCGACCTTGGCCCCGTGGGTAAAGTGTTGTCGTTCCTGTTTCGCGAGTCGTCGTCTTTCGTGCAGGGCGTGACGGCGACGAAGTATGATCGCAGGTCTAACAATTTCCCGGACCCTCACCGTGGCTTGTGGCATACGATTGTTGGCGCGTTGACTGTTGGCGGCTTGGTGTGGCTGGCCGTGAGTGCGACTGTTGGCGCTGTATCTGTTCAAGGAATAAGCGTCGGCGTTGGCGTGTTGTGCGCGTCGCTGTTCGTTGGTGTGAGTTTTCATTTGGCGGTGTCGTCGCTGTTTAAGAAGGCGGCTGACAGGGTGAAGCGCGGTCTGGGTTTTCTGGGTGACGTGGTGGCTTTCTTGCTGTCGCTTGCTGCTGGTTTCGCTGTGGTGTGGGTTGGTTCCGGCCAGTCGCTTGTGTGGGTTCCTGTTGCCGCTGTGGTGGGTATGTTGATTCATGACTTGGGGGATACGTGTACGACGAGTGGTACGCCGTTGTTTGCGCCGTTGGTGAAGATTCGAGGCAAGCGTTGGTACACGATTCGTCTTACGTCTATTAAGGCGGGCGGTGAGGTTGAGACTCATGGTATCGCCCCGCTGCTGGGTGTGTGCGCGCCTGCGGCGTTGGCGTTTGCCCTGTGGCGCGTGTGGCCGCTGCTTGCATCCATTACGTGAACATGATCTCCTCTAGCGCGTGAAGCGTCGCCTCTCTCTATTTTTGAGGGGCGACGCTCGTGTTTTTGCCCCTATTTTGTAGGGGTCTCCGTGGTAGGTTTTCGGTCACGTTGCGCTCGGTTTTGCGATGCGCGTTTTGCGGGGTTTTGACTGGTCGGCGTGCGAGTGTTATTTTCTACGTATGGCTAAAACGATTAAGTATTGCACTGTTAACCCGTCGCATCAGATTCCGGCGTATGGGTTCGTCATTGAGTGCCCCGTTTGCGGTGGCGAGGTCGTGGAGGGTGATCGTAAAGAGCGCGACGCGGCTATCAAGAAAATGCGGTCGCCCGCCAGCGAGGGTGTGAGCGTTGGCGTGAAAACGGGTGCGGTGAAGCCGCCGAAGCCCGCGCGACCGCTGTCGTCCGTGTCGTCAAGTCGCCCTGAGCGCATCCCAACGGGTATCGAGGAGTTTGACCGTGTTATTGGCGGCGGTTTCATTAAGGGCATGACGTGCTTGTTGGGTGCTCCCCCTGGTACAGGTAAGTCGTCGCTTCTCGCCCACGTCAGTAAAGCGATGTGCAAGTATGGGACTGTTTTGTACGTGTCTGGCGAGGAGAGCGAGGAGCAGGTCTATGATCGCGCCGCCCGCTTGAACTCGGTGGACGATAACATTCTGATCGCTCACGAAAACGATCTGAGTGTCATTTTGGGGCATTTGGAGTCAGTTCGTCCGTCGTTTTTTGTTCTTGACTCGTTGCAGATGGTCGCCTCGCCCGAGTCGCAGAGCCAGATGGGTAGTGTGGCGCAGTCTCGCGAGGCCACTATCGCGTTGAACAACGTGTGTAAAGATTTGGGCATTACCGCTGTTTTCATTAACCAGTTTACAAAGTCTGGCGAGTTGGCTGGTTCTGAGCAGGCGAAGCACGCGACTGACTGCGTTCTGGTTCTCAGCTCGGACAAGAGCACGCCGTTGAAGTTTTTGAGCGCCGATAAGAACCGTTTTGGCGACACTGGCGAGGTCGGCATCTTCCGACACACGGAACACTCGTTTGAGGGCGTGAGTGACCCGTCTGGCGTGTTTATGGAGGACGATGGCGGTGCGCTTCCGGGCACCGGCGTATCATTCATGGCGGCTGGCAAGAGGATGATTCCCGTTGAAGTGCAGGCTCTCATGGTCAATACCGAGCAGGGGCGTCCTGTTCGTTCGTTCAACGGTATTCCTTTCGGTAGGGGTCAGGTTGCGTGCGCGGTTTTGGATAGTTTCTGTGATGCTAAGTTGAGTAAGCGGGATGTGTTTCTATCGACGATTGCCGGTATTCAGCTCCCGCAGTCCGAGACATTGTGTGATTTGGGGACCGCTGCCGCTATGTTGTCGTTCCTGCATCGTAAGTCGGACGGTAAGCGTCGCGCGTATATTGGCGAGTTGGCTTTGTCCGGCCGTATTCATGGTGTTCACATGATTGAGCGTCGCGTGCGTGAGGCGTTGCGTCTTGGTTTTGATGAGGTTGTTGTTCCTGCCGTTGCGGCGAGGTCTCTCCCAGACTCTCTGCGTGACGATAAGCGTGTGCGGGCTATTGGTTCGGTAAGTGAGTTGGCGACTTTGTTCCGCTGACGTGTTCCTGTAGCTGTTGGTGAAGGGGTGCTTGTTGTGGGTTTGAGGCGTGCTGCTGGTTTGCGTCCACCTTTGCGTCAGGTGAGTCCTCAGAGGGTTTCCTCGTCTGCTGGTGGCGCTGAGAGTGAGCATGAGAGGCGTTCTCGCGCTGCTCCTGGTGAGCGTCTTGTGGATAGTCGGACTGGTGTTGAGTTTTATTCGATGATTCGTATTCCGACCGCCGAGGCTGCTCGGTTGGGGCGCGCTGGTGAGAAGGGTGTGATGAGTATTGCTCAGTTGACGGCGATGAAACGTAACAGCGCAGATGACGGTTTCAGGGGATTGTCTGGTGACGATCTTGTGGAGTCTGCGAAGCGTTTTCTTGCCCCTGCGCGCGTTCAGTTGTCAGAGCGTGAGATTCGCGAGTTGCAGCGTGAGCGCGCGAAGATGGAGCGTGAGGCTTCTGTAGAGTACGAGCGCGACCAGGCTGAGCTGGATGTTGAAATTGAGAAGTTGGGGCCGTCGAGCGAGTACAAGGAGTATTACGAGAACCCGTCAAACGGTGTGTGATGGTGTTGTCTGATATTGCGTTTTAGAGGGGTGTTCTCTCTTGGTTGGCGCTTATTTTAGAGGGGTATTTTATGTTGCGTGTTTTGACGACCAACGCCGGTAAGGTGTTGCTGTTCATGATCGTTGCCGCGTTTGTTCTCGCCGCGTTGATGGTGAACAACTGGAACCCGGTGCAGGCTGTCACGTCGGTGTGGGGTGCTATTTATAGCGTGATCGCCGCCGTAGCTGACTGGTTCGTGTCAATGCCGTGGTTCCGCTCACTTTTTGGCTCGTAAGATATAGAGCCAGTGTGTGACGTGGCGTGTGGCCGCGTGACTGGTGCCGTACCGCGTGCGCGCCGGTTGCGCGGTCCCTCTCTTGCAGGAAGGATGTTGTAGTATGGGTCTTGGTGTTCCCCCATCTTATCGCCCTAGTGGCGATGTGGGCGACGGCGATAGCTTTGTTGGCTCGGTTTCACGCGTGGAGTCGGCTACTCGGGATGAGTTGCGTAGTTTTCTCGCTGGCGGCGAAGTGGAGGAGAAGCCGACACCCGTCGCGTCTACACGTGTAGAGATTGACGGGTTGGTTGGTCACGCTATCCGCATTGGCGCGTCTGACATTCTGTTGCAGGCTGGAGACAATGTTGCGTTCAAAGTGCGCGGCGACATCGTGCGAGCGCCCGAATATGGGACGCTTGGTAGTCTTGACATGGATACGCTACTTGAACAGGCGACGATGAACGTTGATCGCGGCCGTTACTCGGACAACCTTGACCTGGACACGTCATACCAGGTTCGTTTCGGTGAGCACGCGGGGCGTAGGCTTCGTGTGAACGTTGCCCGTTCGCAGACGAACCCGATGATGACATGCCGCGTCATCGGTGATGTCATCCCGTCGCCGGAAGAACTGGGGGTCTCTCCCATCTTGTTCGATTGGGCGAACAGCAACGTTGGTTTTACGCTGATTTGTGGGACTACTGGGTCTGGTAAGACAACCACCCTAGCCTCGCTGTTGAATAAGGCGCGTCAGGGCGCGCCGAAAAACATTGCGACGCTCGAAGATCCCATTGAGTACGTGTTCCCTAACCTGGATGGCGCTCCTGGGCGCGTGACGCAGCGCGAGAAGGGGCAGGACTTTCGCACGTGGCAGGCGGCAATTAACAGCGTGTTGCGCCAGAACCCGGACATTGCGTTGATCGCTGAGGTGAGGGACCATGCGGAAATTAAGACCGCGCTGCGCCTCGCGTCGTCCGGCCACAATATTTTGACGACGTTGCACGCGTCATCTGCGAGTGCGGCAGTGTCCACGATCATTGCGCAGTTTGAGCCTCACGAACAGGCCGCTATCTTGGACTCGCTGGCGTCGAACTTGACGGGCGTGTGCGTACAGAATCTCGTGCGCAGTCCCGACAAGAGCCGGTACCACCTGGTACAATCCATTTTTCCGAACACACTAGATGCCGCTGAGCTGATTGCGGCTGGCGACGTGCGAGGCATTGAGCGAATGGAACGAGAGGGCGGTCAGTCTATGTGGCAGCTCCTCGCCCACGGTGTGCGCGACGGCAGGTTTAACGCTGACGATGCCAGGTCGCGCGTGCATCCGCGCGACATGAGAATGTTTGACGCGGCTTTGGCGGGCGCGTAAGTCCGCCCGCCGCGCAGTTCACACTCAGCGACAGTGAACCCCCGCCAACTGCCCCGTCTGATGGGGGTTACCAGTTGGCGGGGGTTGCTCGCTACACCGTTGCTTTCGCGGCGCGAGCGCCTGTCGCGCGCTTTTGCTACTGTTCCTTGTAGGCGTAGTTTCGGGCACTTTCGGGCGTTACCGCGAGGATGATTCCCGTTGAGTAGTATGGTGCCATCATGTCGATGAGTTTCCCGACTGTGTATGCTTCTTTCGACGTGAGCGCGTTCAGTGGCTTGCATACCACGAGGTCTGCCCGGTTCCTCATGACGCGCCCCGTTGCGAGGGCTGCGTATAGGTCGCTGAGTGTGCAGTTCGCGTCGAACTGGTTGAGTGGTGTCGCTCCGTCTGCGTTCGCGTTCCCGGTTGCGTCGATGACGAGTAGTTCCGCATCCTCAGCGGATGCGGGTTTTTCGGCGGTTGTGAGCGTACTGTAGGTGAGTGGCGCGCCCGGAGTCGCAACCATAACCGTTACGTCGCTTGCGAGGGGCACTGTATGCCCCTGTGGCGCGTTTTCGCGGCCCCCGTAGGCGCTGGCACCATTGTTGCCCTGCGGGCGCGTCTGAGGGGCTTCTGCGAGTGATGGGACGGTGCCTTGGAACGCGTGCGCTGCGTCGGCGAACGCTGTTCCCGCGAGCGCTTCTGCGTCACGCTGCACTTGTTCAACGATTGCGTGGGCTGACGCGAGCGGCGTTACTGCTTCGAGGATGTAGTACGGTGTTTCCGGGTCGGTGATTGCGCCGTCAACCCGATTTCGTGTTTCTTCTTCCTGTCGGGCGCGAGCGACGGCGGATGCAAGGGCGTTGCGGTCGAGTGTTCCGTCGTCTACGAGGATGACGACGACGCCTGCCCGGTAGTAGTTGACGGCTTCTCCGAGTTCGTTCATGGTTGCGTCGATGATGGTGGGGTTGGCGTAGATGAGGAGGCCGTCAACGTCTGGGTCGATTGTTTCGTCCGCGATTCCGTTACCGAGGGCTTCTAGGGTTGGCGCGGTCGCTGTGATTTTCCACGCGGGGATGCGTGCGTTGATCTTTGTGCCGAGTTGTGCTGGTCCGACGACCGCTAGTTTCGCTGTGCTCATTGTTTTCTCGCGCCTCTCTTACTCTGTTTCCTGGCTTTTTCTTGTGCGCCCTTTTGGGTCCTTTTTTGTCTCGTTTTGTGCGGCGTTTCGGGCGTTTTCTGCTATTGGTTAAATATCGTTTGTTTTCTTGTTGACTGGCGGCTGTTAGGGGTTGATTATGACTGGTGGCGTGGAGCGTGCGCGTCTGGTGCTTGACGTGCCGGTGAAGCGCATGTTGAACGCGAATCGGAAGCTTCATCACATGACGAAGGCGACTCGGGCTAAGTGGCTGCGTGAGCTTGCCCATGAGCGCGGCGTGTCTCTGTTTCCCGGGGGCGGTGATGGCGTGTTTTTGTTTGATGACCCTGTTGAGGTGAGCGTGACGGTGTGTCCGACGACGCGTAGCCGCATGGACCCGCCGAACGTGTACCCGTCTGTGAAGGCGCTGGTGGATGGGTTGACAGATGCGTGCTGGTGGGAGGATGACCATTGGCGGTTTCTTCCTCTCATGTCTTTCGCGTACGGCGGTAGTTCGCCTGTGAAGGGTTGTTATCGTTTGATTGTGGATGTGCAGCGTTGTGGCGATACCCCTGATGTGGAGGCGTTGGAGGAGCTGTCTGCCGATGCCGTCGATTCCGTGGGGTGACTAGGCTGCTGGTCGCCGCCTGAGTGTGGGTGGCGCTATTAGTATGCGTTGACGATTGTTTTGTGAGGGGAGTGTTCGGTGGCCGATAGCGGTGGTGTGCCTGTTTACAATTTCACGAAAACGCTAAACAGGGGTAGCGTTGTTCGTACGCTGGGTAGTGATTTCGTGTTGCCGTTTGCTATCGCTTTTGAGGGACTTGCTTACGGTTTTGTGGGTTTCCTCGTGTGGAGCCTGCCCATCTTGTTCTTTGTTGGCGTGAAGTTCAGCCTGTGGTATATGACTCTCGTGATCGTGCCACCCATCCTGTTGGGGTATGTTGGCACGCTGCGTCTGGGTATTTTCGGTGACCGCAGTATCGCGTCTTTCCTGTCGGCAATGATAACGTTTTTTCTTGTCGAGCCTGCGGGTTGGCTGTCTTTGCGTCCGGTGTCGAAAGAGATGACGCGCGGCGGGGAGAAAGCGAAAGTGCCGCCGTCGCTCATGTGGGTGTCTCGTGAGTGTGACCTTGTGGGGCTACAGGCGGCGCGTGATCGCGCTCTTGTCGAGTACGTGTCGCGTGACGAGGCGTGTCGGCGCGAGGTTGACAAGATTTTGGGCCGCAAGGTACGATAGGTTGACACAGTGACGCGCCCGACACCATATGAAGGCGCGGGTGCGCGTGGTGAAAAATTACAGAGGGGATGATCGGTTTCGACAGCGGTTGTTTCATGTCTTGGTGAAGCGAGCCGAGGGGCTGGTGCGCGCGTCTCTCGTTAATCCATTGTGCGCACGCTTATAGGTGCCGACGATTACAGCACCGACCTTGTTCTCGCTGCCTGACCCCACCGGGGTTTAGACAGGGCGGCTTGAACGCTTAAAGGTCCGTCAAGGCGCGAGTGGACCCTGCTCGCGGCGTTTGGCGTGGTATAAAGGGTCTGGGGAGTCTACTCGTGTTAGCTGGGTGCTCCCGACGTTTTAGCTGACTGTGCCCGTCCGGCGGCTGGTTCACGCGGCCACCGGGGGCGATAAACGTTTGCGTGGACTGCGCTCGGAGAAGAACAGGACGGCGACTGCTGGACGCGGGTTCGATTCCCGCCATCTCCACCATTGGTGGGCGGGGTGAACTGACGGGTGGCGCGTACCTACGTGTATCGCGTACGCCGGATGCTCACCCCGCCCCGTCTTTTCTTTCGTTATCGTACTCGGTTCATGGTCTCGTGTTTCATAGTCCACCGCGCATTTCCGCTCGATTTCCATCACCGCCGGTGGTATCATTGATCTCGTGAGGCGCGCGACACGCGCCAAAGACAGCATGGAAGGAACACGAGAATGGCTAAGCCCAAGGACACAATCGCTTACGTGATCGACGAGAACAGCCCGAACACGCCCAGCGACGCGCTGATTGTCACATCTTACGGTGGCGGCGACGCCCCGGAGGCGTGGCTGCGTAAGCATTTCCCCGGCCTGTGGGACGACGAGGACGGTCGCGAGTTCGCGGACGCTCTGCTACAGGGTATGAGTGACATCTACAAGGATGAGTGGACGCCCGACTACGACGCTCTTACGTCCGCTTTCGAGGTCCACGTCGCTGAGGTGACATATGGCGACGATGAGTTGGACGGCGTTGACGGTGGCATGGAAGCCATGATGCGCGAGTGCTCCAAGATGAACCTGAGCGTCGGCGACGCGTCGGTTGGTGAGATTCTTTCTGTCCTCGAAGATATGCTCGGCGATGACGTGATGGAGCGCCTGGGGCTGTAGTCTCTCGCGACAGGCGAGGCTCGCCGCCCAAGTTGGCAGCTTCACCTGTCGGAATAATACGAGGGGGTGCCCGCGTAACCAAACGCGCGGGCACCCCTGTTTTGCGCTTCTCTCTCCAGCTAGTTTCGCCTGCACCTGTCCAGGAGCGCGATGCGCGCTTGCTTGTTACCACGACCCACGAGGATGTGGATAACGTCGCGTGGCGTGTCCGTAGAGTGCGCGAGCATGTTCAGGACGATAGGTTCGTTGTCGCCCTGCGCTAGTTCCTTTTTGCGCCAGACAGTCGTGTTCTTGTGTGCTCCGGCGGCGGCGCGTACCATAGCGTCCTTGTCGTAGGTGAGGGCGAGCGCGGTCTCATCGAGCGTGCGCTCGTGCGATGCTACGCGTCGGCGCACCCGCTCGTCTCCGTGCATTGCAGGAACGTGAGGTCGCTAGGGTCTGTGTGCTCGTTTTGGGCGGCGGCGAGTGCCACGTCCGCGTCGCTGTCGCGTGCGGCGATGGCGAGGATGCGCGGGTCGTTTGTTTCTTCTGCGTTTGTGATGCGCACCCACGGCTCCTCGTCCTCCGCGAGAATCATGCGCATGTCGAGCGTGAGGGTGGGGTTTCTAGCTGCGCGGATGCGTACCCACATGTCTGCGTCTCGGATGAGTGCGTGGAGCGCATCTTGTGGCGTGTGCGGGTTGCTTGCGACCACCATGCGCACCTCCCTACTCTCGTGTGTGGCCGAGATTGAGAGGAGTTGCGGGTCGTCGCATTTGCGTGCGGCCTGCTTAACAACCTGCGCGTCCGCGTCGCTCATCCCCTTGTTGACTTGTTCTCGTGTTGCGTTGCCGTGCGCGATGGCGTAGGCGCGCACAAGCGGGTTTGGGTCGGATACGAGCATGTGGATGGTTTCGGCCATTGTTTCGTCGCACATGGCGACGAGCATACGGGTGCGCGACCACTGGCTGTGTGCGAGCGTATGGAGCGTGCGACCGTCCAGGCGACGCCGGTATGCCGAGTCTGGGTGTACTGGACGTCGAGCGTCACTGCGCCGCGTGCGCTCATCGTCATCAACGAGGATGCTCCCTTTCAGTTCCATAGGTGACGGTTCGCGGCCTACCGTGTCGCGTAGGTACTTGTGCGCCGGTTTCAGGTTCTTGAAATGCGGCGCGTCTGGGATGTTGCAGCGCTCTTCTGGTTCACGGTTGCGTTCACCATTGGGGTCGCTGGTGCAGGCGGCGACCATGCCGGTGCCTGGGCCTTCTTGGATGATGTGGTAGATCATGATGGTGTCTCTCTATCTCTATCGCGCACTCTTAACACCCCTTGTTTGAGGGGTTTCCTCTATTAGTTCGATTGTATCACGGTGGGTGCCGTTTCTGCTATTGGTGGGATATTTGTGTCCTAGTATTGGATGTTGCGCCCTGTTGGCGAGTCGCGTATGCGTACCCTGATGGGGTGCCCCGTGTTTGTGATCGTGAGGGTGTTTTCTGGTGGCTGATACTGTTCTAGTTGATTCTACGCTGATTGGCGTGTCGTTGGATGGGACACAGACTCCCGTTTTCTATGACTCTCATTCAAGCCAGGCCAACAATGGCGGTAACGTGACGACGTTCACGGGCACTCAGGGTAGCGGTAAGACAATGGCTACCGAGGGCGTGATGGTCGCCGACGGGTACAAGCGTAAGACTGTTTTCGGTATTTGTCCGAAAGGTGACCTCGCGTCGATTGCAGAGCTGAACGTTCAGTTGGGCGGCCACTGGGTGAAAGATGATGCGGGCACAATCATGTCGAGAGGGCCGTTGGGTGTGGTGCGCGTGTGGGACTTGTCGGCTTCTGAGAGCGTGGGCGCGTTGGACCCGATGCGTTTGTCTGGTAGGCGCGAGGACCAGATGGAGCTTCTTGTCGGCATGTTGCAGATCATTTTTGATGACGGGGCAACGCTCACCCGTAACGTGATGGCGACCGTTCTTGCTTATGCGCAGGATATGCTGGACCGTGAGCAGTATCCGTCGCTCACTATCCTGACGCGTACTCTCGCGTACGCCCCGGACGAGAGTGTGCGCGTGATCGGTAAAACGCTGTCCGCGATTTCGCAGACCTCTTTCGGGCGCGTCATGTTCGCGCCATTGGGTAGCACGGCGAAGCCCGCCGTGAGCGAGGCGATCGGCACGATCATCGCCACGATGCGCGGCGTGGCGTTGCCTGCCGATAAGCCGAAGAACGATGAGGAGAGGGTGAGTGTTGCCCTCCTGTATGTGCTCGCGTGGTACGTGCGTTACCTGATGTTCCGTCTGCCCGTTGAGGTGAAAAAGACGCTGGTGATTGATGAAGCGCACATGGTGACGAAAACTGAGCAGGGCCGCGACCTCATCCATAACGTTGCGCGCATGGGGCGTTCTCGTAACGTTGCGTTGCTTCTCGCGTCGCAGCGTGCAAGTGACATTTCGCTGTCCGACAGCAACGGTGAGGGCGGCATCGAGAACGCGTTTGCCTACAGGTTCCAGTTCCGCACGGATAAGAAAGAGGCCGCGAAGTTCGTGAAAGACGCGGGATTGCCAGAGGGTGAGGGGTACGATTCGGCTATCGCGTCGTTCCCTGGTGGCAGGGGCAGGTGCATTATGGTGGACCGTTTCGGGAAGCCCGCGATCATTGACGTGTTCATTCCGCAGGAGTGGTTGGACGTGTTTGGTACGAACCCGGAGGAGATTCGCGCGCGCCGTAAGCGCGCCGCATCGCAAGCCAAATAAGTATGCGCCCTAGTGTCGTCTCACCCCCGCGCGAGACGACACTTTATGCACTCAGCAAACAGTTGACAGCCTATTATGCGGCCCCCCCCCCCCGGGCGGGCCCGCCCAGCGCTGCCCTCCGGCGCGCTGCCCCTCGGGCGCGGGCCGCCTCC